AATATAGAATTAATTAGCGCTCATATAAAGGTGCACCCATTTCACGACTTTTTCTTTTACTCTTCTTTGTTTTTGCTTTACTTTTCTTTGTTTTTCCCTTCGTCTTTTTCATTGGCACAAATTTCTTTCCTTTTCGTGATTTCGCCATCTTCAAATATTTTGCTAAAGGATTTTTACCAGACTTAGCACGTTTGCTTGCTTTAACCGATACAACACGACCGCGATGCATTTTCAATTGACTTTTCTTTAATCCTTTTTTACCATAACCTGTTTTGTACGCTGTTCCATGCATAACTTGGGCACGGGAACCCACCAACATTTCGTATTTCTTTCCTTTAATGTGGTATTTACCATCACTACCTTTACGAGCTTCTTTAACCATTATATACATTCAATAGAAAAAAATCTAATCCTAAATATTATGTTTAATTATAGTATATGAAAACGCAACAATTACAACATACCGATGCTAAAACAAACAATAAAGAGCGTATGGTAAAAACTACCTTCTATATTACCTACGTATTTCTTTTAACTACCGCTACAATCACTTTCATAGAAGCTATGCGCACAAATGATTCAAAAATACGAAATATCCTAAATTTAGAAACATGTATCTCCGTAGTCGCCGCCTATTTCTACGGACTCTTCGTTAAAGAAATTGAAGGAAAAACCCTCGATTACAAACAATTAAATATAACTAGGTATACCGATTGGGCTATCACAACACCAATTATGCTTTTAGTACTTGTATTAGCATTTTTATACAATACAGGAGGACGTCTCAGTTTCTGGACATTCTGTATCATCTTAGTATTAAATTACGCTATGCTCGGTTTTGGCTATTTAGGTGAAACAGGCGTTATCGATAAATTCCAAGGCATTGTATTCGGTTTCACTGCTTTCGCCGCGCTGTATGGATTTATATACAAAAAATTCCTACACAAAAAATATAAATTTGATAATTCTATTCTTTACTGGTCATTCTTAATATTATGGAGTGGATACGGAGCAATATATTTAGCCGATCATGAAATTCGTAATGTAGGATATAATATTTTAGACCTATTTGCAAAATGCTTTGTAGGCATTTTCTTTTGGGCTTACTTTACAAAAACATTTACTTTAAAATAAGTTATTTATTTCAAATAAATTAATTGAAATAAATAATTTAAAGGGTACCCCTCATAAATTCAATATGGATAATCAAAACCTAGCAAAAACTTATCAAAGTAAAACTCCTAGAGAACACATCCTTGACGCACCTGATACTTATATCGGCAGTACAGAAGAAGATGAAGGTGAAAATTGGTTTAAAACATCAAATGAAGAGATGAAAATGTCTCATAGCAAATACAAATGGGTTCCCGGTTTATTCAAATGTTTTGATGAAGCTATTGTGAATGCAAGTGATCATGGACGTAGAATGGCGATTAAAAAGGGCGACAATGTAATGCAAGTCTCACTTATTGATGTACAAGTCGATAAAGAAACAGGTATAATCACAATCACCAATGATGGCAATGGCATTGATGTTGCACAACACCCCGAAAATAAATTATGGATTCCAGAAATGGTTTTCGGTCATCTTAGAACATCTACGAACTATGATAAAACACAAAAGAAATTATGGGGTGGTAAGAATGGATTTGGTGTAAAACTCATATTTATATACTCCACTTGGGGAAAAATTGAAACCGTAGATCATACACGCTGTCTAAAATACATTCAAGAGTTCAAAAACAATTTGTCTGAAATTTGTAAGCCAACCGTAAGAAAATGTGCGAAAGGAAAACCATATACAAAGGTATCGTTCCTCCCAGATTATAAACGGTTCAACATTGAAAAGTTAACAGACGACATGTTTCAACTGCTACACAAACGCACTATTGATATAGCAGCAATTACGCCAAAAACAATCAAAGTGAAATTCAATGGACAACTACAACCAGTTCGTACATTTGAAAATTACATTGACCTATATATTGGTAGTAAATCAGAAGCTAAACGAGCTTATGAAAAACCAAATGATCGTTGGGAAGTAGCTATTGCTCTATCACCTCTTCATGAATTCACACAAGTATCCTTTGTAAATGGTATTAATACTATGAAAGGTGGTAAGCACGTGGATTATATCATGAATCAAGTGATTAAGCAAATTGTAACATACATTGAAAAGAAAAAGAAAGTGAAAGTCAAACCAGTTACAATTAAAGAACAATTGATGATATTTGTCAATTGTTTAATTGAAAATCCTTCATTTGACAGCCAAACAAAGGAATATATGACCACTCCGGCATCTCGTTTCGGTTCTAAGTGTGAATTATCCAATAAGTTCATCGATAAAATCATTAAGATGGGTGTAATGGAATCTGCTATCTCACTCACAGAATTAAAAGATAATAAAGCAGCAAAGAAAACAGATGGTAAGAAGACTAAAAGTATCACTGGTATTCCTAATTTCGTAGATGCTAATCACGCGGGAGGGAAGAAAGCAAAGGATTGTGTCCTTATCTTGTGTGAGGGGTTATCGGCTAAGGCTGGTATTGTATCAGGATTATCGAAAGAAGATAGAAACACTATAGGTATTTTCCCATTAAAAGGTAAGCTATTAAATACAAAAGATATAGATCAAAAGAAAATCAATGACAATGCCGAAATCACCAATATTAAAAAGATAATGGGATTACAAGCAGGAAAAAAATACACTAACATTGAAGAAGTGTATTCTACATTACGATATGGTAAAATCCTTTTCATGACAGATCAGGATTTAGATGGTACTCATATCAAAGGCTTGTGTGTAAATTTATTTCAAACACAGTGGAATGAGCTTATCAAAATCAATTCCTTCTTGGGATTTATGAATACTCCAATCCTTAAAATCACAAAAGGCAGCAAAAGCAAATCATTTTACAATCAACAAGATTATGACAAATGGAAGGAAGCCAATGATACAAAGGGATGGAAGGTGAAATATTATAAGGGATTGGGTACAAGTACGGCAAAGGAGTTTAAGGAATATTTTCAAGAAAAGAAAGTAGTTACGTTTGAATACGGTGGAGATAGTTGTGATGATGCTATTGATAAAGTATTTAATAAACACCGGGCGGATGATAGAAAATTATGGCTACAAAATTTCGATAAAAATAATACATTGGATTTTGACAATGACACTGTATCATACAGTAATTTTGTAGACAAAGAGATGATCCACTTTTCAAAATACGACTGTGAAAGATCTATTCCAAATGTTGTAGACGGATTAAAAACCAGTATTCGCAAGATATTATTCGGCTGCTTTAAGAGAAAACTAACGAATGAAATAAAGGTTGCACAGCTAGCAGGTTATATCAGTGAACATTCAGCATATCATCATGGTGAAATGAGTTTGAAAGGTGCTATTATTGGAATGGCACAAGAATTCATTGGCTCAAATAATATTGCGCTGTTAGAACCACGTGGCCAATTTGGTAGTAGATTACAGGGTGGTAATGATGCAGCAAGTGATAGATATATATTTACACAATTAAATACTCTTACCGGTATAATATATTCAAATGATGATTCATCTATTCTAAATTATTTAGATGATGATGGTACAAGTGTTGAGCCTGAATACTATTTACCTATTATTCCAATGGTTTTGGTGAATGGTGGAAAAGGTATTGGAACGGGATTTAGTTATGAAGGCTTGCCTTATCATCCGATGAATGTTATTAAGGCATTGAAAAGTAAAATAGAGCAGCCTGAATTGGCGGCACCAGATGCCGGCCTACCTTACTATGAAGGTTTCAAAGGAACAATACAAGATATTAATCATTCTAAATTCCTTATTAAAGGTACATATGAAGTTATTTCAGATGATACTGTACGTATTACGGAGTTACCGGTTGGATCTTGGACAGACACATATAAAGTATTCTTGGAAACACTAATGTCTGATAAAAATAAAAACGGTAATAAAATAAAACCACTGGTTAAAAAGATTAGTGATATGAGTACAGATGCACTTGTTGATATTACAGTGAAATTTACGAAAAGCATTGTTAATAAATATATTAAATCACAACAAGAGTTCAATGTAAATAAGCTTGAAAAGGTGTTAAAGCTAACTACTACGAAATCTGCCACAAACATGCATCTATTTGATCCTGATCAAAAAATCAAAAAATATGCAACTACAGGGGAAATCATTGATGATTATTATCCAGTAAGATTTAAAGGGTATCAGCAACGTAAGAAATACAAGACTGATAAATTAGAGCGTGAAGTAATGTTATTGTCTAATAAAGCGCGATTTATCGAGGAACAATGTCAAGATATCATAGACTTAAGAAAAAAGAAAAAACAAGTGGTAATTAAATTATTAAAGACGCGTGGATATGATGTAATTGATGATGATGAAGAATATAAATATCTAAGAACAATGCCGATTGATAGTGTTATTGAAGAAAATATCATTGAATTACGAAACAAAAGAGATGAGAAAAAGAAAGAATTGGATATACTTGTAAATACAACAATAAAACAAATGTGGATGAGAGATTTAAAACAGCTGGAAGATAAATTTGATGGTTATGTGAAACAGCGGGAAAATAGATTGTATGGTACTGTTAAAGCAAAAAGTCAGCAAAATCAGCAAAAATAGCAAAAATAGCAAAAATAGCAAAAATAGCAAAATCAGCAAAAATAGCAAAAATAGCAAAAATAGCAAAAATAGCAAAAATAGCAAAAATAGCAAAATCAGCAAAAATAGCAAAAATAGCAAAAATAGCAAAAATAGCAAAAATAGCAAAAATAGCAAAATCAGCAAAAATAGCAAAAATAGCAAAAATAGCAAAAATAGCAAAAATAGCAAAAATAGCAAAAATAGCAAAATCAGCAAAATCAGCAAAATCAGCAAAATCAGCAAAATCAGCAAAATCAGCAAAATCAGCAAAATCAGCAAAATAAATTAATATAAATTAATACTTATAGTAATTATCAAGAATGACTAAACATAGATTTCATAAATGAAGGTGAGCGTTTGCAACCATTGGATGGTTGTGGAATGCTAAAATCATTATAATCTTCAGAAAAATTATAATTATATTTTTCATCGTATTTAGTTTCTGTTTGGTCATTCGGATTCACTATCGTTTGTTTTAATGGATTTACTATCCATAAAATAGGAGACTCCGATGATTCCATATAATAAATTTAATTAATTAGTATTTAAATTTATTTTTAGAAAAAAGGTTTTTGTTCCAAGTCTTTGGATGTATAAGTTGACTTGGGTAAATCCATTGGTACAACTAATGTACTAACATCATTTTTATACTTCAAATAACTACTTATCTCATTCATTAATTTAGGCACAGCATAATCACAAACGTGTTTATTTAATTTTACAATTTCCTCCGTTATATTGTCATCGTGGTTAGCATGCTTAAAATAAACCTCTCGCATAATTATTTTTACTGCATCTTCGTCTTGTTCATCAATTACATATACACCATTTGATTTATCATAAACTCCCCTGCGAATACCATTTTGTATAATTTTAATATTTTCTTTAGAGAAATATAAGTTGGACATTTGAGTTTGTTCTACTTCACCCACCAAGGCTTCGTGATATCCCGATTTGTCATCCACATTTATTTTATCATACATTTTAAACCGATTGTACAAATTTTGATCCATTATATTTACACGACCATTTATACCTGCATTATTCATATATAATTGCTTAATATTATAATTTTAACTTTACTAACAAAAAACAATATTATACTATAATATATGAGTTTTCAAAGAAATGTTTCTGTTATAGCCCTAATTGTTTTATCTATAGCATTAATTATTGTGGGTATAGTACTATTACGAATGCGAAAAAATGTTAAGTTTCCAGCAAATGTAGCTCAATGTCCCGATTATTTTGATGTCGTTAAAACCGATGACGGTGAAGTTCAATGTAAATTTAATCACAAATCTGGGTCTGACGTTCATACCTTTTATTCATCATTGCCTCCTAGTTGCAAAGAATTAAAACCAGAAGATCCTGAATTTATAGGCGTATATGGTGAAATAAACAAATGCAATTGGGCAAAACAATGCGGTATTACATGGGATGGAGTAAGTAATCAAAATATATGTTAAATATTTTATATTTATTTTAAATATATAATGTTTAATGCTATTACAAATCTGCCTGGTGACTTAGTTAATATTATCTTTGAATATTTACCAACAGAAACAATGAAATGCACAAACAAAATTAACTTTTTTAAAGGACTAAAAGATAAGTTTGATGAGAATCTCACCAGGAAGAATATCAACAATTATATGCGCTATGTTATTCGCCATGATTTGATTTTTCCCTTGCAATTTTTACTCAAAATAAATAATCACTGGTTCAAAGCAATAAAATATAAGTTTGATATTGTTTCGTACCCTTCATATATCATCTACTTAAAAGAATTATCCCTGAAAAACAATAGCCAAAAATGCTATGAATATATAAAAGATATAAATGGTATGCGTAAAAAAAAATATAAAAAAATAAAAAGAAAGAATAGTAGATGGAGCAATTGAATATGAATCAATTATTAAATAGAAATAAAAACGAAGAAAACTTAATTCAATTTTTAAGTCATTTTGAAGAAAATAAACATAATCTTCTTATTAAAAGGGGTGTTTATGTTTACGGTGACCCAGGTTCTGGCAAAACTTATTTCGTAGAAAAAATATTAAAACAATTAAATTATGATACGATAAAATATGACGCAGGTGATATTCGTAATAAATCAGTAATTGATACTATAACAAAAAAATCAATGAATGAACAAACAATAATAAGTATGTTTAAAAAACAAAAAAAGAAACTAGCAATAATCATGGATGAAATAGATGGTATGAATAGTGGCGATAAAGGTGGTATCAACTCTCTTATAAAATTAATCCGTCCAAAAAAAACAAAAAAACAAAAACTAGAAGATATCACAATGGTACCAATTATTTGTATTAGCAATTATCATCAAGATAAAAAAATAAAAGAAATGATGAAAATGTGTACTAAAATTGAATTAAAAATACCTACCAAAGAACAAATAAAAAATATATCTAGTTTATTGATGCCAGATTTGAATGATAATATTATGAACAATATTATTTCAGTAATAAATGGGGATTTGCGAAAATTAAAAACATCATATGAAATCTATCAAAATCAATCCACCATTTTAAAGAATAAAATAATTAAAAATGTTTTTCAATCTAAAAGTAGTAATATTGATACTAAAGATATAACAAAAAAATTACTAAATAATAAATATTCAATCGATGCACATCCTATTATAATGAATGAAACTGATAGAACCAGTGTAGGACTACTATATCATGAAAATATCATAGATGTATTAGAAAATTTTGATAAGGCGAAAACTATACCTTTTTATATAGATATATTGGAAAATACGTGTTTTTCAGATTATATTGATAGAATTACATTTCAAAAACAAATTTGGTTATTTAATGAAATGAGTTCCCTGGTGAAAACATTTTATAACAACAAACTTCTTCAAGAATTTAAAGATAGCCAAAATAAAAAGGTAAAATACAATCCAGCTGAAGTACGATTTACAAAAGTTTTAACCAAATATTCAACAGAATACAATAATATGTTATTTATACAAAATTTATGCTTTGCTTTTAATATGGATCAGTCCGATTTGCTATCTTATTTCATAGACTTAAGAAACAATTTTTCATTAAATGAAATATACGAAAAATTTGGCGAATCGCATGATATCAATAAACTTGATATTAATAGAGTTTATAGATATATAGATAATTTTGTTTATGACAAGTATTCCATAAATGCAGAATAAGTTCTATCTCCATTGTATGTTTCCAATAAGTTACCATTCGCATCTAATAAAACCATTGTTGGATAACCTTGTACTTTATATTTTTTCATTAAAGAGGGATCCTCACTTTGCTCTGTTTTAGTAATTTTAATATTTCCTACTTTAGAACCCAATCTATCCCATTCTGGCATCATTTTTTTGCAATGACCACAACCATTCATATGGCATAATTTAAATTCAGCGGCTTTTTCTTTGTTAATGCTTTCCATACCTTCGATGATATAATTATTTAAATCCCAGTTTCCCCACATCAATCCTTTATATACCCATCTACCAACCAAAAATATCAACGCTACTACCAATATCCGAACGATAATATGCAACTTTTTAAAATCCTTTAGTAAATTTCCCAACAACTTCATTATAACATATATCTATAAAAAAAATCATATCTATAAAAAAATCATACAATTTTAATAATTATATGATTATACTAAATTATTGATTCGTATAAAAATCACGCATCTCTTTGTCTTTGATAAATTGTTTCACTGTTAATTTTGTACATTTAACATAGTTTGGATTAGGGTTAACAAGCAATTTTCTTTTATCAAATGTATTTTGATCATGGGCAAATACTAAAATCGCTTTTTTTGCTTCTAATTGTACAAACGGAATAGTATAATTCTTAAGGAATTGTTTTTCTTCTGCCATCTCTGCTTCATCATCATATTTTGTTTCTTTCAATAATTCCCTTTTAAATGCAAATGTTCCAGCCGTGGCGTGCCTTGGTCCATAAGGACCAAATTGATATATTTCTTTAGTATCCTTAAAATAAATATATACCATACTACTTCCACACGCTAATGCTTTTGGTTGGGAACGCAATCTATCTACTGCATGAGTTACCCTATCAGGAGGATAGTAATCATCGTCGTCCATATACACAATAATTTCACCTTTAGCATGTTCATGCATATAATTTCTTTTTCTACCCAATTTCATTTTTTCTTCTAAACGAATGTATTTTACACCTGGTACATCTTTGAAAAGTTCTTCCACTGAATCATCGCCATCATCTACAACCACCCATTCCATTAATTCTCTTGGATAAGTTTGTGCTAAATAACATTTAATCAAAAATGGAATAAACTTTTTTCTATTATAAGTTGGTGTGCAAATTGAAACAAATGGCTTCCCTTGTGCTGACACTTTTCTTTGCTTAGCTCTTTTCTTTTTGTTGTTTCCCATATATTTTATATATAATCACAATCATTCAAGTTATAATTAGGCTAATTATATTATCTTAATTCTTTTTTTTGATGTAATTAAAGAACGATACAAGTAATGTAATAGTGATTGTTCCTATCATTAGACCACTTGATGAAAAATCATTCGACGCCGCAATAGCTACATTAATACAATATAAAGCCAAGAATGGCAATGTTAATTTTTTTATTATATGTTTGAAAAACGACACCCCTTTATTTTTTAATTGACCAGGTTTATCAAATTTATCAATTACGTCTGGATCAGTTTCAAACATTTCTCCTTGTAGAAGAGGATTAATATATATGGTATAAAGTGTTTTAAGCAAATATAATAATCCACCAAAAACACCTGAAAACAGAGCAGTTACCAAATGAAATATGAATCTAAATATATATCCTATAATACCAACAGGAATTAAACCTACCACAGCTATAAATTTTGACCATACACTAGCTTCTGTACTTCGCAATGTCCCAATTAATTTATATGTTGTTTCTCTAATGGCTTTAGACGCACTAGTTTCATAACCAAATCCTTTGCCAAATATGTAAAAAACCGCGCCAAATAAAGAATATAATATTGTAATAATAGGCAATATATAATACATCATAATCGAGAAAAATATAAGCTTAGTATCTTTCTTATCAAAAACCTTATCATAACCATTGAAATTAACTATTCTTGGATATAATCCCATATTTAAATTCTTAAAAGGCTTATTTATTACTTCTTCCATGAAACTTGTTTTAGGCCCATCATCAACATTAAATATAGAATTTAATGTTTGCTCTTGTGTTTTTGCCGTTTCTTTCACTTTTTCCATTTTACCAATAAAATAATCACTATCTTCGTCTTCTATAAGTATTTTGCCATTAATTTTATTTCTCTTACTGGCTGCAAATGATGCAAAAAATAATGCTGGTACGAGAGTACCCATAAATAAAAGAAGCATTGTAATCGCCATAATTAACATCTTCGTTAAAAATCCAGTTAAATTATTGATATCTTTTTGTTTATTTGAAACTTTATTTTTAGAACTCATATATATATTATATACCAAGTAAATAATGTTGGATAATTATTTATAATAATATTATATAAATGCATCCTTTTACTATGATGTTTATTGAATTTTTCATGATTATGATTTTTATTATTATCTATAATAACATTGTAAAGTTTAAAAATTTAGAATTAGCTAAAGGAACAATTGGTGTATTAATAGGTATAATGTTTATTAAGTTTGGTATTTATATTTACGCCTTAATTAAAGGTATGTCTGTCTGTGATATATCAACAATGTTAATGTGTTAAAATAATATATTCAAAATATATATATGTTAAAGTTTTTCTATAATATTATCTTTAATGTGAACACGTATAAATTTATTTTCACGATTATTGTAGCATTGTTAATTGTATTTATATTTAGCAAATCATTTGATAATATGGTAAATAGGTTCGTTAAAATGTTTCCCGGTTTAGAAGGATTTGAAGGATGCGATTATTGTGGAAAAATCATAAAAGATGGATTGAAAAATGATAATTCAGATGACGAATCTATTATAAAAAATGAATGTAATAAATGTTTAAACCGTGATAATGACAGTAGTCTGTTGAAAGACTCATCCAATTATTTACCTGCTTGTGAAAAAATAGCTACCAACGACATTCGACCCAACTCCGAAACATTCCTCAAAAAATTATGTCAGTTTAGCATTGGTAATGGTTTATGGACCACTAGTGCAAATCCAGATAGACCAGCTGATTGTCCTAATGGATGTAATGCACCAAAATCATCTGGTGATTGTGAAACGGAAGTATATTTTAAAGATATATCAGGAACTACCAAGCAAATACAATATCGGTTTTGTCCATATAAATCCGATGATTATCGACAAGATTGTAAAAAATGTGGAATGAAATTAATGAAGATGGGTGAATATGACACTGCAACTAAAATCTATAAACCTGAAACTTTTTATGAAAGAGCACAAAAAAAAAATAATGCATTTAAAGAAGAAGATTATGGTGATGACAGAGAATCGCGACAGCTAGGTGATTTCACACCAGATATTGGTTTATTACAGGGAAATCGTTATTTTCAGGGTAGTTTTACTAGTAACACAAATGATGAACCTGATAGAAGAACCACAACTAATATGTTTGCGAATAATAATGATGATGACCACGCTGGATACGGATCACCACCAGGTTTAGGGTTCAATACACATAATGATGACCCGAGATATGGTAATTCACCAACAATAATGGATTATAAAGGTTGGAATCCTGATAAACCACCCAAATTTTACAATGCTTTAATGAGTTTGTTCTAATTTAATAATTAAATAATATTATTGTTAACAATATTATTTAAAAAATTTAGCAAATATAATGATAAAATATAAAATGTTCAAAATAACAAGGCGTTTTTTACACGATAGTAAATTACCTTCAGTTATTGCATCAGGATTACCTAAAGAAAACCCATTCGGATTTACCAGCCCAAACAAATGCAATTATGACCTAGGTAAAAGAACACTACCAGAAAATAGCAAAGATGATGAAATCATAAACCCAAAACCAGACAATTATAATGACAGAGAAGATTAAAAATAACCACCAGCCACCTTACTCCATATACTTTTTGCTTTTTGTTTCGTAACTACAGGCATTGATACAATAACATTCTCTTCATATGCACCTGGTGAAACATTATTATCAAACATTTCTAAATTTTGTGGATAATGTTCCGCAATATAATCACGCATATGCTTTATACCCATAGTTTGATTACACTTTTTACAAACAGGTCTAAAATTATCTACTTGCAAAGAACCGCCTGTAGCTTCCGATTGAACATGCCCACATTCAAAATGATTCATTTTTATTTTTTCCACTCTACAACAATAACAACGGGATTCACCGAATTCATTTCCTATCCAACGTTTCCACGACTCGTCTCGTTTTTGTTTGGGAATTGTTTTTTTCTTTTTACTCGGTGCGTTTTTTTTAGTTAATTTTATACCAGAAGTTTCTTCTACCACCTGTAATACCCAGTCGTATACATATTCTTGATTTATACTAGAATACATACCTAGATAAAATCCATGTTTATCAGCCTCTTTTTTATATTGTCCCCATTTTACACCCTTTCTTATTTTTTCGTATGATTCAACAGGCCAAAGTTTCAATTTATTGTTTTTATCAATTATCAATTGTTTTAAGTCTTCTTCTTTAATTCCGCCAGGAAATATATTTGCTTCATTCAATTTCAATGTTAAAAATCCAAGGGATTCTTGAAAATCATTTTGATTTATATATGGTTTTTTTGGTTTTTTAGATGTTTTCCATATATTTGGAAATTCATTCCTAATCGATATAAAGGCCCTTTTGGGAATATCTTCATCTATACCGTCTACAAATTCTGGTAACGGAGTATTTTTATTTAACAAATTGTAATTTAATATTACATCATTGTATGTTTTTACTTCCATAATTTCTATTTTTACCATCTCATTTTTATAACCCTTGTTACAAAGTCTTTTAATCGCGTGAAATCTATGTTGTCCATCGATTAAATAATTTTTTTCATTTGCCAGGCAGCAATTTATATTAATATTACCCACAAAATTAAAATGCTTATTTGATTTAAAAAACTCTTCTTGGTATTTTACAATCTCAACGATTTTATCAGGGATGATGATTCTTTGCTCGTTTGGCGTTTGAATGGATGCTTGTGATAACTCAGTTACACTAATTAATGCAGTAGTAATATTATTGTTTTTGAGAACTGCTTTACTGTTTTTATATAATTTACTTAACATTATTAATATTAATTAAATTAATTTCCATGTTTTTAAATCCTTTATATTACACCTATTTTAATATAAATGGGACACTAACGACCCAAAAAAATAAAATACCCGCAGCAAGCCCAATAAAAAATAAAAAAAACTCTCCTAACATATAGTTTATTACTAATGCTTTTTTTAAGTTATTTGCAAAGTTTATCTAGCATAAGATAATCCTACATTACCACTAACTATTTTAACAAAGTTATATCGCTCTTCAAATACACAAAGGTCGTAATTATATTTATATAAGGAATACGGATTTTTTCGTATTGCTATTATTTGACCACTTCCATCACATATCTGATCAATGTGTGTAGGATTCTCCGCTAATGGTGGTTCAATAGTATTATATTCAAACGCCACTTCCTTGTATTTTGATACATTCATAGCACCACTAGGTTGATATTCAAACATATTATTTTTCACTCCGAAATTATAAATATATAAACCATCCTTCGCTGCACCGCTACATCTCGTCCATTTTTCTACATAATTATATATACCCTGGTCTAGCACATTTTCTCTATATATACCATCCATTTGAATACCTAGCTCGTTCAATATCATCTTTTGATTTTCAATATTGACTGGCCCTGTAATTTCATAATTAAACGGATTTGCAAATGGAGCCGCATTTCCCGAAAAATCTTCAGGTAAATCTATTGATTGTGGCTTCATATTTGAAAATTCCCAATTTGTATAATTAAACCACTCATTGCGTTTATTTGCATCGCTTCTGCGAAATCGCAACATATATGTAGATACCATACCACTCGTTCCTTCAATTGGAATTATTCTAGTACCAGTTGCGTTCAAATGGTGATGTTCATATACCTGTTTTATTAATATATTATGCGTATCATTTGCAAATACCCTACGTTCATCATTGCTCAGAAATACATAATTCGCCATCAAATGAACATCTGCACGCCAATCCATTCTTGTTGTATTTTGATACTGAGTTGCTTTGTCATCCAATGGTTGTTGTAAAAACCTCCATAATTGATGACGAGCATTATTTGGCTCTGGAGCAATTCTAGGTAAATAACCCACTGTATTATCATAATAATCGTATTCTACATCCAAAATAGTATATAATTCTTGTGTTGGTCGGAATGTTACTTTAATTGTGATTTCTTGATATTGTATAGCGACTAATGGCAATGAAACTTTCATCGAGTTACAGAACCAAGTAGAAAGTGGAATAAATAGTTTTCTACCTCTTATAGAAGGTTCTATATCATCAGTTTGTCCTTGGAAACGATATGCATTCGGGTACATGTTAACATTATGATCTGTATTCGCCGGATTCACATATTCAGTTACATTTCCCGTCATTTTATTGAATTTTTCTCGTTGAGTGGTCGTAAAATCACGTTCCTTTAAACAATGTAAATATTCACCAGAAAATTTAGATATAATACTTGATCCCGCACAAATTTCAATATCTTTAATCATGGCTAAACCAATATCATCGACCCATTTAAATTCATATGGACGAGCATTATTATATCTATCAAAATGGAATGGACTCCATATATCTGGTAAATTAACCACTATATATGTATCTGCTAATAATTCCGCATATCTTGGTATTTTAAATTCCATTACCGTATCTTGTTTATATTTTAAATGACGTAACCCTTTGTAGTCAATTCTAAATTTTTGCATACCAAAATTTGTATACTTATGATATGTACTTTTGAAAAATGTCTTTGTAGGGTTACCGGTAAATAAAACATTTGAATTTCCTTGTGATGCTATATTCATTAAACCGCCAGGCATAGATTTAATATAATATAACATAATTATTTTTAATTTGAAATTTTTAAAAATGTTTTAAAACATTATATTAAGTTATAATATAATGGAAGATAAAGACTTATACGGTATATTTTTAGTAGCTATATTTTTTGCACTTGCATTTATATGGTTAATATTAAATTATGTTATTAGTATCTTAGAAAGATATAATAAAAATAAAAGTACCTATTATAATTTGAAAAAAAGCAAAACTTTACCCGCAAAACCTTTGATACCATTAAGTCAAAAACTTAGGGATTCTGTTAGCGATCACAGCAATAATAAATATGGTGATTTCTACATTTCAGACTATGTTATATTTTCCAGTTTTAACTCTGCTGCTGGAGGAACCTATCAAAATGATTGGGTAGATGAAGACATTTTAGTAAATATGATTGATACTGGAGCACGATTTTTAGATTTTGAAATTTATTCAATAAATGACAAAGCTGTAATAGCGGTCAATGATACAACATCATGTCGTGAAACCGGATCGTTTAACCATTTACCTCTTGATACAGTATTAAAAAGAGTGAATGAGAGAGCATTTCAAGGTAGTAATAATGATCCATTATTTTTACAATTTAGATTAAAAACGAAAAACAAAAATGTATTGGAGCAATTAGAATATGGAGTTAAAAAATATTTTAATCATCGGTTATTACCCAAATTTACAGGTAATAATAGAAAAAATATTAACGATGTTAAATTAAAGGATTTAATAAATAAAGTTGTCATTGTAGCCAATGATAGTTATTGTGGTGAAAAAATACTAGAGAAAAGTAACTTTTATGACAATATAGTTAATATGTCTAATAATGATGCTGATACTGTATCTTATAGAAGTGAAAATGATATTGTTAGTGAAGCAGACAAAAATCAGCTAATAAAGGATTCTAGGGCAAAAACTATCATTGTGATCCCGGACCAAATGAAAAAAGGTATGCATCTTAATTTTAATCAAACAGACTTCCATACCAAATATGGTATTCAAATTGTACTAAGAAATCTATCATATTCAAAGGAAAACCATGTTCAATATGTAAAAAAATATATGAATGATTTTTATGACCACGCTCATCAATGTGCATTTAGATTAAAACCAGCCGAATTTAGACGAGAAATATTAAAGGTAAAACCCGGTGATGTTAGTGGTCAAGTTAAGGCTTCGTTAGCAAAAAATATACAAAATCCTGTTGGAGAATTTAATGCGTTGTTAGGGAACTAATGTAATTATTTAATATGTACAATATATATATTAAATGAGTTGTACAAAAAACATGACATTTCAAGAATGTGAACTAACTATACTTAGAGGTGCGGTAGATAAAATCGATAAAAAAATAGGAAAAAGTAAATTAAGCGATCCTAATGTTGCCAAAATCATCAGTATAGTAGAAGCATTTTTAAAGAAAAAAAAGTTGGTTTGTTACGGTGGAACAGCTATTAATAATATATTACCAACAGAAGATCAATTTTATGATAAAACTATTGAATTACCTGATTATGATTTCTTTTCACCCAAGCCTTTAGAACACGCTCGTGAGCTTGCTGATATTTATTTTAAAGAAGGTTTCGAAGAAGTAGAAGCCAAATCGGGTGTACACGCTGGTACATTTAAAGTGTTTGTAAACTATATTCCTGTTGCAGATATTACTTATATTGTCCCAGAGTTATACAAGAAAGTAAAAACTACAGCAGTCAAAGTAGATGGTATTTTATATTCCCCACCTAATTATTTAAGAATGCTTATGTTTTTAGAACTTTCTCGCCCGAGAGGTGATGTTAGTCGGTGGGAAAAAGTGTTAAAACGCATTACGGTATTAAATAAAAATTATCCATTAAAAGTCAATAATTGCAATGTAGAAGATATACAACGATTGTTTGAATCAAATACAATTGATCCAAAAACAAAGAAAGTAAATAAAAATTTTCAATTTAGACTGTTTGAATTAGTAAGAGATAATTTAATAAAACAAAATGTTATCTTTTTTGGTGCATATGCCAACCGTATGTATTTGAAAAATCTACCCAATCTTAGAAATAAAAAAATACCAAAAATACCTGATTTCGATGTTTTATCTGAGAATCCAAAACAAACAGCTGAAAACCTAAAAAACTTTTTAACGGATAACAACATTCAAAATGTAAAAATAGTAACTAGAAAAGGTGTAGGTGAAGTTATAGCACCACATTACCAAATTTCAGTGAATGAAGAAATATTGGCATATGTTTATGAACCTTTGGCCTGTCACAGTTACAATGTTATTAGAGTAAAGAATAAAAAAATGCGTGTTGCAACAATTGATACTATGCTTAGTTTTTATCTAGCATTTGTTTACGTAGATAGAGTATATTATGACCCCCAGCGTATATTATGTATGGCTCAATATTTGTTTCAAGTTCAGCAAAAGAATAGATTAAAACAAAAGGGTATTTTAAGACGATTTAGTATTGATTGTTATGGAAAACAATTGATGATTGAAGATATGCGAAAAGAAAAAAGCGATAAATATGAGGAACTAAAAGGTGATAGAGATTCAAAAGAATGGAATTGGTATTTTTTAAAATATCGTCCTGTTGATGAACCAAAAAAATCCAAGAAAAACAAAAACAAAAAAACAAAAAAACGTAAGAAAAATGGTAAACGAAAAACAAAAAAACGCAAATCTTCCAAGACAACCCTTCTTAAAAAAATATTTAATTTTTAATAAATAATAATGAATCATTATACATTATTATTTACATCTTAGAAGTTAAAGCTGAATTTTTTACAACCATTCAGATCATCCCGACAATCCACCTTAAAATGATCTGTTCCTCCACAATTTACACAAAGTATTTTCTTGATCGGTCCCAACTTTCCAGTACTATAACACTGAATAATTTTATCGGGATATGTTGGTTCCATATACTGAAAGACATACCATCTTTTTTCAACTATTTGCTTTTCACTGGGTATCACATAATTATCCTTTATATATCTATATAATTCTTTGTGATGTGGCGTTTTATAAACCAATTCATCTTTGGTTTGAGTCATTGTTCCCTTGTCTACCATGATTTTTGTATTCAGGGTCTGTGTTTGTGTAGATACTGTAGTCATATTGTTATTATTATTTAATTACTTATTTTTAAATCACTTCAATTAATTTATATATGCCAATAATCATAGATTTGTCAAATAATTTGTTAGCTTAAACGATAAATAGTATAAACCACCAAAACATGCTGTTTTTAACATCAATCCTTGTACTTTTATACTACCATCATTACTGAATAACTTCGGCAAAAAAGACATCATCACATTATTAATAAATGGTAAATTAAACAAAAAGAACAATACCATAATAAAAACACTTACATTCATTTCATTATAGACATAATCTATATTTTCACGCTTCGTCTTTTTTTCATTTCTTTCCTTCATTATACTATTCAAGGTGTCATCATTATTAATATAATCATATTTACCATCTTTTGGGATAAAATTTGGTTTAACTTGCTCATCTTGTGTTATATTTGTAGTTGTCATAGGAATGTCTCTAGATGGTAACCCAGTTAAATTTAACGCACCTGCTTCTTTAATGCCTGCTACAATTTGACTTATATCATCCTTTGTCAATCCAGGATTGATATTCCCACTTTGTTGCATTGGTATATTTTGTTGCACCTGGGGAGAATAATTTTGTTGTATTGGTGCTGTATTTGAAACAACTTGATTTGTACTTTGTGATGACGAACCCGGTTGTTGTATCTCTTTTTTTTCTAAAACTATTTGCTTACTTTTATTATCATTTGGCAATGCAGAAATACTTGTTGTTCCTTCCATTATAGTAAATATAAATATTTCTAACTATATATATTTACGCAAAATCTATTATTTTCTTATTAGCATCACAGGTCTGTGCTTCACTATTAAATTTATAGCATTTATCATTATATTTGAATGTTTTGTCCTGAATTTTATCAAAATGACTGCCTTTTATCACAATACAATTTCTACCATTACAAACTTTTCTAAATAATGTTGCAAGTCCTAATCCCAATAATATCGACATTGCTATTCTACCGAAATCACTATTTACAAACCTTTTAATATTCATATACTATTACATAATATTATTCCATGGTAACCTTTTTTACCTGCACTGGATACTCCGTAATAAGTTTTTTATTTTTTGGGCACTCTACTTCTTCAGCACTAAATTTATGACATGTTCCCAATTGATCTTTATATAATAAATCATCTACATTATCTGGATTGGGATATAAATATATTGTTTCTGGTTTAGAACCAGTAATATAAACTAAAAATAAACCTATTGAAAGACTAATGATAAATGCCGGTAAATGTAATAACTTAAACATATATAATATTACAATATAATTATATGTACATCATATATAATTATATAGCAACATCATATATATTTGAAACCACGCCTCCCTCTTGTTCATTATAATTATTGTCTTGTTGCAAAAATTCTTTTTGTACTAAAATATTGAAATCTTTGGTAACCGTCTGACCTGAAATTTTATCTACTATTTCAACAGGAGTTTTTTCAATCGCACAATATTTATATTTGATATCCCTTAAAAATTTTTGGTCATTTAATATTTTTGTAACATATATATCCATAGCATCCTTTAAAAAGGCTTTTTTTTGGTTTTGTACCTCTGTTAAGTAAGATTTTTTCAAATTATCCTTGAAATCTGCAATATTATTTGCAAGCTGAGTATTTATTTGTTTATACATTTCACTGCGATAAACCAAGTCATTTGTTTCCGGATCACGCATTTTTTTTTTATTATCCAAGTCTTCTTCTATTTCATCAATAAGTGCTTTTATTTCAATATATTCTGGTTTAAGTTTATTAAACTCATCTATCGTAACTTCTTCGTTTTCTAGTTCAAATAATAAGTGTAACTTTCTTACAATTATTTCACTCATTTTTTCTTCCAAATTATCACGTTCCTTTTCCAAATCTAACTTTATATCTACACATCGTTCAACATTAAGTTCGATATTAAATTTACAAGGTTTTTTTGCATTACAAATACCTTTTAATATACGCCCTTCATTCGTAAAAAGCATGCCTCCTTCTGCATCACAGTTAACACATTTACGTTTTATATTTCTAATCATTTCATTTTTCGCTTCATTGCTTATTTTCTTCTTTCTGATTTTATTTTTTGCAAGATTATAACCTTCTTCATATTTTGCCTTAAACTTATAATATGTATTTAAAACATCGTTATAATTATCGTCCATCTATAATTAAACATTATAATAATTTTTATGCATTAAAACAAAATCACTTTCAAATTTTGGTAGATTTGTTATTAATTTATTTTGCTTCACTTGTTCTTTGTATGATAAATCTTTCATTTTATTAATCAAATATACGCGCTGGTCATCACGTTTTTTCTTAATTTCTTCTGGTGTAAGTTTTGTTTTATATTTATAAACCAAGAAAATACCCAAAATGCTTATAAATAAGGCTAAATAAAAAACATTTAATGATAATTCCTGCAATGCACTTTTTTTCATATTTATATTCTTCAATGTATTATAAAAAAAATATCTGGCACCAGGTTCAATTAGTTTAGGTGCTTGTATATCATTAAAATATTTCATATATTAATATTTAATTTAATAATATTAATATAATAACAAATAATAATGTTTTTTAATATTATATGAGTGAAACTGTTACTACAACTGATAAAGGAACTGCTTCTACTGTTATTTTTTTTGTGATTACGCTTATCTTTTTTACTGCTAAATATATCTTTGTTGATAAAAAATATAGTGTCGATAATCTAAAATATATTTTGGGGGGTGATAAAAAACCAGGTAAAAAAGGTGCATTGGATGCAATCATGACAGTTGCCTATTTTGCAATTATAATCATTATACAAATATCAATCAATTCCCAAACCATTTTAGATAAATGTAAAGGTTATACACAACCCATTGGTGTTTTATTTAGTACTACAATAATACCGAATGTACTTATATTAGGACTCATTTACTTTGTTATTACATTAATGCCTTCTTGGAAATACCCATTTTCATATGTATTTGGTATGGTTAGTTCAAAACTTAGAAAATCGTGGGAAAGGCTACGCGCAGATGGAAGAGCAACAAAACCTGGTGAAAAAATATCATTATTTATGAAAGTGTGGACAAAAGCATTTGGTACAGAAAGTACTAAATTCATTAAAAAAATAACAAAAGAAAACTTTACAGAGTTCTTTAGAAAAGCATTTGAAGATGGGGGTTTATTAAAAAAACCGGATCAACAAACGATAATTGACATGGAAAAAATAAGTAAAAATGAAGATAATATAGAATATATCACTGCTTTAAATGCTGATGCCCGAATGAAAGTAGTCGATATTGAAAATAAAGGACAATTTGAAAAGGCAGAAAAAACATACAATAGCATTAAAAGTATATATCAATACGTTATGAGGAAGGATTTGGTTGCACAGTGTATTTGGTTTTTACTCGCTGGATTTTTGGTTATGAATGTAACACAAGACACAATAAGCAGTGTTGAATGTGAATACACAGCAGAGCAATTAAGAGAAATTTCTAATAGACAAGAAGCTGATTAATACATTATTTTAGGAGCTGCTAAATAATACAATACAACTAAATAAGATAATATTGCTAATACAAATGTAATTAACCAGGCAGGTAATATAGTTTTCTTTTCATAACCCAATCCAAAGTCACGAAGTGTACCATCGTTATTATATAAAAATGATGGTTTCAATACATGTACTACTGCAAAAATACTGAAAAATACAAGAATAGCAACAGAAGTTAGATTATTTCTAATAAACATTCTTAAATTCATAATAAATTATAATTAGATTTTATAAATTTTAATTATAATTTAATAATATTCATCACCATCAAAGTTTTCACCAAAATCATCATCTTCGGCCATATTTATCGTATTTTCTTCTCTTTCTATCAATCTTGCACTATGTTGGTCTGCTATATGATCCATAATATAAATATCCCGATGCATATCCGAGACATCATCCATAACAGCACCAATCTGTAGCTCTCTCAATGCATTCTGCTCTATTTCATGTCTTTCTTTGTCATATTGGTCTTCATTATAAATATAAATTGCAGATGTTCTACCAACTGCCCAGTCACCTAAACTAAGATTCTTCATTACATCTTCAATTTTTCTAGCTTCTTTGGATAAATTGCCCAGGCGCTCTTTTATTTGTTCCTTTTCTTTTTCTTTAACACGAGAAACCTTGCTTTTTATGGTCTCTTGATTCATATCAACCATTGATTTTCTGTTTTTCATAAGGGTTGTACATTGAAACACTATTTTTCTTAATTTAACTTGCAATGCCCTCTTGTTTAAATCATTTAACAATACCTGGTCAATCATCGTTTCTGAATTAATAAACATAGAAAAAACAATTAATAAAGAATGATAATACAACATCATAATTATATTACTGGGAATCTTTCTTTCCTCGACATTGCCTTCGTTGTCAACATATTGACAATAATAAGGGATATTTTTAATAAAATCTTTTATATCTTTACAATTTTTTAATAATGATATCATACATTCATCTAACAACGGATCATCATGGAATTCTGTAAAAAAGTTAAATTCCCTGAAAATAAAGCTTTCAATATCACCTCTATGATATTCACTTAAATTCCAGTGTTTTGGTACAAGTAATGCATTTTTATCACCCTTTTCACCTTTTATTTTACGAAAATCAGCATTGTTAATAATCATATTTGGTAAATAATCGATAAAAAATAAAATATTATTCTTTAAAAAATCACAAGCAATATGATTTGTCCTATCCAAAGGAGTTAATGTAATGTCATTTAATATTTGTTCCCAATTTACCATATCATCCAAAATTTCTTTTAATTTTCTTTGCTCACCTATTACTTTCATTTTTTCCACCAGGTAACTTTTTAATACTTCAATTTCTTTAGATAATTCTATTTGCAATCGGTCTGTGTTTTTAAATTCACTATCTGTTTTCACACCAATTATAGTTTGTTTGATTTTTTCTAATATCTCAATGGAATAATTTTTATTAACTTTTTTAGTTTCCAATAAATTTACAATTTCTAGAAATCCTTCATCACATGGGGTTTTTGATAGAGTTAAATCCATATCTATTCTAGTTTTTTTATTCATGTAGTTTAACAAATTTACTAGATTCCCTTCACTATAATTCAAATTTTCCTTTTTCATTATATCTATTTTCTCTTTTAATGATTGAAATCGTGTAAATTTTGATGTATTTTTTCCACACAATAATTTTAATTCATCATTCAATTTTAAACCACTATTGAAATGACAATGTTTAATAAAATTTGTATAAATTAATTCTTCGTCAAATCCTCCACCTACCTCAGTATATTGTGTTTTTCTATCTACTTTATCATTAATAAATGGCATCGTGTTATTTTTATAACGGTACTTCTCCATTGTTAGACGTTCCACAATCTCTTTATATTTGGCTATGTCGCCATCCTTATTCATAAAATAATCAATTGTGTATTTTTCCCCTACATTACAACAAGAATTTTGTATTACAGCATTTCCTACTGTACTAAGTAACAATGTTTCTTTTTTAACAACTTTTTCTATCAATTCTTGCATATAAAATGAATTCTTTATGATCTTTCCCAACAATGTATGATACATGTCTCTTTGTTTTATATCTCCTTCACGTACAGCCTTGTTCAGCCTGGTGAAAAATGAACTATCGACACTTGTTAACTCCTTTACTTTAATTTCTATTAATGGTGGTAAAAATGTACTCCAAGATTTCAAATCAAACTCTTCATTTATTTCAATTTCAACGTTACTTTTTAAATATTCTCTTTTATCTGCTAATAATTCTTGCACTGAAGATCGGATTAACACCTTTTTATCAATATAATCTTTTATCTTTTCACTATACTTTTTAATTATATCATTGCGTTTTGATTTACTTTTTGGGATAACTGACCAGGGGCGGTCGCTAGAACCGAGACGAATACTCGCAATAACACAAATCAAATATCGTATAAAAGTGTCATCATCACCTTCTAATGGATATCCTTTAAATGATTTAGGATTACATCCTGGGAATGTTCTACTTGTACTAACCGATGGTATTTTCGTTTGTACTTTAATAGCATAGTATGCAACTGTTAATAAAAGTAAATACTCGTCATGAATATATTCATATGGTTTTATTTTGCGCTTTTTTTTCTTGGCAATTGCTACCTGGCGAGCATACAATTTTTCGTCCATCAAATCATTTTCCAAACCTAATAATACATTACTAATAACATAATCTTCTGCGTCCACACTGATTTTCATTTGTGTATTTAAAGTAGTAACTATATTAGCTATCATCACAGCATCTTTGTTTTCATACTTATTAATTTTTGCCATTTGTTTTTCCTTTTCGCTTGCAAGATCTCCTGCTTCGTCGATGATATCCAAATCTTCGCGTGTAAGATAATCTTCTTCTAATTCGGCATTGGTTGATATTTTAAATCCCATTTTATCATAACCTTCATTCAAATCAAAATCTATATTACGAATAGTATAACCACTATACTTGTCTACTATTTTATCTCCATCTGCACTCTCTTCACCTTGGCGTAATTGAATTTCTTCTAATTTGTCTAAGTACATATTATCTTCGAATGCCTCTGCTAAGTCAATGAAAAATTTGGGTAAAAGAGGTAACATAGTCTCTTTACAATATAACCAATATATGGATTGGTCTTTATTTGTAGAATCTGGATAAACACAGTAATTTTGTACAAATAATTGTATATAATTTTGTCTTTTGCTGAAATCTTGCTCACCCAATACTCTATCACGAAGTTCTACGTAAGGTGATTGTTTTATTTCACGCATGGTTAATTGTTTTGCTATATCCACTTGTTTATTATTATATAAATAATCTCTTTTTTGATTCATGTTTTTCAATATACTTAGTCTATTTTTATAGTGGGATAACAATTCACGTGTTTTCTTTTTATATTCACTTATATTTTGGGTATACGTATTTTCAAAATTTTTCATTATTTGATCCAATAATTGCTGTTTCATTTTATTACGATTCGTCTCTACGTTATCACAATTTTCTTTTATATTCAAACACCTTGCCTTTGTATTGCAAAAACTAATATTATCCGCATTCTTTTTTGACATATCATTATCTATTCTCCATTTATTATTGCTACGGATGTAAAATGTTGTTTTATCATCTTTTTCAAGTACAGCATAATCACCTTCTCTTATTTTTTTTGCACCATCTACTATAGCTTCTGCATCACGTTGCGCCATTTTCACATCTACCGCTAATTTCTCTATCAAATGTTTTTTAATTATACCTTTAAATTCATCAATAGGTAAATTTTCAAATTCAATAAATTCCTCTTTAATTTCATATGGAGTAGTATCATATTTTTTATCAAAGTAAACATCATCTACACCATCATCAGCTTTTAATTCGTCTAATTCAATGTATCTTTTTGCCAATTGAAAATCGGTACACTCAGTATCTTTTTCTCGTTCCGTTTCTACATTTATTTTGGTTTCTGCCAATTCTCTTTCAACAACCGCATCAATATCTACATCCTGGTATAAATCTAATAAACTATAACTTATTGCCGTATTCCAAAGACGTCCATTATCTTGATTGAAAATTTTAAAGATTGATTCTGAAAATAAATCTGTATCTTTTAAACCATAAAGTTGATATAATTCTCTATGTTTATTATGAAGCAACAAGGAAAGAACATTTTTATTAATTCGCCAATTCTTGTTTTGACGAATAAATCGTTTGGCTAGATTTGAGTGGTTGTTTATAGTTTTAATGAATGATGAAACATTTTTTTCTACTTTTTCCACCAGGTCGTTATAATCATTTTTGTGTAATTCCGAATAATCAATACCAAAATATTCCAAAGGTTCCAACATTTTATCAATTGATACACCTTCATTTTTTTGCAAATGTTTATTTATAACGGTGCCTACATCAGGAATCATAGCATAAAGGAATTTATCATACGTTTTTTCCGTATTTCTATCCGAGTATTCTATTTTTTCATTAAATAAGTATTGCTTAAAATACTTATCATTTAATTGAATTTCACTATCTAAATCGTGTTTATCATTGTCATTAATATAATCTTCGTTGAAATTTTGCGTTTGCATAGCCATATTACCAAGTAGATTCCAATTACTATAGTTAGCCCTTTCATAATGAGCCTGTGACTTATGTAACATATTACTTATGCCATTTACATCATAAATTTTTCTTAATTTGGTAGGAACAGTTAAAAACCCCTTTATAAATATGGTTTCATTATTTCTTGTTTTTACCAATTTTCTTCGTTTAGTGTTCGGGTCCATTTCGGTCATCATACCACTGGTGATATATTTTTGAATATTGTATTCTTTTTTATGTAATTCTTCGTTATATATGGTTGTGGATATAGCAGCATTATCTTCAATGATACTACCGACCGAATTATTATTAACAATAGTTTCAATATTGTTATTTACTTCAACTTCATTTAATATATTTCTTTTATCTTCTGGATTTTCTATAGGATTCAAATAATCATGAATCTTGTTAATAAGATAATTGGTTTTATTTTCTTCGCTTGATACGTGATTATTGCGATAATCATCGAATAAATCAAATTCCAAGTCTGATACAATTATGTCTTCTGGTGCATCGTCATCAAAAACATCAATATTATATATTTTTTTAATATTGGATACGATTGGTATAATCCAATTTAATTGACTATCCATATCTTTTAATTTTTGTTTTAATGGCTTGTTATGTCTCCCGTTTACTTTGCTTTTAATTATATTGTTTTCAGAATTTTTAACAGAAAATTCATCCCGTAATTCAATATATCGTTTAATTTGTGTATTTATTTTTTCCATTACTTTTGGACTTTGTTTATCTGTTGGAATTGTTGACAGCAAGTCATTTAAAATATCACTTGTTTGTGCTTCAAGGTCATATCTTTTCTGTCCTTCTTTTACTTCATATTCTTCTTGTACTTCAATTGCACCAATATCATCACTAAATACATCGTCTCCCTCAATGATTAACTCTTTATTTTGTTTCATTACTTTTACAAAATCTTCATTGACCATTAATTTAAGGTCATCATCATCATAAATTTCCATATCATCTTCATCTATCAATTGACCCAATTGCTCTATATCATCAGTCGGTGTATCATCACCGTCGTCTTCTTTTCTTCCGCGTATGAGTACCGATTCATCTTCGGGTTCTTTTTCTACATCTGGCGGTATAAAATCCTTAATACTAACAATGGGTAAATTTTTAGGTATACCCTTGTATTCAAAATCAATATATAATACTCTACTATCACTATATGTGGTTATTTCAATCATGTCTTCTTCTAAATTTGTGATTTTACCATTGATAAAAAATGGAACTTGGCCGCCAAATTCTATGGAAATATTTTTTCCCACTACAAGGTCATTCTGCCTGGCGAATCCCTTTTCATCATTCTTTTTTAATATCTTAATATTCTCAATACTCTCATCCATTAATTCTTCATTTTCAATATTTAATATGTGCTCACTATAATCATCCTTGCTTATTATCGTCATTGTTTCTTCATCAAGATAATAAATAAAGAATATTTTGTTATGTAATGCGTCATTACCTGGTGAAATAATTTTAATAATATCTCCTAATTCCATTGTATTATTAGATGCCATTGTTTCTTATATTATTAACATATAATTTATATATTAATAATTAATTGAATTATATAAATTATTTAAAAGAATGAACATTATTAAAATAATGACCGATACAACCGAATTTCAAACACTTACATATACGTTTAATTTATCTGCTTATGCAGATATAGGAAAAGTAGTAACAGATGAAGAATATGCAAAATCAAAACATCTTATAGTTAAACATATAGGAAATAAATATTTGATCAAATACGATAAATCTAAAGTAACAATAGGTAACACAAGTACATTGGGTCTATTTCGTTCTATTATTACAGATGGTAAAAAAATTATTTCATTTGCACCGCCAAAGTCATATAATTCTAAAGATGAAGAGTGGATGCAAAATCCAAATAAATACATTGACGATGTAGGGTTTAAGTTATTTGTATTGGAACTCTATCATGAAGGGACAATGATCAATGTATTTTGGGATGAAGATATAGAAGATTGGAATATAGCCACACGAAGTAATATTGGTGGTCGTTGTAAATATTTTAAAGATTCTGAACACACATTTCGTTATCTTTATTTGGATGCAATAAATAAAATGGAAGAGTTTGATAATGATTATTCAGCATCATTTAACAAATTAGACAAGAAATTTAGTTATAGTTTTGTACTACAACATCCGAAGAATAGATTGGTAATTCCGTTTCAACAAGCTAAATTAATTTTAGTTGGCAAATATGAATCATTGGACAACTGGGAAGTAAAAGGTTATAAAGAAGTAAATAAACATAGTATGGTGACACAACAATATATTAAAGATCATTTTAATGAAGAAATCGTCCAAAACGGTATGGTAAATCAATACAAGTTGGTTGGATGGATGATTTACAATGGAGGTACAAGATTTAAAGTCAGGAATCCAACTTATGAGAAGGTGAGACAATTAAAAGGAAATAATCCTAAATTAGAATTCCAATTTCATGAATTAAGAAAAAATAATAAGATTATCGAATATTTATTCTATTTCCCTGAACATAAAGAAATATTTAATGGTTATTGGAACAAAGTGAAACAATTTACTGATTATTTATATCAAAATTATGTAAAATGTTATATTCAGCACCAAAAACCATTGAAAGAGTTTCCGTATCAATTTAGAGGACACATGTTTAACATTCATCAAACTTATTTAACTGATTTAAAACCAAATAAATTATATGTGAAATGGGGATTTGTAAAAAATTATATAAATGATTTACCTTCAGCCAGATTAATGTATTCTGTAAACTATGAAATGCGCAATGTTGAAAGAGATAGTGCAATTGAAAAAGACTTGGAAAAACAACCCAAACCCGAAGAAATTGATTTCAATACGGTATAATAACACATATATATTAATAGATAAATCTATATTAAATAAATAAAAATGATAATTTATAATTTTTATTTATCGTGATACATTTATTAGCAAGTTATATTAAACATCGATAATAATATCTTTCCTGATTGAATTATATATCTCAATACCAATATCACAACAATTATCAATAATATTATAAATTTTGGTTGTTTCAATTTCAGTTTCATCAAATGCTATGCGTATAACTGAATCGGGATCATGTGGGTGATTCTTTCTGAAACCACTGTATGAAATTTCACCACTTTGAAAGTAATTTTTAAACAAAACATATTCTATTATTTTACCAATCGTATAATCTTCATTTTTTAATGTAATATCAAATGAATTTGGTATAGTACTAATGCTTTTTTCAACCACCAACTCATTATCCATGATTTCTTTTTTAATCAATTTTAATTTCTCTACAATAATTTCACAAGCTTTTTTCACTATTATTTCATTTTTAAATACACCAACCGTTTTAATTTTCATATCAAAACTATCTTTAATGAATACTCTTTCACTATCATGATTCCTCCAGTTAAGTTTTTGACTTTCAATATCTTTGTCTTGTTCTCCTTCTCCTTGTTCTACATCATCAAACAAATCTTTCATCATTTCATCTTGTCTAACTAGGTCGGGTGTATACTGATATGTACATATTGAAACAACGTTGAATGCGCCAGACTCTTTAGCATTTCCATAAGTTAATTTAGCATGAACCGATATTTCTTCTGCTAGCAATTCACTTGATATTTTAGGACGCAACCGGGCAAATATAATATGATCGCCTGTAATTTTATTTGGTGGAAACATTACATCTCTAACTTCCTCCGTAACAAACTTATCCGTTGCTAAATCTTTTACTTTAAAATCTTTTGTAGTAACAAACATCATATCATTTGTGGTATTTTTTTTATCAACAACAATTTCTAAATTATTTATATCAAATTTATCATTTACAATATGAATTGGGATACATGACAAACGTTGTTTTAAAATTTCATTATTTAATTGACTAGTATTGATTTTAAAATCGGCTAAATTTTTTTCATATGGAAATGTACGAAAGACAACTGTAGGAACATCACTTAAAATTGTTCTTCTTAATCCATTTGCTATACTTACATTGGTATTTTTTAGGGTAAATAATAACATACCATCTTCATTTCTATAATTAGTAACTTCGGGAATATTTATTTTAGTAACAATTCTTTCTACTTCTTGTGGGGATTGACTATATTGATTACTCATTATATTTATACATAAACAATATTTAATATTTTTATTTCAATTAATATAAGTTAAATGAAATATAAAACTTGCTAATTGTAATATAATGAGCTACATTTTATACTATAGCAATTATTGCAAGCATTCGCAAAAAATTATAAAATCACTTTCGAAAAAAAAATTAGATGATAAAGTTCACTTTATTTCCATTGATAATCGCGAAGCTTTAGATAATAAAATATATATTATCTTGGAACAAGGTAAAAAATTATTGCTACCGCCGACAATTAAATCTGTACCAGCAATATATGATTTAAATAATCATACTACTGAGTTTGGTGCCAATATACTACGTATTATAAATTTATTAGACAAGCCAGTGTCACATCTTGAAGAACCAGACCCTTTTACGTTTATGAGTGGTGATATTATATCCGATACTTATTCTTTTCTTGATTTAAAAAGCGATGAAATGTTAGCCAAAGGTAATGGCGGTATAAAACAAATGCATAATTATGTCGGTATAGATTCAGTTATAAAAATTAATACACCAGATGAAGATTATATACCTGACAAGGTTGGTGGAAATGATTTGGAAAAATATCAAAGAGAGCGGTCACAAATGCTACATGAAATAGCAAAACAATAAGGGAGTAATAAACCCGGTCACCCAAATGCAAATCCACCAGGTCAATATGCAAATTATTAATATTATGCAATATATTTATGTATTTTAATATAAAGAAATAAGCAAATATATATTATCTATGAATAAACAACAAATAATGACAGCCTTCAATAATCATTTGATGGACTTTTGTCAAGAAGTAATTAAAATATTCCCTGAAAATTATAATCTTCAAACTGCATCTAAATTTTTAGAAAGCTTAAAGCGTTATAATCCAAGGAAAATTATTGAAATGTGGCATTTAAAAATTTATTCCAAATATAAAGAGCAAATGCAAAATAATGATTTTGCATTTTTTGAAGACAAAGATTATCGGAATGATTTTGATCCACAAAATTCAGTGACAAGTAAAATATTAAATGTAATTAATGAAATAAGAACTAGTGTTAAAAATAGTTCCGAAGAAAATAAAATGAATGCATTGAAATATGGGCAAAATTTAAATCGTTTATCCGAACTTTACTTTGGCGAAACAAGTTAAAAAGATAAATATAGTAATTGTAGTATTATGTCGTTATCACATTCAGAAATGTGTTGTATATGTTATGAAAATTTAAATGATATTAAAATGCAAAATGCAAAAAAGAAAGAACCAGCAAAAACAGTCCAAGCAAAAGCATGTCAAATGGAAATAGTGAAAAACCCGATATTTTGTAACCATTGTATAGAAGGAGTTGTTTGTTATAAGTGTTATGATAATTTAATAGAAAATGACCTTGACGAAAAATGCCCTATTTGTAAACGCACGGATTGGAATCCAATAATTATAGAAATGAATATTATTGAACAATATTTGTTTGAAAATGAGAAAGAAGAACTGAAATTCAAATGCAATTGTAGTTGTAATAATATATGTGATTGTATTTATTTATCTATATTAAATTTTTTAAAAGTTACAGCAATAATTATGATATATACATTAATATTTTTTATAATTGGATATATCGTTAGTTTATTCAATATTTTTGAGTATATCCCCAAGCACACCCTAATAGGATATATTGGAATCATGATATTAAGAGGGTTGATAATTGTATCAATTTTAGTATTATTTGGGATTTGTTGTTGTTGTTGCTCGGTCAATGGTAATATGTCAGAAGAAGGCTTGTCTGATAATCTAGCTGGTTTAGTATTATATTTGTTTATAAAAATCGCTCAGTTTTTTTATAGTTGATAATTATTGATATATTATAATAATTATCAAAAGTTTAATATAAACAATTAAAATTATAATCTTTATATGGAACCAACTGAAACATCTAGCCAGGACGAATTTATGAAGGTTATGACAGATTTTTATAAAGATATGTTAACTACATTTCCCGAGTGTAAAGAACACTGTACATTTGAATTGTTAAATGATTTAAATAATAAAAATTATAGTGAAGAGGTTGAAACACTTTACAATTATTGTTTAAAAATTTACCCTGAAATGTTTTTTGATATCTTATATCAAAATAATGACATTTTTGAAGACGCTAGTAAAAATACAATGTTTTTACCAGATATCGAATTTAAAGATTTGTGGCAAGAGGACATAAGTGATAAAACAAGGGAAATCATCTGGAAATATCTTCAAATGATTATTTTCATTGTTATTAATGATGTAAAAGATAAAAATAGTTTTGGAGATACGGCTAAATTGTTTGAAGCTATAAATGAAGACGAGTTTAAAACCAAAATTAATGATACTTTGAAAGAAATGGAAAATATTTTTAATTTAGATGGTTCACAAAATGATTTATCTGGAGCTAGTTTTAATTTTAATGATATTTCAAATATGAATTTTGACGATTTACCAGATGGAGACGATTTACACAAACATTTAAATAATTTAATGGGGGGGAAAATAGGCAATTTAGCACAAGAAATAGCAGACGAAACAGCTAAAGAAATGAACATTGATATAAATGATAGTAGTTCCATGTCTGATGTTTTCAATAAAATGTTTAAAAATCCAGGGAAGCTAATGGGAATGGTTAAAAATATTGGAGATAAAATTGATAAAAAACTTAAATCGGGTGAAATAGATGAAAAAGAATTAATGCAGGAAGCGTCTGAACTAATGACAAAAATGAAAAGTATGCCGGGAATGAAAAATATGGATATGAATAAAATATTTAGTCAATTTGGAATGTCCGGTATGCCTGGTATGCCGAAAAACGCAAAATTTAACATGGGTGCATTTCAAAACAAAATGGATTCTATGAGCAGAAAAGAACGCATGCGAAAAAAATTAGATAAAAGGAGGGAAGCCCTAATAGAAGCGCGTACTGGCAAAAAACCTGAAGATGAATCATTTAAAAAAACACCACGAGTCCGAAAAAATCAAGAATCAACCAATACACAACATTTACAAAAAATTGATGAAATAGTAAATGAAATTGAAAATTTTACTTCAAACACTGAAACAAATAAGAAAAAGAAGAAGAAGAAGAAAAAGAAGAAGAAAAAGAAAAAAACAGATAACACAGTTACGTCGGAGAATAATTAATGTTTAGTAAATATATATTATAATGCCGTACAAAACCATTAATGATAAATTTTGGTCCGACCATTTTGATATTCTATTTAAAGAACATCGTATCCTTGAAATACTTCCCATTGGAGATTTATCACTCGAACGCAAATTAAATGCAGCCACACGTTTATTAATTCTTTTAACTATTTTAGGATATTTTTTCACACACTCTAATAAATTATTAGTATCCACTGCTATTGTTTTAGTTGTAATGACCGTCTTATATAAAACATTTAAAATAAGAAAATTTAACTCGGTCCAACCATCAGAAGGATTCACAGGAAAAAATGAAATCAATTATAAAGCAGAAAAACACAATTACACGACTCCAACAAAAGAAAATCCGATGATGAATGTATTATTACCTGAAATAAATGAAAAACCAAATAGGTTGCCAGCAGCACCGGCATTTAATAAAGAAGTCAGAAAAGAGATTAATGAAGCTGCGAAAGATGAAAGATTGTTCGCTGATTTAGGCGATAATATTAGTTTTAATCGCTCAATGAGAAATTTCCATTCCATGCCAAATACCCAAATTCCAAATGACCGTGAAGGATTTAGACAATTTTGCTATGGTGATACAGGATATTGCAAAAACACATATAACACAAAATGTTCTATTTAATAATTATAAAAATAATATTATCTTCATAATTATTATATTAATGTCGTCTACACATAGTTTTAAATTTGATCATATGTCAAGACTTGGCGCTGATTTTGTAGCTGAAAATGAAGAAGATATGCAAAATAATCAATTCGGTAGCTACACAACTACTAACTTTTTTGCACACCAATGTGGTATGAAAAAACCTATTGATTTCGCCACTAGTCAACCAAATGTTTTTTACAAAGGTGGTGTTGGCAACTGTTGTGATGTCAACGGATGTAATGTTGATGTGGATAGTCAATTGAAAATAATGACCACCCAAACCAATCCAAAATGTCGCATCAGTTTACATCAAAGACAATTTAATTCTGTTCCTTATTTAGGAAAAGGAGAACACAAACCAGATGTCGAGTCAAAATTATTGTACTCTGGATATTCTATGGACAAAAAGAATGCCAAAATCCTAACTGAAAATTGTTTTAATTGTCAATACATGGAAATGGTACCTAGTTTAAAAAATAATGTTCAAAAAGCGGAAAATCTTATTGAAGAAAGTGCTGATAGCAATTGGATACGTGGAGGAACATCCACTCGTGAAATAAATCGTGACCGTGTATTTGCACAATAAATAAATTAATATAAATATGAAACCATATTAATATTAATATACGTAAAACATTTGAAAATAAAGTGATAAATTAATATAAATGTATGATATTTCTGTAAATGTAGCTTATAAAGATATTGAGGACGAAGATGAATCAGACAAACAATTTAGAAAATGTTTTTTAGATGTATTTGGTTTAAAAGAATTTGATGATGGTGTTGTGGTTGAAAGTTTAGATAGTGTTTATGATAATTTAATTAAATTTGAAAATATTAAACCAGTATTTTCTGAATTGCAAGAAAATTTGTCTAAACGAATGCCTTTGTTCAACGCCGAAGACAAAGATTTAATGTTATTTTTATTTTCATATGACACATTCCAAGATGCACATAAATTAATGCAAAATTTACATAAAAACAACCACAAATCTATTGATCAGGAATTTGTTGATAAGATTATTAATACCATCAAAAACTCAATGTAATTTATTAATTAAATAAACAGGGAATAATTTTATATCCTTAATACATATATGGCCTCCACAAGATTAAAAAATTTACCCGGTATGTACAAACAAGAAACCTCTATTAATAACAATCATATGCAATACAAAACAGCAAGACATCAAGCTATACCCGACGCAAGTCGCTTACCTACTTCTGGTATAAATGGTGGTGTCATGAAAGGTGGATACAATAATAATGTTTTATCCAATAATACAGCAGATGTTGAAAGTTCATTGTTTGGTATAGGTCTTAGCAATTTAGTGGAAAAGAAATCTTTCCAAAATCCTAACCAAAATACACTAGGAGAAATTAAATTTTTTGAAGACACTTATGTATCACTACCAGAACCACTACACATTGAAGGTAATCAACGTCCGGTTATTTTTAGAAGATAAATATATAACATACTATTATATATGTATTTAAAACAACAATATTTGGATTATGAATTTTATAAAAGCAATCGCTTATCTGATTTATATTTCAATAATGCTAAAGAATTAGACGATAACTTTGATAACGTAGAACAAACTTATGGAGACATTGCAATATTATATCACCAGGCTTTATTAATAAATAAAAATAACATTGATTCAAGTGACAGTTTAACTAAGATGATAGATGATGGTAAAATAACAGCCAAACAATCAACCGAACTTAGAAAAGTTGCATTTTCAAAATTAAAAACAAGAAACAATAAAATTGCTGATTTAAATATAGATGATTCAAATATCAATCTAGATCTCATTGATTTCACTCCTCCGATTTTTAAATTTGGTAAAGTAACTACAAATTTAAGAAATATTGTACAGGTAGAATTTAACGAAGCAATCAAAGAAAACAATAATATTTCACCAAATGATTTTCAAGTATTTATCAATAATAATTATGAACAAATATCGAACGTTTCTGTAGATTCAAGTGGTATATTATTACTACATTTATCAAGTGATGTGCGTCAAGGAAAAACACTATCGATACAATATGTCCGCGACATTATTAATACAGATAATAATGTAACTGATAGAAATAACAATACACTGGTTTCATTTGGTCCTGTGCAAATTGTTAATTTGGTTGATACTACCCCACCTTATTTTACAAATGGGGAAGTTAAAAATGAAACACCAGATACAATTGAATTATTTTTTACAGAATCTATGAATAACAATACTAATTTTGATGAAAATACATTTACAATAATAGTAGGTGGACAAGAAGTAGATATAAAAAATATTACCATCAATAATAATACCATTTTAATTACATTATTCAATAATATTATATCTACACAATCAATATTAATTAGCTATCAAAAAACAAACAATATCTTTGAAAATCTAACTGACCTAGTTGGAAATGAATTATTTAGTTTTACAAATCAAGAATTGGAAAATGAAGTAGTACCATTGTATAAGTCTGGTGTAGTGAATGATGATTTTCCTAATAAAATTTTTATTGATTTTGATGGCGCTATTTTAAGTACAACTCAATTTAATACGAATGATTTTTCTATCTCAGTTGAAGGAATAACCGTTGATATATCATCAATTGGTATAAACAATGAGAAAAACATAGAAATCACACTAAAAAATAATGTTGAAACCAATCAAACTGTTATTTTATCTTATACCAAGTCAAATATTTCATCCAATAATATAGTTGATGAAAATAACAACCCTGTTGATAGTTTTAATGATAAAATCATAGAAAATTTACTCGCTCCAATATTTGATAACGGATTTGTAACAAACGAAGTAAACAATATAATTACCATTAATTTCAATGCAAATATTAAAGATATATCGGAAGAACTTGATTTAACTACTGATTTCACATTATACATAAATAATCAAGAAAAATCAATAAAAGAAATATCAGTGCAAAATGGATATGTCATTATTACTACATATGAATATTTTTCTTCTATGCAGAGCATTGGCATAACATATTTAAAAAATAATAGCGCAACCGAAAAAAATTTAACCAACGACCAGAATATTGTTGTAAAATCATTTACAGCAAATATTGAAAATCAAGTAGCACCAGTATTAATAAAAAAAACAGTAGAAAATGATACCTCTAATAATATCACATTAGAATTCGATGTTGATGTTACATGTATAAATATTAAACCTGAAAACTTTCAAACAAATATAAACGGTTATAAATATACCAATTTTCCAATAATAGAATATAGCACAAATTCACAATCAACACTTAATATTATTGGTGCTCAAATAGTAAATGGCGACGTTGTATTGTCCTTTGACGGTACCGTAGCAGCAGGCGCAGAAGGTTATGTGCAATATATCGACCCGGGTGATAACAGTGCCCAAAAAATAACTGATTTATGTGGTAATCATGTAATAACAACCTCATTAATATATCCATCCTATCATCCAACAGAACCATATAATTGGATCACAAATAAGGTAGAACCACAATTAGTAGGTGCAGAAATAGTACAATATGTTGTAAATGAAAAAACTGGAGTAGAATATTATCAAGGCATAATACTTAAATTTAACCCACATAGCATAGACAACTTAAGTAATGCTGTATCTTATGAAATATTTGTAAACAATGCGAATACCAGTAGCAGCATAGACGATAATATATTTTTTGAAACAACCAACCAAAGATTTACCAATTCACCACAAAAAACCTTATTGATTATTATGTCAAACGAGAATACTATTAACGATACTTTATCATTAAAGTATTATTCAAACAATAATAACTATATAAACTACACTGATTATCAAAAATTTATTAATTATCGTAAATACAATATGAGTGAATACAATACAAACGTTGATAAATTAATTGTTACAGCAATTAATGATAGTATTCCTATTATTAACAAATTACCACCTTTATTTTCATCTGGTGAAGCAACCAATGCAGATTTCAAAAGAATCATATTAAAATTCAATGCAACACTCGCAAGTAAAACTATTTCACCAGGTAATTTTATTGTTAAAATCAATGATATCTCGCAAAATATTACAGAAGCTGGTGTTTTTGATAACAGTAATGCAATATATATAAAAGTACAAAATCAAATACCAGATGAAAGTACAATACAAGTCATTTATACTAGAGACGCAACAGATTCTTCCAATAATATTCAGGGTATATATCAAAATGACATAGCAGATTTCGATACTGAAACTAATATAATTAATACGATTGATTCCACACCACCAGAAATACTTTCACTTATCACAACAAGTCCAAATTCAATTTCAATGCAATTAAACGAACCACTTATAGAGAATAATATTAATGATGATATATTAAATATTCATATTGATGAAGTTCTTGCTGATATCAGCAGTGTGGTAATTGATGGTAGTAATATACAAATAGTTATTCATGAAAATATCACATCTATGCAAAACGTCAAGTTAACATATGACGCTACACAAAAAGACGGTCCTTACGTATCTGATATATTAGGCAATGTTTTACACTATCCCAATCCTATATCCATTACAAATACAATACCACCTGTATATACATCATCTACGACTATTTATAGTGGTAATTCAACTAATAATAAAATAATTGAGTTATCATTTGATGTTGATATTTCACAAAATACCGATACTGATTTATGTGGCAATGATTTTGACTTAACTATTGATGGTGTTTCACCTGGTATCAATAGTATCTCTATAGTAAATGGCAAGGTGCAAATAACCACAAGTGATAATATCGTATCTATGGAAGATATATCATTTAAATACATCCAATCAGGGATTTCAACGAGTCACATGAAAGATAACAATGGAAATAGTGTTATTAGTTTTACAGCTAGAAAAACAATACAAAATACAATACCACCATTTTTTGATCCTGTCTATCCACCCAGAATTACAAATGCAGAACCATTCAAAATTAGAATATCATTTAACGTCCCATTGACAAATAATACATATAATACCAACAATTTATTACCGAGTTCCTTTTCATTACAATTATATAATCAACCAACATTATCACCTACCATAAATAGCATTGATATTTCTAATGGAGATGTTATTCTTAATTATACAACCACTAATAATGGAAACCCAAAAATAAATGATCTGATCGTAGTCTCTTATACAAAACCCAGTAATTCATCAAATCAAATTAAAGATGATAATGGAAATAGTATTGAAAATTTTGGTAATCAAGGTCAGCCAATTTTAGTTGAAATAGAACCAGAATTACAAACATTATTAGTTGCAGATAACGAACCTAGTAAAATACAATTAGTATTTTCTCCAGCATTTACTAGTAATAATATTTCAGATCTATGTGGTAATGATTTCAATATTACAATAGATGATGTAACACCGGATATAAGTAACATACAATTAAGTAATGGTATTTTGATATTCGAATTAAAGCAACCGATAATATCAAACGAAGTAGTACAATTACAATATATTAAACCTGTAAACCAAATTAATCAATTTAGATTTAATAATATTAGGTTTAGTGAAATATTTTATTTTGAAAGTCATGAATCTGTTTTATCTGTATCTAATTTAGTCAAACCAACTTTCCAGTCTTCTATTGTAAGAAATGACTTTTTTAACAAAGAAAATGAAATATTTTTAACTTATAATGTTGATTTATCCAATAATGCTAATACATTAGACAAATATCAATTTGATATATATGATTCAAGTTATAATGACGTAAATGACTATTTTCAAATAGATGATATAGAAGTAATTAATAATCAAATAAAAATTGTTCTTAGCCGCGACATTAATAATAGACACTATATTAAAGAGGGTGCAACTATAGTGCTAAAATATCAACCAGATCCCAATCCAGATAATAGCAATAAAAATATTATTGATAAAAATGGAAATTCAGCAATAAGTTTAGATATTATAATCGATAATAGGATATTGACACGTCCTACTTTCTCTTCTGTATTAGCTACAAATGGATATGATTATACACGATTATCTGATAGATTGCCAGAAAATCTGATTACATTTACATTAAATACACCGAGAGACTTATCTAATAATGATATCTGTGGCAATTTAATAAATATTTTTAGAAGAATGGTAAAGAATGTAACAAATACTACTACGACTTTTGAAGATGAAACTGAAAAAGTATTACAAACAGTTAGTACTAATATAGTAAATAACGGTGAAACAGCTGATATAATATTAACACTAGATGCAAGCTTAAACTGGTATCAACATTTAAAGTACAATTATTTTAATGATTCAAATTTCACAAAAAATATTATAGACGTATCCAATATTATGGTAGAAAGTTTTGAAACGGGTGAATATGAAACAGATAATATAGTTATAAATATTCATCCGACAATAGGTGTATCTGGAGAATTTAATACTGAAGATAAGACATTTGTAGTTTCTTCCATCGATACAGAACAGAAGCGTATAGCATTTTATGATAAAAATGATCCAAATAGTACATTTAATCAAAGAATAGAATATTTTCAACAAACATATGAAAAAGAAGAATATGTTGATGGATTATCACGTAAGAAAAAATTCAAGATACATCCATATCCTATTGATATTAACACACCAGATTATAGCGGTGCATTCATTGAACCACACCAGAAAAATATAATTGTATTACAATTTCATGAAGAAATAGAGCCAAATGCGGACATTTCAAAAAATACATTTGTTATTGATATGTCAGGAAGAATAAATAATACAATAGATTTGGAACATAGACCTAACATCGATATTTCATCATTAACAATTGATAGTAGTGGTCAAATAATAATTGAGTTGATGGATGATGCAAGATATCTCGAACAGTTTTCTATTACATATACAAAAGCAAGTGCTGGTGATCCAAGTAATTTATATGATGCACAAGGCAATGAAGCTGAGAATTTTACGAATGAAATGGTTGATGTTAGCCGTTTACCGAATGACGACCCCGCCTGAATTTTATAGACATAGTTTGGGCAATGAGACATCATAATATAAAATAATGTATCTTATTAATATATGACGGAACAGAGGAAACAATATAGTGATTACACTTCATATTTAAAATTAAAAGAATCCAATAATTTATATAATTTAGCAATCCATATGATAGAAGAACAGTCAACAGATTACCCATCACTTGCACGTATTCTTCAAAAAGTAATTATTTTAAATAGTAAAAACGTAGATGCTGTCAAACGACTACAACAATTAGTTACAGATGGTCATATTGCTGATCACGAATGTAGTACTCATCGTAATGTTGCTATGCAAGAACTCCTACAATGTTATTCAGTGACAGATTTGAGAAAAAAATATTAATATACTTATATATTAATATGGCGAATACTAGATTTAATTATGACAAATGTAGAACAAATAAATTATTGCAAGAAGCAACTGGACCGGGTAGATATATGTTAAATACACCAGGACCAGCACATAGTTTAGTTGCAAACAATGACCCACATTATAGATTACAACGATGGGGTGGAAATTTAGGACATGTATTGAATGGCCATCCTATTGATATTGACAGTGATTTGATTGGACTAAACAAAAATTTAAGTAAATACAATGAAAAGAGGGTACCAAGTAAATCAAAAACTATCATAAATAGAAAACACGAATTCAAAACACAAAATATCACAGATCAATCACGGACTACCCACCCTGCTTGGATGTATTTAGATTTAGAACAAAATCATAAACAACCATTGTTCTTGGATCCCCAGGCAAATGTTGAAATGGGTTTTACCAATAATTTAAATACACGATTGTTAGAAAGGGACACACATAAACCAATCATACCAGAACACCCATATAAAAATTAATATATTTGTTTATAAAAATTATAAGAAAATATATTACTTATATATAATGGAAGTTGCTATTCCCGGTATTGCTTTAGGTATTATGTATATTTTATCAAATAAAGAAAAGGAACCTGAAAATTATGATGAGGGTAAAAACTATAGCGCTGTTGAAAATTATGAAAACTTAAATAGAAAAGAATTAGTACCATCACAGGAAAGAAATTATCCTGCTGACAACACTAATGTAAATCTTCAACGCAATGTTAGAAAATATCCGAGTGAAACATCTGTTACGGACGAATATTTTCAATCCAAAACATACAAAAATCAAGCAAATGACAAAAGTAAGCCTGAAAATAATGTTCATTTCCAATCATTAACAGGAAATACAATGACTCGCAGTGATATGAAGCACAATAATATGGTGCCTTTTTTTGGGTCCAAGGTTACACAGCGCACCACTGGTTACAATGGTAATGAAAGTGTTTTAGACACTTATTCTGGAAGTGCATCACAACACTATAAAAAAGAAGAACGTGCTCCTCTTTTTAAACCAGAAATAAATATGAATTGGCAACAAGGTATGCCAAACCAAAATGATTTTATTCAAGATAGAATGAAGATGAATATTACTGGTAAGCAAAATAACTCGAAGCCATTTGAATCGGTTCAAGTTGCACCTGGTATAAATCAGGGTTATGGTACGGAAGGTAGTGGTGGATTTAACTCTGCTTTAATGGAACGTGATACATATGCACCAAAGACAGTGGATGATTTGAGAACTAAGAACAATCCTAAACAGTCATATGAAGGTGTTGTTTTAGGTGGTAAGTCTGCCGTAGTCAATCGTGGTATTCATGGAAAGATCGAAAAAAATAGGCCAGATACATTTTTCATTAATGATTCGTCTAGGTGGTTTACTACAACTGGTGCTGAAAAGGCACCTACAGGACGAGCTGAACATATTATGCCAGAAGAAAATCGCGCCACTACATCACGTGAACATTATGGTTTGACTGGAGATTCTCAACAGGGTATTTATGCCAATCGTAATTATGAACCTTCGGCAAGAACAGCTACAAAAAATAAGATGATGGGTGCTCCTAATGTAAAAGCACAATGGACAGATGCAAAAGATGATTATGGTAAAAAGGGATATAAAATTGTAACTAATAATAGAACAGATGGTAAGCAAGTGGATTTATTTGGCCCTGTTGGTCGTGGTGCGATGGCTGTAGTAGCACCTATTTTAGATATGTTAAGACCATCTAGAAAAGAGAATATGATCGGTAATTTGAATCCGGTTGGTTATGTGAAGGGTCGTGGTGAAACATTTGTGAAAAACCCTCGTGATAAGGCAAAAACTACTATTAAAGAACAGACCGAGGACACGAAATATATGTTGATGGGTGGTTTAACTGGTACAGATGGATACACAGTTAATATGCATCAACCTATAGCTAACCAAAGAGATACGACAAATAAATGTTATATGCCGAATGCGTGTGCGGGAATTTCAAATGCGCGTATATATTCAACTGAATACAATGCACATTTAAATGAAAAGAAAGAAATAAATGCAAATTTCAATAGACCAAATGTTGGCAATATGCAATTGTTTAATGGAGATATTCATGTTCAGAACTTTAAAAATGAAGGAGTTAATCCTGGGTATATGTCAGTAAATATGCCAGGTAGTACTCCAAATAAAAACACGCACGGTTCTGTAAGTCATAAAAATGGTAGAGAGGTGGATATGAGTAGTGAAAGAAACCAAGGTGATATTTTGACGGCATTTAATAGCAATCCTTATACTAAGTCGCTATATAGCGTTGCATAAATAAATAAGTTATTTACAATAATTAGTAATTAAATAATTAATTATTGTAATTATTAATGTTGAATATACATGAAAAAATTAAAAATAAAATAGATTATTTTGTCGAAAAGAAACGTATACCTCATATTATTTTTCATGGTGAATTGGGCGTAGGAAAACGATATTTAATGAATTATTTGATACAAAATATTTATAAATCACCTGACGAAATCAAAGATTATGTAATGGATGAAAATTGCGCACATGGTAAAGGAATTAGTTTTATACGGGATGAATTAAAATTTTTTGCAAAAAAAAATATTAATAATAAAAATGGAAATCATTTTAAATCCATCATTTTATATAATGCTGAAAAACTTACCATCGATGCTCAATCAGCATTGAGAAGATGTATTGAATTGTTTAGTCATACAACTAGATTTTTTATTATCGTGGAAGATAAAAATGTTTTGTTAAAACCGATATTATCAAGATTTTGCATTATACATGTACCAAAACCAATAATTGATAATAAATGCCAAACCTTGTATGATTACCATAAGCTTAGCATTAATGAAAATGGTGCCTGGCTTAAAAAAAAATTAAATAACAACAAACATTTAAAAAATCTAACCGGACTTAAATTATTTACAGATACTTTATATAACAAAGGGTATTCTATTTTAGACATGATGCATCATATTGAAAAATCAAAAACAATTACATCCAAATACAAACATTTAGTTTATTTAAGTAAAATAAAAAATGAATTTAGAGATGAAAAAACTTTATTGTTTATAGCATTATATAATATTTATTTGCGTAAAGATGTATCTTTAGAAAATATCCTCAATATTTAAATGGATGATTTCAATATGAATGTAATGAGCGAAGCAAAAGGTGAATGGTCGGCGCGCCTGGTAAGCATATTAACTCCTTTGATAATGAGTGGCGTGCACTCTATATTTAAGGAAGCAATTACACTTTGTGAGGAAAATGATGAATACTCAAAATATTTAATGACATTTCAAAATTTCTTAGCCCGAATTCCAAAATGGAATAATACTATTATTCAAGAAGAAACTGACCGTATTATCAGCGATAGCCAATGTGGTTATTTAGAAGATATGTTAACTTGTGTTCATATAACAAAATTAAAAATACTTACAAGTATGCGAGTAAGTGATAATCAAAAAAAGATAGATATTGATATACCAAAATTATCAGAATTTGTTCATAGAGTTTATTGTAAATTTGCAAGGAAACTTTATAGTAATATCTATTTGTTTGAAAAAAATGTTCCACCACTGCAATATCAAAAGAATATGCGCGAATGTGAATTGTTAATAAGAGAAAGTATATTGGAAGTTGTACGTGATAATATGCCGGTGGAACAAATATTGAGAGCATACCTGGATAAAACGATTACCGAAGAAGTAGTTGAAGAAATAGTAGAGAAAACGACTGACGAAATCGAAGAAGAACAGGCTAAACGGGAAGCCGAAGAAAAAGAAGAAGAAAATAAAGTTGAAAACAGTGAACCTACTACGATTGTTGTTGAGAAACCAAAAGAAGCTAATAAAACAGAAGAAGAAAAAGCATCTCAAATTGAAGACGAAGAAGTTTTATCTGATTTAGACTTAGATGATGTAGTAAGTGAAAAAATGGATTATTCACCAGAAAGAGCACTATTAAAGTTCAATGATAATGATAGTGTTTTGGATATGGGAACGAATGAAGAAAAATTGGTTAATGCTCCAAAAACTCCCGAACGTTTAGACCAAATAGCGACAGAAAGAAATGAGCAACGTAAATTAGAAGAAGCTGAAGAAGATGATGAAGATGATGATTTTGAGAATGAGCGCCTGGTGATTAAAGATAATGAAACTATTAAACTTGAACCAGATGTTTTAGGAATAGAATCATTAAAACCAATAAATTCATCAGAACTTTTATTAGGGGAAGTTGAATTATTATAAGTTGCGGTAAATTAATCTCATTTTTTTTTATTTATATACTAAATGGAGCATTCTGTATTCTTAACTGCTTTATGTATATCAATTATTTATTTGATATTTAAATTGATAGAACAAAAAGTCATATTGAAGGAAGTACGCCCTTTTAAGATATTGGCCAGGGATACATTATTTACTTATATGAGTGTTGTTGCTGGTTTATTTTTATTACAACAATTTGCTGGTAAGCTAAGTGAAGATGGTCAACCAGTGGTTTATATTAATTCACCTAATTTTTAATTAAATATTAATAATAAAACTAATATTTAATTTATTAATCATATAATTTAGGCATTACATCGATATTTATTATTTTATGCTTCTTTTTAAGTTTTTTCCTTGATATTTTATATCGTTGGAATAGTGGATTTGAAAGTTGTTTATGCGGTTCTTTATTATTTACAGTTCTAGCAATCATTTTATACAATTTAAAATCGTTGTACCTTTCTTCACCATTTTTCTTGTAACCGATATTACGCCCCTTTGTATCCAAACACCAATCATTAATTAATTTTGATACGTCTTTATCTTCTTGTGTGAAGTCTTCATCATCACATTCTGATAATTCTTCGTCATCTATATCTATAACAAAAAAGTCATACAAGCATGTACCAAGTCTACACAAATCAAAACTTTTATTCGGTTTTAATTCTGGTTTGTTTTTATTAAAATAAGGACCAAAATTGTATTGACCTGCGGCATCTCCTTTATTTTTATAACTATCACTGCAAAATATGTGATTTTTATATTTATAAACGGACCTACCAAAATCTATTATTTTATAAATTTTACCATATGTTGGTACTTTGTAGTAAGTATTATTGTATTTATAGTAAATATACTGTTTGTCTGTTAATTTAAACATTATATTATTTGTATGCAAATCATTATGTGTAAAATCAAATACCTTTTGATAAGTAATTAGTGTCATTATTACTTGAAATAAACAAGATAATAATTCCTTATTTTCTAAGGGGTTCACACGTATAGATTTTTTATTAGGAAGATTAATAGTTAAAAAATCATCTTCGTCAATTTCAATTAACTTATCTAAGGTGCAATCTAATAATTCAAGTGCGATTAATTGTACAGGGAAATTATTTATTGTAGCTAATAATTCCGGTTCTGATAACAATGATTCTGTTTCACTTGTTTCATCTTCACTTTCTTCTTCGCCACTTTCTTCTTCGCCACTTTCATCTTCTCCACTAGCTTCTTCACTTTCTTCGGTATTGGATGTCCTCGATGAGCAACAACTGGTACTTGATTCGCTTTTTTTCTTTAATAATTTTTTATTTTCATATATAGCCTCATTATTTTCCAAATTTAACTTGCTTACATTATCAATCGTCAATTGTAAAGTTTCCTCATTTAATTCACCGTTATTTTCGACAAAAAGATTATCAAATAAATCTTCATTTAACTCTTCGCATAAATCCATAGTATTGATAAGGCTTTTTTTGATATCAATTTTCCTTTTATAATTTCTTGTATTGTTGTTAATCATACTAACAGATTTTATATCTTCAATTTTAAATAAAACATCATTATTTTTATAAAAAAATTCATTATCATTTAAATAATCTACATCATCATAAATATTGATTTGATAGTCTTTTTTATTTCCCAAAAAGGAACCATAAAAATCAATACCATGAATAAAACCATAATTATTTAATAATTGACTAGATAGATAGGAAAAAAAACTATCTATGTATGCAGAATTATTACAGTCATTTAGTTTTTCATATATTTTTTTATCGGTATTTAAATCATTTGTTTCATTATAAATCGGTAGTATATTAGTATTATTTGATAGATCATATTTTCCAGCCATATATTTGATTGGATCGATTAATGGTGAAAACTTAAAAAATGAAAATTTATCAGTTATATTACTTGAATTATCTATAAGATTACAACTATAAATGTTGGTGTTAAATTTTTCATTAATCATTTTTAAGTGGAATTTATTATTAAGATTAAAATTATTAAAATTATTTTTACTAAAAGTAAAAAATCTTTCATATAAAGGTATATAATTTTGAATATTATGAATTTCGGTTTTTTCACTTAATGTTTCTTTTAACTGTGAAGTATCGTTTTTTGTATAGTTTATACTAAACATTAACTAATTAATATACTAAAATAATTGCTTTTTAACTTAAAATATTTAGTAAAACATCATAATGATATGCGTATATAAATTTTTTTTTTAATATTTAATATATTATTATGAATCTTGAGTTAAAGAAATTCAACATGAAAAATATTTCTTTTGATCCTAACAAAAATGCTGGTCCGGTTATTGTATTAATTGGTCGTCGTGATACGGGTAAAAGTTTTTTAGTAAGAGACCTATTGTATTATCACCAGGACATTCCTATTGGTACAGTTATGTCGGGGACGGAAGCTGGAAATGGATTTTATTCTAGTATGGTACCCAAGTTATTTATTCATGATGAATATAATACAGCAATTATAGAGAATGTATTAAAGCGGCAAAAAATCGTATTAAATCAGATTAAAAAAGAAAAAAAAGCATATGGTCGTTCTGGTATAGATCCACGTACATTTGTTATATTGGATGATTGTTTATATGATAATACTTGGGCACGCGATAAATTGATGCGATTGTTATTTATGAACGGTCGTCATTGGAAAATAATGCTTATCATTACCATGCAATATCCATTAGGGGTTCCACCAAATTTAAGAACAAACATTGATTATACGTTTATTTTGAGGGAACCATATATTGCAAATAGAAAACGTATATATGAAAATTTTGCAGGAATGTTTCCTACATTTGAAAGTTTTTGCCAGGTGATGGACCAATGTACGGAAAATTATGAGTGCCTAGTGGTAAGTAATAACGCGAAATCAAATAAATTAACGGATCAAATTTTCTGGTATAAGGCTTCAGGACATGAAAATTTCAAGCTTGGTGCAAAAGAGTTTTGGGATATATCAAGGGAGATGGGTGATGGTGATGGGGATGAAGGAGATATGTTTGATCCCAATGCTCAAAAGAGGGGACCTAGAATTAATGTAAAGAAAAATAAATGGTAATTATATTACCCCTTTAAATTCACTATTTCTATCGTAAATATTTTTATATGATTTTTTCTTTACCAACCAACTATTACGCGATGGATGACATCTTTGCTTGTAAAAACGATTATTATCATTCATATAAATAAAGTCAATATCATTATTGTATTTATCATTTATACTATATCTTACATCTTCAACGCTTATTGTATATTTTTTTGATAGTATTGATGTTCGGTTTTCCATATGATATTATATTGGTGCTTTTTTTTAAGTAAAAGATATCATATACTATTTATTTTTTGAAAATTTCCTCCACCCATATTCTTAGATAGGACGTCTTTGTTTGCTTGAAAATAATTAATATTGCAACCATGATTTGAAAATAGGAAATGTTTACTGCAAAATACTTTACCGCATCTACAAGGTCGGTTAACTTCAAAAGTAAGTTTTTTTCTACATTCTGGGTGATTGCATCGAATTGTTTTACTTTTCTTTTTCTTTTTTTCCTTTTTTACTTTTTTCTCAACCTTGATTTCAGTTGCACTATTATCTTTAATTGTATTTTCTTTTATATCACTCATTTTTTAAATTACTTATTATATTGTAATAAATAATTTAATCAATTTATTTTGATTTTCGTTTTTGTTTTTGTTTTCTAGATACTTTCCGTTTTCGGCGTTTTTTACTACCTCTTGTTTTCTTCTTTTTAGATTTTTTCGCTTTTTTTATTTTTTTTGTTGAACGTCCGCGACCCTTAGGTTTCCCCTTTTTTTTTGCTTGAGCTTGAAGTATAAAATTATCTATTTGCTCTTTCATTAACGGGTTTAATTTTTTTCCCAAACCTTCTTCCTGTTCCCTATAAAAATCAATAAAATGACTTGGTATTCTTTCTAACAATAAATTATGACGTTTTAACTTTATATCATATAATCCATCTTTATGAACCTTTTTTACTTTACCAAACTCTACATTATGTGTAGTTTTTAATATTTCATTTTTTTCGTAAGTTGGTAACAGTTGTGCTTGTACTACTACATCACCTTTTTTTTTACCTATAACAATGCCTTTATCGGTTGTATGATATTCGACGGAATCAGAACGCGACTTACTCATAATATATATTAACTAAATATTTAATTCTTTTTCATTTTTTTTTTCATATCCGAAGTAATAATATTATCACCTTCGAACAATTCCTTGCGAATATCCGCAGATGAAACTTCTTCATTATCTCCTGTAAATGATTTCTCAATTGTATTACTTGTATTTGCTACACCAACCAATTCTCCTTCTTCTGTAATATTTTGTGTTAATTTGTTACCCGTTTCTTTTGCCAATTTGACATTTTCTTCAATTGCATTTTTCTTTGCTTCTTGAATACGTTTATCAAATTCTTGTTTTGCAAATGCTTCATTTTGATTCTTTTCATGCATCAATTGATTTAACTCCTCTTCTAAATATTCTACGCGACCCGTTTTATATGCTTCTGGTTCCCAAGGCATCCACATACCTACTGGACCGACATAAACATTGTGATTTGGGTCTACTTCACGTAACATTCTACATCTTAATTCAGCTTCTTCTTGTGTTGGGTATGAACCTCGTACCTTTAAACCCCTTGTATTTGTTTGAAAGTCATATGTGCTATTAAATTCATTTGTTAGTGATTCTTCTTTTGCATCTAAAAAGTTTTTCCATTCATCTTTTACAGTTTGTTTTCCAATTAAATTATCTTTTTCTGCTTCAACAAATTCTCTTAGGTCTGCATTCAATTTGTCGTGATTTAGATTGTATTTATAACTAATGAAATTTAAGAATTGATTGTATTTATCCATTGAGGTCTTAAAATCAAAATGTTTTAGGAATTGTTCAAATAGAAAATGTTGTTTTTGTTTTAAAATATTTTCAGGTGAAACAAAAGAAACACAAACAAATTTTTGACCGGAAATTGGTCTATCTTCATCAAGCAAATCAACATATTTTGGGTTTACTTGTCCATCTACTACTTTTTTTTGATATGTGCTCATTATAGTAATTTTAGCGTAACTATTTTTAAGTATAAATCTTCATTAAATATATTATTTTTTTCTGCATAATAATTATAATATGTTAGATAAATTGCGTGAAGTTATCGATCCTAATGAATTATTGAGACGTGTCATTAAATACCTAGTAGAAGGTTTGATGGTTGCCATCGCTGCATTTGCAATCCCTAAGAAATCGTTGAATTTAGAAGAAATTGCTTTGATTGCATTGACTGCTGCTGCAACCTTTAGTATTTTGGACACATATATCCCAAGTATGGCTGTAAGTGCCCGTTCCGGTGCTGGATTCGGTATTGGTGCAAACTTGGTAGGCTTCCCACGAATGGGTATGTAAATATATGTAAATAAATAATAAAATTATAAATATTATTTATTTATCGTGAACGTATTACAATTATATTACATTGTTGGTATAAATTCCCAATTTAACTCTTTGCATATTTTTTTCCATATTTCATCTTGTTCTATTTTTTTCCATGGGTCTTTTAGCATAGGAAAAAAGGGTAAAAATTGATGTTCTCCAAGTAATTCACATAATTTAAACAGAACGTAATAATAATTTAAAAAATTTACACGATTATCAGGACAATGTTTTGCATATGGTTTCTGTATTTCCATAAATAAATTACATAATGTATCTTCTAGTTCATGTGTCATAATGGGTGGTTTTATGCCCAATTTATCCTTTATAAATGGTATATGTTCATAATATTTATTATAACCCAACTTTTTTAAAATGTCTTTTGCCTTAGCATTTGTCATTTGCGACAATGTTATTCTTTCTTTTTTTATTTGATTTTTTATATTATCAAGCACTTCATCTGGTATTTGGGTTGTTTCTTTTGCTTGAAATTGAGCTAATATTTCTCTGAAATGATTAATCCTTTTATAAGCATAAAAACAAACTTCTTTAGGGGGTTCTTTATAAGATGGTTTTTCATTTTCAATCAGAGTAGAAAATTGTTTGGAACACTTTTTACAAATAACAACACCTTCGTGTTCAACTGATATTAATTCGCCAGAACAATACTTGCACATATCATAATTAATCATAAAATCATTCATATTAATTAATGATTCATCTACCTGCATAAGATATTGTTGGACATCGTTTAGATCATTTTTCTTTTTTACTACAGTATTTTTATTAAAAAATGAATGTAAGATTGTTTTTTTAGAAACTACACCTTCTGATACATTTTTTCTATTTTCAAAATAATTAAACACTTTTTTAGAATTATCTAATAAATATTCTTTTTTCTTTGTTTTAAGTTTTGTTATTTCTTTAGTAATAGTATCAATTTGATCTTGTATTTCTAGTCTTTTTTGAATTGATATATTATTTCCGAGTAATGCTTTTAGATCTTTTTTTTCTTGTTTAAGTTTGGGAATTAATACATTTTCATTTTTTTGAAATGATTTCATTATTTCAGCATGTTTTCCATCTAATGTTATATTATTACTTTTTTTAGTTAAAAATTTTTTATTTGCCTTTGGTTTGAACGCAGGCATATAAATGTATAAGTTGTTGTTTTTTTAATTATAAATACCATTAATTGTTTATACCATTTAAGTTATTATGTTAAAATAAATGTTTTAATTTGTATTGATATTACAATGGATGTTATTACTACAGAAAAATCTTTAAATGAGGATACAAAATTTATATTAAAAATGAATTTTATCGATAATGCTTTAGACGATGGTTGGGAAGTAAAAAAGAAAGAAGGTTTGTATATTTTTACGAAGAACCATGAAGGGAGAAAAGAGGTGTTTTCTGATGATTTCCTTACGCATTTTGTAAAGAAAAACTTTAAAATCCGTTCAGATAATCAATAATTTTTAATTAATTAATTTTAATTTAGGTTTAAATTAAAATTTTTTTTCTTTAGCAATATTATAACAATGGGAGGAGGACTAATGCAACTCGTAGCCTATGGCGCTCAAGATGTTTACCTAACCGGTAACCCACAAATCACCTTTTGGAAGGTGACCTACAGAAGACACACTAATTTCGCAATGGAATCTATTGAACAAACCTTTAACGGCCAAGCCGATTTCGGTCGCCGTGTGCAATGTACTGTATCCCGTAATGGTGATCTTGCATACCGCACCTACTTGCAAGTTACTTTGCCAGAAATTGGCCAAACCACTGCTGGCCGATATGCTCGCTGGTTGGACTGCCCCGGTGAACAAATGATCTCTATGGTTGAAGTAGAAATCGGAGGACAGCGCATCGATCGCCAATATGGTGACTGGATGCACATCTGGAATCAACTTACCCTTACCTCGGAACAAGAACGTGGTTACAACAAGATGATTGGTAACACCAGTCAGCTTACCTACACCACGGACCCAAGTTATGCTGCCGTTGCCAGTGCTTGCTCTAGCGACACTGTCCCAGCTGCAACTTGCGCTCCTCGCAAGGCTCTTCCTGAAACGACCTTGTACGTTCCTCTTCAATTCTGGTTCTGTCGCAACCCAGGATTGGCTCTTCCTTTGATCGCCCTTCAATACCACGAAGTTAAGATTAACTTGGAATTGCGTCCTTTGGATGAATGCTTGTGGGCTGTTTCTAGCAGTTTAGAATCGGGCGCCAAGGACACCTCTGCATACAACCACTCTTTGGTTGCTGCATCTCTATACGTTGACTACGTTTTCCTTGATACGGATGAACGCAGACGTATGGCACAAAACCCACACGAATATTTGATTGAACAACTTCAATTCACTGGTGATGAATCCATTGGTTCCTCTTCCAACAAAATTAAGTTGAACTTCAACCACCCTTGTAAGGAACTTGTTTTCGTATGCCAACCTGACGCCAATGTTGACTACTGTGCTTCTTTCGAACACAATAAAGCACTTCACGCTGCTATGGGTGCTCAGCCATTTAACTACACTGATGCTTTGGATGCTCTTCCAAATGCTCTTGCTGCATTCTCTGGCGCTGGCGCAAGGAAGGGAGATGGTGCTGTTATCAACACCGCCGGTGATGATACTGGTTTGTTCCAAGACCCTAATGCTGATGTTGTTAGCTCGATGGTTACCGAAACTGGTGACAAACGTGACTCCGGTGTCAGTGATGCAGGTGCATTCGTTCTTGCTGAAACCGCTTTGCACATGCACTGCTGGGGTGAAAATCCAGTTGTTACTGCTAAGTTGCAACTTAATGGCCAAGATCGATTCAGTGAACGTGAAGGTTCCTACTTCGATGTTGTTCAGCCATACCAACACCACACCCGTAACCCAGACTCTGGTATCAATGTTTACTCATTTGCTCTTCGCCCTGAAGAACACCAGCCATCTGGAACCTGTAACTTCAGTCGTATCGACAACGCAACTCTTCAACTAGTTTGCTCCACCAATGCTATTGGCGGTGATTCTGTTGCCAAGGTACGTGTTTATGCCACTAACTACAACGTTCTTCGTGTTATGAGTGGTATGGGTGGTCTTGCATACTCCAACTAAGTTTATTAGTTGATATCAATATCATTATACAAAAATAAATAACTATCATTGATTAAATTATAAAATATTAATTAAAACATTTTATAATTTTATTTATTCATAACCCTCACATAATACCTCAGGAATACACGTATCTATCTTTACTACACGACCCATTTTATATAAATATGTTCTTCCGTATTCTTGTTTGGTAAAATATGATAATAATACTTGAATTGGATCCATATGACTCACAATCAAAATAGATTTATCAGTATGTTTATATGTATTTTCCAAGTACCTAGCAAATAATTCGGTACGTTCTACTAAATTTTGCATAGGTTCAGGATGTCTAACCAACGAAGGATTCCACATTGATTGATAAGTTTTATCAAGATTAAATTGAGCCTTTAAATCGTCCGACAATACCAAATTCGGTTTTTTTTCAAACATTGGTTCATTAACAAACTCTGTTATCGCAAATTCACCTTTTATTTTTATATTACTTGCTTCACTATAAGGATTTACTGTTTGCAATACCCTAAGGAATGGTGATGCATATATTTCATCTATTGGCTCTTTCAATAATAATTCTTTCAAGCTTCCCAATGCCCTTTCTTTTCCAATATCAAACAATTCTGTTAAAAGCGTGCTATCCGCCAGGGGTCTAATTTCGTGTCTTAATAAATAAATCTTCATATGTATATTATATTATGAGACAATACTTTATATTGTTTTTTTTCTATTTCTCATAAACTAACAACACCTGGTGAACTTTTACAGTATAACCCAATCTTTTTGCTTGAGGTAACATAATTTTAATTTTACTCTGTTTCTTTACAGATAATACTACCTTATCAAAAGGTTTCATCCCACATTTATCCATAATTTTTTCAGTTTGATAAATAAAGTCATAATATTTGTGATTTTTCCGCCAATCACCAACCACTATACAATATTTTGCGCCTGTTTCTGCTTTTTCAGTGACTCTTCTCCATACCTTTTCATAATCTACCAAGAATGCATCCCATTTTTTTATTCTATCTAATCCTTTTTCATCTGCGTATTTCTCTAGATTCCAATAAGGTGGACATGTAAGTAATCCATTATGCATAGGTATTTCATCTATACGTGAATCACCTAGATTATTTACAACGTTGAAATTTTCTTTAGCATATGCAATTGCCTTTTCTGATATATCATAACCGAAATATAATTTCTCTGCATTTTGCACTGCTTGTGCTCTTTCTCCCCATCCGGCAAATGGGTCAAATACAAGAGTGGCGTCTCTTAAAAAGTATTTTACACACCATTCAGCGACATCTTTTGGAAACGGGCTGTATGAACTTCTAGATGATGTTTTGTTGTGATTTTGATTTTTCCGAATTGTAGATTTTCCACATTTTTCGACATCAAAAACAGAAACGGGTAGATATTTATAAGATATATCTGTTGCTTTTTCCAAGATTACATTATCATTTTCAACTGCTTTTTCGCTCATCCAATTAATAATATAAATAGAATACTTTTAAATTAAAATTTCACAATCTATATTATGATGTTCGGTTGGATATTTTTGATTTCCATTTTATCATTTATATTATTTTTCACATTTAGTGATATGAATATTACTACTTCCCCACACTATTTAAATAAATCGCGACCAGGCAGACCCTGGAAACGGTTGATTTTCAATAATTAACATACTATAAACATATTAAAATATAATGACTATATTATATATTATGAAATGTTTATGTGCTATGCCTAGATACAAAGACGATAAAATCAAAAAATTATCTGTAAAATGCGAAACATGTGTGAGTAAAATTTTGGGACCACCGGGGAATGTGGCAAAGATATTTAACGTACATATTTATTTTTGCAGTGATCAATGCTATAGTTCTTGGTTAAGAAAATCAAATAAATTAAATCTATTTAAATATCATTAATATAAGTTATGAATATTATTTAAAATCCATTTAAAAACCCAACATCATAATAATAAAATGAACATATCATATTTTTTGAGTTTCATTGCTTTATTTTTATTTATTTCACCAGGCAGTAGTTGTAAAAAAACACTGATTGCATGAAAACCTGTTATAAAACACAGTTTTGTATTCTGTAACGGATACAACTTTCATGGGGATAGTATTAGAATCTGAATTCGTCCATGATTGTGACATAATGTTTGTTTGTAAATAAAAAAAGCTATCTCCACTCTTCAATTTATTTTGTTTTTTATTTTTCAATTTTTTATTTTCTTATTTATTTTTCAATTTTTTATTTTCTTATTTATTTTTCAATTTTTTATTTTCTTATTTATTTTTCAATTTTTTATTTTCTTATTTATTTTTCAATTTTTATACTTACCTACATAAGCTTGCCGTAGTCGCAAAGCCTATCATAAAACTTTCTGTTCCTATCAAATTCTTCAGGATCCATTTTACTACTAAAATCAGGCGCCTTTCCCGTCCAAATCGCTTCAAACTCCTTAAAATATTCGTGTTTTGGGGCACATTCGTGGGCTGTTTGTACTGCTAGCCAGCTATAAAAGCCCCTATCACTTTCATCCCAATCCAGCTTTTTAAGGTCGCGCTTATAATACTTCTCAGGATTGGCTAGCTTGTCGGCCTCTATCTTAGCCTTACGCCCAGCTTGTTTAGCCTTACGCTCGGCTACCTTCTTAGCCTTATCTGCCTTTAATTGCTCCTTAGCTGCTTTCGCTTGCTCCTTTTTTAAGGCTTTTTCCTCTTTTGCTTGCTCCTTAACTGGCTTCGCTTGCTCCTTAACTGGCTTCGCTTGCTCCTTAACTGGCTTCGCCAACGCCTTCTTTGCAGCTCTATCTTCCCACTTTTTTAAGGAAATATACTGTTTCGCGCCCGCAGCGTGTCTTAAGGTATATGGCTTCCTTAATTTCCAATCTGCCCCAACGGCCTTCTCACTCATTATATACACATCACCATCATTTAGCGCGATCTGGATTGGCTTACCCACTGGCATACCATCCTTAAACCATTGCCATCGCATCGGATAGTTGCTACCCCCTATACTAAAGCATATTACAACTACCCGCTCTGTATCGCCGTGATAGCCTATACCGGTGTTTTTAAGGTCATAATAGCGGTTGCCTTCAACTACGTTGATTTCTACCTTTGTCTTACTATCAATCGCTATTATTCCCTCCGCAATTTGCTTTTTTAAGGCTTCCACGCCACTACGTAGTATACTTATCTTTTTAAGGTCGTAAATAGTACCCTTGCCTTCATATACTGCCGGCGCTTGCTCCCTATCATCGACAAAGCACAAATTCGTTCTTGCTCGCTTATTCATTCGCTTACCTCGCACCTTAACTTCTTGGCCGTCCACTATCTCCTTCCTATACTTATTCGGGTCCAAATACTCCGCATCCCATCTTTTCGCGGCCAATTCCTTATACACCTCCTGCGTCCAGCCCTGTGCACCGTGCCAGTTCGCCATATAATTCCTTAAAATTAAGACGCGCGCTTGGTCAGCATCATTCTCTAGTCCGTCAATATCATCGTTTAAACTTAATGCATTAAGGTCCAATACAGCCACGGGATTGACATCCTTAATCAAAGGACATAAACCCTTAAAATAAGGACCCAACCCTTCAATGTCGCTCGCTGTAAAGCCCTCGCCCTTAAACGGCATTCGTCCTATTATCTCCATACCCCTATTATTCTCGCCCCCAGGCGCCATAGTTAAGGACATTCGCTCGCGCTCCATTAACGCTGCTATTTCGCTGTTACTCATTGCATCGAATTTGGCTTTCGCTTCTGCATAACCCATATTAATGTCATATACTTTTGTTGTCATTTTTGTATTTGTTTCAGTAGTGTTTTGTATCGTTTTTTTACCTATCATTTTTTAGGCATACTTTACATACTTTACATGTAAATTAGTTCAATTAATTTGCTTTTTTGCCCCACATAAACACATTCTGACATTGACCTTTGGTCCTTGGAATAACCCCTCGTATGTAATGTTTCAACATTATATTTGACAACTCCATCGTATTCGCCTTATATTCACGCACCAATAATCCACTGCATTTTGATCCCTGATTTTCTATAACAGTACTAACACCATACATTACCTGTGGATTAGAGAAATGTTTCAAGGCTACTTTTACCCTCCCATACAATTCATGATTAAACTCCACGCAAATACTCTTCACCTTCTTACACATCTCATAATACTCATTCTTCACATCATCTACATACGTTATCTTAAAATAATCTCCCGATGTTTTTTGTAACTTCTTACTATCAAAATCATAAATTAATACATTCTTACCAGCTGATAAGTACACTTTATTTATAAATACACCGTTCATTACCAATCTACCTGGCGCTTCTCCCCCAGCAACATCGTAAAATTTCTTTATTATTTCTTTCTCATTACCCGATATTTTTCGAGTAGATACATTCATTAACATATCATCCCCCTGCAAAAAACGGTAATTTGCCACCTTGTTTGGTAACTCATATGTTGGACCAAAAATCGGTGTAATATGTGGATCGCCTGATGATGAACCACTATTTGTTGCGCCAACCAAATAAGAAAACATCGCATTAATATACCAATAATTCGGATTTACCAAATCTCTTACCATATAACTTTCAGGATAACTTTCCTTCGTCACCTCTTTCATCTTACCCGCATCATCTACATGATACATGGTTAACGTATCATGAGGATGATAGATTTTCAATGGTATATACTTGTGCTTTTTTTCAAATGAATCACTGTATATATCAAACTTATACCCATCTATCTTTATTATATCCGTCGCATTATTCAAATTTTTCAACGTTTCCACCACCTCGTCATCAAATCCCATACTATCCAAATCCTTTATATCCGTTAAACTTACCGAAATATAATCCAATTCCGGTGTTGTAATATCCTCCACAAATATATTAAATTTACTATCACCGGTTCGTGTCATCTCAGTTCTTGTTATATTATTGCATAACTCTTCTTGTCTTTTTCTTATGTTTGTATTTTTAACCAATGGTACACCGAATTGATTCTTATTCATGTTTTTAATTCCACCCATACTTATCAACCTCGTCATATCTTCTTTCGTCTTTTTTTCCAAAGCCCCATTATCCAACATCATCTCCATAAACGTCTTATCATCTACATTTTCTGCATCTTCACTATTTCTTAATGATTCCCCGTCTAATTTCGGTTTAAACGTCATTTTATTTTCATTATTAAATGCATCATCTACTAAATATTTGATTGCCACATTTTCGGCCTTTTCACAATATATTGTCTCTTCTGTAGAAAATATAACCGATGTTGAACCATATCTCTTTGCGATCAACTTTTGCTCAGCAACATTAAATTCTACTGAGTTTCCTTCAAATTCCATACGTATAGGTATATTTATCGTTTTATTTGTACTTATGTTAACAACAGAATATGATAGTTTTGATGACAACCCAAGACTTAATGACCTATTTTCCACTTTTACGTTTATTTTTGGCTTCACCTTAGCACCTTCTATTTCTATTGTCTTATGTACCATATTATAATTATCTGTTTGCCCAAAAACAACTGTTAATCTAGCCACACCTATCCCTGTTATTTCAATCGTATTAGTTTTTTTATTTAATGAGAATACTTTATTTGGATCACTACCATATGGTTTGTAATAATCTGGTTTAACACCACTATTCGTTTTTGCTATTAACTTTATAGTAGACCCATACATATATTTTCCATTATTAAAACAAGATATGATTTGATTGCTCATAATATATATATATATGATAATATATTTTTATAATTATTAAAACATATTATCCTTTAATTCTTAAAATATATCAAAAAATATATTTAATCTCTAAAATTCAATAAATCCCCCACGAAGTCTTAATACTAAATGTAAAGTTGCTTCTTTTTGAATATTATAATCTGATAATGTTCTCCCATCTTCCAATTGTTTACCAGCGAAAATTAAACGCTGTTGATCCGGAGGAATACCTTCTTTATCTTGAATTTTTTGCTTCACATTCTCTATCGTGTCACTTGGCTCTACGTCCAAAGTTATTGTTTTACCAGTCAATGTTTTTACAAATATTTGCATATAACAATTATTATTGATTCTTTTTATATTGTTTGTTAAATTATATTAAAAAAATAAATCTAAGTAGTACATTAGAAAATAATGTTTCACCTACCTAGATTTATCATAAAGAAAATATTCGAATTCGATCCTACTTTCAGACTTTGTTTCAACAAAGTAATCAAGGAATTGGAAGATTGTACTCCGTTTTTTAGAGTAGTAACACTTACAGACATTGAAGATGAACAATTATGGCAACTACGTCATCATCAACCTATCTATCGCTACAATTTAACTTTTACCGGTGCAAAGAATCTAGCAAATTACTGGAATTTTGAATATTTATCCGATCCTAGCAAGGGTAAATGGTTTATAAAATGGAGCAAAAATTATAAACCACCACCAGAATTTTATAAATACATAGAATCAGAATTAGATATAAACTTAAGAAAATTATTTCCAAGGATACTGTACAACATTAAAGCTAGTCGTTTCATAAATAAAAGAAAAATTAATTGATTTGAAAACTTATTATTTAAACATCGTTAATCAAAACAATCATGTTCCTACACGAAATATCACATATGGATATACCAAAAATAAAAGATTTAATGTATCAACACATTACATTTTCACGTTATTACGTCAACAAACTGCTTTATAAAGAACTGTTGCGCGATTTCACAAAACCACAATTGAAAACAATCATTTGCGATTTTGTTGATTCTCTTAAAAATAAAGAGTTCGGTAGCGAAAGAGCATTCCTAACATTCTATTATAAAGATCTTTGTTTTAAAACCGAATATCATCTAATACATCACCTAATTACATATCGCACCGCAAAACGACGAGTCGAAAAAATACTCAAAAAATATTCAAAAATTATGATTGAAAAAATATATGCACCTGGCGGAAATATATATAACAAACTACTGGATACAAATAAAAAACACTTTAAAGAAGGACACTATTCATAAACATCCCATCATAAATAAAAATTATAATTAATACTTTTTATTTATTAAGTCACTTCAATCATTAACCAAACAACCTATTCATATTTATTACCTCTGGTTTGTTATACGACTTTTCCAATAACCTATGAATTAAAGTATCACTACGCAATCTTATACTATAATCTTTCAATACATCTGAACGACCTACCCTTCCAAATGCCTGTATCATCTTTTCTTGTGTCATATTCTCCAAGTCTTTTGATATATAACCATGGCAAAACTGATAATTTGTACCATAAATATAATCAGTTGACGCCAATATTACATACAATTTTTGTGCCTCTGCCAAACCTTTCATTATTGCCAAATAATTCACATCCACATTCTCATCTTTAATAAACACTCCAATGCCCAACATCAATAATATCTTATACTCATCCTCCACCTTTAATCCCATTATATCTGTTACTGTTTGCTCATCTATATCACACGTAAATGCACGAGCATACACCTTATCATGATATTTTCTCAAATGCGACTTGCGATTTGGAATATATTCTTCATCTAATTCAATTTTGGTCAGCTGTCTTCTCAACTCTTCTTTGCGTTTTTGATATTTCTCCACATGTTTATACTCATCACTATTTATATTTGTATGATTTTTATCTAACGCTTTATCACCTTTTGACGCCTCTAACTTACAAGTCCTCTCATATTCATCTTTCTCTATTTTATCCAACTCATCATATACCTCATTGTTTTTCTCTATCTTTTTCTTTAAAACCTCATATTCTACTTCTGGAATACCACAAACTCGTAAATAAATCTTCATTATCTTCTCCACGTTATTCGTTAAATAAATCGTCGGTCCATCTGTTAACGTATACGCATCACTCGTCGTAATCTTAATTGTACTATTATACAACGGTTCTTTTTTTTCAGCGAAATACAAATACAGATCAGCATAATGGTCTTTCACAGCCTTCAACAATTTCAAATAATACAATTTTAAACCCATCACAGTCATTTCGCTTATATTTTCAAAATATGTGTCGAATTTATATCTATCTCTCAAATATGACCGTTTATTCACATAAAGTATAAATGTCACTATACTGTTCACATCAAAATGCCTAAGAATCGTTTTGTTTTCATTCACATAATCTAAACATTTTTTCAACTCTTTATATGTTGGATATACCAAATGAGGCAACACTACATTGTTATCTTTATCCAATAATGGTATAGTCTTCTTACAGTCATAACTATTAATATCATACACTCGTACTCCTTTGAATTTTGCCATATGACCCATTATACAAGATGATATTTCGCTTTTTGTTGGCATTGTAGCAGATGATAACACTACATTTGGTATCTTATTTTTCTTCCAATTGTCTTTTAATATTGAATGAAATTCATGATCTTCATAGTCCAATGTAATCGTCGGTTCATCCCAAAACCATATCAAATCCTCTGGCTTATTAAAAGCCATCATATAATTCATAGCTGGTAAATACGACTGTATATCACTTATAATTATATCTACCTTATCCCCAACACTATTATCAACCCGAAATATATGACCCGTTCTACGATTCTTTACAAATTCCTTAGCAGCAAAATAGTGTAATCTAATATCACCCGGGTCTTTACAACCAAATGCAATGCCTATTGGGATTTCTAGTGATATACAAGCCTTTGCCAATTGTAAGCCAATATGTTTTGCTGCACATACGAAAATGATCCTATGTTTCTTAAGTAAACCTACCGGAGTCATTGTTTTTCCTGTACCTGTCGGTGCCTTATACAATACCAAACTAGATCCAGGAGCATTAATTGCGCTGAATATCTCTTTTTGATGATCATAAAGCTTAATATCCGCATATTTGTATAATAATTCATTCCGCTCAATTATATCGTGAGATTTTTTTATGAATTTTTCTCTACGAATATCGCTTTTTGTTTTCTCAAGCACCAGGTTACAAAATTTAATCACATTCGTATTCAATAAATATATATTATGAGTTAACAATTGTGTAAGCGTGTAATAATTAAAATGCAGTTCCTTATCCTTCAAAATTTTCTTTGCTATATCCAATAAGATAAATTCAAATATATTTTCCTTGTTATCACTCAATTTCATCTCCGCATTTTCCATGCGAATCTTATCACTGGTTTTTATCTTCTTCAACTTCCTAGGCTTTTCATAATTAAAATTTACCATGTACTTTTTACACATTTTTTCAATTATCTTTTTGAAATACTTATCAAATTGATAGTCAAAATAATACTCGACATTATCACTTATCTTCATAAATGATAATAAACTTATAGTATAATTATCATTGTAGTCAATATTATCAATGCCGCCTTGTATTAACTTTAGAATACGTTTTTCTTTATTAGATACTGGAATCTCTAAGATTTCCCATTCACGTTTAGTAAGTTTTGTTTGATGTAAGTCCATTTTGTTGTTATATTATTAATGTAAATCAGTATTTATATCTATTCAATTAATTTAATTGAATTTAAAATATTTAAAAAATATACAATATATTATAAAATGGCATATATATTTTCTATTGAAGGCAATATCGCAGCGGGAAAAACAACCCTACTTAAAAATTTAAAAGAAACCTCAAATTTAAAAGGATACCCTATCCTATTTATTGAAGAACCGGTTGAAGTATGGGAAACAATACAAGATAATAAAGGAAAAAATATTTTACAGCATTTCTATGATGATAATGTTAAGTATGCTTTTCCTTTCCAAATGATGGCTTACATTTCAAAAATACAATTATTAGTTAAGACTATCAAAGATAATCCAAAATCCATTATCATTCTTGATCGCTCCATATTCACCGATAAAAATATATTTGTAGAAATGTTACACGATTCTGGAAAATTAAACGATATTGAATATAATATTTATTTAAAGTGGTTTGATGCATACAAAGAAGGTGTTAAGCTTGATGGTATAATATACTTAAAAGCTGATATAGAATATAGCTTGCAACGTATTGTTACTAGAGGACGTCCAGGTGAAAAAAACATACCAAAAGAATATTTACAATCGTGTTATAATTATCATGAAAAATGGTTAAATAACTTGGACGAACAGGAAAATATATTATTATTAAATGGGAATCGCGATTTAAACGACGATTATGAAAACCATATTCTAGCTGTTCACGCCTTTATGTTAAATTTCATCGATGTTGATGATAAACATCAAACCAATGAAATGATGAAAATTATTATGGATCATCCATTTATGTAATATGTAATATGTAATACTATAAATACAATATCAATCTATATTAGTTAACAAAAGCTTATTTAATTCACTACACCCCTTATATCTTAATATATCCATCTCTTTAACCGTTGTAGGAAATGCATCGTCTTCGTCACCATATACATCTTGCAATAGTAACCATTCAAATATTCCACCAGGATAAATAAAAACATTGTGAAAACCCAATTCCATTAACTGAACATATTTTTTTCTAACACTATCATCACACGCATTTCTACCATATATTATTATGTATATCTGCTTATTATTTAAATGCTGATTAATGATAGACACTTCATCGTGACACGAAACTGTATTTTTAATTAAACAATTTTGTTCGTTTGAATTCAATGTATTTATTAGTAAATATTTATTTTTATTTTTTATTACATATTGAACATCTTCAAAATTTACTTTTTTAACTGATTGTGTATTTCCCATATTAATCTAATATTTATTAAATATTTAATTAATATAATTTTAACTATTTATCTACCCAATATACTTTAATATATCCAAAATATTTTGGAAACCACTGGTTAAATTTCTTATTTTTATCCTCATCTTCATATCTCGATATATCTATTTTTTCCCCATCACCATCATTAAAGATACCGAATAATGTTTTTCTTGTAAATATATCGCCGTTTAGTGTAAAATCATTGCTATTAACTAACATTTCTTTAAATCTTTTTTTTGTCCAATGAGTACTAATTACATGAAAAAAATCCCAATGTGGAAAATTTGGATTTTCATATACATCTTTATATATAATATATGAATCTGTATTATAATCTATTTCGGCATAATAATCTAATCCCATAATACTACTTAATTTCGAATCTTTTGGAAATGTTACATATGGTCTTCCACTAGCAAAATAACTATCATATCTTCCCGTATCATCATTTTTTAATGATAAAACCATATTTTTAAAATCATCCCAACAAGGTTTATAGTTATCACTTAAATCTGAATGGTCTTTCATATTAGAAACAAAACTTTCTCTTCCACACATAACTACTCCTTGTTTATACTTTGAATAATTTTCAAATTTTAACTTTTCATTCATTTTAATATTAGCATTGTATTTTTTAAGCTCGTCTTCAACTCTTCCTCTACTTTGTTTTTTCCAATTATCCATTCCCCAAAAATTTTTGTCAATATATGCCGTATTTGAGTCTTTTTTTTGATCCCGTCCCGTCATTTTATAATTCTTATTTAAAAATTGATACACGTAACCTTCTGGTTTATAACAATCTTCTTTTTTTGCAATTCGTTTCATACAATCTAATGACGTTGGATCATCATTGTATATATCAGCACAAGGATTAAAACTATTATCTATATTTTCACTTCCTATACCAGCTTTTCCATATCCTCCAAATATACCATATTGCAAATTATTTTGACTGCTATCAAGTATACCATCACTTACCGTAAAAATATTTTTGAAGAAGTTAAATACCTTTTCTTGGAATGAAAACGATGACGACCCTTCTTTTCGTTGCATCTTTCTTACTTGTTCTATATTATTTATACTTCTACCTTGTATGCCTGGCAAATTATTATTACAAATGTCTGTAACATGATTTAAATTATTGAAAATCTTTACATAATTGTCTGTTCTTTTACGTTTTTGCTGTGAATTATTCCACAAGTCTTCGATACATCTTTCACCCATTGGTTTCTTATTCAATTTGTCCATTAAACACGGATTTTGTTCTGCAAAACTTTGACATCCGTCTACTGTTAAATCTTGTATTTCATCTTTAACGTAAATTCCCTTTTTCGTATTTAAATAATTACAAGTATTACCAAATGTTCTTCCTGGATAACTTGATACTTTATATTTTATTTCTCCTTCATTTGTGGGATATAATTTACCATCACCGGGACACCATCCACATTTAGCTTTTACCTTATCAGAATGACTTACATGAAAACACATTTGTGTTGCATCATTACATAGTTTCTGCTCTTTTTGACGGTTGCAATGATGATTTTTACTCACATCTGTATGTTCTCTTCCTATCCAATCACCGGGCGCACAAGGTATATAATCCTTTTTACCAGCATAATCAAAATGTATGTTACCGCTACCATCTTCATAATAAAATTTCCCATCACTATTGCAAAAACCACAATTGGTCATACCCGATGATGGACAAGTATCACCATTCAATGCTTTGCATTTCTCTATTTCTACCTTAAATTTTTCAGTATATTCATTATATGTTGGCTTACTATATTTTTTTTCTTCAACAGTATAGTTATTATTTTTATTTACTACGTTAACAAACCCTGTAACATCTTCTAATCCATCTAAAACAGGATTTAAATTATTATCATAATACTTATTTGACTGTACTAAATATTTATTATGTTCCTCATCATAACTAAATCCTTCTATGGTCTTTATTTTCTTTAATGTGTTTTGATAATATATATAAAATATGACTACAATTATTAAAAATGACAAAATAATTAATAACATTTACTAATAATATATGTTATTATTTTATTTATGAATCTTCACAGTACTTATTTATATCAGTCTCTTCTGGAAATTTAACTTCATAACCCTTCACAGTAAAATTGGTAAATCCCCCATACTTAACATATGCTCCATATGGTGCTGATTCACTAGTACTACATTTTTCGGTGGCGCCTCCCCAAAAACGACACCACCAATCACAATCAACTTTTGAACATTTTTTTACCCTTTTTCCTGGACCATTTCCAAGATGTCTTACCTTTATTTGAATATGAGTTACATAATTATTACTATTTTTTACATCATCATCTGTTGTATTCTTTTTAACGTTTGAAAATGAATATCGTTCACCATTTTTATTTAAGGTTATACTAGTTAAATAATTGCTTTTTTTTGTTTTGTCATTTACTCCATAAAAATCAATATAATTTGCATTACCCCAATCTTGACGTGTTGCTTGAAATAATCCTAAACTTAAATTTGTAATTACATAGGTGCCTTTCAAATCAATCTCATGAATTTGTGTGTGCCAATCTGTATGTCCTTTTGGACCCTGAAATAATTTCCAACCCAAAAATGTATCTTTATTATTATTCAATATTGTTTTTAACTCATATAGTATTGTGTCCTTTTTTTCAATTACATTACAATCTGGTTGCTTTGTATTTAATGGTGGAATTCTATATTCTTTTTTATTTACACAATAAAAATCAGAACCGCGTTTTATCATATATCTTTTGCAACCACCGTCTTTTTTATCACTACGAATATCTTTTTTTGCAGCCAATTGTCTTTGATTGCAACCATCATTACAAGCACTAGCATTATCCGCTATAGTTTGAAAACTTTCTGTATATTTTTCTGTATATTTTTCTTCAAATTCGACGCCAGAAGTTATACAAGGCGATAATAATGTAAGTTCCCCCGTTGGTACTTTACTAGGCAAATCAAAATATTCATTATTAAAGAAGTTGCAATTACCAAAAATATCATGTTGTACCTGAGCACTAAGAAAATCTTTTCTATCATATCTTTTTTTACTAGAATCAGTTGATATAATATGTGTCCATATTACTGGAACGCCCCCACTATCATTACCGCAAACAATACCATAAAATTCATAACGTTCGCCGTATTTAATCGCTGGATCTATGTAATTTTTTCTAGCTATAACTGGTTTATGATATTTTACTTTACATCCATTTTGATATTTTAATGGTGTATGGTTTTCTTCATCCCCTTTACAAAAATAATTTGCATTCTTCCATTTATTATAATCCATTATTTCATCTGTTTTTGATGCTAAGTTTTCTTGTTCACTAACATACTTTTCCCATAATGTTTTATTTGAAAAATCATACCATTGCTTTGCTATTTTTGGATTTTTATAATATTTACTTTTAAGTCCGCCGTTACATTTCTTCTTCATTATTTCTTTCGCACAATCTTCATTAAATTTAAAATCACAATAATTTGCACTTCCACCATGAATTAATTTATAGTTTCTTGATAAATCATGTGTAAGTACTTTTCCAGTCAAATCACCCATTACACTATTGTAAATGTCTATTAATTTATCCTTCAAACTAAATTCAGTTTTATAATTTGGATCGGCACCGCTATTATCAAAAGTATAATTATTATATTCTAGTCCTTTATCTTTTATAAATGGAAGCCAATTGTGACTATTATCCTTTGTTACCCAATTCTTTTTATTTTTACTTATATCATATATCAATTGATTATAACATTCTGGACTATGTGGTCCGCGTCTATTTTCTTTTTTATAACAATTATCATTTCCTCCTACTGGACATTCACCAGGATTAGTGATTAAATTTCCAAAAATACCAGAACCGCTACTATCAGTTAACAATGGAAAAGGATATTTTGCTTCGCCATTAGCAATAGGAATTACTTTACCAGTGCCCTTATTGTAACCACAATTTGCTTTATCTGAAATACTAGTACAAATATAACTAGAACAATCTCTAATGTCAGTATACATTTGACAATCATTTGCATTAATCGAATATAACGAGTCCGATAGACATACAGCAGCAGCTGGTTCGTTCTTATTTTCATTGATAAAATAATGGAATGTACCCTTGCCACCTGGCCCAATACATTTTCCACATCCTCCAATGTCACTATATTTTTGATTCATTGCAGTTAATTCAGAACAACTACTAACTGCATTACATTCTAGTTTTAAACTATCTAACCTTTTTGTTATTTTACCATTTTTATTTTTTAATTCTAACATACGCGTCCTTTTTTCACTAACGGTCATGGGTTCTTTCTTTTTACTATTCAAATAATAAAAAATACATATGGTTAAAATTATTAATAAAGAAATAAATAAAATATATAGATTCATATATATTTTATATATAAAATATTTACTTGAAATCAACAGTAATCTGTATTTTTTCTTTTTTTATACTTCTAGATGCGGATATAGACAATTCTTCTCTTCTCTTTCTAGTACCGTTAGTTTTCTTACCTTTTTTATGTTTTACAGTGCTATTTCTATTCTCCATATCTTTTTGTATTTGCTTAAAGTTATCTTGAACATAACTCAAAATATCATTTTCCAATATCCACTTAAAAAAGTTTAATTGACCAATTGTAGTTTGAATATAATTGTCTTCTTTGTAAGGTATATTAATTCTATCCCATCTACAAAAAGGATCAAACCGTTTCTTAGAATAAGCTTTTAATTTCAATTTATAATCATTATACACCTTAAAACGTTTGGTAACACCCCGTTTATTTTGTATTTGTAATATAGTAAATTGCTTTTTTGCATAATTAGTTGCAAACCAATCAATCAATCGCAATGATATTTGTGATTCACCATTGATAATGGGAAGTATTTTCTCTAAATTATTATCCTCATTATAAAAATTTAATAGTTTATTTAATAATATGGTATTTTGTGTTGAATATTCCATCTTATAGTATTTAAAATTACAGTTTGTTTATATTAAAATTTTCTTAATTGCTTTTTATCAACCGCATTTGTTTTGAGAATTTAAATTTTTCACTATCTTGTCGTCTTTTTTTTAAATTACATTCCATACAAGAAATTACTATATTGCCCAGGTTATGTCCTATATGATTTTCAACTCTATCCACAGTCCATTGTTTATTATCCCGTTTATCTGTATACAAAACTTTCATGTTATCTTTACAATAGTAACATTTCATCTTACATACAATCATTTGTTCCAGAACATAATCATATGTTATAAATTTTTCCTTGTCTAGCCTGGCCTTTTTAATATCTTGACTCTTATAACTCCGAATTTTTTTGTTAATTTCCGATTTTACAATTGAACTCCCTGAAAAATCTATATCCATGAAAAGTTTGTTGACCAAATCAAAATTTTTCTTTATATTCGCCAGGTCATTGTTTGAAATATCACTAGTATGTTTTTCAAGTATTTTGCGTTTTTCGTTCTTTTTTCCCTGTATAATTATTTTTTTCATTTAATAATATATTATTATATTCAAAATTATATATATCTACTCATTTCTTTAAATATATATTAAAAATAATATAAACTTAATATTATATTATAGTATATATGAGTAATAAGGACGGCGAATGCATGGAACTAAAAAATATCAAATACAAAACAATGTTACAGCACAATAAAACAATTCAGTCCAATCTACAATCATCCGGCAATATTTCACAATTCTTAGAAAAAGAAAAAAAAATTAATAGCAAAAAGCCGTGGACTAGACTACAGAAATCAGTAAAATTAGACAAACTTCAAATATTTGCAAACGATTATTCTAAACAAAAAGAATTAACCAAATCTCAAAGTAAATTACTGATTGATTTTTTAATATCATCTTTAGAAAAAAAGAAATTACAAAGAACGAAAGATATTGTTTATGATAGTAAAACAGGAAAAATAAAAAGCATACCCGGATTATCGGTAAATAAAACCAGTAACAAATTTACATTAAAAAGAGTCGATAAAAAAAAAGAAACGTTAAAAAATAGTCTAGCTCCTATTAGAAAAAAGAAGAAAAAACCCCAAACATCAAAAAATACAAAAAACCCCCAAAAATTAAAAAAAAATAAAGGTAAATTAATTGAAAATATATAAATATCTTTTTATATTAGTACTTATGTATTATTTTGACGAGCTTCCTATTTTGGACGATGTTGGTGATGTAATTGTAGCAGAAGCAAACATTAACGGATTCAAAAATGACTCTGATAGTGAAGAATTTTATTTATCAGAAAAAGACAAAGAAGACCTATTGGAAACAATATATGACATCACACAGGATTATATAGATAATAACGTATTATCTATGAAAAATTATGATTTCGATACTGAATTAAATAATTACGTAACCGATGTAATAAACATGACTTACATTCCCATATCAGATATTTTATTAAATATAAATATTGATAATATTATTTCAGAAGGTATCGATATTTATTTTAAAATAAATAATAATCCACGACAATATAAAACAACCTTTATTGGTAAAAAATACAATAAACAAAATACAAAAAATCATCTTAACAAATTACTTAATATTAATCAACCTGAACAAAAAACAGATGCCTGGTACAAATTCAGACACAATCGTTTTACTGCCAGCAATGCTTGGAAAGTATTAGACACCGATTCTAATGTAAATCAAATTATATTTGAAAAATGTGCACCATTGAAAATATTCGGCAGTGGTGGTAGTAATACAGCATTTCATCATGGTCATAAATATGAACCTCTCTCCACATTATGGTATGAACAAAAATACAATACGAAAATAGAAGAAGTTGGTTGTATTGCACATCAAGAACATAGTTTCATTGGTGCCTCACCAGACGGTATTAATGTTGATTACGATAACGATCGTTATGGTAGACTATTAGAAATCAAAAATCCCGTTAGTAGGAAATTATCCGGTATACCCAAAAAAGAATATTGGGTACAAATGCAACTTCAAATGGAAGTATGGGGAATCAATCATGTTGATTTTCTTGAAACTGTATTTAAAGAATATGAAAATAAAAAAGAAGCAGATGAAGATGGTACATTTAATGAAACAAAAGACGGAAAATTAAAAGGTGTAATGATGCAATTTGAAAATTTCATATACGAATATTGCCCATTTAATTATGATGAAAATGAATTTGATGAATGGTCAGAAAATAAAATCGACGAGTACGAAAAGAAATCTATCAGTTGGATGAAAAATATTTATTGGAAATTAGATGATGTATCTTGTATTCTAGTAACGCGAAATAAAAAATGGTTTCAAGCTGCACTCCCATATTTTAGATCCACTTGGGAAATAATTGAAAAAGAACGAATAACTGGATACGATCATAGAAAACCAAAAAGACGTAATACAAAGCCAAAACCAAAAAATATTCCTGTTTATACACCAGAAATATTTATTGAAGATAAGCCTGATACACAGGATGAAAATGAGAAACAAAATAAAAAACAAAATAAAAAACAGAATTCATGTATATTTAAAATTGATACCGAAGTACTTAACTGACACAATGCATATTTACTCGTTGGCAAATGTTCACGGGATATTTAAATTTTTTTTCAGGACGTGTTGTCTTTACCATATAATCACTATACATGCTTTTACAAAAATTAGCACGTATTGAATTTCCTATACACGGTGTCATATATTGCTCATTATTATTTGTTATTTGTTTATATGACCCCATTTTTGTTTTTGGTCTTAACATATATAAATCATTATAAGTGTCATTATTTAATTCTTTGTTAGAAAATGGTTTATCATCCAATATTCTAGTGGAATGAGCTATACTATATTCTTTAGGGGTAAATCCTTCTTTCTCGACAGGCATTATATAAATTATAGCTGTTACTAAAACTGTTATGATAATTACATTAATAATATTCATTATACTAATAATTAATATTATATATCCATAAATTTTTTAAAAAAACGATTTAAAATTGTTTAAATATTTATTAATATTATCAATGAATACCGAAGATACTGTCATTAAAAGAAACGGAAAAACAGAAATTTTATCTTTTGATAAAATTTTAAAACGCATTAAAGTGTTAAGTAAAGAAGGGAACCAATTAACTGCTATTAATTATAGCCAATTAACTAAAAAAATTATAGATAGACTTTATGATAAAATATCTACAACACAAATAGATGAATTAACAGCACAACAGTGTGCATCATTATTCACAACCCATTCCGATTATAATAAATTAGCTAGTCGTATTTTAATATCAAATCATCACAAAAATACAAGTGATAATTTTTATCGCGTAATGAATACACTTTATCAATTTAAAGACATTCATGGCAAACACCATCCAATTGTATGCAAAAAATTATGGGAAACTGCAAAAAAACACAAAAATGAATTTAATAAAATGATCGATTACAAGAGAGATTATCTATTAGATTATTTTGGTTTTAAAACGTTGGAAAGAGCGTACCTTATGCGATATAATGGTGAAATAATAGAACGTCCTCAACATTTGTGGATGCGTGTTGCAATTGGTATTCATGGTGAAGACCTTGAAAAAGTGAAAGAAACTTATGATTTAATGAGTCAAAAATATTTTACACACGCAACACCTACACTTTTTAATGCTGGTACTCCTCGTCCTCAACTAAGCAGTTGTTATTTAATTTCAATGGAAAATGATAGTATCGATGGTATTTATAACACCCTCAAAGATTGCGCTAAAATTAGTAAATGGGCTGGTGGAATAGGACTTCATATTCATAATATACGTGCATCAGGTAGTCATATTCGCGGAACCAATGGTACAAGTAATGGGTTAGTGCCAATGTTAAGAGTATTCAATAATACAGCTAGATATGTTGATCAGGGTGGAGGTAAACGACACGGTAGTTTTGCTATGTACCTGGAACCTTGGCACGCCGATATAGAAGATTTTTTGGATATGAAAAAAAATCACGGGGACGAGGAGGCGCGTGCTAGAGATTTATTTTATGCATTATGGATTCCAGACTTATTTATGCAAAGAGTAAAAGATAATTTAAATTGGACATTGATGTGCCCAGATAAATGTCCAGGATTATCAGATGTATATGGTGATGAGTTTGAGAGTTTATATACACAATATGAAAGTGAAAATCGTGGCAATAAAACAATGAAGGCACGTGATATTTGGTTTAAAATTTTAGATAGTCAAATAGAAACAGGTACCCCATATATGCTTTATAAAAATGCGTGCAACCGTAAAAGTAATCAAAAAAATCTTGGAACAATTAAATCTAGTAACCTTTGTACCGAGATAATAGAGTACAGTGATGATAAAGAAACTGCTGTTTGTAATTTAGCTAGCATTGCTTTATCAAGATTCATTAAAAAACCTAAAAATCCATTTACACATTTAACAATCTATAGTAAAACAAAATGTAATTACTGTAAAATGGCAAAATTTTTATTGAAAAAATATTGTATTCCGTATACAGAACATGTGTTAGATGATGATGAAAATAGAAATAAAATATTAACACAGTTGGAAGAAAAACATAAAATTGAAATTAAAACAGTTCCACAACTATTCGATAATGATTTCTATATTGGAGATTATACAAATTTAGATGAAATGTTAAAACCAACATTTGATTATAACAAATTGCACGAAGTGACCAAAATAGTTACATATAATTTAAATAAAGTAATTGATATTAATTTTTATCCTACGGAAAAAACATCACGGTCCAACTATCTTCATCGCCCGATAGGATTGGGTGTGCAAGGACTGGCAGATGCGTTTGCAAAATTGCGAATCCCATTTACTTGTGAAAAAGCAAAAGAAGTAAATAAAAATATTTTTGAAACTATTTATCACGCAGCAATTGAATGTAGTATGGAAATTGCAAGAGATAGAAAAGAAAAACTAAAACATATAATTAAATTGTATGATGATAAAATTTGGACATTTAAAAATTCAAAATTAGATTGTAGAGAATATATTTTCAAAAAAAATGTTGATACAGAAGATATCAGCCAGGTAAAATTATTAGCTCCGGTATTTGCAGAATTCAAAAAATTAAAGCTAGAACACGTAGGTGCATATAGTAGTTTTGAAGGTTCGCCTACTTCAGAAGGTAAACTACAATTTGATCTATGGAATTTGGAACCAAGCACTAGATATGATTGGGAGTCACTAAAAACAGATATTCAAGTGCACGGCATTAGAAATTCACTTTTGTTAGCACCAATGCCTACCGCATCTACTAGTCAAATCCTTGGTAATAATGAATGTTTTGAACCTTTTACAAGTAATATTTATGTAAGAAGAACTATTGCAGGTGAATTTATTATGGTAAACAAATACTTAATGGAAGAACTCATTGGAATTGGTTTATGGAATGAAGAATTGAAAAACCAAATCATTGTAAATAATGGTTCCATTCAAAATATCAATGGAATACCAAGTACATTAAAGGAAAAATACAAAATTGTATGGGAAATGTCCATGAAAGATATATTAAATATGGTGCGTGATAGGGGTATGTATATATGCCAAAGTCAAAGTACAAATCTTTGGATGAAAGATCCTAATTATAAAAAATTAACTGCTATGCATATGCACGCTTGGAAATTAGGTCTTAAAACGGGTATTTATTACTTAAGAACAAAGGCTAAAGCTGCTCCACAACAATTTACAATAAATCCTGATATGAAAAATGATAGTAGTAATAATAATGTTCAAGTAGATGATGAAGAAGATTGTCTTATGTGTGGTGCATAATTTAACTTTTACAGCTTTGCATCTTTAAATAACATTTTAATCCTACACGACAGTCTTCAATTGCATTATGCAATATAACATTTTCATCCACCTCATCGTTAAATAAATGCTTATATAATTCACTTAATTTTGGCCATTTATAACTATATTTATCACTATGTTTAAAATAAATTGGTATTTTACATAAATTTATACCGCTCATCATCGTACAGTAATTTTTAATTTTTTTAAATGGTACCACAATTTCACCATATAAATCCAATCTAGATGCTTCAATAAGTACCATTTGTTTATCAAAACTTAAATTATGAGCACTAACAACATTTGCATCACTTATATCTTCAAGAAATTCTTTTAATACTACCTCGATATTTACACCTTTATCTCGGGATATTTCATTTGTAATTTTATGAATGTCTGTTGAACTTTGTGGAATGCTTACACCTGGTCGCATTTTAATAATATAATCTTTTTCAGTATATTTTCTTGTCGTATTATCGTTATCCTTGACCTCATAATGCAGTGATTCTGAATCGGGAAATCCACACTGATTTTCTTCAACAATAATCCAACTCATTTGAACTATATGGGGTTGCTTATCTAACATAGTAGGTATTAAATTCCTATGTGTTGGCAATCCAGTCGTTTCTACATCAAAGTAAACTAATTTTTCTTTTTTATTCATAGTATATTTAATATCATAAATTACTTATTATATTAAATCAATTTATTTACTGGCGCAGTCCCACATAAACCAAAAGAACGTCTGTGCCATTTAGTTACTCCATATTTACGTATTCCTTCCATATGTTTCTTTGCACCGTATCCTTTATTTGTATGTATAGAATAATGTTCTTTTAATAATGGATATTTATCACAAAGGTCCAATATAGCCTTATCTCTTTCTACTTTTGCTAGTATAGAAGCTGCTGCAATCGGTGTATATAAATTATCACCCCCTTTCACCATTATATGAGGTATGAACTGTTTTGATTTTTCACAATAATACGGCAAGAACGCATCACCATCCACTACTATTTGTTCTGGTGATAATTTCATATCACATAACACGCGATGCATACCATCTAATGTAGCAGCCCTTATATTTAATTCATCTATTAACTTTTCATCATGATGAAATACATTGTATTCTATTGCATTTTCCTTGATATAATCATATGCTATCAAACGTTTACGCTCGCTAAGTTTCTTGCTATCACGTAATAAATCATGGTTAAAATCATCATCTTGTGGTAATATTACTGCCCCGATATAAACACCACCGAAAAGAGGTCCTCTTCCAGCTTCATCAATTCCTACCTCTAAGATGTCTTTCTCATGATATTTTTGAAGTCCATATACGTTTTTATTACTCATATTTTGTAAATAATCAATTATATTACTATTCATCAATTTATTTAGCATCCAGTATTTTATCTAATCAAATATTATATGAGTTACTCGTCCAGTTCCAGTTCAAGTTCCAGTTCTAGTTCTAGTTCTATGCCTAGATTAACCGGAGATTTTACCGATATAGATAATTTGCCTATAGGTATTCATGTTATTTATAATCCACACGCCATTTCAACCTATAATCACACACACGAAAATATTCCTAAAAAATTTAATGGCTTTTCTATTAAAGTACACGATCCAAGGAAAAAATACAAAGGTTACGATGGAGAAGAATTATGGGAAATGGCAAGAGAAACCATGACAAATACTGTGCACACCATAATAGATGAAGATGGTTATGAAATTGAAGTTGATACTTGTTACCCCGCTATTGACACTGTTGATTTTTTCGACGACGATAAAGTTGATTCTACCACAAATATCATTTTTTTATACATCAAAAAAATAGATAATGAAACAAAAATGAAAGGATTTTTACTATCTAGAGATTTACATCATAAAACTTTGAAAAAAATGAGAACAAAATCAAGAATTGATGAATATGGTGATATTGGGGACTTTAAAGATTACATGAAATTTCAAGAAGAACCATGTTTATATATTGAAGGATTGTGTGCAAAGGAACGAGGTATAGGAAGAATGCTAATGCAACTTGTAGAAAAAATTGCCGATAAAAGCAAGGAATATAAAGCCGTTAAATTAGCAGCATTAACTTATGTGGTTAAATATTATTATAAATTAGGCTATCGTTTTGCAAATAGTCCAAACAAGTCATTTGAAAAAAATATACAAGATGAAAGTATTTTTCAACAAATCAACCAGGACGTGGAAAATTTACCGCTAATCAAAACAGATGAAGAATCATTTAAGAAAAAAGAATGGGTTAAATTCATCAATAGTATACAACATCATAAACTACTTAATACAAATTATGATTACCGTATTACAAGCAAGCAAAAAAAAAGAATGAAGCGTAGAGTTACATTTTATGATCCAGAAAAAGATAAATTTATTACACGGTCTCCATCAAATAGAGTTCAGTATGCAACCGAATCTCACGATCTTGGTGGAGATGGATGGTACATGTATAAACTATTGAATAAAGAAACAAAAACAAAGGCAGGGGCAGAGGCAAAGGGAACTGCGTCTAGAAAAAAAGGTAGAAAATCAAAACAAAATAAAAAAATATCTACAAATGCAAAAGGTAGTACAAAACGTAGTACAAAAAAACGTAAATCAAAACGTAGTACAAAACGTAAAAATTAATAAATATTATTAATGATAATCAATAATATTTATATTAATTTAACATTGAATGGAAATCCCCATAAATTATCTTCACTATTATCATCCATTAAAACACTCGTCCCCCAGCCCGGTTTCAATATTGTTAAATATAAAGTTGAAAAAGACAAAGGTATTGTATTGCCTGATATGTATAATGCTGTCCAGTTAATTGCTTTAAATTGTGAATTATTATTTATATATTCATTATATGCAGTAATATCCATATTACTTGATGAATGAGGATACAATATACTTAAATCTTCATATAAAAATTGACCAATAAAATTCAACGAAAGTATAGGACATACAAACGTTTCTCCCTTTTTAAACACATTTGTCAGTTTTTGATCCGTTATATCAGGAATAAATGAACCAGATATATCCTTTATTTCTACTGTATTATAAGTATATGATATTTTTATATCATCATAATTTGTAGACACTAAGTCATCTACTTCCAAAATAATACAATTTATTCCAGAAGCATTGTTTACATCCTCATAATTATTATCAAGTGTGAAATCACTTCCACTATAACGATAAATCATTATTCTATTTTCAACTTGGCCAACCGAAGCACTTATAATATTTTGACTTACTCCGTTGCTCGTAACTGTAAAATCACCAGGAACCAAGGGCATTGAAGAATTAATAGCAATATCATAAATTCCCCTACTTACCTTATAATCCGTGTATTCTTGTAATATGTTTTCTTCTTCTATTAAATCATCTACCCGAAAATAAATTCTTATCTTGTTTGGTTCGTCTCGTAATACTTCAGCTCTAGAAACAATAATATTGGTTGGATATATTATTGGCATTGCAAAATTATCTATAGAATTACCATTTAATGCTCTCAATGGGGTTCCTATATATACTCCATTAGAGTTATAAACTAAATGGCGCAACGAAGTATTTTCAATATTATTTGTCGATAAATCTAATAATACATCGTTTTCAGAAAAAGTTATTCCTGTCACTGTATTTACTACACGATAAAAAGGTGCATACGCAATTTTGAATATATTAAAGTTCATGGGGATTGGTGGAGTATTAAGCAACGCACCGCGCACATTTTCTCTATAAATTTTATAATAAATATTTAATTGATTATATCCACCAGCGTATGTATCATATCGTTTATCTGTTATTTCTACAAATAAACCTGCATTTAATACTGGTGCAGACATCAATAATTTATCACCCTGTTGAATAGAATCTAAATTGGTTACAGCTCGTAAAATAATAAAATCATCTAACGATACACTAGTCTCTTGTAAATCACCTGTAAATCTAACACGTAATTGTTGACTACCGCTTTCATATATGGTTGTTTGAGTACTTGTAGGCAAGTTATTTGTAATTGACATTTCAAATATATTTTCTATAATACTACCCGATTGATCCGCCAAATTGTTATTTATTATTTCGTCAGCTGTATTATAAGATAAATCAACTCTATCATGATTTAATTCTACATAATATATTACAAAATTACTAGTATATGTGAATGTAACAACGTCAGATGATATTACTGGAATCTGTAGTGTTAATGTAATAACATTATCTACTATACTCGTGTTTGATATCGTTTTCACTTGTTCGTTTACATAAATAATAAAATTTGATGTTTGGATATTATTGTTGATGATATTGTTATTTGTAGTAATTTTTACTGTTGTTGCATCAACCAACTCAAATGTTTTGAATTCTATAGGTTCATAAATATTTAAGGTAAATTCTTCAATTTCCACATTTAAATTGTTCATCAACCGACGTTCTATAGGAATACCAATTGGGTCATACCGAATACGGATATTATTAGAAATCCCATCTCTTAAAAATAATTTCAGTTCAATATTGTCAAATTCTACATTCGTAATTTGATCCACACTATTATAACTATCATTCACAGCATCATATTGTTCTATAATAAAATCATTACCACTTATATCTGAATTTACCTTTACATTACTATCAAAAAATACTGTAATTCTATTATAATAATGGTCGTATTTTGCATTTATCGGTTCAGTAATTAAATGATTATTTATAGGTTGTTCAAAAATATTTAAAATTCTATTTCCCGATGAATCACTTAAACTCGAATTTAAAAGTTCATATTGGGTATTATAAGACAAATCTATTTTGTCATGGTTTAAATCAACATAATAGATAACCATATTGTTCAAATACGTAATGTTTAAAACTTCGCCTGCAATAATTGGATTGAATAAACGAATATTTATTTCTTTTGTATTAAAAGCTATTGATGATATATCTTTTGTAATATCAGCCATTTTAATTATAAAATTCTCCTTGTTAATATTTGCATGTAAATAATCAATATTGGTTGTTAATTTTATATTATAACGGTCTTCTAATAAAAATGATGTAAATTGTAATGGTTCATAAATTGGCAATTCAAACTTTTCAACTTCCACACTTTGCTTATTTAATAATCTTCTCGAAATAGGAATACTACCAGGATCATAACTTATTCTTACGTTACTGGAAATACCATCTTTTGTATCCAATATAAGGTTGTTATCATCAACTGTTAATGCTACTACATCATCAATTTCAGTATAAATTTCAAAATCATTGCTATAACGTTCAATTTTAAAATCTACACCACTTAAATCTTGCAAAGAAGATAATGGACTATCAAAATTGATTGTAAATTTATTATATATTGTATCGTATACAGCATTAACAGGTTTGCTCACCAGATAATTTACAATAGATGTATCGTAAATATTTTCTACTAAATTACCAGATACGTCTGTAATATTAGAATTGAATAAATTATTTGTATCGTTATATGATAAATCGGTTATATCCTTATTTATATCTAAATAGTAAAGAATTATGTTATTGATATAACTTAAACCGATTGATTCACTTGGAGAAATATCGTTTTTTAATGTTATTAAAATTTCCTTTTCAGAAAAAGCTATAGCAGAAATATCTTGGGGGATATTATCCAATTTTATGATAAAGTTTTCTAGTTGTATATTATTGTTTACTATATCGTCATCTGTCGTAATTTTTATTACATTTGTTTCATGTAATTTTATAGATGTAAATATAGGCGGTGTTGTATCAGTTAAATTACTTGCTGAAATATCAAAATCTTCAACATTAGATATCGGGTCATCTGGTGGCGTTGCTCTTGCAAATTCCCAATTATAAGTATCAATTCTACTGTCATAATGATAAACATTATCGATTAAATTTGCAAGATCTTTTGTATATTCAACACCAATGTTATTATGGTCATAAATAAAATTATCAAGTATTAAAAATAAATCTCCGTTTATATTATTTACTTTTTTAATAGATTTAATGTCATTATCAATTGTAACTTTAAAATCATTCTTATCTATTAAATCAGTTGGTGTGCTAATTTTTTTGTTAAATTTAATTTTAATTAGTTTGCGATTGTCATTGGTTATTTTAATAGAAGTTATGATAGGTGCCGATTTGACTGGTATCGGATTATTTTCAAGAAATATCCGATATTTTTGTGCTATTCTAGTGCTTTTTGTTAGAACATTCCCCCGTGTTTTAACTCTTTTTTTTAGTCCAACTGATCTTCCTATACCAAGAACAATTTCATCATGTCTTAATGGATCTTCATTATATTGTGCAAAAAAATATCTATTTTTAGAAGTCATAAATATATATTATAGTAATAAACTTTAATGAATAATTATTTTATTATTATTAATTATAGATGAAATTGCAAAAACTTCACTTATTTTTAATTTTGTTATTGGCTCTTTTACTTGCTCCTTTAGCATCCATGGTAGTAGAAGGTTTTGAAGGAATACCTGAAAGTGAAAGACATTTATACATTAAAAAGTCTGAAATTGTACCCCCAGTATGTCCTAAATGTCCTGATTCTAAGGCGTGTCCACGTGAAAAAGAGTGTCCTCCTTGCCCACCTTGTGCTAGATGTCCTGAACCAGCATTTGAATGCAAAAAAGTTCCTAACTATTCATCTGCACATAATTCAATGCTTCCAAGTGCTGGAGTATTACGCGAAGAAGGATTGCCCCTACCCCGATTAAATTCATTTAATCAATTTTAAATAATAATTTACAAACTTTATAAATTATTATTTCTTAGTTCTTAGTTCTTTTTTTAATACATTTCTTATCTATTTGAAATGTTTTTACACGCGAATCTTTAGGTACTATCTTTAATACGCATTGAGCTTTTTTACCAACCAATGGTTCTGTACAACCCTTTTCTTTCTTGCTGGTTTTTCTCTTTATTTTCTTGGATTTTTTCAATGTCTTTTTATTTTTTGTGCACCTAGACCTAAAATGTTCATAACGTTCTCGAACATCCTTATAGCTTAATCCTGAATTTTTCCCTAACATTTTATTAATATGTTCATGAAATTTATAAGCCCATCTTGAAAATGTATCGCGATTTTTTAACGCGGCATTATTTAAGGGTACGGCTTTTATGTTTTTACAAAAATTAATCCTACAATACTTACATGGTAACACTTTACCCAAAGCCAATATATAGTTCTTATACTTTTTTTTGTCTTTACACGTTGGATTATTTGGATAATTAAATGAAATGGTGTGAATAAAATGCCAGGCAGGAGGACCCCATACCGTTGTTAACATACCTTCTTTACTTTTAAAATCTTTATTACTATAAACCTTTAGGGTCTTGTTTTTTTGTTTCTTTTTTTTTCGTTTCAATGTTTTACCCATTTATATATTATTTAGATAATATTAATTTTGAATATAATCAACTATAATATCTACAGGATCTACAATATTATTTATATTTATATTGTATTTCGTTTTCCATATATAAGTATACAATTCTTTTTCACTTGTGAATGTATTAATATCTATTTTTTTTAAATTTCCATTATGATCGCGAATAAACATATTATATAATCTAGTTACAAATCTTTAATATAATTCGTTAAATTACTTTATATATCATTTATTAATAATATATATATATGAATTTTTTGTCTTCCTTAGGTACTGTAAAAGATAAGCTTTTCAAAAGTAATAAGCAATTAATATTTATATTTATCTTATTGGCTATATTTATTGGTTTAGCAATATATGTTTATAATAATTACATTGCTGGTATGTTAGATCCTAATTATGTTGAGAACAATGAATTTATTGATACAAATGCAAAAACATATACAGAAGTATATTTTTTCCATACCAACTGGTGTCCTCATTGTAAAAAAGCTAAACCAATTTGGAATCAATTGAAAGATAAATATGATGGTAAAATAATGCACGACAGTGTGCTAACATTTAAGATGGTAAATGGTGATGAAAAAGAGGATTTTATAAATGATTTTGAAAGTAAATATAAAAAAGAGATTGATGGCTATCCTACAATTCTCCTTGTAAAAAATGATAAGGTTTTAGAATACGACGGAAAACCAAATTATGAATCATTAAGTAAATTTGTTGAAATATCTTTATAATCACTTGTATCACTCTCTAAATTCTGATTTACTATATATTCTTTTGCTAATGCAATTCCACGTTCGTAAAGTTTATTTCTGAATTCTTCACTATGCAACGTATCATATATTTCAGATGAAACGATTGGATTACACGCATTTATCATGTTTTTGTGTGTTTCCGGGTTCATTTTTTGATATTTATTTTTATAACCATAAAATAATTTTACTAAAAATAAAATTATGTTATCCGATTCTTTTACAATGAAATCATGTTCTTTGACTCCTGATATCTTTACCCCAAGTATTTCATTTTCATCGTATTTTTTAAGTGCGTATGCAATTGGATATGCTGTTAATAGCAAAGCATCTGTATAAAATGTATCTTTATACAGTAGAGGTTCAAAAATAATTGGTACGCTACAGCTAGCATACATACCTTCAATTACTTTTAAATCTGGTGTTGTTTCGTGATTGAAATATTCCAATTCTTGTGTTTTAGTGTTATAAACACTACAATTAAACGGTTTATTTGTACGTTCAAAAAATTCTTTATATGTAACATTAATAGACATACTATTTGCAGTAAATAAATTAACAAGGGATTTTTGAAATATTGTAATATTAAATACGCCTTTACTAAGTATAATATTCATTATTGGTAAATCCGTAAATATTTTTTGCCAGGGTCTTTTAATGAAAAATTCGACACAATCTTTGTAAGGTATATCTAGAAGATAACAAAAACCAACTAAACATCCTACCGAACTACAAACTACGTCTTGAATATTTTCTTTATTAATTATATTCTGTTTTATTAATTCGTCAATAATACCAAGAGTTTTTAAACCATGATACAATCCTCCTCCTAATACTAAACATTTTATCATAATATAAATGTATCGTATTTTTTAAATGTTTTTTTTCTTTTAAATGATTAAATGGATGACGATTATTTTAATGAAAAAATAAGTTTAGATGATTTGTATACGCGTGAAAAAGAAGTAAAAAATAATAAAATTAAAACATTTCAGAAAATATTGACAAGGGTTCATAAAAAAATAAGATTAGCATCAAGAAACGTTAGTGATAAACATATATTTTTTTTAGTTCCTGAGTTTATAATTGGTGTGCCATCATACGACGTTAATGTATGTACATCGTATTTAATGGAGAAACTAAGTGACAATGGTTTTAAAATTAAATATACACATCCTAATCTATTATTTATTTCATGGGGACACTATATTCCAGACTATCAAAGAAGGGAAATAAAGAAGAAACAAGGGGTAATAATTGATGGTTTTGGAAATGTAAAACCATCAAATAAAAATGAAGATAATGGCATACCAGAAAATCCAAATGATTTAATACTACACCCATCCGTTGATAAAGATTCTAAAAAAAATAAGCAAGAATATAAAAAATTGGATAAATATAAGCCATCGGGGAAATTTATTTATAGTGATGAATTAATGAAAAGTTTAGAAAAAAATATACATTAAATTCTAAAACCTCGCGATAATATTTTACAAAAAATGTTGTGTCTGAATAGAAAACAACATTCTTTATATTGAAAATGAAATAACTGTTAAAATACTTAAAGAGTTGTGTATTTGTATCCCAAAGTTACTCCCATATTCAATTTTTGAACATTTAAGGTGTTTTTATTTTTAAACTTAAAGGTCTTTAAGTATATAATGCGATAAAAGTTTTTTGATTTAAAGGGGGTGGTTTTTTTTTTGCTGGCGTTGGAATTTATTTTCTAACTTTTCATTTTCAAAAATCCAAAATTTCGAATTTCTGTTGACGACGGTCCAAATTGGGGGATGCGTTTTCATTTTTGAAAAAACACTCTAAGTATTCAAAAAATAAAGTATTTAATGTTAAAACAGCTTAGGAAAAATCAAAAAAAATATTTTCTTTCTAAGTATCAAAAAAAAGTATTTAGTGGATATACTTAAAGAAGGGTAAAAACGCATCCTCGGCCCTATTTTTCAAAAAATTCAAAACCGAAAATTATTTTACGCATTTTGTGACCAGGACAAAAAAACCAAAAAATCGCATTGAAAAAAATAAACCGCAAAGCTAATATTTATATATAGTAAAAAAACAGTTTGTGACGATAAAAAATGGATAACTTTTTGGATAACTTTTGGATAACAACACAGTAACGTCGTAACAACCGAGTCAAAGTGGGTGGCAAATCAAAGCATATCAGTAAGAGCTAAATTGTTAATTTTACGCAAAAAACGCTAGATGAAAACGGTAACAAAAATGAAATTTTAATGCCCTAAAAAAATGTATGGTAAGGCGTAAAAATGTTATCCAATTAGTTATCCATTTTCGCATAATTTGGATAACTTTTGGATAACAGTGTTTCCCAAAGCATATAATGTTTGATTATGTGAAGATAGATAAACAAAATTACAAAAAAATGGTCACAAAAAATGCGTTTTTTTATAATAAAATACGCAAAACCATTTAGCATTATATTTTATATATTAATATAATAATAATATGAATTCACAAAACTGGAAGTATTATTGTATAAAATGCGCTTTTGGGACTAATAATAAATATGATTTTTCAAGACATGAAGAAAGTCAAAAACATAAAAAATATCCTACTGTGAAAAAATTTGTATGTGATATTTGCAATAAAACATATAAATATAAGAGTGGGTTAAGTAAACACAAAAAAAAACATGAAGCAGATAATATGAAATATGATACTGCAAATGATGAACACAATATAAAAATAGATAAAAAGAAGGAGAAACGAAAAAAACGAAGTAAGAATAAAAAAGATGAAAATGAAACAATTAAAAATTTGGAAGAAAAGGTATTCGATTTGATGACAATGTGTAATGATATGAAAGATGTAGTTATAAAAACAAATGATACTGTAAATAAAACCCTTGATGACCTGGTGCCAAAGGTAGGAAATACCTATAATAAAATGTCGATAAATGTATATTTAAATACACATTGTAAAGATGCTATGAATCTCACGGAATTCTTGGAAAATATTAATATATCTATTGATGATTTAAATTTTGCCACTGAACAAGGTTATACAAAAGGAATAAGTAATATATTTGTTAGACAATTAGAAGGATTAAAACCAACTGAAAGACCTATTCACTGTTGTGATGATAAAAAATTACAGTTTTATGTAAAAGATAGAGATACCTGGAAAGAAGATAATGATAAAAAAAAGATAGATAAATCAATTTCAACCATAAAGATGAAACATGTTAAAATTATTAAAGAGTGGGAAAAACAAAATCCAAATTACTTACAAAATGATCATTTGTTAGCACAATGGTATAAAATGGTACAAGAACTTATGCGAGAAAATTCAACAAACGCAGAGATACGAAGTAGAGAATTAATTTTAAAGGAAATAAGTGATAAAATTAATTTTGAACCAGTAAATAAATTAACTGATCAGTAATGTTCATTGATTTTTATAGCCAGTTGATGGGCATCTATGTTACGTTTTGCACTATCAAAAATCTTAAGAATTTCACTATAATCGATTTGACATGTTGTATATAATTCAGTTAATATCTTTCTTAAATTTGGAATGATTTTCTTAGTCAATGTTTCATCGTTTAATGTGGTTTTCAATTCGATAAATCGTTGTTGTGTTATTTTCCCTTCTTTTGTCTTTCTGGATATGGGTTCATATGTTACAATTTTCTGAAGTTCACCCATTAATCTAAGTTCGTTATTTAACATTTTTTCTTGCATTTCTTTTAGTTTATTTGATAATTCCCCTAGTGTATTTCCACCATTGTTTACTTTTTTACTATAATTTTCTGTGTTTGGAGAAGCCATTTCTATATCTGTGAAAGTAGTAATATTATCTGGTAATTTAGATACATTTTTATCTACATAAGCTTTATAAAATGTAAGCAAATCAGCTTTGTATAATTCTTTCATTTGTTTACCATATTCACTTAGTTCTTTTTTTTCAGTATCTGTGTAATTATATTCTTCATTAAAATTATATAATCGGTCTAAATTTGAAATACTAATTTCATCAGCTAAAGTAATAATTTTATCGTTACCACCTTGTTGATTTCCCATCACAGGCATCATCGGCTTTTCTTGTATAGGCATCATCGGCTTTTCTTGTATAGGCATCATCGGCTTTTCTTGTATAGGCATCATCGGCTTTTCTTGTATAGGCATCGCTTCAGGTTTCGCTGCAATAGATTCGATATTTTTTTGCAATGGTTGTTTAGTTGAAGGATTATTTACCGAGTCAAAATTAGCAGCTATATCCACAACATTATTCGCTTCCTCCTTTATTTTTATTGAATTTAATCTTTTATGACAAATAGAAGTTTGATAATCTAGTGCGCTAGATATAGCTTCTAGTACGTGTCCTATTTTCACATAATATTTCGCAATACTATTACACATGTTTTGTTTTTTGGATGCAGCATCATATTTCTTAAAATTATCCATTGTATTTTTATTAAAATACATCAACAATTCTTTGTTTTTTTTATCTACAACGTTACCACTTTGCGTATGTTGATAAATATATTCCACTTCTTGTGCATTGAATGCTTTATCTATTATACCCGAAGTCAGTATTATTAAATCATTGCAATGTTCTTTTTGATCCAACTTATCAAGATTAGAATGTATAATATAATTAAATGCAACTTTATTTAAATTTTGTAATTGTTTTCTTAATTGCTGTTTTGTATTTCCGGTACTTTGAGTATTACCCATTAATATATATAATATAATAAATTAATTGAGTTAAAAAAACGTTATTAATATAGTATTAATATCTAATGCAAAAAACTAAAAAAAAAAAGAATCACAACTTAAAAAGAAAAAAAGAACTATGGGATTCGTTTGATAAAACATTTCAAAAAGACGAAGAAGAAGAAGAAGAACAACAACGTATCGAATGTTTATATAGCAACCAAAAACCAGAAAATAGATCACATTGTGAATTGTGTCGTAATCTATTGGCATTCTCCGAAGAAGGATTTCTAGTATGTACAAACAAACAATGTGGAATTATCTATAAAGACATGTTAGATGCTTCGGCTGAATGGAGATATTATGGAGCAGATGACAATAAATCAAGTGACCCAACACGTTGTGGTATGCCAATTGACCCTCTATTAAAACAATCATCATACGGCTGTAGAGTAATATGCGGTTATGGGTCGAGTTATGAAATGCGTAAAATAAGAAGATATACGGAATGGCAGTCGATGCCATATGAAGAAAAGTCGAAATACGATGAATTTCAAAAAATTCGTATTTTAGCAGGAACTCACGGAATATCCAAATGTATAATTGATGAAGCTTTAGTTCAATATCAAAAAATATCAACACTTAAAACATTTAGAGGATGCAACAGAAATGGTATTATCGCAGCATCTATATATTTAGCGTGTAGGATAAATGAATATCCAAGAACAGCAAAAGAAATAGCTACAATATTTAATTTGGATAATACAAATAGTACAAAAGGATGTAAAATAGCAACACATCTACTAAATGGTTTAGAGACAAATATGGCGAGTAATAATAAAACAAAATTTGATGATACAAAACCTATAGCATTTATTGATAGATTCTGTAGTAAATTAAATATGAACAAGGAATTAACAAAAGTTTGTCAATTTGTCGCGTTTAGAATAGATTCTCAAAAAATAATACCTGAAAATACACCCCATTCAGTTGCGGCAGGTATAGTATATTTTGTATCACAATCTTGTAAATTAAACGTATCAAAAAGGGATGTTAACCTTGTAAGTGAAATAAGCGAGGTTACAATCAATAAATGTTATAAGAAATTAAATAAAATGAGAACAAATTTAATACCATCAGTTATTCTTAAAAAATATAGCAGTATATAATATATATCAATGACTATTCCAAAAATAATTTTTATTATACCATATCGTGATAGGTTACCTCATAAAAATGTTTTTTTAAATCATATGAATGTTATGTTAGACAATATGCAAAAATCGGACTATGAATTTATATTTGTACATCAAGAAGATACACGTCCATTTAACAGAGGTGCGATGAAAAACATCGGCTTTGTTTATGCAAAAGACACATACCCCGAATCATATAAAGAAATAACATTTGTATTTCATGACATAGATACTGTAATACACGACAAATCATATTGCCTATTTGATACTGTAGTCGGCAAAGCAAAACATTTATTTGGATTTAAACGAGCTTTTGGAGGTATAATATGTTTTAAAGGGTGTGATTTTGAAAAAATAAACGGATTTCCAAATATATGGGGATGGGGCTATGAAGACAATGCTTTAAAGCTTAGATGGAATAAAACTGGTGGTGAAATAGATTATTCATCTTTTATACCATTTACCGACAAGCGTGCTATATTATTCTATCATGGAGATAGTAGAAATTTTAATATTACGCGTACATATCAACATTTTAAAAATCATTCCCTTGACGGTATAAGTAAAATAGAACTGTTGCAATATGATGTTGATGATAGTGAAATGATGGATAAAAATGCAAAGATGATAAATGTAAAAGGTTTTACAACATTGTTTACTCCAGGTACAATGATTCAAGCAAAACCACCGCCACGTTTCAGACAATATAGAACATTTACTAGAGTACAGAATAGAATGCGCACTATGGGTGGTTTATTTAATTTTAAAAGATGATTAAATATAATTATGTATAGGCAAATCTACTAGGTATTTCTCTTGTATTTTTTTACATAGATATCTTTTGTAAATTCTTATTTTAAAATTTATAATTTTTACTATTTCCTTTGTGATGTCTGTCATATTTAGTGTTGGTCCCCAGTTACCCTGGCATAAAATTGAAGAACAGCATAAACATTCTCTACCTTTCAATTCTTTATATTCTTTATCAAATATACCACTATTTCGGTAATACTTAAATATATTTTCCTTTTTACCATCCCGGTATAGTAAAAAACATTGTGGTGGTGAAAAGGGATATTCATTAGAAAATTGATATTGTAGTGTGATCATTGATGTTTTCATGGGCCATTCTATTTTATCTGGATATATAATGACATTTAAACTTTTTGTGCGTGAATTATAGTCGGAATAATAATCTAAACAACTACTTTTCCTTTGTATCGCCAATTCGTTTTTTATTCGCCTGGATATCATATATGTTACCATATTATTTATTTTTATATTAATTGATTTAATTAATATAAAAAATAAGTTATCAAAGTAAAATGAGAGCAACTTCAAAGACAATAATACAATGGATGAAAATGACCAAGATAAAAGATTGTAGTAAAATTATAAATAACAATCATTGTCCTTGTGCAAATAAACTACGAGGGTTAACATTAAAACAGCATCAAAATAGGTATGATGAAATGCAGACTCTCAGAAAAATTCAAGTGGTAACTGAAAAATATGATAAATGTAAGTTGTATGATGATCATTTTGATATGACTGACATTATCAATTGATCAATCGATTAACAAATGTTCCTTGAAATGTTGCCAATCACCTTTATTTAATTTCACTGGAGCTATATTACGTCTAATCTTCAAGTAAGTGAATGGTCGCAACTTATCTTTTGCGACTTTAATTTTTTTATTGCGCGAAGCTCCGATATTTAAAAACATACCAGGATTGGAATAACAGTCGGCGTAGTGTATAAGAATATTTGGTTCTATGATTAATGGTTTGATATCGGGATTAATAAGTCGTTGGATGATTACACCATTGGTATCATTCAGTCGTTCTACTACTGAGAAACCAACAATAGTATTTTTATAGTATATCCTGGTGATTTGAACTAATTCAAGATTGTATTTTATGAATTCAAGAAGTTTCAGTTGGTGTTTAGATTTATGTTCAAAAGACCATTTATGCACAACAACATCAATATCTGTATCGTAACCATTTTGGATAGTGGTGTCTTCAAACATATTATAACGGCGTAGTATATTGCGAAACCTGGTGAAAGGTTTTCCTTTAAGTTCAATACATTCATCAGTGCTATAAATACATTCGTCACCGAACTTGTCTTTGGTGCCTTTTTCTATGTCACTACCTCTTAAAGTAAAACCGCTATCTAAAAGTGCTTTTTTTACAGTTTCGCTGTTGTCGGTATAACAGTAACGAATAAAAGAATAGTTACCCATGATGGTAGCTGCTTTACAAATGACCAATTCACATTGAACATATTTGAAATACATTTTGCTGTACATTTGATATATTGAAGAATGAAAGTATTCGGCTACTTCCAACTTTGCGAGTTCTGGTCGAAAACGATATAAATTATCTTTTGATATGAGCGTCCAATTGGACAACATTAATAAAATATGATATTTATGTTTAATATTATATTTTTGAAAGTAATTAAAAAATAGGTAACATACTAATATATAATGTCGAAGCTGGCCTTTATAACCGGTATAACGGGGCAAGATGGTTCTTATTTGGCGGAATTATTATTAGAAAAAGATTATAAAGTTTATGGTATAGTGAGGAGAACATCGTTACTGTATAGTAATAAACGTATAGATCATATTAGAAAAAAAATAACATTGAAATATGGCGATATGACAGATGGTGCAGGATTATCAAATTATATTTTTAGAATACTGAGTGAAAATAATGATTTTTCAGTATTTGAAATATATAATTTGGCGGCACAAAGTCATGTAAAAATTAGTTTTGAGTTACCTGAATACACGTCTGTTGTGGATGGTATAGGAACATTGAAAATATTGGAAGTTATACGATCACTACCTGTAGAAATACAAAAAAAATGCAAATTTTACCAGGCAGGAACAAGTGAGATGTATGGAGATGTATTGGAAAAACCACAAAAAGAGACAACACCATTTAATCCTCAATCACCATATGCGTGTGCAAAAGTATATGCACATTATATAGTAAAAAATTATAGAGAAGGGTATGGCTTATTCGCGTGTAATGGTATTTTATTTAATCATGAATCGCCAAGAAGAGGAAAAAACTTTGTTACGATGAAGATAATAAATTGCATAAAGGAAATACAAGCAGGTAAACGAGAATATATGGAGTTGGGAAATATAGATAGTTTGCGAGATTGGGGACATTCAAAAGATTATGTTAGAGGTATGTGGTTGATGTTGCAGCAAGAAACACCGGATGATTATGTGTTGGCAACGGGAAAAACAACTTCAGTAAGAGAATTTATAGAAAAATGTTTTGAATATATAGGTGATAAAATAAGTTGGGAGGGAACGGATTTGGATGAAATCGGTAGAGATAAAAATGGTGTAATAAGAGTTAAAATTAGTCCAAAATATTTTAGACCTTGTGAAGTGGAATATTTGTTGGGAGATCCTTCAAAAGCGGAAAAAAAACTAGGATGGAGTAGAGAATATAATCTAGAGAGTTTAATAAATGATATGTTTGAAATTATTTAAATATACTACCGTTACAAGCGAATAAGCCATATCCTTCTCTATAATTTTATTTATAATATTACTTAATCCAGCACCATCTGTCATATCCCATAATGTAGTATCAATTTTTCACGTATATGATCCAATCTTTCCAATTAAACAAAATAGAATTTCTTCTTAGTATTCTATAAATTTTGTATTTTTGTATCAATAATTCGGATAAATAAGATCATCTTGACCAGTAATACCTGTTATTAATGCTAATTTCATTAATTAATATTAATAAAATATCTTTAACTTTTTTATATCATCAAAATATTTCAATTATAAAAGTTATCGTGTTTATATATATAAACATTTCTATCAAATACATTTTCATTTATAATTATTTCATATTCATTTGATTTATTAAATGGTGCTTTATGTATATTTTTTCTCGAAAAACGCCATCTATCAAAATTATCTGTATTAATTTCATTTTTACATGATGTTATTAATAAAAAATCAAATTTATTCTTTATATTTTCAAATATAGAAAGTATTTCCTCATTTTTTAAATGAAATATTACATCTCTAATGATCACAAACGAATAATTATTCATATTACTATATTTTACAACATCTTTACAAAGAAAACTATTATCTGGAAAACGATTTGTATGTGAACTTATTAGACTTTCAACTACATCAACACCTGTATATTTTATCGTGTCGTCATTAAAAAATTGTGTTTTTGAAATCCATGTTAAATCACCACATCCTAGGTCTAAAACTGATTTACAATTATTATTATATATAAATTTATTTAAAATTGTTGAACACTCTTTTGTATTTTCTAATGATGAACCCGGTCCAGATAAAGGTATTTTATCATTACCACCATTCCATATTTTATTTTTATATATATTTTCAAACACTAACTTATTATCACTCATTATGTTATTTAATATATTTATATATTTAAGTTATTATTGATTTGGAATCATAAATAAAATAGTAATTAGGTCCGAATTGTTTATCTTTCTTATAATTTAAATTATTAAGAAATTTTTCTATATCATCAATTTTTACATTAAATAGTGTATAACCAAGATTATTATACTCAAATTCAATTATAGGTTTATTTTTTTTTATCGTTTCAATAGAACCTTTTAGCACGTCCAATTCATGACCCTCTACGTCTATCTTCATATAATCTATATTTTCTAATTCTAATGAATCTAATTTTACTTGAACTATGTTAGTTTTATCCTTTGTTAATTTTGTAAAAATACAACCATTTGAATGATTACTATGTTTTTCAGTTGTTACATATCCACTTTTACTACCTAGTGCTCTATGTAATAGATTTACATTGGTTACATTATTTATTAATAAGTTCTCTTTTGACTGAGTATAATTATAATTATCTGGTTCAAAACTTATTACTTTTTCAAATATTTTTGAATATACAATTGAATGTGTTGCTATATTTACTCCTATATCTAAGTATGTCCTATTACTTTTTCTTTTTCTTATATATTCATTCACTATATCTATATTCCCACTGTAAGGTTCTGCTCTTCCAGAATTTATGTAATCCACTTGAATTTTATCAGGTGTAAAATATAAATCGTTATTAAATCTCGCAATATGTGTTTTTTTATAGTATTTATTATCAATTATTATATTAAATAATTTTGCTCTGTGTGATGTACTATGATAGCTTCTAACTAAATTCATACCATTTAACCTTATTTCATCTACTTTTATTCTATTTCCCTTATTTAGAATCCATTCCATTTTTGATTTTAAGTTCTCTTTATTGCACGATATATAATTAACATTATTTTTAAATCCCATCTTATATAATTCTTTTTCTATTAAATCATCGCACAATAACAAAGTGCCTACGCTACATATTTCAAATACTTTTAATAATATATACTTATAGTTCGAAGCATCTGTAAAACAACATAGATACTCTGATAATTTTTTATAATATTTTTCATCTATTATTTTGTGTTTTAGATTTTTATAACCTGGGTGTTCTAATATATCTATATAATCAGTCAAATTTAAAATATATTTTCTTAACTTATAAACAGGTGTAATCGATCCAGATACTAATATTTTTTCTTTTGGATTATTGTTTAAAGTAATATCTTTATAAAACTTACTAACTGCTGAATATGGTATATGAAAACTCTCTTTATTATTTAATGGATATAACATCCTCACTGGTTTTTCTTTTAAAAGGTATTCGTATGGACTTATTAATAAATCGGCATTATCAATACATTTTTTTCTTATATCTTTAAAAGGATATAAATCATCTATTTTATAAATCATAATTGTATTTTCACATTTTAATACTGTTATATCAAAACTATCATAAGTTACACACAAAATTATACATTTTCTTTTTCTTATTTCTTTTATTTTTTCTAAATGCAACATACTTAACTTTACTATATTCCACCCGTAATCACTCTCTAATTTTTTACAGAACATATACGGTTCCTTTGTTATGTAATTTATTAACCAATCAGCAACAATAATTATTTTATCCATATAAATAATTTTATAAAATAAATATTTATCATATACGCATTCTTATTTAATACTTTTCACAGCTAGAACATTAGTTTGATTTTTTATTGTATTTAAAAATATATTTATATTATCTATTGGATTACTCATTATTTCTTTCAAATAGTCTTTATTATAATTTAATTTACCTGTTTCTTTGTGTGGTATATTATACATAATATAATTCGCTTCTTTTAAAATATTTAATATCTTCCCACCATCATTATTAAATTTTGGGGTCACTTCTATTATTATATTTTTTACTATATTTGTATTTAAAGTTTTTACAGCACCTTTTAATGCTTTCAATTCACCCCCTTCAATATCTATTTTCATAATTAGTACATTATTTATTTTATTTTCATCAATTAAATTATCAATTGTTGTTGAAATAATCCCATTTATATTATTTGATTCTTCAAAAGACATTCCACCTATATTACCTATTGATTCTACAAATTCTTTATTAGTTTCCTTGTAATATGTTACTTTATCACAAATACACTTATTAAATAAATTTACATTAAACAATTCATTTCGCTTACAGGACAAAGACATCATAGTTATATTTTTTGAATTTCCATCCACACTATAAACATTTGATACATTTTTATGTTTTGCACATATTAAAGAATAATAACCTATATTACATCCAATATCTATGATCGTATTATTTGTTCCATTTTTTTCAATTATATTATAAAAAATACTTGTAATATTCGGTTCCCATGTTCCAAATTTCACTAATGAATTTGATATATAATCATCTTTTCCATAATTATAAATTAAAGCATTATTATGCAATTTATTTAAGATAATTTATGGACATCTATAGACTTATTAATAAAATAATTGATAGGCATATTTCCTTCTAATATCTCTTTTTCTGTTTTATCCTCCAATGCTTTATATACAGAATTTACCAAAACAACTAATGGTTGATATTCACGAATTATATTTTTATAATTATCATATGGTTTTTTTATAAATTCATTTACACAATGTATCCAATAAATTGGATATATATTATCCAATCCATTAAAAATCTCATAATTATCATAAATATTCTTATCTATATCATATATCTTCTTTAAAATACTACTTCCTATATCTGTCCATCCTATATTTTTTCCTTGTTTTTTATCCAACACATCCATTATTTCTTTTTTCCATCTTTTCATTAAGGGTGTTCGTTTTTTACTTCCAAATACTCCATTTACCAAATAAAGATTATTTTCTTTCATTAAAAATCCATCTTTTCTATCTATTATATCAAATAAACTATCCAGTTTATCCATCACTATTGTATCGCTATCTAACCATATTCCACCATACTCACACACAACATGAACTCTTATAATATCTGCTTGATGAACAGGTGATAAACTATTAAAATAATCTGGTATATCTTTCATATATTCTCTTATATTCTTATCTGTAATAAAATTCATTTTATAACCTTTCCCATTTTTTGAGTGCAAAGTCATTAAATCTCTTAGAATCCTAATTAATTTATATTCTTTCCCTACCCAATATATAAATATATTTCTCGTATCCATATGTTAATATTTCAAATATTACATTTAAATAAATATTAACATAAAATCATATTTCCACTATTATTTTTTTTATATCGTCATTTATAATCTCTATCTTTTTTATGTTAAAGCTTAAGTTATTTAAACCACTACTCATTATCTCTTTTTCTTTTTCATCATCTTTTAACGTATCAAATAATTTATAATGTAAAAACCAATTTTTATTCATATTCACGTTCTCTCTATCATTTACATCGTCAAATATTTTAAAGTATTTATCTTTTTTGGGATCATTACTTAATATATTTTTGGATATTTTTATACTTTTGAATTCTGCACGATTCTGTAAAGCTTTATCTTCTGTTCCCCATCCCCATATTTCGTTTGGAAATCCATTCGTTTTTGTATAACTATTTTTTTTAAATTTTATTATTCCGCCTAATGTATTGCACACTGAAGTATATATTCCCATTATTTCATCATCTCCTATACTTTTTGTATATAGTTCTTCGATTGTATTCAACCTTGGATTTAAATCTACATCATGTGTAAAAAAATTCATACCTATATTTTTATATAATGTAAATCCTATATTCAATAATTTTCCCCTGTTAAATAATCTTTCATCTGTTTGTTCAACTATTACTATTTCTAACTCTTTCAATATTTTTTTTAACAATGGATATGAATTTTTTATAAAATACTCTAATTGTTTTTCTCTGTTTCTATATGGTATTAATATTATATTCATTTATGATTAAATAATATAATTTATTTTTATTATTTAATCGTATAATATATTAATTATACATAGTTAATATATAAAAATAAGTATCGTTTTTAAACTATATGAGTAAATTTATTGAAGTAATAAACAAATTAAAATTATTTTGGCAATATCCTGTTATAACGGAAAAAACTTTTTTTGAGCAAAATAAACATAATTATAATTATTTTGCTATTCCATGGGCCACAATCTTGGATAAAAGGTATAATTTAAATGTTATTGCCAAATTATTGACATCATTTAAAATAATAACACCAAGCGCAAAGGTATATAGCTGTTGTCAACATATAAGTTTTCGTAGACTTATACCATTGTTTAAATATTTGGGTATTCAAGTTGTATATACACCACATAAAATTATTGGTGAAGATAATATACAAGGTGTTGAGATCATAGCTTGTCCATTGTATGCTGTAAATATAGAAGATGAATCAAGAAATAAAGAATATAAAAATGTTAATTTGACTAAGATAGAAAGACCATATTTATTAAGTTTTATAGGTGGATATCAGGAGAGAGACTATTTAACTAATATACGAAAACGTATTTTTGATATTGGTAAAACTTGGGAAAAAAATAATATTAAAGATGTTGTCATTATAAATACAGGTGAATGGCATTTCAATAAAGATGTATATGGTGGAAAACAAAACGCCAATGGTGAATTAATGGAAGACGATCATCATAAAAAAAATACGAGTAAATATAATGAATATATGTTGAAAAGTATATTTAGTTTATGTCCAAGTGGAAGTGGACCAAATTCAATACGTTTGTGGGAAAGCTTGGGTGCTGGTTCTATTCCAATTGTCTTGGCGGATACATTAGATTTACCGAAACATGAATTAATGGAAAAATCAGTTATTCGAGTAAAAGAAAGTGATTTGGACACCCTATATGAGAGATTGAAAAATATAAGCGATGAAGAAATAAAAGAAAGACGCGTTAATTGTTTAAAACTGTACAAACATTTTAAAAACAATTATAAGAATACTGGCCGTGTTATAGTTCATTATTGTTGTGGTAGTTATGATATTGGAAATCACGGGGGCGTTGCTAGATATGATTATCATATTAAGCTAGCGTTTCCAGAAAGAATATTTATTAAACAACATGATAAAAAATTATTAGAATTTTGTGAAATACACAAGAATAATATATTAGTTATTACAGATAATCATCTAGCGTGTCATGTTCCAACTGATATAAATACTATATTGGTACATCATGGGTGTGCAATTACAACTGCGAATAGAAATCCAGATTGGGGTGAACCTTGGCGTTCATTGTGTACGAATGGGCAAAATAAAATGCTGTTATATAGAAAACCAGAAAATACTTTAATAATTAGTATATCTAAATCTTGCACAGATGATTTTACAAGATATTTTAAAGGAGACTATACAAAATTTAAGAGAATAGACGTATTACATACAAGTGAATTGGATGAGAATAGATATAAAACAACTTTTAATGATAAACCACGAGTATTGGGTAATTGGATAGGTTTGAAAAAGGGTCAAAGATTAATGCCTATGTTAAAGAGACGTGCTACTGATTTTAATTTTATTCAATTGAACGTATATATACAAAATGGAAATATAAATGATTTTAATAAAAGAAAGCAAAATATATATTTGCAAAATGATATATTTTTGCAATTATCGAATAGTGAGGGAAATTCATATGCGACATTGGATGCTTTATTATGTGGTATGGTTGTGGTATCCTCAAATGTTGGATTATTTTACGGAGATGTTCCGGAAGATTGTTTTGTAAAATTGGATTGGAAAAAAAATGGGGATGTAGAATATGTAGAGGAAAAATTACGGTATGCTTGGGAGAATCGCGAAGAATTGAGTAGAAAGGCTCACGAATGGTATATGAAACATTGTAGATTTGTGGATTGGAAAAAAAGAATGCATGAAATAGTAAAATATATATAATAATATAATTGTTACTTAAATAACTAAATATATATATATTATAATGACTGATATGAAAGTCTGTTTAGTAACAATATGCATAGGAGAAAAATATTTACAACGGTATAATAGATTATTTAGACCATCGCAAGAAAAATATGCTAAAAAATGTGGTTATGATTTCAAAGTAATTACAGATTATATAGACGGACCAAAACACCCGCATTTAATTTCTTTTAACAAAATTTTAGTTTTTGATTATAATTGGAAAAAAGAATATGATTTTATTATATTTATAGATGCCGATATAATTATAAATGAAAATACTCCAACAATACACAATGAATATAATTTTGGTGATAAAATTGGTGTTGTAAACCAATCCCAACCTACTCTTCAAGCAAGAATAGAAGGTCAAATACATAAAGGCTATGAAGTGACAGCAAAAGATTATTATAAATTAAAGTGTGACCATATTATTGAAACAGACCATATAATAAATACTGGTGTTCTAGTAATACAACCTAAAAAACATAAAGTATTTTTAAGAAAAATATTTAAAACATACTTTAAGAAACAAATAAATAATCCAGTAGGGTTTCATTATGAGCAATCGGTTATTGGTTATGAAATTCAGAAAAATAATATGCATTATTTTATGGATATGAAATGGAATGCGTTATGGGCAAACAATAAGTATTATTTTAATACCATGAAAAATCAATCATTAACATTACAAGAATTTTATGATACAAATTATTTTATTCATTTAGCTGGACATTGTGATTATAATTTAATTCCAACTCTAAAAAAATAATCGGTGTTAAATTTCCAAAGGTGTAATGAAAATTGGATTAGAGAAAAACGGATGCGTAGAATATGTCCAGGAAATATTAAGGTATGCTTGGGAGAATCGCGAAGAATTGAGTAGAAAGGCTCACGAATGGTATATGAAACATTGTAGATTTGTGGATTGGAAAAAAAGAATGCAAGAAATAGTTAAAAAAATATTATTAAACTAATTATTATTGAATATACCAAATATAGTACAATATATTATAATCTATTATTTCGCCATAATCCTGTACAAATGTGCATTCCGTAACACCCATCTTTTTTTAACCCTTCTATATATTGATTATTATTTTTTGTAGGTGGATGAAATAAACTTCTCTTACTAACACAAATATCATCGTTTGTTTTAGAATATTTTTTCCACATAGCAAAAACAAATAAAGGTCCTGTTCCTAATACATTACTATCTATATTTTTGTCTGTAGCATAATCTAATTTTGTTCGGTCAATTGTAAATAACGTATCCATTAAAGACCTCCAAAATGGATGGTTCGGTTGAGAGGCAAAAATACAATTACCTAAACAAGCAGGATTACCATTTTCGTCTTCTCTATTACAGGGTATAACAACATATTCATTTAACATATCAAAAGGGTTAAGCATTAAATAGTCCATATCTGTGTATAATCCTCCATATTTATACATTAAAAAATATCTAAACATATCTATTTTCATAATCATTCTTGGCAGTTCATTAAACTTGTCATAATATTCTGGAAATTCTGTTTTCATTAACCAATCCATTTCCTCATCTGTATAAAAACGATATTCAAAATCAGGATGTAATTTTTTTATTTCTCTTTGACACATTTTATATGTTTCTGGTAAATTATGATTTTTGTATGTTTGATGAATAATTTTTGGTATAGTCATTTATAATATATAGTTTTATAAATGATATTTTATTTAAACTTATTATCGATGTTAAATTCCTAAAGGTTAAGACATTTTTTTAAATCGCGTTTTACTATTTGATAACAGTGCTCTCTTAATTTTAAATAATTATCCTGGTGATTGTTATTCCATTCTTTATTATTGTTAATATCATATCTAGGATTTCCACCTATATTATCACAGAAATGCTGATTTAAAGGAAAAAAACATTTTAAATGTCCATATATCATATTTATCCAATCATCACAAAACCAGTTTATTATTTCTGGTGGAAAATAATATCCAAATAATTGCATATGTGTTCTGGAAACAAAAGATTGTGTCAATATTCTGGAATTATTATTAATGGGACCTGTCATACCAATATTATTATTTTTTTTTAAACTATCTATACAGTCATTAACCCAATTTTTTGTTTTAAATTCAATATCATCACCACATTGAAAAAAGTATTCACAACCATCATCATATGCTTTTTTAAATAATCTATTCCACATGACTGTAAGATGTCCTTTTTCGATATTATCCATGTAAATAAATTCAATATCTATATTTTTCATTACATTAACAAACCGTTTAATATTTTTTTTTACAATTTCATTGTCATAAATTTTATCATTTTTATCAATACCTATATAAAAAGTATAATTGTGTTCGCTATTATATGTTAATACAAATGTCTTAATCGTGTGTTTAAAAAGATATGTTTCTTTATAGCTTTTCCAATCTCGCCCTTTGGAAGTAGACGGTATAATTAAACCAACTTTTACCATTATTATAATAATATTTATATATTTAAATAATAATGCAACTATTATAATATATTACGTATCTTTACTTAAAGTTAATACTATCACATAAGTATATGCGAGTATTAGTTACTGGTGGTACCGGGATGGTGGGTTCTTGTATTAAAGACCTAGTTCATCAATATCCTCAACATGAATTTGTTTTTACTTCTAGAAGCAGCAACAACTCATCCAATAAAGTAGAATTAACAAACAAAACTAATGTAGAATCATTCTTTTCTTTTTTTCATGATAAGTTTGATTATATTATTCACCTGGCAGCAGACGTTGGTGGTCTTTTCAAAAACTTAGATAAAAATGCCGAAATGTTCAGTAACAACATAGCAATAAACGAAAACGTTTTATCCATGTGTAAAAAATACAATATTAAACGAGGTATTTTCGTATTATCATCTTGTATTTATACACCAACTCCTAGTAAATTTCCTATGGATGAGTCTATGATTCACGAAGGTCCCCCTCATCCATCAAATGAAGGATACGCTTACGCAAAACGTATGTTAGAATTGCAATGTCGCCAATATAACAAAGCTTACGGAACACATTTCACTTGCGTTGTTCCTGTTAACTTATACGGACCTTACGACAATTTCAATTTACAAAATAGTCACTTAGTACCTGGCTTAATGCATCGGTTTCACTTAGATTCACAGAAAAATAAAGATTTGATTGCATATGGTACTGGTAATCCTTTGCGTCAATTTTTATACGCACCTGACTTCGCCGAAATAATTTTAAAATTATTGTTTGAAAATACATATGACAAAGCAGAACCATTAATCATATGCAATGATAAAGAATATAAAATAAAAGATATTGTAGACAATTTGATGGATACTATGAAATTAAGTAAAGATAAAATTATATGGGACACAAGTAAAAGCGATGGGTGTATGAAAAAAACCGTAACCAGTGCAAAATTTCGCGGATATTATCCAGAGTATGAATTTACAGAATTAAGTGAAGGATTGGCAAATTCATATGAATGGTTTAAAACCAATTATGATACATTAAGAAAATAATTGTTATATAATTAATTATCAATTATTAATTAATTATATTTAAAAATCTTCATCATCAATTTCATCAAAAACTTCCTCCGTTTTTTGATCACTCACCAGGCTATAATCACCTACACGCTTCTCGAAGAAATTTGTTTTTCCTTCAAGGGATATCATTTCCATGAAATCAAATGGATTTCCAGTATTCCATATCTTATCATATCCCAATTGCGACAATAATCTATCCGCTACAAACTCAATGTATTGACTCATCAACTTCGCATTCATACCTATCAATTTACAAGGCAACGCTTCGCAAATAAATTCTTTTTCAATTGCCACCGCTTCTTTGAACAAATCGTGTATTCTTGCTTTTTTCGGTTTTTTGTTTAACTTCTTGAACAACATACAAGCGAAATCAGTGTGCATTCCTTCATCTCTTGCAATCAATTCGTTACTGAATGTTAATCCCGGCATCAATCCACGTTTTTTCAACCAATAAATACTACAAAAACTACCACTGAAAAATATGCCTTCAACACACGCAAATGCTGCCAATCTTGTAGCAAATCCACTTCGGTTATCATTTATCCATTTTATAGCCCAATCTGCTTTCTTTTTAATACAAGGGAAATTATCCAATGCTTTGAATATCTTTGTTTTTTCCTTTTCATCTTTAATATATGTATCAATTAGTAAACTATAACTTTCACTATGGACATTTTCCATCATCAATTGAAAGCCATATGCAGCTCTTGCCTCTGGTAATTGCACTTCGCTTAAAAATCGCATACCTAGGTTTTCCAAAACGATCCCGTCCGATGCGGCAAAGAAAGCCAATACCATCTTAATAAAATATTGTTCTTTTTCATTCAATGTATTCCAATGGGTCAAATCTTTCGAAAAATCAATTTCTTCGGCCCTCCAAAAGCAGTTCATCATTTTTTTATACATACCCCAAATATCCTGGTCAGAAATAGGAAACATAACGTACCTATCTGGATTTTCTGTTAACAACGGTTCTGTGTTCTTTGACATCCTAAATAATATCAGGATAGATTTAAATATGTTCAATAAATATATTTATATGACGATGAACAAGTCCTACATAATTTTTAATTTTGATTTTAAATACTTAGATAATGTTACCAACAATTTTTTAATTAATTATAACATAAAATAATTATAACATAAAAAATAATTAATTAATGAATATAATGAATATAAATAATTTAAAAACAGGCGATATTTTACTATTTGACGAAAATCCTTCAAATTGCGCATTCAAATCATTTACATCCCTCATTAAATGTTGGACACATTCAATATTTTCTCATTGCGCATTCGTTTTAAAGGATCCCTTCAATAAAAAAGGAATTTATATATGGGAATCATCCTATCATGGAAACCAACCTCGTAATGAACGCAAATTTGGTGTTCAAATAACCCCAATAGAATATTATTTAAATGATTATCCTGGCAAAGTAACAATTTATGTAAGGCGTCGTGATGAAAATAATCCAATATTTACCAATTCATTTTTAAAAAAGGTATTTGATGTAGTTCATGATATGCCTTATGATATAAATATATGTGATTGGATATCAGTAGCTATGGGAAAACACAATATTAAAACTACGCGTCGTTTTTGGTGCAGTGCTTTATTAGGGTATATTTTAACAATACACGGAGATTTAGAAAAAGAAACTGATTGGTCTATGTTACGTGCTTGTGATTTTTCTTCTACATCTGAAAATCTTACTTGGTTGGTAAAATATCATGAAAATGAGTTAATAGGGACATTTTAATAAATATATAAATTATATGACAATACAAAACCAATACGAGCAACAATTAATATCAATGATCACCGATACCAGAAAAAAGATGAAAACTAATATATATTTAGAAGAAGCATTAAAAAATTTGCTTAAAACAAGAATGAATTTAGTACATAAATTGGAACAAAATAAAAATCAAATAGAAACAATCATTAATTATTTATTAAAAATGAATACAAATTTAAAAAAATCTTGTGCCAAAAACACGGATGATTTAGCCGATATTAAAATAACAAGGAATGAAAAAGAAATAGATTATTTAGATAATATGCGTAAAAATCTGTCTTTGCGAATAAAAAATCTTAACATATAATATATGCTAAGTCTAACTGGTGGAAAACGTCGTCGTCGTCGCAAGACTGCACGCAAATCTGAGGTTTCTAAGCGTAAAACTGCTCGTCGTGGTCGCAAGAGCCGCAAGGGTAAGAAGAGAGGTCGCAAGAGCAAGAAGAGCCGCAAATAAATGATTTACTTATCTCTATTGAGTAAATAATATCTAATCAAATATTATTTTCTATTTAAAATATATAATGTTGAAGAAAGTGCAAAATATGTTGATGAAAGTGCTTAATCACAAGCTTGTATTCATCGCGCTCGTTTTATTATCCGTACTAAATGTTGTTGGATATGCGATGGTACGTTCGTACAATTGTTTAGGAATTTTTGCTGGAACAGCTGTAGTTGTTCATTTGTTGACCAAACATAATGCTTTAGCATTGTTGGTAGCCATCTTTGTTGCTAACTTTGTATTTAGCTGTAGTAAGGTTAAAGAAAGCATGAGCTGTGGTTGTGATAAAAAGAAAGAAGGTATGGAAAACGAAAAAGAAGATGAAGAAGAAGCAGGTTTGGATTTATCTAATGTAGGTGAAATGATGGGTAAGCTACAAAAAATGGTCCCTGATTTGAAAGAGAAATCTGATTAAATAGATGATTAATTATTTTATTTTATATAAATTATATATATAAAATGAAATTAAGTATGCCCACGTTTTTAAAGAGTAAAATCACGTTATACATTGCTTTGTTTTTAGGTATAACCAATATTGTAGGACTTATTGCCAAAAATGATTGGAATTCAGTTGTATTCTTTGTCATTGTTGCACTTTTAGCCAATTTCTTCACGAAAAATATGTCTGTTATCTTAATTACTGCTTTGGTTGCGACGAATTTGTTATATGCCAATTTGCGTTTTAGAGAAGGTATGAGTCACGGGAAAAAGAAGAAGAAGAAAGGAGGAAAGAAGAAGAAGAAGAAAGAAAAATTCGGCCAAAGAAATGTCCCATCGAGTACATCCAAATCATTGGACGGCGATGACAGTGCGGTAGGTTCACGAATTGACCAGGCAGCAACTTTGGAACAATCCTATGATAATTTACAATCCATGTTAGGTGGTGGTGGTATTCAAAAATTAACAAGTGAAACAAGGGATTTAATCAACCAGCAAAAAAGTTTAATGGGTTCTATTAAAGATATAGCACCAATGGTGAAAAGTGTAAAGGGTTTAGTAAAAGACATGGGTGGATTAGAAAACTTGAAACTTGACGGTTTTTTAAAGGGTAAAAAATAAATAGCCTATAAATATATATGTCTAAGAAATGTGCACCTGGCGTAATTTGTATTGAAAACGTTACATTGCTGTTTATTATTCTTATTTTAGGATTGTTTTATTTTTTATTTAAACAATATTTTAAAACATCAACCTTTAAATTTGAATTTTCACCAGGCAGCAAGGAAAACACTATTACCGAATCTCATTCTTCTTATTTAACACCAACATACAATGGAAATATGTTTTTTCCTCCATCATTAAGTAACCCATTTATGCCACCCTTGAAAGACGGAATGTATCATCCAAAGAATTCCAGTGATCCTCGTGGTATGCCACCTGTACACGGTATTCCTATAAATGTTAAAACGCGGGGATACGATACAAATTATTCACAAGTTGGAATACTTACTAGAATAAATGGGGAGGAAACAATTTTACCATTGATGGGACGACCATTACACGCAAATAGAAGTAAATGGCAGTATTATTGTATGAGTGATAAATTTAATGCTGTGCGTTTACCAGTAAGTAAAAATGGAAAAAGCTGTACAAGTGAATACGGATGCAATGATTTATTTAATGGAGATACTGTTTATGTTGAAGGATACCAAGATGCCTTCAAAGTAACTATCTATGAAAATGATAGTCCTAGATATATCCCTTACATTTAATTCTATAATATAAAAAAACTATATTATATAATATATATGAGTTATGATAATGCAAAAATAATTTTATTTTCAGAAGTAAAAAATAATGTAACGTTGAAAATAAAGGAACTTGATATTTTTACGCGGTTAAAAGAGGATGAAAAATTTGGTAAATATGATATTGAAACATCACGTGGTACCGTATTTGAAAAATATTTTATTACTGAAGCGGGGTACCTACAAAGAGCTATACGGTTGTATTATGGGCAAGATAGATACAAAAGTTGTAAATATTTGGAAACTGATTTTAAATGTTTTGCTGGAGATTTAGATAATTTATTAATTTGTTTGGAATCCGGTTCAGATTATGAAAATGTAAAAAAATTTACAAATAATACTATTAGTTTTATTAATCAAATAATTCCGGGGTTGTATTCCATTAAAAAAACTTATCCGGATTATTCGGATATATTGGCTAGAGTGGACAGCATAATTTTGGTATTGATTGATTTTAAAACTAAAAGTAGTAAAATTATGAAAATGAAACTAGAACGAAGTAAATTAGATCAATTTAATATGTGCCAATCGTTAGAATCCATACATCGGTTGGTTATCGAAAATCCTGAAAACAGAATTAGAAGCAATAGCTTTGAATACTAATTAAAATAAATGATAATTTATTCTTTATTTTAATTTACGCTTATACAACTTGTTCTACAGCTTTTATAGCTGCCACTTTTACTAGTTCTTCAGTTACCTTTTTTTCCGCAGCATCTTTCACTTCATTTGATAAAGCACCAACACCGGCTTTTTTTTCAACCACTTCCTTGGCTGCATCTTTGACTGTATTTTCGGGTTCTTCTTTGGCGGCTGCATCTTTGGCTGCATTGGTTGTTGTTTTATCACTGATTGCGCCTTGCTGTTGTTCTTCGACTTTTTTTTCAACTACTCCCTTGGCTGCTCCTTTGACTGTATTTTCGGCATCTTCTTTGGTTTGGGATTGAGTTTTTACCGATGATTCATTTTTTTCTGACTCCGCTATTACTATACCTGCTTCACTATTTAATTTTTTGGTCATGTTTATACCGCGATTTATATCATTTATCACTTTATGCATATCCTTTTCTGTATTCTCACCACTTTTATTAAATTGAACACTTCCATCCGGATTAATTCTAATAGTCATTCCCTTTAATAATTGCTTTGTTTCATCACATTCTTCCTTTACTACATGTGTTTCTCTCTTTTTCAGCACATCTTCTACTGCTTTTATTGCTGCTTTTTTTATTGATTCTTTTACATATTCTTCATTTGAACCGTATTTATTTTTTATTTTTTTAACTGTTTCTTCACTTAGATTATTTTTATAACTGCTTAAAAAATCACTAATCTGGTCATTGTAAGATGTATGATTTTCTAATGCAGTTTTAAATGCTTCTTTTACATCATTTGCATCTGTTTCTACTTGATTCTTAACCATATTATTCATATTACCAAACTTACTTGGAGTACAATTATGACTAATATCAAAACTATTTTTTTTTCCTGTTTCTTTATATTGTACAGTAAGTTTTAAGTTATTTTTATCACCTTTTGATTTTTGTTTGCACAATGAAAAAATTATTTTCGGTATTTTAAAATAAGCTGCATATAATGGTGTTTTAAATGATGAAGTTAATTGTTTTTCGTCTAATACTCTATGTTTTAGTAAAACAAAGTTTTTTTCATCCTCCTTTGTTAAATCCCTCATATTATCTTGACTTTTGAATCTTAATGTTTGAGTTTTACTAACATTACTACTGCAGTTGTTAGTAATATTAAATGATATAGTAGCACCATTATCATATTGATTCGTTTTTTTAGACATGAAACCACCAATTAATAGTTTTTTAGATTTATTATTTCTTTTTGATTTTTTCTTTAATGATTTACGAGCCAAATTATATTGAATACGTTTTCCACTTCGTCTACCTTTTTTTTTATTTAATTTAACCATTTAATTTATATACATATAATTATACTTTTTTTTATTATTTAAATATATTAATGACTGTAGAAAAATTAGAAACAACATTAGAAAATAATAGACAAGCATTATGTAAAAATCATATAGATAATTGCAAACAACTAACAACCATAAATTTTGAAGGTAGTAAAGTAATAAAATTCAATAAGCCTTCATCCAGTACGAATCCCGGTTTAGAAATAAAGTTTGATGGTGTAAATAAAAATAATTCAGGGGTCGTATTAGGAGGGGAACCATATAAATTTGAAAAAGCTAAATTATTTAGTAATAGTTATGCTTCTACAGCAAGAAATATTGTAGCTTCATTAGTTTTATATCATAGAAACAAAGTAAATAAAATGATGGAGATACATATACCATTTGAGAAAAATAATAGCTATTACAATTCTTTAATGTGGTTTAATAATATATTATATACCGATTCTACGAAAAACAAAAAAATATCTTTAAACACGGAGTTGACATTAAATGATATTGTTCCTTTAAATACACCATATTACTATGTTCATGATGCTGGAAATGATAAAGAATATATATTTTTTGATAGATATTTTCCATTATCTATTAATAACACTCAATTACAAGAATTAAGAAATGCAGTTGGTAATAAAAATGGAAATGTAACAGTTAATTTATCTAATAATACTAATAAAATTTATTATAGTAATACTGGTATACCAAGTGAAGATTTAACTGAATATAGTAGTCAACAATTGGATTGTGAAGCGATTGAAATAGACGGTGAACCAGTTGAACCTAAAAGTGATAAAACGGATGCGGATATGCAAAAAGATTCTTTCTTGACTGTATATGAACAGATATTTAAAAGTGATTTTTTTACAGTTATTCTAGGAATTCTGATAGCATTAATAACTTTTGCAATAATGAAAAATATTTTGGAAGCGATTAATGATAATAATTATGTAGCAAAATTAACAGGTGGTTTAACAGGAAATACAGGAAAAATAGATTAATAATATTATAATGGTAAATGTTTATAATATTATTTACAAAGTGTTATGTTATGTGATTTTAAATTACAAGTGTAAATTACAAACGCGCAGCTTCATGTAGTTTACATAATGTTGGCTTGTAAGTTGGTATCGTAATTGTTTTTGCCACACGAGGAATCATTTTTGCGACGATTTCTTCTTCTAACGAACGTTTTTGCATTTTATTAAAGTGTTGCATCTTTTGTTTCTTTCTATTTTCAGAAGGGACATGTCTATGAACAGGACCAGACAATCGTTCTGAACGTTTCATCAATAAGTATAGCGCAACAATTCCTATGGCACCCACCAATGGATGAATATAAACCAATAGAATGGCAACAACAGCTAAAACAATTTTACCTGGTAAACTATCGATTGCCATCTTTGCACCATCAGGAATATCAACATCAAAAACAATAAATACTGCTAATAATAATGCCAATAAATAATGATGTTGCTGACCTTTCATCATTTTTAATGGTTTTTTAAGCATTTCAAGAAGTTGTTTCGTATTCATATATCATATTATTATATTTTTTATTTTTTTGTTTGGTAAATTAATTGATATAATATTAATCATATTTATCTAAATATAAATATGAATACAGAAAGTGATAATATATCTACTTATTTAGGTCAAAAGGGCTATACCATTTATAAAGATGCGTTGGATATGAATGATCAAGAAGGAATCCGCAATGAGTTAATGGCAAAGCCATTTGTTCCTAAAAGTTCAATGTCCGAAGCAAAACCGTTTCCTATTTATAGGGAATCAAGACTAAAGTTTTATTTGCCAAGGCATTATGGCATAAATACTTATGGCGAACCCGATGATGTAAAATTATCAGATGGAATCGATATAGATATACAATTCAAAGGCGAATTAAGGGATTATCAAAAACCAATAGTTGCGACATATGTTAAGAAGGCGAAAGAAATTGGGGGTGGTTTATTAGAAGTTCCCTGTGGTTTTGGTAAAACTATCATGGCATTGCGCATAATATCTCATCTAAAAAAGAAAACAATAGTAATTGTACATAAAGAATTCTTATTAAGGCAATGGGTGGATAGAATAAAAGAGTTTCTACCGGATGCAAAGGTAGGTAGAATTCAAGGTCAGGTAATAGATATTGATGATAAAGATATAGTAATAGGTATGTTACAATCTTTATCGATGAAAGAATATCCTAGAGAAATATTTGCTGAATTTGGTTTAACAATAGCTGACGAATGTCATCATCTATCGGCAGAAGTATTTAGTAATGCATTATTTAGAATCGTAACAAAATATACATTGGGATTATCAGCTACAATGGAAAGAAAAGACGGGTTGTCAGATGTATTTAAACAATTTATAGGTCCTATAGTATTTTCAAAAAAGCGAGAGGGAGATGATAATGTATTGGTGCAATGTATTAATTATACGCACGATGATGAAGATTTCAATAAAGTTGTTTTGAATTTTAAAGGTCAGGTGCATTATAGTATCATGATTAAAAAGCTTTGTGAATTTAATAGGCGAACAGAGTTTATATTAAAAGTCCTTAAACAAACACTTGCTGATAATGAAGAACAGCAAATAATGATATTAGCACATAATAAAAATGTATTGAAGTATTTGCACGATGCAATTGAAGATAGGAAAATAGCATCAGTTGGATATTATATAGGTGGTATGAAAGCAATAGACTTAGAAATATCTGAAACGAAAAAAGTGATTATTGCAACTTATGCAATGGCTGAAGAAGCGCTTGATATTAAAACGTTAAGTACCTTATTAATGGCCACACCCAAGACTGATGTAAGGCAGGCAGTTGGACGGATTTTAAGACAAAAACATAAACAAGCACTTGTTATCGATATAGTAGATTCACATGATTTGTTTCAACGTCAATGGTTAAAAAGAAAACGATATTATAAAAAACAAAATTATAAAATCGTTGAGACATCAGTGGATGATTTTAAGAAACATAAATGGGTAGTAGTATATGAAAAAGGGGCGAAAAATAATAAAAAATCAAGTAAAAAAAGCGCAAGTAGATGTAATTCTAATGTAAATGATTTAATTAAATTGGTAGGAAATGGAAAATGTTTAATTATGGATGAAGACGAAGATGAAGAAATATAATTATTTTACTAAATACATAACATCTTTAAATTTGGATAGTGGTTCTATATTACTTACTTGTTTTATGGGCTTCCACATTTTAAAATTTATAATATACTCACATTTAATTTTACACTCTTTTTTTAAATTTACAAACTTATCTGGTGATATATTTTCAAATTCTTCTTCATCGTCACTTTCTTCAAGTGCATCTAAATTTACATTTTCTTTTATAGTTCTAAAAATAGAATTCATAAAAACACTTGTATTATAATTAGATATATACGCGATGCCTATGTTTACCATTTTATTATCATGTTCTGCAAACAAATCGTACATATCATCATTTATTCTTGCTTTCGCATTAAATACAGCTTCATATTTTCTTTCGATTTTTATTGACTCATTGTAATAATATCGTTGTTTATGGTTGGAATTATTTAATATACGGTGCTGTATAGCATAAGCCTGGTAATATAAATTTGCCAGATGACTCGTTATTAGTTCTTTTTTTGTTTCATACATTGGCAATCCAAAAATAATATCATTTTTACTATAATATTGTGGTTTTGTATAATTGTTTACAAGGCTTTTTAATATTTTCCATTTATTTGATGTATATTCATTACTAACGTTTTTTCCTTTGTAATAGAAAACGTCTTCCACACTGAAAAAACGAATATTTTTTGCTAAAAAAATAGTACCATATATTATTGTCCCGGTATATATTGTTAATTTTTTATCAAAACAGCAATTATATACCATTACATCTTGAACATAGCGTTTATTATTAGATAAAGTAAAGAATAAACATTGATATTTATCATTAAAACGTCTAAACCACGCAAAATATTTTTTACCTTTCGGTATAATAAGATATAGATCTGTATGAACTTTTTTATGTAATCTTTTTTCATAAGAAAGTTCTATTTTTGGAAGTTTTTTCATAAGGTATTTTTTTTCACTATTGTTTAACATATTACTAATATATTTGTATAGTAGTCTTTAAACCGTTTCTATTAATATTTATTGTAAGTGTCATATGAATTATCAAAATTCATTCCTACTGATTGGATATCGTCTTGTTTTTTCTGAAGGTTATTCAAGTATTTTTTTAATTCTGTTTTCATATTTGTTGATGATGTTGTTTCAACTACGTTATTATTGTTATTGTTATTATTAGATTGATTTTCTTTACTATTTTTCATCACATCGAAAATTTTATTATATTGTTGTTGTGGCTTGGAAACTAAATCTTTTACTTTCGGGATGGTCAAATTATTTTTAAAGAAATTATAAATGTAATGTATTAATAAAATAAAGACTAGTGATATTACTACGTGTTTAACAGTCCAAAAAATCATTATATATATATTATAAAATATATGATAAATACAAACTAATATCTTTTTTTACATATTCGTGACACGGGGCTTCTTTTGAAATAAAATAAAAATCGTGTAGTTTATTATTATAATATTCAAATACAAGTGAAACTAATTGATTTTTATGAATGATATATCGTTCAACATTAATAATATGGTTATTAAAATAATCGGCATCGTGATTTTTTATTTGATTCCATGTCTCAGTTTGATAAACAATATTAATTTTTTCATTATTTTCTAATGTACAATAGTTATCTAAAGTATCAGTGGTTAGATTTTTTATATCTAATTTGTACAATTTATATGTATCTTTTATTTTAAATACACCAGTATCAAGTAATAACATGGTATCACTATCTTTTACAGCATTTAGGGTTTGGAAAAAATTATTAGTATTTTTAATTTTTGATAATTTTATGTTTTGTAACCAAATTTTATACATTAGATATATTATTGATGTTTTTTTAAATAGATTAATTATTTATTGTAGAAACAATATAAAAAATTGAGACCTATTTTACTAATGGTTAAAGCAGTAGTAGTAGTAATTGATAAGAAAAATAACATTAAAGAAAGCAAGGTTAATAATTTTACAACAGAAACTCTGTATAAAAAATGCAATTTAAAATCAAAAGATCATTTTAAATGCCGGCATACTTGGAAATATAACAATAGTTATTTATCGGTATTTGCAAAGGATAATGGTAGGGCAAATAATGAAAATAAATGCGAATTACCTAGACCTATAGATGAAGAATTATATTTTGGTTCCTTGCTGGTAGTACATCATAGTGAAGCGGAGTTGACAAATGATAATGTTTTGGATGCTACGGAAAACACGTGGGAATCTTTTTTGGCAAAAGAAATGGGTGCTGAAGAAGATTTGGGTGAAGAAGATTCATATAGTGAGGAAGAAGAAATTCCAGAAGATCAACAGACAAAAGATGGTTATATGAAAGATGGTTTTGTAGTTTCTGATAAAAGTGCAGAAGATGATGAAGATTATATTTTAGATGATGATGATGACGATGAAGAAGAATATACGGAAGATGATGATGACGACGAAGAGGAAGAGGGGGAGGATGGTGAATATTATAATAGTGATGATTATGAAGGCGAAGAATATGAAAGCGATGAAGAAGAAGAAGATGATAATGATAGTGAAATAGAAGAAGTATTGGATAGTGACGTAGATAATTCAGAGTTGGAAGAAGAGGAAATTTCGGATAGCGAAGATGAATGTGTAAGCAACTAGATTAATATTAATTGAAAACATATAAATATATTATGAAATAACAATTCAAATGATAGTTAAATCACCAGAAACCTTTCGTCAAAATATAAAATTACAGTTGAATAAGATAATTGAAGATGAAAAATATGCTGTCAAATTAGAGAAAGCTATTTATAATTCTGCTATAAATGAAGCAAAGGAAAAAAATGTGATAAGAAAATGGGAAAATAAGTATTTTACTTGTCTGTATATAAATAAATTGCGTAGCATTATAAAAAATATATCAAAGGACTATTCAACATTTAATCAAGTTTTATTCGATAAAATTAAAAATAAAGAAATTAAAGCTGTGAAATTAGCATCTATGCGACATCAAGAAATGAATCCAGAGGTGTGGAGAAAACTGATTGATGCAAAGATAAAAAGAGATAAAAATGCTACTACCATGAATATGGCTTCGTCAACGGATGAATTCTTTTGTTATAAATGTAAGACAAGGAAATGTACGTATTATCAATTGCAAACAAGATCAGCAGATGAACCGATGACAACCTTTGTTACATGTTTAAATTGTGGTAACCGATGGAAATGTTAAATAATTAAAAGTTATATTATAATTTTTAATTAGTTACTTGTAATTTAATTATAAATATGATTTAATATTTGATATTATATCGGTAGTTGATATATTTTCGGTTCTATTTAAATATATAACTTTACATACAGAATTCATATTATCAAATTTGCCTTTCCAATCATCACCTATAATGAATATATCTGCTTTGTGATTACGTATATAGTTTTCTTTTTCCTCCAAACTTTCTTCTAAAAAGACTTCATCAACACACTTAATATTTTTTATAATTTTAATTTTATCCTCTTGTTTAAATATTGGATATCTATTTTTTTTTTTATAATTTAGATTATCACTTGAAACCCCAACGATTAGTTTATCTCCATATTTTTTACATTTGTTTAACATATTAATATGACCTATATGTAGTAGGTCAAAAGTTCCAAAAGTAATTATAACAACCATATACTGTATAAATATATAAGTTTTTACAAAAATATGATAATTTTAAAATGTACGACGATTTAAAATTGAATCCTATATCTTGGTATTTAAATAATTCTATATTTAATATTCCTTATTTAAATTTCAATGTCACATGGATAAAATTATTATTGATATCTCTTTTTATTGGTTATTTTTTAAATGGCTTACAAGGAATAAAAGTAGTATTAAGTTTTCCTATATTATATTTGGTAATAGGATTTTTATTTTTTAAAACATATAATATCGCTAAAATTATTTCTTAGCTTTTCTCTTCTTCTTTTTTGATTGATTTTTATTTTTGCTTCTTCTTTTGTTTTTTTGCAATTTTTTGCTTCTTCTTTTATTTTTTCGCTTTTTGTTTTTGGTTTTATTCTTTTTTCTTTTAGAACCTCTTCCTTCATTTGATGGCGTAGACCTAGACCTAGACCTAGACCTAGACCTAGACCTAGATCTTGTTCTAGTCATTCTAGTTATACTTTGTTCCGGTCCTTGCTGTACGTTTCTACGCACTCTAAAAAATCCGAAGAAGATAGTAGTATCTTCCGAATTCCAAATTTGATAAGCTATACTAAAAATACCAAGATAAAGAAAAAATAATATCATTAAACTTAAATAATATCCCCCTTCACCTGCTCGTTCTAACGTTTGTATTATTCTTGCAAGTCCTTCGGCATTATCATTGAGCATCGCTTCATCTAAAATCTCATTTAAAATGTCTTGAGGACGTGGAACTGCATCACCACCGTAGAAAGGAATCCTACTTGTTATGCCATTAATACCATCAGCAATTGCACCAAAGAAAGATATAAATATAAGACTACAAAAACTACCTACTAGACTTGTTATAGGTTCAATTAGCCCATTTGCTAGTTGTAAAGTATTATGCGCACCATAATATGCCGCAACACCAACTATATATCTAGATATAGCATCCATTGAACGTGTTAGTACATTACCTCTAAAAAAAGTCTCAGCGTGTCGTCGTTCCATTTCATTTAAACTTTCATTATGACCGAGCTGTTGTTCACGAAGAGCAATTTGTTGTTGAATTGATGCTATTTCTTTAAGTGCTGCTAAATTCTCTCGTGTAAATCCTTCACTTTTAATTTTTTCCATTAAATGTCCCTCTGCTGCTGTCATAATATCTGAATTGGTTTCTACGGTTGTTAAAGTAGTTTCGGGTTCAGCATCAGCATCAGCATCATTTGAGGGTGTAGGTGAGCCTCCCTTTTGCATTTTCATATTCGTGCGTTCAATTGTTCCCTCAGGTTTCATTTTTAATCCAAATTTTTTACCATCATTCTTTAAAAGCTTTTTGAAATTTGAAAGTACTGTTTTATCATTTTTTTTATTAGATTCTTCCATTTTTTTTATCAACGCATTCATATGCGATACAAGGTTATTAAGTATTTTATTTATCATTTTTTGATCTTTAAAATCTTTAAAATCTTTTAATATAGAATCAATATTTAATTTTGTAGGTAATCTTGTTCTTGTAGGTGATGAGATTTGACCCATATAAATTATAGCCAGATTTTAATTTAAAATCTACTAGTATAATAATATTAACAATGAGCCAAGATTTTATAATTATGGAGGAGCCTATATTATTTAAAAATACCGATGCATTTAACTATATTATTGCCACTGCGTGGGATGATAAAAAATTAAACGAAGAAACATTCAATAAAAAATATAATATGAAATATGAGATAATCGATAACGGTACTACTAAACGCAGAATTATATTAAATCATTCGGATTTAAAAAGTTTTGTAAATGATAAAATACCACAGGTTATACTACCTATGTTAGTAATAAATACAAATTTAGATAATTTACTTTTTGATATAACATATAAAAAATATTATATTGAAAAGAAAAAAAAACAAATTATATCTAGTAAAAATTATAAAATATATACTGATCCTAAACCTACTTCTATAATTGGAATAAAAAATATACAGCATCATGATAATTATTTTTTATGTGATATTGAGTATACTGTAAGTTATTTATGTTACAGTGATGTTTTTTTTAAGCCACCAAAATATTTGAAGTATAAGATAAAAAATTGGTTGAAGAATGAATATATTTTAGATGTTTCACCAGGTGACCAAGGAGAAATAAAACAAACAGAAACAACAACATTGCCATTTTCGTTAAGTTACAATAATCCACAGAAACTTACCATAAATGCAATCAACGGTGATAAAGAATCGAAACCACATATTGTTGTATTTTCTATACCAAAAAAACCACAAGTATTTACAAACACCATTAATAACATTAATCACTATTTATTTGTTCCCATATTTAAATTTCATTTTAACAATGCTTACCGATATAAAATTGTTTGTGTAAATACTAATAAAACAATGGTATTTAATAATAGAATATCAAATAGTCTAGAACAAGAAGTATTATGGCCAGAAAAGTGTCATTATAATAGACCATATACTTTTTATATTGTAGCATATAAAGCGGATGGATTTAAAATAGAAAGTGATAGAAATTATTTAAAAATATATGAAAAACCATTCAAAAATTTTAGAGAAAAATTAAGTATTTAACTAGTTTATATGACGGAAGATAAAAATCAAAAAAAGAAATGTTGCAAACCTGGATTATTATTTAATTTAACAGGAAAAGAATCCAATGGTGCAAAGTCAAATAAATCGTTCAATATGCGATATAGTCAGCTTGTAAAAACAAGTAATATGAAACGTTCTGTTATTGGTCGTATTACATTTAAACGTGAAGAATTTAAAGTATTATAATTATATATACAATGTCATATAATTATAATGTAGATATATCATTTAACCATATATTGAATTTTCAAACATTGACAAATAAACTATTTATATTCTGGACAGATCCAACTAATGAAGAACTAGGTAATAATCAAATATTATGGTATGATATTGAAATAAATAATTCTATTTATTCAAAAAAAACAACTGAACATGTAATTTTAAACGTAAAACCAAAAGTATATAATGTAAGAGCCAGGGCTAATTTTCCTTGTGGAAGAACAAATTGGTCACCTTTAAAAAGTTATAACTTTTTTTATCCAGCTCCAGTATTGGATTTAAGTGAAAATTTACTTGGCACTCCTCCTGATCAATATTTAAAACAAAGTCATATTACATACAACTGGACCGATCCAACTGATATATCATATAATCAGTATATTTTATATATAAATAATGAACCTAGGGCAATAAAAGCAGATATTGATACAACAACGATTCATCATCTAACAGATGGAACTTATAACGCGCAGATAAGAGGAATCAATACTCTTTTTCAACCCCCACTGGTTTCCAGAAAATCAAATAATATTAGAACAGTAATAGATTTTAGACCATCTAGTATTATAAGTGTTGACTTGTCATTTTCAGAATTTAATGCGAATCAATTTGTTGTCACTATCGAGGATATTCATATAGATGAAAATGATTTCTTTGAGGTTGAAATGGATCCTTTTCAAATAATTTATGAAGGTGTCACCAGGCAGCAAGGAAGAACAACTAAATATATTTTTGATGTCAATCATATAGGCTTTAATTATAGGTTTAAGGTTAGGGTTAATTACGGAGGATATTTGTCTGCATGGAGTGAATACTTTTTTAAAGATATACAATATTCGGCACCTAGAATAACACAAGAATTGAGATTGGAAGCCAGTGAAAAAGAAGGATTAGTAAATACCAAATTTAAAGATAATGGGCATCCTGGTGGAATAGAAATAAAATGGCAGATAAATAATGTTGATAAAAACATAACTACTGATATTAGTTTTGCCGAAGTGCGCTATGAATTATTTAGATCATTGTTTAATAGAGATTATGAAAAGGTTGTAGAAATAACATTTAATCAGCCCGGTGAAACATATGATAATACAACAATAAGTTTAGAAAATAATGAATTGTCTATAAAGGACCAAACAATAAAATTAGAACAATTTTATTATTATAAGATACGCGCTGTATATGTATTTTTTTATAAAAATATTAAATATACAAAAGAAAGTGAATTTTCACCGTTTTTAAATATTTTTACATGTTTTGCAGAAGCAAAGCATTTTCCGCACGGAAGATTTAATCACAGTATAACAAATGAAAAATTATTTCCTATAATTTCTAAGTGTATTGACCCAGATACAGGTAGCCTTGTAATTAAAAGAAGTGGTAATATTTTTAAACAAACAGCATATCAACTAACGGCTAGCGAAATATATTCTTTATTTGCTAGAACAAATGGCACACGATTGCGTTAATATTCTACGATTTCCAAATCTTCTAATTTCCAATATTCACTCGTTCCATCGGGCATAGGACGTTTAATTATAAATGGTATTTTTTTTTGTTTTAATTCTTCACACGCAATTAAATAGCTATCAATCATATTTGCAGGTATATCAATCATTGGAATGGCATTATGTTCTAATTGTTTTGCACGCACACCCAATACCCTTGCTCTTTCATATCTAGTTAATATAGGTATTGTTTTATGCATAGGATCAATGATATTATTTTCATTATCTCTTGCAATACTAGTTAAAGCCATCACGTCAGCATATTTAAGTTGTTTTGTTTCCGGATGATAATTTAATAACAATTCTTTATTTTTAAATTTGTCTAATTTCTGATATACTTCTTCATTTTCATCATCAGAATCATCTTCTGATACATCTTCTTGTAACGATGATGTAATTGCCTTTGGACCAACGTCTACAATAGTGGCATTTTGAATGGCTGGTTTATTAGGAATAACTTCTGGTGTATCTTCATCACCTTCATCTTCGTCTTCGTCACCTTCACCTTCGTCACCTTCACCTTCGTCACCTTCACCTTCGTCACCTTCATCTTCGTCCTTGTCTTCACCTTCTTTCTTAGCTGGCATATTTGTAACACCCGGTACAAATTCCGGTGAATCCTCATCTTCTTCAGCTTTCTTTGCTGGCATATTTGTAACACCAGGTATAAATTCTGGCGAGTCTTCATCTGCTTGTTCATCATCGGCTTTGCTGGACTGCTCTACTTGTTCATCTTCACCTTCCACTTCGGCTTCGGCTTCACCTTTATCACCTGTTTCTTCTTGTTCTATTTCTTCCTCTGCTATATCATCGATTGCGGACATGTTATCGTCATTTTCAATAATACCTTTAATTATTTCTGGTTGGGTTTTAATTTCACTCATATATAGATATTAATATAAAAAATTAATATTTATATCATTTCAATTAAATTATTTGTCTTTTTTACTAGATTCCCAAACTTGGTCACAATTTACACATAAATACAAATATTTCATATCATCACTATCATAACGTATATATAAAATTTTATTTTTTGCTTTCACAGCTGTTTCGCCGGTTTTTGATTCTTCTCCTTGTGTTTTTCCTACATTACTAGGACAATCGTCATTAGGGCATTTAATGTGATTTATCTGTGGTAAAGTAGGATCATATTTGGTATATTCGTTAATCAAATGCTTAAAACTACCCTGTTTATGTTTTATATGTGTTTTTGATACACATATAGAATTGATCGAATCATCTGGCATATCTTCTTCGTTTTTACATTTACGACAATAATTTACCAATTTATCATTTGATATTTTTATATAATACATGTTATCACACTTACTGCAAAATTTCATTTTTTATATGTATAAAGGTAATATTTTTTATATCAATTAATTTGTATATTACATTCATTTAATATATCAGGATTATTTATTTTTATTTTCAGTTTTTCATAGTTAATATTTTCCTTCATATCGTATATTGATACACTCAATGTTGTTTCGGTAAAAGGATATTCTTTTTGATATTTATTTATCAATTCGCAAATATTTTTATGATTTTCTCTAAAATATTTTTTATATTCATTACTAAATATTGTTCTTGGTTTATTATCTATTTTACCTTTTAATACATTATATACGGCAGTATTCAACGATTGAAATTTAATAATTTCATTATATGGTAAATTATCTTTATGGCGATCTGATACACCTGGTTCGTTTGTTAGTGGCGTATTATGAAATAATGTTGTAAATGATAGTAATATAGATCGTATTGTTTGACAAGATGACCATTTTGGACCAGACCAGGTATTTATTATAGATACACATACTTTACCATTCCTATATAAATTTGGATTGAATCTTGTTTTACCATTGTTAGTCAAATAAGTTACTTTTGGCGGAGTGTATGGATAATCTTCGGGAAATTTAAATTCGAAGAAATAAAAACCATGTGCATAAATTGTTTCCCCAGGGCCGATTATCATAGCATATCCCTTCAAAACATCTGTTTCATCGTGTTTATAATATATATTATTTTCTGTTAAAGGATTCTTATATATATCAATTACATCCTTTAATATTCTTTTTGTAGGGTTAATAGTTTCTTTTTTTGCATTGTTGTTTTTTTTATTTTTATTATTAGCAATAGACGCCATTTATTATATTTTAGCCTTATACTTTTATATTATTTATATAATATTTTTTACTGCATAATAATAATAATTTAAGTTCTTTATGAAAAAAAGTATTTCACAATTTTTAATTGAATTAAATAAATGAATTAAAATAATTATCTTATTACTAAGTAAAATGAACAATCTTTCTATAACAAGTGAAGATAAACTAAAGAAATTTTTACGAACACATCAAACCAAAGACAATGCAAATATCACACACTTAAGTATAGGAGACAAAACAAAGAGTATATATGGTGGCAAATATAATATTCCCGATAATAAAAACGAAGAATTTTATAAATTATATTTTCAAGCAATCGATAATGGAATGCCATTATATTTGGTTGAAAAACAAAATATTGATATGGGTGGATTAGGAATTGATTTGGATTTTCGCTATGATAAGTCGGTAATTAATAGAGTAGTAAAAGAACAACAACTAACTGCATTATTGGAACATGTAATTGGAATATTAAATGAAATGTTTGACATAAGCGAACCAGTTGAAAATATGAAGGGTATGTGCGTATATATAGCATTGAAAGATGACCCTATCATTACAGATTCCTTGACTAAGGATGGTATACATATTTATGTACCTATGGTCTTAGATAAATTTCAACGTAAAATCTTTTATAACCGATTACTATCTGTATTACCACAGCTATTCAAAGATGATGGTAATATTAATTCATTTGAAGATATTTTGGATCATAGAGTAATAGAAGGGGTTACAGGATGGCAACTGCTGGGGAGTAAAAAGCCGAACAATATACCTTATAAAATTATCAAATTATATAAATTAAATATAGATGATGATGAATTTGATTATGACGAAATAAACCTTAAAAAATCAGTTAAAAAGTACAGAGAAAATATGTTAATTAGAAATACAACAAATTATAAGTTCCCTTTGAAAGAGCATATGATGGAAGAGTATAACGAATACAAGAATCAACAAGCAAAAAAAATGACAAACAAAAAAAATAAGGTTGTATCAGCATATATACACAATAAATTATTATTGGGTGATATTCTAGCAATTGAAAATAAAGAACAATTGGATAAGTATATTTCCGAGTATGTTGAAACTATGATACAGATGAATGAATACAATATGAAAATAATACACGATTACACCATGTTGTTAGATAAGCAATTTTATGACCCGTATGATAAATGGTTAATGATTGGTCATGCATTGCATTACGCATCCAATACGTTGTTTCCTACTTGGGTTGCGTTTTCCGCAAAATCCGATAAGTTTGATTATTTGAATATTGAAGATATGATAGGCAGGTGGCAGAACATGGCACATTCAAATGGTGATGGAAACAGTGTAACAGAGAAAACAATATTTTATTATGCTAAACAGTGTAATCCAGATATGTATGAAACAATAAAAAACAATTCGGTTGTATACTTAGTTAATACAAGTGTGCCCAAGTCGACTCCTTATTCTGATTCGTCTAAAACTCCAACTAATGAAAACGATGTCGCTGCTGTAGTTCATGCTGTATATCGTGATGAGTACGTGTGTTCTAGTGCTAGTAAAAGTATATGGTATCATTTTAATGGTATGCGTTTCAATCATATTGAAGGTGCGATTGAGTTAAAAAAAACATTTAGTGATAAAATTCACTTGCTATACAATTCTGAAATGCAAAAACTAGTACATCATATGGCAGATCAACAAACTACCGATGAAGCAGAAAACACTCAAATCAAGCAGCGAATTTTAAAGTTCATACAAGTATCCAATCAGTTGAAACAAAAGCAATTCAAAGGCAGATTGATAGAAGAATGCAAAGAATACTTTCATAATCAAGATTTTGAATCTCAATTAGATTGTAATATTGATTTATTGGGTGTTAATAATGGTGTCATCGATTTTAAAAATAAATGTTTTAGAAAAGGTGCACCCGATGATTATATCAGCTTTAACACAGGTATTAGTTACTTCCCGTTGGATAAACAAAATAAGGAACAAATGAAAATTGTAAAAGAAATAGAAACATTCTTTGCCCAGATTCTGCCTATTAAAGAAGTACAAGAATACGTATTAGATTACTTAGCCTCTTGTTTAACTGGTAGTACTAAGAATCAGACATTTACTATATTCTTAGGTAGTGGTGCTAATGGCAAATCAGTGTTGATGGATTTGATGTCTAAAACTCTTGGTGATTATAAATACAAAGTACCTCTAGCATTACTTACTAAAGACCGTGTGGCTATAGGTGGTCCCACCAGTGAAATAGCTCAACTTAAAGGTCGAAGATTGGGCGTTCTAGATGAACCTAAGGCGGGTGTGAAATTGAATGAAGGTATCATGAAAGAATTAACTGGTGGTGACCCAATCGCAGGCAGGCATTTATTTAAAGACCAAATCGTATTTGTACCCCAGTTTAAATTAGCTGTAACTACAAATATATTACCTAAGATAGATTCAAATGATGGTGGTACTTGGAGAAGAATTAAGGTTGTTGATTTTCCATCTAAATTCTTGAGTAAAGAAGAATGGAATTCAGAAGAGAATGGTTATGTTAAACAGATAAATCCTAAAAAATATCAATTCTTAAAAGATGATAATTTAAAAGATAAGTTTCCGCATTGGGTACCAGTGTTCTTAACTATGTTAGTTGAACGTGCATACAAAACTGGAGGTAGAGTCAAAGAATGTCAAGCTGTTATGGAAAGGAGTAATGTCTACAGAAATCAAATGGATCTTCTCAACCTATTTATCACCACACGCATTGTTAAAAATCCCGCTAGCAAGAAAATCACTAAAGCAACTGTGAAAAGAGCATTCGATGAATGGTGGCAAAACGAGGCCGATGGTGATAGGTTGAAGCCTTCTTCTAATGAAATTTATGAAAAGGTAGAAAAGAAGATTGGTAAGTATAATAAAGGATGGAAAGGCTATGCTATTAAATATGATAGCGATAGCGAAAGTGATAGTGACGATGATAATAACTAAATATAAATTATAATTTATAATTTTTATTTAGCGCTCGTATGTTCTCTGAATAATAAAACGAACAATAAATGGTAATACAATCATGAGTATTAATCTTCCAACAATCATCATGTTTTTATATTGACCTTTGATGATGGTTATTATGATTAAAACAATAATAGTATAATAATATATTTTTTCCAGTATTTGCAGTATATATGCAGCAACTTCATAATTTTTATTATAATAATCTGCCATCCTAATATTTACACTTTTCTTTCTTTTCAAATCACTAAGATCTTGCTTCACGGCACTTTCCATATCTTCATATTCCGTTAAAAATTCATCTGTATTTGATTTTAATCTATTAGAAATGTCATAGCTATTTTTTATATTTGTAAATCTATTATTAGCTCTATCAATATATTCCCTATTTGAGGTAATCATTTTATCAAATACATCACTCGCTTCATTTTTTACAATAGTTTCAAATTCTTTATTATTTTTATTTTTTTCTTTTCTCTTATGCAAAAATTTATATAAATCTGCATCACTTCCTGAATTTTCATAGTTTGTTTTTAATGGTTGAAGTTCATCATCAATTACATTATTATTTGGCTCTAATGATTGATTTAATTCTATTATTCCATTTCCAAAATCTACTAAATCATTTTTATTCATATATAGTATAGTAATAATTTATTAGATAATATATTTATTAATCATTTGCCGCACAATTTTCTCTAGCCTGGCGTAATTGTGATTCCAACATCGCTATTTTAGCATCAGATGCATTATTATCTCCAACCGAACCAGTACTGACCGATGATTTATTGTCGTCAAATGATGTATTTGCTCTGTATTCTTTATTTAATAATTTCTGTTCATTTAAAGTTGGATCTACAGGAAATGAAAACCGGTTATAATCATGATTGTCCCTATAAAAATTATAATATAGCCTACTAGCTAAATGAATAACTAAGTATGATATGGTCATTACCATAATTACAATACCTAAAATATTAGGAAACCATTCAAATCGCATTATCATTTTAGTTAAAAATATAATTAATGCGCCAGATGCTAAATATTTTATCACTGCTAAGTGTTCCTTGTATCTTTCATATTCATATGTACCTATTTCACTCATTCGTTTTTTGTTTGATTCTGATTCCTTCAATGAATCTATATACAATGCATTATGACCAATTTGTTTCTTTAAAACTTCATTCATTGTTAATGTATTACCTAAATTTGATTCGGATGTTTCTACATTTTCAATAGATGCTTGCCATAGTGATTTAAGCTCATCATATTTTGCTTTCTTAGCATCAACAATTCTCTCAAGTGCCTGGACACTTTCACTATCGCCATTGGTACTGGAATTCCAAATATGTTTTTCTATTGTTTGTAATTTCTCAATGTCATTTAATACATTTGTATACTTAGTTTGTAAATCACTCATATATTATTAAATTATATTTAAAAATATATAATTACTTGAATTTGTCATATAAACCAGCAATGATAACTGCACCTAAAAATACTCCACCGAACATTAACGATGTTCTAAACTTACTAGCTTTACCTATCAATTGCTTGTCATTTTCTCTTTTCTCCATTACCGACAGTTTATTATTAAAGTCTCTTGAAAAATAATGTTGTTGTCCTTGCTCCTCCCTTATTTGATTTACTAGTCTTACCATTTCCGATTCGGCCTGTAAATTTGTATTTTCGCGGGTTTCTTCTTGGTTATTTAATTCATTTGCCATTTCTTGATAACTTTTTTTTAATTTATCATAATTTCCTTTTACTTCTTCTTCTTGTTCGGGTGTTTTAGTTTTGGACCATTTATTTAAACTATTAGATAAATTACTTATCAATTTATTATGTGATGAATCCCAATTTAAAAAATTGAAACCTTCTTGTAAATTGACAAATGATTCTTGTTCCACATCAGTTATACTTTTCACCTTTTTTTCGAAATTCTTAGCCAAATCATTAAAAAACTTTTTAATATTATTGCCCAAAAATGTAAATACATTAATTACAATAACTCCAATGATTACTAATTTAATATATGAGGTACTATAACCACTTAAAATCATGAAAACAATAAGTGCCAAACTAGAAAACCATAGTAAATATCTTAACTGTAAAGCACCGGCACGAAGTTCATTGTTTTCTATTTGTGTTTCGTAACTACTATTTGTTTTTATTTGTGCTTGATTTTCTAAATTGCCCGAATTAACGTTATTAATATTACTATTCAATGATTGAGCCTTTAAACGATTCAATTTTTGATTTGCATCAATTGTTGCTATATTACCACAAATATCCGTTTCTATCTTTTCACGCAAGGTTTTTAATTGATTGTTATAGTGATTATAGAGCGTATTAGCATTGAATTTATCTTTGGATTCTTCATTGCAATTAAAATTAGATAAAAATTTAATTCCATCTGTATTTTTACTATCTGCTTTTGCCAACTTATTTAAAATATTTGCTCCAATATCAGTATCTAAAATTAAACCACTACAGTCACTTTTCGCTCTTAACAATGTCATGCCACCTTCTATTAATTCATATTTTTTTCCTTCTGCATTTATCCAAAAATTACCATTATTGGTCCCAACTATTCTCTTTGATAAACCAGTTTTCATATTACCATTTACTATATATTGTATGTTGTCTATACATGGTTCGCCACTAGCCATATCGCTTCCACTGTAATAATTATTTTTTATATCTTGAAACTTGCTAGTATTTTCACTTAAATTACAACTAGGGTGTTTGTTTGCATAATCATTCATTTTTCGATATATACCCTGATTATTCAAATAATAATAAGATATATCATTTCCACTACCCTCTTTAAGTATTGTATTTTTTAAGTCTCCTCTATCACCGTCTTCGATTTTTCCCATTTTACGAAGGGTATCCATTTCATTTAAATAAAAATTGTATTCTGATAATAACTGTTCTGTATTTGAATTTGACATTGTATATAATATATTATATACAATGATTTTATTATTCCATTTTTATTTGTCTAAATAAAATGTAAAATAAAGCACCAACACCTATAGTAGTTAGTCCTAAATTTACATAAGTATAATTTTTACGAATATAATGATCTTTAATAAAGGGCATTGATGTGGCATATTTTGTTTTTTCATTTTCTGTATCTTTAATTATTTGTTTTTTTTCATAAATTGACTTTGAAATATTAGAAATATTATTACTAGCATCATAAAGTCTCTCACTTACTTTACCTTCTATTTCATCAATTAATTTTTTGTACTTTTTCATATTGTCCGAGAAATCTTTCAACGCCCCCTCATATTTTATCTTTGCACTTTTTCCAATCTGGTCTAAATCATATGCCCCATTTGTTTCTACTATTTTCGTATTTAGTTTCAACCAATAATCTATAAATTTACCTCTTAAAAATATTTGATTTGGATCGTTCAATTCTTTTTTCAAACTTTCATAACTGGTCATTTATATATACTATAATAATAATTTATTTGCATACGATTGTATTACTTACTTACACAACCGATAATACGTTGTTTGTATAGCAGTTGAAGATGAACGAGTTATTCTACATAATTGTCCTGGTCTTAATCCAATAACTTGGGCAACCGGATCAAATCTGGAAATTTCCGGAAATTGGCTGTCACTCATAATTTTGTACTTTTTTATAATTTCCTTTTTTTCTTCATCACTACATATTTCGTGCTTAGGTACCAGATCATGTTCCAACAAATTATAAAGATATAAATGCATATTGTAAACATTAAAATAAATATTTCTATTATTGAATATCGTAGTCATCAGTTTTTTTATCGTATCATTGAAATTATCTTTTGTCACAATAATAAACTCATCCCCTTCGTTCAATAACTCTTCAACATCATATGCATCATCGATGAAATCTTGTATATCCTGGGGTTTTAATTTTCCAAATCCACCATTCTTTGCTAAATTATATTTCACATATATTTTTTGTTTTGTTTCCGGATTTTCTAACAACATATCCAATTGCTTATTGATAAACAGTGTGTGTATGTGATTTGTACAAAATCCTCCATGGTCACTGACATCAAAGCCACGTTCTTCTAGTATTTCTAGAATAATTTTTCTTGATTTATATATTTTTGAGACGGTTGTACTATTTACAGATAAACTCATTATTATTTATTTATAATAATAAGATTTTATATTTTTTCAATTAATTATTTAATTATCCTACTTTTTTGATAATACCTATATCTCCAGTAATTTGCTTACTATCACCATCATCATCATCATCATCATCATCTCCATCCTCATTTGGGTTATCTATATTACCTTCATTACTATCGGTTTGTTCTTTTTCTTTTTCTGGTGCTAACATATTTAGTCCTGGTGGTGTAGTTTGATCTTTTGCCATCAATGGTGATGGTGGCTTATTAGGGTCATAATCCGGTGATTCTGGTTCAAATGGTGGCTTATTAGGGTCATAATCCGGTGATTCTGGTTCAAATGGTGGCTTATTAGGGTCATAATCCGGTGATTCTGGTTCAAATGAATGTGACCGTGGTGATGATGGTGGCGTCATTATTTCATCACCAGTAGTTTCGTATTTCTTTTCATCCGGTCCATCACTTTTCTTTATAAAGTAAATAAGTTCATCTTGGTCATCATCGTAAAATGAATCTACAATTGTAAATTTATCATTTGGATTATTTTTAAAGACGATTTCTTGATTAACATTAAATCGCATTGGATTTTTCTTCCTTGCTGCTTCTTGCTCTTCTAGACCTAATTGTGGTATAGCTCCAAATGGATTGGTTTGCTGTGGCATTATTTCTTGTTCTACTTCTTGTTCTCTTTCCTTTTCACCTGGCGTCAATTCAAATTGCATACGATTTAATTTTTCATTTGTATTTGAAAAGGCATCCGTATTTTTCTTTATAATTTCTGATATATTTTCCATCAGTTTATCATAATCTTCTGTTTCTGTTAGTTTAAAGATCTCCTTATTGTTTTTCAAATTCATTATTTGGTCAATATTTGAATCTGTAATGATTCTCATCTGAATATTCATCGTTTTCAACTCTTGTAATAATAATTTAAAGCAATATGGAACTTTTACTAAACTAAAATCTCTTCCATGTTTCGATATATTTTTTACATTTAAGGTATTGTCCAAATTAGTACTATATTGTATTGGGCCATCCATCATTGGACTCAAAAATAAATTTTGACTTTCATTGTATACTGCTAGGCAACCCGTCTTATTACATACAGCCATTAAAAATTTATCACCACGCTCCATCATTGAATCCATAATAAATTGCCCCATCCCATGAGCAATCAATACATCACGGTCCATCTCACCTATCCTTAAACCTCCATTGTTAGCTCTTCCTTGTACTGTTTGCCTGGTCAATTGTGTTCTTGGTCCCTTTGCACGATAATTTATTTTATCCTTTACCATATGTTTCAGTCTTAAGTAATACGTCGGTCCAAAATAAATAGACATTTCCAACTGCTCACCTGTCATACCATTCATCATAACCTCATTTCCTGAACCATGAAATCCTGCCTCTCTTAACATATCACCATATACTTTATATTTGGAACCATCATTTACAAATGCAGTACAATCACCAAAATATCCATACATACTACAGGCTTTACTTTGTTGTGATTCTACAAGGTGACCGATTGTCATTCTTGATGGCATGGCGTGTGGGTTGACTATAATGTCTGGGCGAATTCCATCTTTAGTGAATGGCATATTCTCTTCATCGATAATAATACCTACTGTACCTTTTTGGCCTGCACGACTACAGAATTTGTCCCCTATCATAGGAATTCTTTCACCGCGACAACGAATTTTTGCGATTTTATTACCTTTACCATTTACAGTGATAAATGCTTTATCAACAAATCCTGTTTGTCCTTTTTTTGGTAACACTGAAACATCATTGTATGTATCTGGTTTATTTTTATCCATCATTACTTTACCTATCATAACAGTGCGATCATCAACTGGTGTATTTTCTTTAATTAATCCAGTTTCTTCGTCCAAATTACTATAATCATAACCAGGTTTCATACCTTTAATATTTTTGTTGTCAAAGGATGTAAAAAATTTCACAATATTTTCAAGTGCGTTTTCTTGTTTTTCCTCTTCCGATTCATAAATATTATAGTATGTCGTATTAAATAAACCTCTTTTTAATGCTCCACGGTTTACAATAATAGCATCTTCGACGTTGTATCCACTATAACACATAATGGCTACTATTGCGTTAATCCCATATGGATGTTCATTTTTTGTGATATGACTGAAATAACGGCTTTTTACAAGGGGGGTTTGTCCATAATTAAGAATCAGAGATGATTTATCGATGCGGTTATTAAAATTAGTACTGTATACAGATGCAGCTTGTTTACTTTGACCACAAGAAAATGCGTTACGTGGAAATGGGTTATTTTCTGGATAAATAGTTTGATTTGCCATAAAACTTAGTATGATTGAGGGGTGAATTTCATAATGTGTTCCACTGTTTTCATATATTTCTTTGAAGGTTTTTTTGTATTTACCATATAAAATACATTCTGATTCTTGACTATCTATATATTCAACTATTCCAGCATTTTTCATCATCGTATCTTCTTTAAGTGTTTTGATATCTAACTCATTTATATTACATGGGTCAACATTATCTTGATTAAATCCTTTCACACATTCGTTCCATGATAAAGTTTTATTATCTATTTTCCCCATTACATTCGGTCTATCCACACTTAGTTTATTATTCATCATATAAAATACGGGATGACAGGGGCGACCACCATCTGTAAAAATATTTATTTCTTTGCGGGCAATATGCCATTGTATACTAACAAAACTATTTATCTTTCCATTTCTTCTATGTAATTTAAACATTCTTGTAATTTTCCTAGGCTCACTAGTTGCTCCTACCCAGGCACCATTAATGAAAATCTTAATATAATTATTTAATTGTTTATGATTGCATTCTTCTAACATTACCATTCCTAATTTTCTCATATATTTGATATACGGATAACCTGAACACCCAGTAGTTACATGACAACTAAGTGCAAGGTGCTTATGCAAACCAACGTTTCCGCCATCCGGAGTGTGGATTGGGCACATGTTTCCCCATTGAGTGGCGTGTAAAAGACGAGGTGCTATAATTTTTGCACCATCAGCATTAATAGGTGTGTTTGTTTTTTGAAGTTGTGATAAAGTTGCAAAATAAGACAATCGGGTTAAGTCTTGAAGCGCTCCCAATCTTTTAGTATGCTCTGTAGCACCCCAATTTCCCTTGAATGCTTTACGAAATCCATCTTCAACCAAGCGACCCTTAAAAATTTCTTTTTCATTTATTACAACCAAATCAAAGAAATCCATATCTTGATATTTGCTTTTGTTATAGAAAAATTCTTTGTCCATCACCAGGTAGATGTTTTTCAACTGTAGGTTATAATATTCTTTAAATAGCTGACTTATTAATATACCTGGTGTCTCTAATCTTTTATATGTATAACTGTCTCGGTCTGTGGGTGGTTCTTTTTTTGAAAAAACATTTAATAATCTTTTTACAATGTAACCAAGATAAAGCGCTTTTTGTTTAAAATTCAATTCTCCGATATGAGGGAATAAAAAATTAGATAATATATCTATGGCGTGACTGATAGTTTTACCTTTTGTTTGTGTAGCAATGTATTTTAATGCTACCTCCTGTGTAAATACACTACCTGCATCATGGACAGATGGACGTAACAAATCCAGCATATCACTGTTTTCTTCGATATCTAGCAAGCAAGTAGTAACTATATCTTTATCTGATATTACTCCTAGAGCACGCATAACAATAAATAGTGGCATAGGTTTCCTCACATTTGGTATATTTACAATAATGTGTTTATTTTCTAGAGTAGGTTGAGGGGCTACTATTCTAACTGATAAAGTTCTAGTAGGTTTAGATGTATCTTCGGATACAGAGCGAATCTCAGCTGAATGTGAGTATAATTCATTTACTTTGTCTTTAATATATAATGTGTTATCGGCAAATTTTTCCTGAGTTAATATTACCTTTTCTTTTCCATCTACGATAAAATATCCACCAGGATCATTTCTACATTCCCCCATTTGATAGCATACTTCACCATTCAACTTATTTAAAATACATAGATTAGACTTAAGCATGATAGGAAACATCCCTAAGAAAATCTGTGATAGTGTAATTGTTTTTTCAATTGGTTTATCATCTTCGATATAGATTGTGAAATCAACATCTACATCATAATGTATAGATACTCCATATGTCATGTTCCGTATTCTAGCTTCATTTGGATACATAATGTGTTGACGTTCGTTTAAATCATCGAAATCATATATTACTGGTTTCCCAAAATACAATTTGTTTCCTTCTCTACCACCAAGATACATATTGAAATTATATTTAAATGTATTTGTTTTTTTGTTAGCAGCATCTTTAAAAAAAGTGATAGGATTGTTTTCTTTAAATATTTGATATATTCCATTATCAAAAAAATCATTATATGATTTTAAATGATGTTTGACTATTAAATTTGGATTGTCTTTAAAATAAATGTCAATTATTTTCCAAGCAATGTTTTCATAATCCATTATATTATAGTAAAAGCATATTTTTTTAAATTTTAAAAAAATATGTTTTATCTTTATCTAATTACTCAAAGACATAATCATAAATATACCAAGCATTAAAAACATTAAAATATATGGAAACAATACTAAGAACCACGACACCTTGGCATAACCACGTTCACATAAGAATTGTAATAACAATGTAAATAACATCACATAAAGTATTTTAAATGCAAAAACACTCCATTTATGTTTGCATTTTACTTGATATGATCCCATGCAATATTTATTATTATTGCCTAAATTTTGAAAAAGCAATACTAAAATAGTTAGCATAGATAATGCTAAATAAAGGAAAGCAGGTGTACATAATTTTCTAATCTTTTTTATTAACTCATTTAATTTCATATATAGTATTACTATAAATTAATTAAATTAAATATTGGTCATTATTCCTTGATATGTATTACCTATATCTACAGATTCTGGTGCCATAGTTTGGGTTTTTAAATTTTGATGTAACGGATGTGGATTAATATTTGGTTGATCTCCCATATAGGTTTTGTACGCGTTTGTAAATACACCACCGAATTTATCTAAATGAATTGGTATATCACCCAGGCCTATTTTACTTAATATGCCACCACCTGATTGACCACCCATTTGCGGATTATTCATGTCTGGGCGACTGACATTGAGCATTTCGTCTTTGTTTATTAAAAATTTGCTTTTCATCGATTTACGTATATTTTTCATTAATTTATTTTTGCGTTTTTTAATTCTTTTTGTTAATCGCTTTTTTTTCTTTTCCGAAATCACTAAACGCACCTTTTTGGATTTTGATCTTGATTTTCTTGACGTCCTTCTTTTATTTTTCTTTGGTTTACGTGTTTTTTTAAGTTTTAATTTAATTACCTTTTTACCTAGTCTTTTACTTCTTCTTTTTTGTTTTGTCTTTTTTAAATTTCTTTTACTTTTCATTATATATTATATATTCTTATAAAAATTATATAATAAATTATTATTATCAAGAGACTATCGATTAATCATCTATTCAATATCAATGTGCGTAAGAAAGTGACGACGGCAACACATATTATTCATATTTAATTTATCTAATATAATCGCTTCTGGTGTTTTTTTAATCTTTTCGGGACTAAAATAAATTACTTCTTCAATTGGTATGGATTGGTCTTCTTTCATTTTTTTTACTTCGCGCACATAGTATAAATACTTGTCCGCTATTACATTTCCACAGGTAAAACACTTGACTGGAATAATCATATCTTTAATAAATATCAATATTTATATTTATATATATTCAATTTATTTGTATTTATTTTTTCATTAGCTTGTTACGATAATAATATTCATCTGTTTCTCCTTTGAAAGCACCATCTTTATTTCCACCAACACACTGAAAACCATTATCCATTTTACTCCATATACAACAATATTTGGAATTACAATTAAATTTATCTTTTATTGATTTACATTCTTTATCGTATGTATCTTTTATTTTTCTACAAGTCTTATCATCTTCGTCTTCGCGTTTTTCTAAATTATTTAACAATTCTATTTTTTTATGTTCAGGGGAACTATTATGTATATTTTTTAATGTAGTCATACCTTCGGTTTCATTAATATTATTATACACTACATAAATAGTGCCCAAAATAATCATCACAATAACAATAAGAATACCGTAGATATTATTAGAAACAAATTTAATTATCTCTCCTAAACCCAATTCACCAGGTAGTTCTAATTTATCAATTTTGAAATTATTATCCATTAAGATATAATGATATATAATATTTTATATTTCCATTAATTCCCGCCCCTTTGTTGTATCAATCTTTATATGTTTTTTATCATTTTTTGTAAATTTATTATGACATTTTTTACAAACACTTAATAAATTACCGGGATGATTTTTTGGTATATGCAAATAATGGTCATTTACCATAAAATGTTGTGGTACTAAATGATGTATTTCTTCCGCAGGTTTATTACATATCTCACAGTTTCCTTTGATTTTATAACTGCTATAATGTGACTGTCTTTTTGATAATACATCATTTTGTTCTAAGTTACCTCTAATATTATAACATTTTTCCATAAAATCTCTAGGTAAGTGTAATGATTCACATACTTCTAGACCATATGTATTATTACCCGGACCATCTCGTAATTTACGAAAGTATACCAATACATCTTTTTCCCTATCGTATTTTACAGCCATATGATTTATAACTAAGTTACTTAATTTTTTAACTTCTTCCATTTTTAATATTTCATGAAAATGTGTTGCAAATATATGACTAGATTTGGATTGATTGAAATGCTGTAATCCACCAACAAAAATTGCCATAGCTGAAGATGATTCTGTACCCGAACAAAGTTCATCACCAAGTATTAAACTATTTTCATCACAATTTCTAAGGATATTGTTTAATTCTGTCATTTCTACACCGAATGTACTAAGTCCTTTGAATAAATTATCATTTCCTATGATTCTCGTATAAATAGAAGTATATGGTTTGTAAAGAAGACTTGATGCTGGCACATACATACCAGCTTGTGCCATAACAATTGATATACCTATAGAGCGAATTAAACTTGATTTACCAACTGAATTGGTTCCATATAATAATATACCTTTCTTATCTTTTCCAAGGCTAACATCATTGGCAATATAGGTTTTGTTTTTTTGTATATTTTCAATAATCGGGTGTCTTAATTGTTCCGCACTAAAATAGCTACAATCATGATCATCATCTATTGTTGGTTTTGTATAATTATAATTAGTTGCGTTATATGCATTGGTTATAATACTATCTAAAAGTCCGACAAATTTGCATATATAATTAATTTTCTTGTTGTAACAACTCATAGTGGTGGATAAAAAGTCTTTGTATACACCTGTAAGTGTTTCTACAAAAATCTTTTGGTGATTGAATATTTTTAAATATAAACTATTAAGTTGTTCGGATTCAATTTTGGTTTTGGCACTTTTACCTGTTTTATTTATGAATTTTAAATTAGGATCGAGTAAAAACGTTTTTATTTTCTTATCTACAGTACTTTGATATTGAATTTTTATTTTACCGTCAATTTTTTCCGCTTTTTTTAATCCTATTTCAATCATTTTCTTCCGCAATTGTGTACATTCCAAATACATAGGGGTTTCTTTAGGTTTCATTATTTTTACTCCTGATAATGGGTTGGTATTTTTACTTGTTTTAATGAATTGGGCAAGATATTTTACAATTGCATTAATAATATCGCGATTGTCGTATTTTTCAAAACAACAATTGTCTAAATTTGTATAGCATCCCGGTTTAATAAAATTATTTTCAAAATTTAGATTTTCTTGTTCTATAGCTGCATCTGCATTAACGGTTTCGTTAATTTTTTTTGATATTTCATTAATATTTTTTTTAACTTCAACCAGGTCAATGTTATAATAGTCAAAATAATCTATTATATTACTAGTTGTTTGAATGGTTGCATTTTCAATTTCAGTATGTAAGCTTAATCTCACTTTATCCAATCCTTTATTTAAAAATATCAATTCTTTTGGGGTTAGTTTTAAAAATGTGATTTTTCTATTGTAAATTTCAATATCTTTCATATTTGTAAATAATTTGCGAATACTTATAAATGTATCATAATTGTTTATAATATATTCAATGAAATCATAATTTTTATTTAATGTGTTTACATTTGTAGTAGGATTTAATAGCATTTTTGATAATTGTCTTTTTCCCATTCTAGTTACACATTTATTTAACATATTTACTATACTACTGTATTGGTTTTTCACTTCTTTATCATCTATGATATTTAATTGTTTTAAGGAATGATTTGCCAATAATAATTTCTCACCTACATTTTCAAACACCGGTATTTTCAAATTTTTAATTAAAGACTTGTTTAAACTACATACATAATCTAATAGAAAACACATAGAGTTGGTCATATAACAATTTTCCAATAGTTTGAGGGTTTCCTTAAATCCGTCAATATTAAATATCTGATAGTATTTTTGTAAGATTTCTTCTTGATAATTCTGTTTTTGTACATTTGCTAATTTTTTATAATTATATCCTTCTTTATCATTAATATCATAAACATTGATTTTTGCTGCATCACATGAAATAAAATTTATCATATCATTTACTTTTTCACCCTCTTCGTAATTATGAATTATCAATATCTCGTTTGGATTATAAATAGAACATAATCGCTCGATAGAATCAAATGTACAAGAATCGTGTGTTAAATCAATAACATATTGAAATATTTTTACATCGGCTGTGAAACTATCGATGATAGTTACACCAAATCCTAATCTATCTTTTTTAAATATAATATTTTTTTTAATTACATTTATCCATATGCACATTATATTATTGGATAGCTTTTCTTCTTCTTCAACAAATAATGTACCTGGTGTACATACATATTCTTCATGTCTATGTGTTTTCATTTTTGCATCTTGTACCCATACAGGCACAGTGTAACCATTATTTATTAATTTTTTTATGTATTTGTTTAAATCTGAAAATATAGGAACCCCTCCCATTTTAACACTATAGTTATCTATATTCATTGATTTATTTGATACTGTCAAATCACATATTTCTTGTGCTTTTGACAATGTGGTACTGTCTAATTCTTCGTGTGTCGTTTTATCATATAATCCGTATATTTCAAAGAAACTACCACATTGCCAAAATAAAATTACTTTTGGTCCATATTTTTTTTGATATATTTTTAATTGTTTAAAATACGTAGCAACCATACTATTACTGTTTGATTTCATTACTATATAATAATTGTCAAGGTCTTTAAATACATTTATTAATTATTTAAATAATTATGAATTAAGTTTTCGGGATTTTTATTGAAGACGTCACCTGTAAGGAAAGCGGATTCATAAATGTTGCGCATAACTTTTTCTGGTGCACAAGAACCTTTTTTGATTAAGTTGTGATTAAATAAATACTGTTTTACGTCTATGATGGGTCTTTTTTTAAGTATTATGGTTTCTTTTCTGAGTGTTTTGCGTTTTTTTCTGGATTTTATTAAAACTCCCACTTTATTTTTATGCTTTCCCAGTGTATATTTTTTCTTAAATTGATGTACGTAACGTTTATCGGGGTTGTCATTCTTCTTTACATCTTTACTGATATTGATATGATGCATTTTATGTACTTTTTCTTTTAATTCTTTTAATTTTTCTTGTCTTTTTATAGTATCTAGATTTTTTTCCTTGTCTTCCTGGTGATTATTTTCAATTATAAGTGAAGGTTTGGATTTATTTTTTAAAGACTTTTTATATTGTGAATAGGTTGGTTTGGTTCCTTTTTTTAAGATTCCCCAGGGAGGTGCAGCCTTTAAACTACTCGCTTGTATTCTATTCTGTTTAATTGGAGGTTCATGTATTTGTATGGGTTCTGCCCCTTGAGTAGGTACTTTTACTTGTATAGGCGCTTGTGTTTGTATAGGTGTAGATATAGGTACACATCCCAAATTATTAGCTGATTCGGTGTCAAAAGATTCTGTATTTATATTTATTATAGGTTGTTGATGTTGCGCAGGTTGTTGATGTTGATGTTGATGCTTCTGTGCTAATTCCTTTTTCTTCTTTTTTTTCTTTTTTTCTTTGTTTTTTTCTATAACATTATCCAGCAGCTCCATTGATTTTGTAAATGAATCTTGCCATTTATTTAATGATTTTGTTTGAGGATCCGGTAATTCTCCATTTATTTTTTGCTTAATTTGATATTTTTTAATACGTTCCAATAGTTGTTTTTTCACATTATTAGGTCTTAAAGTACTTGATATTAAATTTCTCCTGGCTTTTTTTTTACTCTTTTTATTTTTCTTTGTTTTTTTATTTAAACTAAAAAAATTTGGATTGATTTGAATCGTCTTTTTTTTTAATGTACTCATAATTGTATAAATACAAATATAATTATTTTTCGTATTTTACTTTAAATAATGTTTTAAATGTTCACGTGTAATAGAAATTATACATACATAGAAGACATTAGTTCAGTCATTGATTTATCAGCTCTACTTTTTACCTCTTCATTATCGATAAACATATCAAATCCCTTGTCCATATCTTTCCTCGTTATATTCATTTTATCATCTTCATTCTTACAAAATACTCGTCTACTATGTGCTATTTTAACCTTTGCTAATAATGTTTCCATATCACGACCATAATATTTAAAATATTTCATTTTATCTTCAAACCATCTATCTTTTATTTGTTTTTTAAACTTCCATCCAATTTCATCTACCTTTTTTTGAAAAATTAAATTCAACTCCTTATAACTATAATCATCCGTTTTAAACCTCCAAGTAAATCTTGAATCCAACCCCTGGTTATAAGAGAAAAAGCAACTATTTAATTCATTTTCATAACCAGCTATAATAACCATTAATTCTTCTTTATGGTCACTTAAACCTTCGCATAATGTATCAATACACTCTTTTGCAAAACTATCTCTTTTTTCTGAATTTCCTAATGCATAGGCCTCATCGATAAATAAAACACCACCTAAACTATTTTTAATTGCTTCTTTTGTTTTTATTGCTGTTTGACCTAAATACCCAGCAACTAAATCTGCTCTAGTAACCTTATTAAATTTATTTTTTTTAAGTATCCCGAGCTTGCTAAATATAGTACCCATAATCTTTGCTACTTCGGTTTTCCCTGTTCCTGGTGGACCACTAATAACTGTATGCAAAAAATCTGTAAATTTATTATTTTTGTTTATATGAAGACGCTGAACGTAAAAAATAATTTGATCCAAGATTGATAATTTTAATTTGTTCATTCCAATCATTTTATTTAATTTCACCAGGGAAGGTTTAATATTATGAATTGCAACCATATCAATATTATATTCAACATCCATTTTTAAGGGGTAATCATCGGATAATTTAATTAGATCACTAATATTATTTATATCTACAGAAATAGTTATTTTCTTTTTTTCTATTTTTAATGGTGGTGGTATGGTAGTTTTATGTAAATTTTCCCATGAAAAATTATAACCCGGTAAAGTCAATTTTTGATTTTCGTCTTGTTTGCGATTATCAGTAAAAATAGAAGTATAATTATCCTTAATTAATTTATTATAATCGTCATGAATTTCGTTTAATATCTTTTTTAATTGTTCATTCATTTTTTTGTTATTTTCAGTAGATTTTTTTTCACCTTCACCAGGTGGAGTTTTTGATCTAGGGGGTTTATTTTTAATATAATTGGAAAAATTAAAGTCACTATCCAAGGTGTTTCTAAATATTACTAATTGATTATTATTTTTCGCGTCATTGTTCATTGATATATCATCAAAAGAATTATTTATATTGTTTATTTTTTTATTCTCTGCATTATTACCAGATAAATCACTGTTTAGTTTAAGGTTATCAAAAAAAAACGAGATTTCATTTATATTATCTGATATATCATGATGATTATTTGAATTATCTTTTATTTTATTTGTTGAGTTATCTATTGCATTATTTGAATTGTCTTTGGGCATTATATATATGATTTTATTAATAATAATACAAATAATTTAAAGATTAATTGATTCCATTTAATTTAATATGAATTATGATAAAATGTCGTCATTTAACAAAGAAGATATCTGGTTTCTAATAGAATCATATTTTAAAAAACAACACCTCGAACGATTAGTACGTCACCAATTAGAATCATATAATAATTTTGTTGATAATGAAATCAATAATACAATTAATATGTTTAACCCGGTGACAATTCATTCCGAAAACGATTATGATCCTAACTTAAACAAATACGCACTCGAACTATTTATTACATTTGAAAATTTAACTATATTTAGACCATTAATTCATGAAAATAATGGTGCTACAAAGTTGATGTTCCCACAAGAAGCGCGTTTAAGGAACTTTACATATTCATCGCAAATGGTAATTGATTTAAATATAAAAATTGTAGAGCGTTATGGTGACAACTTAGAAAAAGAAAATGTTCATTATAAAAAAATGAATCAAATTCACATAGGTAAATTACCAATAATGTTAAAATCAAATATATGTATTTTAACACAAAATAATCATTTAAATACAAATATAACAGGCGAGTGTAAGCACGATACAGGAGGTTATTTTATAATTTCAGGTTCGGAAAAAACGGTATTAGCACAAGAAAGAGCAGCTGAAAATATTGTGTATTGCTTTAATGTAAAAAAAACAAATACAAAATGGTCGTGGCTTGCAGAAATTAAATCGGTACCAGATTGGAAATGTATCTCACCAAAACAAATTAATATGACTATAAAAACAAAAAATAATGGTTATGGACACCCAATTTATGTAAACATACCAAGAATTAAAAATCCAGTCCCATTGTTCACTCTATTTCGCGCATTGGGAATAGAAACTGATAAAGAAATATGCGAATATATATTATTAAATATTAATGATGAAAAAAGAAAACGGCTTTTATTTGGTTTAAAGGCGTCTATTGTAGAATCACAACATTTTACTGAATACGAAGATTGTATAAATTTTATTGTGGGGTCTGCTATGTATACTCCTATTAATATGACAAAAGAAATGGGACAGAAAAAGAAACGCGAATTTACCATAAACGTTCTTGAAAATGATCTATTTCCACACTGCAAGACAAAAAAACAGAAAATTTATTTCTTGGGATATATGACCAATAAATTATTGCAAACTAGTTATGGCTGGAGAAAATGCGATGACAGAGACTCTTATTGTAATAAAAGACTTGACTTGACGGGTACTCTACTGAATAATCTTTTCAGAAATTACTTTAATAAACTTGTTAAGGATATGCAGAAACAAATTATTAAAGAAATCAATAATGGTTCTTGGAGATCAACTAATAATAATATGAATATTATTAATAAAACAAACATATATAAAATTGTAAAATCAACTACAATTGAAAATGGACTCAAAAGAGCATTGGCCACTGGAGATTTCGCCATTAAAAATACTAATTCCAATTCAAAAAACAAAGTTGGTGTTGCTCAAGTTTTAAACCGTCTTACATATGTTGCTAGTTTAAGTCATTTAAGACGGGTAAATACACCTATTGATAAAAGTGGTAAATTAATTCCACCTAGAAAAGTACATAATACTATTTGGGGTATGTTATGTCCAAGCGAGTCCCCAGAAGGCCAATCCGTTGGTGTAGTCAAAAACATCAGCTACTTGACGCATATTACTATTAAATCATCATCTAGTATTATATACGACGTTCTTAAAGACAAAGTTATACCAATCGATGATATGAAACCTAATGAATTATTCGGCATGGTTAAAATTATTGTAAACGGAAATTGGATTGGAACATCAAAGGAACCATACGAATTATATTTGGATTTAAAGAATAAGAAATATATGGGTATTTTAAATATATATACAAGCATTTTATTTGATTTTAAAAATAAGGAACTTATTATTTGCAATGAAGCTGGTAGACCTATGAGGCCAATCTTCAAAGTAAAAAACAATCAAATCCTTTATACTGGTGAAATAGCAAGTAAAATAAAAAACAATGAAGTTTCTTGGGATGATTTGTTCACTAATCATATATTAGATGAAAGTATTTTGGAATATATTGATCCTGCTGAACAAAATTCGACGATGATTAGTATGGACAATGCCAAAATAAATGGTGAAATTAATTATACTCATGCTGAAATTCATCCTAGTTCTATTTTGGGAATTTGTGCTAATTGTATACCATTTCCTAACCATAATCAATCACCCAGAGTTACATATCAATGTGCTCAGGGTAAGCAAGCGTTAGGTGCTTATACAACAAACTTTAATCATCGTATGGACAAAACATCTTATGTATTATCATATATGATGCGACCTTTGGTGGATACTAGATTAATGTCATATTTAAATCTTCACAAAATTCCATCAGGTGAGATGCTAATGGTGGCGATTATGAGTTATTCTGGATTTAACCAGGAAGATAGTATCATATTTAATAAAGATGCATTGGACCGCGGAATGATGTGCGCAACCTTATATCATACAGAGAAAGATGAAGATAAACAAGTACACGGTGATGAAGAAATAAGATGTAAACCAATACCTAATAAAACCAAAGGAATGAAATTTGCAAATTATGATAAATTGAATTCACAAGGAGTCGTGCCTGAAAATACGTTATTGGAAAATAGAGATATAATTTATGGTAAGGTATTACCTATAAGAGAACATAAAAATGATCCTACAAAAGTAATTAAATATAAAGACCTAAGTAGATCGTACAGAACACATGAAGAAACATATGTAGATAAAAATTATATTAATAGGAATGGAGATGGTTATACATTTGCCAAAATTAGAACCAGAACATTCCGTAAACCAGTGATAGGAGACAAGTTTGCTTCAAGGCACGGTCAAAAAGGTACTATAGGCGTAGTGTTACCTGCTTCTGATATGCCATTTACTAAGGATGGGATACGACCGGATATTATTATCAACCCTCATGCTATCCCGTCGAGAATGACAATTGGACAATTAAAAGAAACCTTACTTGGTAAAGTTCTATTACAACTTGGATTATTTGGCGATGGTACTAGTTTTAGTGATTTACCATTAAGTGAGATAGGTGATGTATTAGAAAAATCAGGATACGAACGCAATGGTAATGAAGTATTAACAAATGGTATGACAGGAGAACAACTAGAAACATCTATATTCTTCGGACCTTGCTTCTATCAAAGGCTAAAACATATGGTAAATGACAAGATGCACGCTAGAAGCATAGGGCCGATGGTAAGACTAACACATCAACCAGCAGAAGGTAGATCAAGAGATGGAGGGTTGAGGTTTGGTGAGATGGAACGTGATTGTATGATATCACACGGTGCTACAAGATTTATACAAGATAGAACTTATTATGCATCAGATAAATTTTCAGTACCTGTATGTAATAAATGTGGTATGATTGCCGTATACAATAATAAAAAACACATACATATCTGTAATACGTGTAATAATAGATCGGACTTTTCAATATGTAATATACCGTATGCGTGTAAGTTACTATTCCATGAATTAATGACAATGAATATTGTGCCGAGGATGATTACCGATAAAAATATTAATGATTAATGTATTATTAAATAAATGATAGTTAAATTAAATTTTTATATCCTTCAATGAAGGCTTCTTGTAAACCCATAGGAATCATATTAAAGTCAATTAACTTTTTATTATGATTAAATTTATCTCTTGAACCTTGCTCTTTCTCAAATTGAGCTTCCAACAATGCCCTATCATTCCAAAATTTTTCTACTGTTTTTTTCCCACATTTTTTAAACACTTTTGGTATATTATCACTTTTATCACCTAAAATTATTTTGTAAAATAAATCTTGCTCAGCACAACCTGTTGAATTTTTTTCAGTTCTAACTGGTTTAAGTTTCAAACTATAAAGTTTAATACCCGGTTGAATAAGCTGTAGATAATCCGTATCACTCGTTATAATTGTAACTGTATTATTAGGGTCTTTTTCAATTAATTTTTTTGCCATAATTGCAATACAATCATCTGCTTCAAGTGTATCCAAGTATAAAATATGCTTATCGAGTATACCACTACTTTCAAATAATTCATCATACGCTAATTTGAAGAATGGTCCGCCCATAAAACTGTCATCATAAACACGCGTTGCTTTATAACTATTATCATGAGAATTGCGCCATATATCTTTTCTACTACAATCTTTTGCGACATATACAATAGGGTTTTCTATTTTCAACTTTTTAGGAATTTCTTTTATTTTACTCACAAATGTTTTTTTAAATTTATCCACAAATTCATCGTTTTCAATAGGTACATTTAAATTAATTTCTTTGTGTGCAAATTTAAACCAATTTAAAATGGCATAATATCTGTAAAAGCAATAGTAACTACCGTCGATTAATATAAAATTCATTGTTGTTAATTATTACTAATATTTTTGTTATTAATCAATTAATTTATAAAATGATATTAAGAAAATATCAAGAATTAATATAAAGAATATGAATAAAATAGTGTTTTATAATAAAAATATCAATCGCGGACGTCTTGCACCCGATTTTAAAACAGTCCATACTTTAGAAAAAAGAAAAGAGGAAGCCCGTAGAATAGTTGATAAATATCCCGATAGAATTCCAGTCATATGTCAGAGAAAAACTTTAGATGCACCGGAAATCGATCGCAAAAAATATTTAGTTCCAAAAGATTTATCCCTTGCAAATTTTATGTATATTATACGGAAAAGGGTGAAATTATCACCGGAAAAATCTATTTATTTGTTTATTAATGGAAATATGGTTACATTGACAACCCTTATGTCCGCTATCTACGAAGATCATAAAAATAATGATGGTTTTTTGTATATCGATTATAGTTGTGAAAGTACATTTGGATAGATAATAAAATATTTATACAATATATATGTTAAAACAAGTAGAACAAATACAATCCACTTATTCGAAACCCGCACCTACTGCGGACACTAGTAGTCGTGTAGCAAGATTGAAGAAAATTCATTCACGTGTAGGTGTAACTCATTTAGCAGGACACAAGATGAATAATCAAAAACAAAATCATTCCGATTCATCTCAAAAAACTTATTTTAGTAATGCATTTCATAGATTATCTATGCAATAATTTTATCGACGCAAATAAATTTTATCTAATAAAATAGTATAATGATGCAAAAATATATTGTAGAATTTTTGGGAACCATGTTTTTCTTGTATGTTATCATAGCAACGGGAAATCCCATCGCTATTGGTTTAGCATTAACGCTTGCAATTATGGTTGGTGGTAAAATATCTGGTGGAAATTTCAATCCTGCTGTATCTATTATGATGACAGCCGCTGGCAAATTACCAATGAAAGAATTGGCGCCATATTTGATTGCGCAAATTGTTGGAGGCTTAGCTGCTTTAGAATTACACAAACGTGTACAATTGTAAATAAATGATATTGTTGATAAATATTAAATAATATCATATAATATATGGACTTTTTCAATAAATTATTTGGTTTTAAAAAAGAAGAAGATTTTACAAGTACATCATCAAACGACAATAGGGTAATGGGTGATTTAAATGATTTTGCAGAAGGAATATTTACAGGCTTAACAAATGTTTTTGAAAATACGAAACAAATGATTGACGGTGAAGCAAACAAAACAGGAGATAATATAAAAAATATAACTGGTGAAGTGAATACATTTTTTAAAGATTCTGCAAATAAAATGGCAGAAGGATTAAAAAATATGGATAATTTTGTGGAAAAAAATAGGTCACAAATTACTGAAGATGTAAGAAATGTAGTAGATGCTAAAAGGGTAGAGTTACAGAATGCATTTACGGAAAATAATAAAAAAGTATCTGAAATGTATTCAAAAACGGTATGTGATAAATTATGTAATAAATATAACAAAATTGAAAATATAAAACCAGAAGAACCTAAAAATATAGAACCCGATACTGCCGCAAATGCTGAAGATGAGAATGAGATCGTGGACCCTACCTCTAAAGATGATGATATAAGAAGAGTTGGACCAACCATGAATGAAAATGAAGGTTTTGCAAGAGTTGGTGGAAAAGGCAAAAAAGGCAAAAAAGGCAAAAAAACTAAAAAACAAAAAGGAGGAAAAAGAAAGAAAAGGGGAACGAAGAAGAAGAAGAAGAAAAATAAAAGAAAATGATTTAAACGATAAAATAGTATTCTATTAATGATTTCAAACCAATTAGAAAAACTTGAAGAAAGATATATATTAAATCCAAATAGCAGAGTAAGAAAAACACTTATTTTTATTAGTATTTTTATGTTGGTAATAGCTTTTTTACAAATATCACAAGAGTTGTATATACTATACAACCGTCTGTCATAAATAATATATCGTATAAAATATATTATTTATATTATCATTGTTATGTAATTATTTTTGAAGATTTTCATAAATTAAATATAATATCAATAACCCTACACCCAATGTATAAGCGTTTGCAAAAGGATCGTTAACAGTTAAATCTATTTTTTTATTAGAATGATTATCCACATTACTGGCTAGTATTTGATTAGCCTTTAAAAAACTTCCCATGTTTTGAAAATCTTCTTTACATCCCAAATCTGTATGAATATCCCCGCCTTTTTTTAGCTTACCATCGACTTTGAATCCAGTTGCATCTTTATCCCAAGCATCCGGCCAATTTCGTTTACATTTATAATTGCAAAAATCAGTCTCAGATACCCATACTTGTTTTTTATATTCTTTTGTATCTCCTAATTTACCAGTTGCGTTATTTGTAACACTTATTTCACAGGGGTAACATGTTCCTTGACCAGAATTAAATGCATCTATATAATTTGTGGGAAGCATAGCAAATACATTTTCTACAATACCAAATAATAGTCCTTTTGCATCACCTTTTGGAATATTATCTACTAATTTTGCCCTGGTAACATCACACTCTTCCCCACCACTAATATCACAATTAAATTTCTTACAAGTACCCCAATTAATTAAATATCTGTTTCCTAATGCGTGCCGAGTTGTACTTGATGCATCAGAACCATCTGGATTGACACTTAAATTATCTGTATAAGTATGTTTTGTAGCATCAGTATATTTTTCACCACCACCGCCCGCAACTATAGTGTTAATGTAATTACCTATGGAACGTGAATTCGCCTCAAGGTTAACATCATCTGACCCTCCACCCATTTCTTCTGGTGTGTTAATATGGTGAATATAATCATAACCTAACCCGTCCTCATCGAAATAATTTACTTCGTCTTTGGCTGACATATATTTTATATATATATTATAATATAAATTTATATTTGTAAATAATTATATGGATATAGATTTAGAATTAAATACATTAGAACAAAATACGATAGAAACACTAAAAGAATGTAGAATATGTTTTACAGAGGAAACAGATGATAATCCATTTATATCACCTTGTATGTGTAAAGGAACAAGTAAATATATACATGAAAATTGTTTAAATCAATGGATCGAATGTGCTGAAAATAATTATTCTAAAACTCATTGCATGGAATGTCATTTTGAATATAGGTTTGAAATTGAAAATTTAAAGTATGAAAAAGCCTATTATTTTTTCAATCTTAGATTTCATTATATTCATCACTCAACTATTATAAAATTATTTCTAATAACAATGATATATTTTTTTGTTTACGTGATTGATTGTACTACTGATGATATTTTATCATTGCAATTAATTAATTACAATTCAAATACACAAATAATTCAAAAATATATAAGAATTGAACCTTTTATGCATTATAGCTATTATAAAAGTATAAGTATTCTTATATTAGATTATATATTTCTTTTTTATCATATTCAATATATTCGCCACAAAATAAATAATAAACAAACATATATTAATGAAATGTTTTTCCCTATGTTTCTTTACTTTGCATTTATAACACATACACAAGTAATATATAACTTAACAAATTTTGGCATTAATATCAAAGATATATCAACATATGGAAATGACACAATAGATTTATTAAATTTTTTTATTTGGGATATATTTATTCGCATTCATGAAAATATTGTATTTATAATAAATTCTAAATTGGGAAATAATAATATAGTAGAATTAAGTGATCAAGAAAGAGAACAATTATATATTGATATTAGAAATCAAAATGTTGAAGATGAACACGAAGAGCAGGAATATAGCAGTGAGCAAGAAGAAGAACCAGATTAATACTATTTATTTTTCTGGATCAATACCAGTTTGATTTTTAACTTTGGCTTTATCTTTTTCTGCCCTTTCATTTTGTTTTTGTTTATTGGCTTGATTCATTGTTTTGTTTTTATCCGCCTTTTTATCAAGATTTTCATAAGCCACTTTCATTTCATTAAGAGTCTTTGTCATGCTATTAATTTTCGCCTTGTTATCTGAAACCATCGCTTTTTTCTTTTCAGAACAATTATCAATTCCTTCCAATTGCCTGGTGAAATAAGAAAGAATATTTGAAATTAACAATGCTAAAACTAAAATAATTAATAAATAAACAAAATGTTTCATATATTAATAGTGAATATAATTATTCTTTCTCGTGTAATGCGTTATACATATATGATATTTGCTTTTCATTATCAACCACTTTGCCTTTTAACCCCTCATATATTTTTTTGACATCATTGTATACAATCTCCAATGCGTTTAAATTCTCTCTATTTTCCTGTATTGTTACACAAACAGATTCATCACATTCTCCAGCATCTCCAGCATCTCCAGCACTATCATTTTCTAAACCCTCGCAAGTTTTTTTTGTCAATAAACGATATCCCATAAAAACAATAAAACTTACTATAACTACTAATAAAATCATATGTAAATGTTTTGCAAACACTTTTTTCATCATTTTAATCATTTATATACTATTGTTATTTTTTTCTCTTGATAATATAAATGTTATTTAACTATTATGGTCGTTCCCATGTATATAAAAAACATCAACCTTCATCTTCGCATCAATATGATTCTACTTGTGTAACCGGATGTGCAAGTAACTCTAGAAGGCCTGTGGCTGGTTGGCGCACTACTATCGAAAAATGTAATAATAACGTTGAAAAAATAATAAAGGATAATCATAGTCAATGTAATGATAAATGTTATGATAATCGTATTTACAGTGGTAAGCAAGAGGTTGAATATAAAAAAAGAACTGCGAATAGAAGTTATCGCGAATATTTAAGAAAAAAAGGTAAAACATATAAACAACATTTAAGTCAAAATACACCATTTGACGCTAATATAAATGTACCTTATTACAGAATAAAAACAGATAATTGTGATCCTAATGAAGCAAACTACTGTGATAAATTAACAGTGCATAAATTTAGTAATGTTAACTACATGAAACAGGGCGCCGTATCATCATCTTCGCGCCTTGAAAGAATAAAAATGGAAAACATATTAAGAGACCGTGCTAGTAAAGAAAAGAAAACGTGTTGTGTTGAAGTAGAAGACACTGATGGTAATAAATATTATGTTCGAGATCAAAATACGAAATTTTACCGTGGAGACAAGGAATCATTTACTGGTTTTCCTGGAAAAGATTTAAAGAGTTACTCTACCAATCAATGTGCTTGCAGCAATTAAATATATTTTATAAGTAATTATATAGTTATAAAATATATGTCAGAAATAATTTGTAAAGAAAAATGTGATAATAAGGTTATTTTACGTGACCCAAAATCTAAATGTAATGTGAGTGTATGTTACGATGGTCAAATTAAATCATCCATTGTGATAAATAAAGGCGAAAATCACACTAATCAATATGCACACGGGGGAAAAGCATATCAAAAATTAAGTTGCAAGGCAACATCAAAAAATAAATACAATACCCTTATTTTTTCAAATAATCGTAAATGCTGTTCTGTTAAACCGATATATAAAACTCCGAATAAACCATTTAGAATGACTGGCGCAGATAGATCAGGAACAAAAATAGCCCAATCAAAATACAATGCTAAAACAAGAGGCAAGGTCAGTGAGCCATATTATAATTTTTTTTAAATTAATTGATTTATAATAAGTTATTAAATTTGTTAATAATCACACCATCAAATATGAAATGTAAAAATAAGCGAAATACTATTAATACTATTAAAACTCTATATGATTCTAAATCAAAACGAAATTTAAAATCATTGATAAAACAAGCACAAACCCTTGGTTGTTTATCTATGCAATTGGATAATAATACCCATTATGCGGCAAATATAATTAAAGATACTTGTTTTGATAAGGAAGGTAGTAAAAACCTCGTTTTATTGGAAGCTAGTATAAGTTTCTCAAAATTGGTCACTTTGAAATACAAAAATAATTATTTTAATACATTACGCTGTGGATTTTATGAACACGACAATGAAAGAGCAAATGAAGAATGCAAACAGAAATACAGCTTTTGCGAATGGGGGCTCTTCGACAGTATATCTTATTATATGAAACTACGAAAAACAATATATGTTATATTAGATGTTGAAAATTATTTAACTTATGTTTTATCAACACCTGTTCCCACATACGGACATCATTGTTTAATGTTATTGTTTCATTATGATATTAAACAAAAAAAATACGTTATGAATTTAATCAATCCACACGGACAAGATTCAAAAATATATCATGATTATTTGCTTATAAATAAAAAAGATACAACAACAGTAACTACATATCATTTTGATGATATAGTTGATGTTGCAATGATTAAAAACCTACTAATTGCATTCAAAAAATATACTGGGAAAAATGTCTTATACAATCCAAAAGAAAATACCTATTTTGGCGTTAATTTACAAGCAGGTGATAATTACGGTATTTGCTTTATATTTCCAATACTAATATGGTATAATCTTGGCGTATTTTATAAAACTGATAAATACATAGGAACGCTAAAAATAAAAAATATGATTAGCCTTTTACAAAAAAATAAAATAAACAAACTGGTAGAAAGTACACTAGCCCAATTTACGACTAGAATAGAAAAATTCTTTGAAATAAATTTTCACAAGACAGACTTTACCAATATGTTAGATGAATATTTAAAACAAAAAAATAACTATCTAACAAAGCTTATGTTGCAACGTTTAGTCGGATTTATAGGACAAAAAGCAATCATAAGTAAAATGTACTAATTATAATCACTCTTTTAATAAATTTTTTTTAAAAATGTTCGTGGTTTGAGTGAGTCTATTATATCTAATATTATGTTTTAAACACCATTGAATACACTTCTGTATGTTATTATGTTGTAGTTGTTGCAATTTTTCATTTTTTCGTTCACTATTTTCTATTAGTCTTATTGTATGTTGAATATTTTCAATTTGTTGATTTGCAAGAATAATATTTAATTCTTCTATCTGATTTTTAAAGTACAAGTTATATTCTATATCTAAAATAGAGTAAATAAAAAATTTATCAAAATCCATCTTGTTAATGACAAAAAGTATATTATACAGTTTTTGATTTAATTCCTGTAAGTTTTTATGTTCATAGTTAAAATTTTTACACACTACGTATTTTTCTGAATTTGCATATCTACTTGTATTTGGTTTTACTACAGTGATATTTTCATAGAAGCAAGAAAGTAAATATAATACGTCTATGGATGATTTTTTGAATGTATCAAAAACTTTAAAAACAAAGACACCGCCATTTTTCTGCAACATGAAAGTATAAATTACTTCAGTTAGCAATAATCGCAATGCTTGAGATTCTTGGTGATTGAAATTAATAGAAAAGTCAAATCCTCCATCAGCAGTAATTAAGTCCATTGTTCCACCGTAATTTTCTTTTAAGTGGTTATAGTTTAAGGGGTTAAATAAGTCCCCTTTTCTATCCACGCCATAATCAATTATAATATTATCCTGAGATTCTATTATATGCTCTAATTTGTTCCAGTTTGGTATATTTTGATTGTCTTCAATTAAGGTTATACCATAGTATATATCACGTGGATTTTTGTTTCTAACGTGATTGATGGCTTCTATAAATCCACCTGGTCCTTCGGCCAAATGAAATGTTTTTATTGGCTTACAAAAATATTCGTTTAATTGATTTTGATTGTATATTTCTATCAATTTGAAAAATGCACGAGATACTGGAATATATTCACTAATTGCAGTTTTAAATTTTGGTATATTGGTATGTATATATTCATATGGATTAGACTGTTTTTTAAAATTATCCCATTGATTTGGATATTTATTAATATTATTTTTTATTTTTGTAAGATATTTTTCAACGGTTTCGCTTAAATGGCTTTTTTCATAAACATCGGAATTTTTAAGCTCTATTTTTATTTTTATATTATTAACATTTACATTGGTATTTTGCTTATTTATTTTATAATAACTCATCTAGTATATAATAAAAATATGTATTTATATGATTATTATATGATATTTAACCTTTATTTTTACTTTCTTCTGCGCCACCATCGTCATCCTTCACAATAATCCTAACCTTTTTGATTTTTTTTATATATTTATTTCGTTTGACCCTTTTATCTGACTTTTTCTTTTTCACGGTTGTTTTTACCAATTCATCATAAATTGCTTTGTTATCAACATTTCTTATTTTTTTATATATGAAATAATTATTCATGAATGATATATATTTTTCGTTTTTACTCATTTTCGGAGCATTACCATAATTATGCTTTAATTTTGGATTTCTTTTAATATCTTGATTCATCAAGTTGTACAAATCTTTAAAATTACCGATTCCCGTATTTAATCCTATGCGTTTACACTCTTTCTTTTCCATCGGTACAAAACCAAAGCTTTCCATAACATCTGTAAAATAATCAAAATTCACAAGGTATTCCGGAAATGTTTTATTAATAGATTCTTGATATACGTCTATCTGCATACCCAAAGACCGCTCATCATCTTCAAATGTAGTCTCATCATATCTTTTGATAATTTGCCATATCTGTTTACCTTCGTCGTTTATACCTATGCTCTCACCTGTTTCTACATTTCTTAATGCTTTGAATATCTTTTTACCATCATAACAACATCCTATTAAATAACCATTAACCGCGCAGTTTTCACTAACATTTCTAACATAATTCATCAATCGTTCTTTTGTGTCAAAGAAGTAATGTTGAGAAAATTGATTTGATACAACATTGAAACCATCCGAACCTTTGGCAAATACATTATATAGTCCTTCACCCAATGCTTTTTTTTCTTTAGTTCCTTTACCCATTATAGCATTCATAATTGTTTTCCCTTTATCACTAAATAACGCATCACCATTTCTATAATTTTTACTTGTGTCACCATGAACGAATATTGCGCGAGGTATATTTTTAAAGGTCTTTGTTGCATTTAAATAACGGGCACAAGCACCATTCAACTTATTTTCTATATTATCCTTGGCATAATCAATTCCAAATACAAAGGATAATCTAGATGAAATCCATTTATATAAATCACCCCCTTTTCCCACAGATTGGTCCATTAATGTATCGCCTCTTCTTGACACACCCTCGATCAATTTCAATTTTACAAATTTATTGTGAAAATCACGAAGATTAATTAAATAATTCACATCTCTTTTTCCTGATTTTGTATAATATATATCATCATCATTTGTTTGCGTGGGTATATCATCTCCCGATGATAACATTTCAGATGTAATTGGATAGTGAATAGACCGCCATACACTTTGTGCGGTTGTATAATTGTTTCCAAAATTTTTATTTCCTTTTTTGAATTCAGCTGTTTTGTCATTTCTTACCCTAATAGGAACCCATTGCCAACCTTCCTTATTGGTTTTATTAAACTTAAATTCTACGATGGTATTATCACTAAATTCTTCTTTGGTTTCTTCTGTAAGCATGTGATAACCATCAATGTGTTGTTGTAGTTTAATATTACATAAATGAGCAGGTGTTTGTGGCACAGGGTCTGTAGGATGAAATGGTACAGGACGATAATTATTTATATTATCTATAGTAAATTCAGGTAGTTTGTTTTGTAAAATATCTTCACACGGATTGATATACCCATGCTTTGTTTCATCGTATCCCACCCTTAATATAAGTGTCTTGTATTTGAGATTTTGCTTGGTGTGGTCAAATGATTTTCCATCAACGAATATATTTCCGATAAACTCTGTTTGATCTTCGTTTTTCTTAGTGGAAACCAAGAAATCAATAGTGTTGAATTCAGGTGGTTTCCATTTTAATGAAGAATACCAAGTAATTTTTCTAGGTATTACTCTATCGCCATTTTTATTACCCAATGTTTCCAATCCTACACTTTTATGTATTGGTGTAAATATAAGACCATCCGTTTCATAATCAAACATATTACCATCTTTTATGCCGTCTAATATCTGTTTACACCCATAAAATATATTACTATTCCCACGAAAACTTTTTGGTTTAATTTTAAGGGGTGCAAATTTACCACTGGATATGCTCTCATATTTAATCTTCATTAATGTATCGTTTAATATACTATGGCGAAATATCGTTTTATCCATTGTTGGATCATAATACATTAGATTTTCCTTTTTTATAAATGGAAATGACCTATAGTCTTTGTTATTTACATAATAAACATCAAATATCAAGAATAAATTAATAAATTTTCCTGCTTTATTATTTAAAATATGTTCCCCATCAAATATCGTGTTAAATACATCACTATTCTTTGAAATGGTTCCAGTAAATTGAACATTCATATTTAAATCAATAAAATATATTTTTCCATTTGGTGCAATATATAAAAGTTTCCTTATTCCATCTGCTTTATCAGTAACTACGTAATTTTCACGTATATTTATTGTATCTACTTCGTCATGTTTAATGGGTACAATATGATGCATTTCAAGGGATATGGATGATGGACCAACAAAATCACCAGAACTGACATATGCTTTATCCTTCATTTTTTTATGTCTTTTTTTATCGGGAATTTCTTTGCTTTGGTAAATAAGTTTTATGTAATCGGTTAAAATATCGAGTATCTCACTATTTGAAATGGGATAATTTGACTGTTGCATTCCAGCTAGTACATATTTTATACCCGTAAATATATTTTTCTTAGCAGAAGGAGTAGCAATAGATCTAACTTTATTTCTAATTATCTCTAATTCAATTTCATAATGTTCTTCGCTCTCAAATACTTCCGATTCTTTAATATTAAACTCTGGTATAATAAACTTACCTTTTGTATGTGAACCTTTTACAATACTACAGTCAATCTTATATGGAACATCATCTCTTTCAAATGTAAAACGTTTTATATAGCGGAAAATCTTTTTTGTATTACCCCAATCCTTAATCATTTTCTTTACCAATGGTGATCTAGAAGTCATAAAATTTTCTGCTTTGAAATTTACACGGAAACCGAAATCATGATAATCTATCGGATGAGCATCTTCTTCTTCTTCTTCTTCGTTTTTTTTTATCTTTACTCTTTTTTTATCCATTATAACAACACCAGGTAATAAATCACCTTCTTCGTCTGCTATAGCATTGGTAATACAATATTTTTTTATTGCAGTTAAACCATGTATTTGAGTCCTTATACTGGATATTCTATTTTTTCCAGAACGTTTATTGAAATATTGATTATTTATATTTAAATGGTATTCACCACTATCATTGAGACATTTAAATCCTAAAGACTTTAATTTCTCCATAACATTGTTAAACTTGATTTTTGTAATACGATTTTCTGATTTTGTACCGAACCTTACTTCTAACTCTTTTTCTACCTCTGAAGCGATTTCATTTTGCACAATTTGTAAATAAGTATTAAATTTTTCATTATTATTTGTTTTTTCTTTTTGTGGAGAGCGACTCATTATATAATATACAACTAGTAAAAATATTTTAAATCAATTAATTAATCTATTTTCTCTAAAATTGCTGCATATAAAACTTTTTTCGTTTTCTTCTTACCACCTATATTTAAAATTGCAATGTTGAATTTTTCAGCTATTTTTTGTAGCTCACTTAATTTATATGCTGTAATATTTTTTAAAGGTTTATTAATATTATCAATTCTCCATTTTTTTAATCTTGCTTCATCCATTTTCTCACATATATCATTATCCTTATTTTCATAGAAAATAAATTTATCATTTAATTTCTTTATAAAAATATAATTATCAAACTTATTATTAAGCTCATAATAGGTATTATTATTCACATACATCACATTGATTTCATTTATATAACATATACATATGAATGTGGTTAAGGATATTGTTTTATCATAAACTAAATTATTTTCTATTTCGGATTTTTTCCATTTAAATTGTTTTAATACTTCTTTATTTTTTCTTATTTTATTTATTAAATTGATTTTTGTTTCTTTTTCAACAATATATTTATTTTTCATATTTTCATAATCGTATTTACTTTCCATTGTAATATAATAGTACCAAAACAATTGGTCTTCTTCATGGGAATTAAAAAACATAAATTTATTTGTTTTTATTGTCTTCTTTTTTCCGTTATTTAAATTTTGTCTTTCTTTTATTTTATGTTGGACTGACCTAGTTAATTGATTATATATATTAAATATATGATCAATATTTTCATTATTCAATGTAAATTCATTACTTGTTGTCATCATATCTAATTATCTTATAGAGTTGTCTTTAAATGATTTTTATTTACATTGGTGATGTGGATACAGATGTTGCTGTTGAATTTACATCTTCAAAATATTGTTTTTCAATTTCTTTTTTAGTTTGTTCTAGTTTATTTAATGATTTTTCTTGTAAACTGATGTAATCTAAGTATTTGCTTATTTCGTCCATTATGTTTAATGGAATTTTATTTAAATTAATGAAAATTCCATTTTTATTTTCAGTAAATTGAATGTTCTTTTTCATGAATATTTCCATTATTTTTACCTGTTGTTGTTTATTAAGATTTTCTATCTTAGTTTTAATTTTTTTTAATTTTTTTTCATCTTCACAATATACTTGCATATAATTAATAACACTCAATTATTTTTAAGTGATGAAATTAAAAAACATATAATTATACTATTTAATTATTTATCTGCTTCTGCTTCTGCTTCTGCTTCTGCTTCTGCTTCTTCTTCTTCTTCTTCTTCTCCTTTTCCTTTAACTTCTTTATCTACAATAGTATCTAAAATTTTTATTTTATCTTTTTGTTGTGGTTTTGTAGAAACCTTTGAAACTAAATCTGCAATAACCGAAATAAACTCATCATTTAATTCATAACGAATTCCAATAACCCGGATTATAACATCATCATTTTCAATGATTTCTGCAAACAAGGGATTATTATAATTATGTTCCCTGATAACAAATACTATAAATGGTGATTTTACATCTGTTTTATAATACGAGCATTTAATTCCCGCCTTTGTTATATTTTCTACTTTACAACGGATTGTCATTCCTTCTACTGGTTTACAAATTAAACACTCGAATGCAACATCAAATACGATATTACTATTTTCTAATACACCTGATGAATAAGTTGTTACATTTATCGAATTTTCTCTAATAAACCCTTCCCGAATACATTTATTTTCATAGTGTTTTACCAAATAATCTCCAATTATTTCATTTAAATTATTACCTACCATATTAAACGGTAATGTAACTTTCCTAGAAAGTATATTTTTTACGTAAATTCCTGTGGATTTTTTTTTACTTGTTTTGGAACGATTCGCTTTACTGGACATTATATAATATAATTATTTTATATTTAATATTTTTATTTCAATTAATCCTTGTTTTCTAAACAAATTTATAATTCGGACAAGGTTAATTCAATACAATTCAAAAAACCGCGCTTTCCTTTTAACATATCATTATCATCTAAATATCGCAAATATAATTCATTTTCAATACATAATTGTAAAGCATTGATATTAACTATAGTATCTTTATCATCTTTATCTAAACGTTGTTCAAAGTCTACATTTCCATAGATTTCTTTTATCTTTGATTTTTCAAATGTATATTTTTTACGATTATTTGCATAAATATAAATATCGTTTAAATCTTTTAACACAAACGGTTTTAACATTTTTCCTTCACCGCACTTCTGTCCTTTACCAGAATCATTTACATGTTTCTTCTTATAAAATATATCATTTCTAACAAAATACATAAAACCGAATTTAAAATTATTTACGACAGTTTCTTTGTCAATTTTAAATTTTTTAATGGTTTCTACCCATAATGATTTTATTCCATCACTCATTGTATTGAAGTTAACAATCTCTTCAAATTGTTCATCAATTTTTTGTAAAAATATTAAGTGTTTTGTTTGCATACTTACATGATTGTATTTTGGTAATATTATTGCAATCATTCCATTTTTTTTATGAATGTATTTATTCAAAGCTTCCTCTACTATTTTATTTTTATCACCAGGCGCGGTTTTTTTATTATAAATATGATTTGCCAGGACAATTTTTTTTTCATATGGTAAAACATCTATTAAATGCATAAACGCATATTTTTCCAATGTTGCCTTAGAAATATCGTTATATTCATGTAAATTTTTAATGGCCCATCCTGCAAGGTAAATAAACTGTCTTTTATTTGTTTTTGTAATAAGATGTAAATTTTTAACAATTTCAAATTTTTCCAATAATTCATCGATTACTGATTTATACGTCAATGCCTTTGTTAATTCTTTTTTCTTTTTCTCATCTTTATCCAATACCGAAGAACTTATACTTTTTTCTATTTTATCAGGCAATGAAATGGATAATTTTTTATTTTTTAGATTTTTATTTTTCGATCGTTGATAATTTGAAATATGCTTACCTGAGAATTGTACAGGATTGAACATATAAAAATTTCCAACATTCACCAGGTGACCAAGGTTATCATTCATATCACTTAAATACTCTGTTTTATCATTAATTAAGTTATCAAGTGCAACCATAATCTGGTCTTCAGAATAATTTTTAATTACATTTATAGAACTTATCAATTCTTCTTTATCGTATACATATTTTTCCTTATACAAATCACGTATCCTTTGATAAATTTGACTTATACTCAATGCAATAAAACTATCATTGTATGTAGAAGTATCTATTGCTATTTTATCTATAGAATCACTTTTACCCTCCACATTACATTTATAATTACAATCCATTAAATCACATATAGGACTGTATTTTTTATCACCAAGCTGAAAATCTATTTCTTTCTTAGATGAAACCCTTTGTTTAATAGTTTTATTTATTTTCTCTTCACTTACATTTGTTTGAGCTGAATTTAATAAGCAGTCAACGGCATTTTCCTTGAGCAACCTGGTGATAACACCAATTTTTTTTGCTTTACGTTCCGCAATTCTATAAATTTGAAGATCTATCGGTTCATCATCTGCATCTTCATTATTTAATAAACTTCCATACATGTATATCTCTACATTACGTTTATTAAAAGGAAGCGCGCAATGACTTTGATTTCTTACTCCTCGCCCGATAATTTGTTCGTTCCGATTTAAATTATACCACGGGTCTAAAATATGAATTTGTCTTATATTTTTAAAATCAAGACCTTCAGAACCAGCCTTAGAAATAATAACTACTTTTACCTTTTCACCGTGTGTATTATCGTTATCGGTTACAGCCTTTATATCAAGTTTATTATTTGGTGATAATCCTTTTTCACCAGATATAATTACATATCCAGCCTGGCGAAAATTTTTATCTCCTTCTTTTTTAGTTTTCATTTTATAATCAACAGGGGGTGTATCGTTTTTATTGAATAATGATTCTTTACCATATCGTGTAAGACCCATTTCTTCCAAAGCTAAAGCGATTGGTATTGCACCAGCATAAATAAATCTTGAATAAATTATTATAATTCCTTCGGAATTTTTTATTTTATCGCATATATTGAATAGTTTGCCACTATATTTCTTTAAATTTGCTAACTTAAATAAACGACCGTGTTCTTTTAATATTTTTTCTTTGTATCTTACACTCTTACTTATTTTATTTAAACTACCATTGAAAAACATACACCTACTCAAACCTTTTCTACCAAATAACAGATTAGCATCTTCAATGTTTAAATCATCTAAGTTTAAATTATTATCTGGATAAATAAATGTTAAACAATGAATAAGCTTATCGAGTAAATAAAAAGGCAATCCTTGTTGCTTAAAAAAAGGACCGTATTTTTTACTTTTCTTAAAACAATCAATTATCTTTGTATAATATCGTTGTTGTGTGTCAGGTAAATTTACCAAATATAAATCAGTATATTTAATAGCATCATCCTGTGTTATAATTGTATTATTTATTTGTTTTTTTGGATACGACCATTTCTTATCTTGCAACTTATAGAGCAATGAATTTGAATCTTTCAACATATTTGGATAAATGCGATAAGGAAATGTAAAAATATTTTCACCGTGTACAAAAGACACATAACCTCTCAATTTTCTTATTAGTTTCTTTTTCCCCACATTTTGAAATTTTTTAACCAATAAATTATCATTTTTATCAAAGATTTCTCTTTCAGTTAATGGATATTTTTTATCTACCAAGTTCAATAAATTTGTAATCCAAACAATTTCGCGAGGGCTATCAAACATTGGTGTAGCTGATAACAATAATAATCTTATATTTTTTGCATATGTAACCAGATTCATAAAATTTATAGTTGTTGTTTTACTTGTACTATCATCAACCTGGCGAATATTATGAACTTCATCAATTACAATCAAACGGTCTTGAAATTCTTTTTGTAGATAAAATAATTGTTTTTTAAATTGGCCAGATGAAGAGTTTGTTAAATTACCTACTTTTGTCATGATTTTATTAATGTATTTTGAAAATTCTATATATCCATAAAAATCATAGGACTGACTTATAATTTTTTTTATTTGTTTTACTACAGTTGCTTTATCTAAACCTTTCATATTCATAGGATTTATCTCCTTGATAAACTTATTTCCAACACAGCTCTTAAGATTCCAAAAACCATTTACCAATATTAATTTTCTTTCATCAAATAGTTGTAATTTAAAATTATCTTGAATATTTGGAGCCGCAACAAATATAATTTTTTTATTGATACCTAGTTGTTTCAAATGTGTCCTTGTTTCTTCACATACTGTAATTGCAGAACAAGTTTTACCGGTTCCTAATCCGTGGAACAATAATAAACTATTATAAGGTGTTTGGAAAGAAAGAAAATTTTGTACGAATTTTTGATGTGGCTCTAATTCAAATAATCGTTCTTTACATAATTCGTTTGTTAACTTTTCAATATTATCATAATCTTTTTCAGATGCTTTTTCATATTTTGCTTCATTAAATTCTTTTTTACCTGTTATTTTTTCTATAAATTCAATATCATCATATGATGGATATAACAATTTAATATGTTCTTTGTTTTTGTCTTTTTGTATTTCACGTATATTTTGCTCACTTATAACTTTATTTATTTTTTGGTTTATTTTAGTGGTCTGGATTACATCTGGTTTTTCTTTCAGCATTTTTTTAAGTTTTTTTATATTTGTTTCTTCGGGTTCAATATCTGGTGAAGGTGTTGGTATGGTTAACGACTCTTCAGATAGTTCTTTTTCTTGTAATTGTTTTTCACCTTCAGTTAATTGTAATATGGAATCATCTAATTCTCCTATATCATCGTCTATTTCTTTAGGTGAAGGTGAAGGTGAAGGTGAGGGCGAATGTGTCTTTTTCTTTTTACTTGTTTTTTTTGTTACGTTTTTTGGTTTCTTTTTCTCTTTGGCTTTCTTCTTTGGTTTTTTCTTAGTATCCTTTTTTGGTTTCTTTGATTTCTTGCTTGCTTTACCACACGGTTTATCTTCAGGTTTTTTATAATGTGAAAACTTTGAACATGGTGTCTTTACAGCAGAATCCTTATATTTTGGATTTTTTTTACATTTACCCTTATCATAATCACATATATACCCTTTATCTCCACATCTGGTATGTTTTAATATGGTTTCTTCAATGATTTTAAATCTATTATCTCTATTTGTGACATATTCACATTGTGTTTTATTTTTAACTTTTTTTTCTATTCTTGATGTTCCTGTATAAACTTCATTAATTATTTCAGGTTCACTATCTTCAAAAACATACACCCAATAATTATGATCATTTATGTTTCTATTTTCAATAGCTTTATATTCTTTACTGTCTCTTAATTTATCACTAACCATTTTTTCCTTAAAATGCGTTTTGGATCTATATCGAAACAAACTACCTAGATCAGTATTTTTACCATCTTGTATAAAAAATTCAAAACTATTTGCTTCTTTTGCCATATTTATTTATATATTATAAAATTAGATTAATAGATAAATATATTAAATAATTATTTTGTAACATTCCGATAATGTTTTATTCGTTTTTTCGATAATATCAATTCTTTCTGTATTATAATTTCTTGTAATATTTTTACATTGCTCTGTTGTCATCCATCTCACTTTACTCACTTCACTCTTTTGATAGTTTAATTTTTCATCCATTATACTACAATCAATATATGCTAAATAATATTTATGTTTATATGAGCGGAAATTTGAACCGATAAATATTTCTTCATAAGGCAGAATATTTTGAATTAATTCTAATCGCGACTTGTTAATACCAGTTTCCTCCTGAAATTCACGTAATGCAGCTGGAATATCATTTTCTTGATTATCTCTTCGCCCTTTTGGAAAACCCCATTCAGGATCCAGCCATTTTGTATTGGATTTTTTTACTAAAGTTTCTAAATTGTAATTACTATTATTACTGTCTAAAATCCCTCGTTGCAATTGTTCAAACTTACTTCGCGATATTTCTTCTTCATTTTTATATTGTGATGATGGAAACTCGCCCCATAAATCCGTCCATAAATCATCAAATGACTTTTCCAATAATTTGTTCTTCTCACTTATACTCATTTCATTTATAATATTTGATAAATATTCTTTATCATACAGCGGATACTTACCTCTTACAAATTCAACATAACCTAGCGAATCTTTTCTACATATCATCAAATATTTTATTTCACCTGAACGTGTTATAGTAAAAGCAATAACACCTAAACTAATAATAGGTTTTTTACAACTATAAAATGTATGACCCTGCTTACCACAATTGTTACAATATTTATAAGTTTTCATCTATATGTTATAATGCTTACCTTTTTAATATATTTTATTAATAATAATGTCGTTAGAACATTCTGTTTGGTTACAACATTTCTGGTTTACTTTAGAAACAATTGCAATAAAATATCCGACACATCCGACTAATGCCGATATAAAAAAATACTATAATTTTATCGTAAATATTTCTTTGTTTTTTCCAATGAACCCTTTAGGTAAAAATTTTGAAGATATTCTAAATAAATATCCAGCGACACCATATCTTTCTACTAGACTATCGTTCATGAAGTGGGTTCATTTTATAAAAACACACGTATATAAGAAATTAGATAAAGACTATGTCAGTTTTGATGAACATATTGATAAATATTATGAACATTACAAACCAAAAGATGAAAAAATGATGGAGCGGTTACAAATGAAAAAAAGATTTATCGAAGTAGCTTTCATTATCGGGTTTATCGGATTGTGTTATTACACCTATAACAAATAAAAAATAAACCAAATATATATTAATATGAAAATAGAATTCTTTATACTAGCTATTACGGCTTTCCTTGTATTTAATGCATACAAAGATAATAGATACTTAAAAATGTTATCATTTAATAAAAAATATGTTCAAATGACAATGTTTGGTTTTGTAGGCCTATCATTATTTTTATTTATCAAAAAACACCCAACTCATTCGTCTTCTATGTTAGCACACGCATCAGATTTAGTAAAATATATTCCCATTGATAAAGATTCAGTTGATATGATTACACCTATATTTGATTTAACAAATATCACTAACTCGCTACGCAATCCTGATCCAACGGGATATTCAACACCATCATATAATATGACACCACAACATAAACGCATGCTTAATTCAGGTGGTTCTAAAAGTCGTTCTGTTAGCGAAACAAAGAAAAAATATGTAGCATCTCAACAAGGATGGCAATGTAATATGTGTGATAAAATGTTAGATGCGACATTTGAAGTGGATCATAAAATAGATCTACAGTATGGTGGTACAAATCACGTGAATAACTTACACGCATTATGCGTGAGTTGTCACAAAAACAAATTTGTAATGAATAAAATTAATGAATAATATATTATATGATTTTATTATAATATAGTATGTTAGATAGTTTAGCCTTAAAAGCTTTATACACAATATTAACGTTTATCTTTGTTTTGGCCTTTATAATCACATTATATTCTTTTAGACGAGGTGTAATTGATTTTTTCATTAAGATTATAGATAACATTAAAACGACATTGAATTTTTTATTTGGTTTATTTTACACTAAAGACAGTGAGATAACCGGTAACGAAAAGGGTATTTTCAGAGAATGGCCATTTAAAACCATTTTCCTGTTTGGTGGTCTTATTTTGATTGGTGTTTTTATTTACTTAAATCAAACAGGAAAACTTAATACAAATGCAAAATTCTTACCATATATAATTGGATTATTAGTACTTATGCTTCTTTCTTATCTTTTATACGATAACACATTGAATGTCGTTGATAGTGAACAATACAAGAAATATAAGAAAGATGATGGTATATTATCAAAATTGAAATTTCCATTTATGGACCGGTTAAAACCTCTTTTCATGAATTATGGTGTAGGAATTTTACTTTTCATTGCTGTTTATTCAATAATAATCACAGTCATCTACAGTATTGACCCACGTACATTTAATGCTGCAAAAATAGTTAATTTATTTATCGGCATTACATTAATTTCAGGTTTATATTTTTACCTTAAACGCTTTTTACCAATATTAGGATCATTCGGAAAATTACTAATGTACACAATCTTTATCATACCCTGCTTGATACATAGTGTTATTAAAATAATGATACGTAATGAAATTAAGGACACGGGTAATATGATGAGAAATGTAGTTATACTATGCGTTGCTATCATCTTAGGTGCAGGATACATTTTTATTCCACACCTGGTGAAATATTTCCATTCATTAAATGATATCGATCCAGCAAGAAAAAACAATATAGATATGGAAATAGAAACACTTGAACATGAAACAATGTTACTTCGTGCGAAAAAAAATAGAATTGAAGCAAAACCACATAAATACATTGATTGGGGATATATCTCCAATGGGAAAGATCAATTATATAAAACGGAAAAAAAAGAACTATTGAAAAAGGAACTTGAAAAAATAGGATATATTGACACGAATAAAGATCCTGCAAAATATGCAAAAGAGAAAAAAAACAATGGTTTGTTAGGTATTACTACATTTACACTAGACGATATAGTGCTATACATACAAGAAAATGTGCCAAAAATATTTAAAATTAATAGTCGCATAGATGAAAATATACAGCGTGTAAAAGAATTAAAAAATGAAAAAAGTGAGCTAGGTACCACAAACAAAGCAAAAATACTTTTAATGAAACCTATGTCATTGGATCAAGAAATAAGACTGGCACAAGGTTATGAATTAAATAAAGCAACGAATGTGCATCCTAATTTGAATTATGCAATATCAAGTTGGGTATATCTACATCCAGAACCACCAAATCACAATGCTGCAATGAGTAATTATACCAATATACTGCAATATGGTGAAGCACAAAAAATATCGTATAATATGAGAAAACAGTCACTGAAAGTAACTACATTTGATAGAGACACGAATAACTGGATTGATGTATTTGAAACAAAAAAAATAAAACTACAGAAATGGAATAATATTGTTTTGAATGTTCATAATTCAACAATTGATATTTTTATAAATGGTGATTTAGTTATAAGTAAAATTAATCATGTTCCTATTTTGAATGGTCAATATTTAGTAACTGGTGAAAACAACGGTATCAGTGGTGGAATAGCAAATGTAGTATTTTATCCTAGTCCACTTAAAAAGTTCAAAATTGATTTACTTTATAATGATTTAAAAAATAAAAGCCCCCCTGTTGTTTAATTTCTTATCGTATATTATATTAATATGGACGTTGTTTTACGAAGAATTATCTTTGGTGTTATAATTGTTGTAGTTTTATACCTACTATATATTCATTTTATTGCCGATCATCAAGTAAAAACCCTTGTCAAAATGCATGATGCCCATAAAAAATTCACGATTGATTATAGTGAATTGCCAGGTGGAAATGCCGCAAGCTATAGTTACACAATGTGGTTATATGTAAATGATTGGAATTATGGATTCGCAGAAAATAAAGTTATTTTTAGGAGAAAGGTAGGAGCAAACGAAAAATCACCCATTGAAGTTAGTTTAGGAGATAAGAAAAATACACTCGATGTAAAGGTTGGTTATTCCGGTGCGGGTAGTACAACTACCAATGATTTGACAATGAATTGTTTAGTGGATAATGTTCCGCTACAAAAATGGGTTTGTGTTGCAGTTGTATTGAATAATACTGCTTTGGATATTTACATGGATGGAAAATTAGTGAAAACTTGTATTGTTCCTGGAGTTTCTAATCCTGTTCCACAAAGTAATGTTGAGATTGCGCCAGGTGGTGGATATTCCGGATATATAGCAAACTTTAGATACTATGCGAGACCCATTAATCCTCGTGATGCATATGAAATTTACAAGGATGGTCATACTGGTTCAATGTTCGGAGATATTTTTGGACGTTATCGATTAAAATTATCATTTTTAGCAGATAACAAAGAAGTTAATAGTTTAGAAATATAATTTAATTTTTATCATTTTACATTCTAAATATATATAATAATATATATAGAATGAACGATCAACCCATCAATAATTTCACAGATTATGCCAATTCTCAGTTCAATAATCAGTTTAATAAATTCTCTAATAACTCGTATGTTTCAGGTACTAGAGATTTTCTTACATCAAATAGTTTAGTAGCACGAGTAGCTTTTTTAATTTTGATTATTATTTTATTTATTTTTCTATTAAGAATGGGGTCTCTTTTCTTATCTTGGTTAATTGCTCCCAAACCAGACCCACACATAGTACAACATATGAAAGATGCAAAAACATATGAACGCATTGTTCAACATCCAGCAATACGCGATTCAATCACAATCCTTCGTTCAAAAAATGAACAAGAAGGTGTAGAATTTACTTATTCTGTTTGGTTGTATATAAATGATGTCCGTGACTATAAAAAAGGATTATATAAACATGTGTTTCATAAGGGAAGTAATAATTTTGATGGAAATGGTATGGCAGGCCCCAACAATGCACCAGGTGTATATATAAGTGATGATGCAAGTAAGCCAAATAAAATGATAGTGGTAATGAATACATTTGATTCATTGGCTGATGCAAAAATAGAATTAGATAATATACCATTGAATAAATGGATTAATTTAATCGTTCGTGTAGAAAACAAAGCATTAGATGTGTATGTGAATGGAACTATCGCCGGTCGTCATGTTACCAATTCAGTATACAAACAAAATTATGGTGATTTGTTGGTGAATGCGAATGGTGGATTTTTAGGAATGTTATCATCGTTGCGTTATTTCAATCGTGGATTAACAACGATGGAAATAATGGACATAGTAAATAAGGGGCCTAGCTTGAAAATGGATAGGTCTTTAGCGAATTTCCCACCTTATTTATCAAGTACATGGTATTCGGGAAAATAATTATTTTACCCAATAGTCATCAAGTAAATTATGATTCCATTTATTGGTGATAATTATAAATTCTTTATTAAACTCTTTGATTTGTTTATTTTGTTCTTGTGATAAATAGCGAATAGCACTTTCTTTTTCACCATGAGTTAAAATATTGTACTCGATGCCGCGTTGTTCCATTTGTTCCATATAAGAATTGTTTTTTAAAGATTTTAAATATTCATTGTGCATTAGTATTCGAGTACCAATGGAATTTAATTTTGTTATTGAATGCATTATTTTCTGTAAAGACATTTATTGTTATAAATAATATATGCCTTTTTAAATATTTTACTTACAATATATATAATGAATAAATTGTTAAAAACACTTGCAACGCCGTTTAGGGCTGTTGGTAAAATGTTAGAGTCGAGACGTCGTACAAGAAAAACCCACACTAGAGTTACTCCTGCACAGCGTGATGCAAGCAGACGTGAACTCGACAGTCATTATCGCAACGTGGCAGCATCAAGACGCGTTGCTGCACTACCAAAAAGAAAACATTATGGTATGGGAAAAAAGGCGCGTGCAGAAAGAAAAGCTATACGTGATGCAACAAGAGGTTACAAATTAAGAAGTGCATATGGTTCTAAACGTAGAGGACGCAAAAGTCGTAGAGGACGCAAAGGACGTAAGACAAGGCGACGAGGAAAAAGACGCACCAAGTCTAAAAAATAAATCTTATTGATTGATTTGGTCTAATTATCATTATATATAATAATCTTATATTATATATCATGTTCATAAATTTAGGAGTGATTTATCTTTTGTTAGCCATTGTTGGCGGTTGTCTTAGCACTGTACAAGCAAAAAAATCCAATGGTTTTACTATTTTTACACCATCTGTATTGACATTAGTATTTGCAATAATATCTATTATAGCAATAACAAAAAGTTATACAGAAATACCATTATCTATTTCATATGGAACATATGCTGCTATAGTTATTTTATTTTCGGTTGTTTTTGGCTATTTTGCATATAATGAAAAGCCAAGTAAATGTACAATGATAGGTATATCGTTTATAGTTATTGGTTTGTTATTTATTCATATTGTATCAAAAATGAATGTAATTAATTAATTAATTAATTAATGTCTTAAGTTTGGGTTAATGCATATATCTTTGCTAGGGAATATATCACCAGACATACAAATATCACTTTCACCCAATTTGACACATGAACGATAACCTCTATCCGTACCTATATAACAATATTGTCCTTTTTGTTGTTGACGTTGTTGTACATCACTATCATCTTCATCGGCTTCTATTGGTATACGAGTTCTGTCTTTTAATGTGTAATCATAACGCAGGTCTCTGTGATTGGATTCGCGCAATTTATTTATTTCCATTGTAGAACGTTCGTAAAGATCTGGAGAGCCTTCTGAACCAGTTACCAAATTAACACCTGATTTTACGCTATCAGCAACTACATCTACAGCAGTTTTAGATCCGGTTGCAGAATTATCGACAGTACGATTAATGCCAGTACCAATTTCAGCACTTGTTTTTTTAATTTCTTTATTCAATACATCTGTTCCTTTTTCAGATGTTTCTAAGGTATTTTTTGCACCAAAAGTAAAAATATCAGTTAGTGATTTGATCGTGTTTCCAAACATATCTGTTCCTTTTGCTAAATATGTAAAAATATTGAAACCTAACAATCCTAAAATTAATATGATGGTTAGAATTGTCCATCCATTTGTTAAAAATGATTTGGGTTCAGATAAAGTAAATTCTGGTGCTTTTATATTCTCGGGACTAATACTTGTTAGCTTATCACTAAACCTATTAAAGGTGTCTGGTACATTGCTTAACGTATTCATATATACAAATAGATATATAAAATATTTAGAATATATATACTTCGTATGCCGCCGCGTACTCTTAAAAAGAAAAAATCGTCTTTTCGTAAAACAAAAAAACGGTCCGTTTCTAAGTCTATATCTATAGAAAAACTGGGTTCATATTCACCAACGGTAAATCGTGATTTAGGCACTATTAATTATGACACTCCTGTGAAAGATATTCAGATGAAATATAGAATGATTAAGGCTGGAAGAAAAATGTATCATTGGACAAATAAACCATTGCATAAAATTTTGATTAAAAATATGTTATCAAAAAAGAAAATCAATCATAAAAATGTTATAGGACCAAAACAATTACAAGCGAATTGTTGGTTTAATTGTTTTTTTATGATGTTTTTTATTAGTGATAAAGGTAGAAAATTTAGTAAAGCACTGAGAAAATTAATGATAACTGGTAAGAGAATGAATGGGCAAAATATTCCACCAAAGATAAAATGGCCAATGTTTTTATTAAATCTTTTCGTAGATGTTTCCTTGACTGGTGAAAAAAACATGTATTCTAGTGAAACTCGTAATTTAGATACAAATAGATTGATTAAATCTATACATAAAATTCTACGAGGTGATAATCATTATGCTCCTGCCGTAAAAGATGCTGGAAATCCATTAAGTTATTATAAGGCATTGACTAATTATTTATATGGTTATAGTAAGCAGGGTGTTCGTATGTTTTCGTTCGTAGTAGAAAAAAAATCTTTTACTGAAAATATCCCATTGTTTGTGCATAAAACTGATAACCCACCACATATTGTAATAGCGGAGATATATAGAGATGACGCACCACATATTAAAAAACCTCTATCCATTACCATTGGTAACTATAAATATAAATTAGATAGTGTAGGATTAATAGATAATAAGGGACATCATTTTTCAGCATATGTTCATTTAAATAAAAAACAATATTATTTCGATGGGGAGAGTAATTCACCATTGGTTCCGTTTCAATGGAAACCGAAATTAAATAAAAATGTAGATTGGAATACAAGTCATTTTAAGCAAACACTTTTTAATTTTAAAGTAGGATATGGATGTTATGTTTATTATAGGGAATAATATCATTATTACATTAAAAATAATATATGAATAATATAAATGATAACTGAATTTATATTATTATTGGCAATTGTTTTAGTTATTGATTTGACATTTTTAAATCTATCTGGAACTGTCACACATTTTTCAAAGTTAATTGAAAAAATACAAGGTTCTCCTATGAAAGTTAAACCAATAGGCGCAGTATTATCTTATTTATTTATTACTTTTGTTTTGTATTATTTCATAGTTAAACGCAATGATAATATGATGAATGCGTTCGTATTGGGTGTTGGTTTGTACGGTGTTTATGAATATACATCTTATGCGCTTTTAAAAAAATGGGATTTCATGACTACATTAACAGATACAGTATGGGGTGGTATATTATTTGCTATATCATTATTCACATATAATAAATTAAAACGATACATAAAATAATATGTATATATAAGATGATTTTTTTACCAAATGGTATATTTTTAATAATTTATTCATATGTAGGTCACAATTCACTATATTTAGATAAAACATATTATGATGTTTTAATTCAAGAGCGTAATCAGTTTATAGAACGACCTATTAAATTACGATATATGACTACTAAATGGCTTTTTAAAAGAATGCATAAAATTATCAATATTCAACAAGCTAATCGTTTAAGGCCAAGTTTGAGGGTTTTACCTGAAACTACATTAGAAATATCATATGCTATTGATTTGGGTAAGCTTGTATCTAATGAGTTATATAGTGAAGAAGGTAATTTTTCAAATAAAGAAAGAATTGAGCCATCTTATCAGTTATTGACCCACGTAATAGACGAGAAACATTTATATCATACAAGAAAGATGTATATTAATACGAAGGCGCCATTATATAGTATTTATATGATGTGGTGTGATGATGAAGAATCGGAACATGTCAAAAATTATATGAACGTTTGGGTTAATGATTCATAGAATTGACTGGTAGGACATTATCTGGTGGAGATGATGATGATGATGATTTTTTTGTGAATAATTGTAAACATTCGTAGATTTTGGCTGATTCTGGGATATTGAATGTACCGCGTTTTTGTGCAATGGTTAAAAATTGTACCATGACATTAAGTGCGGTGTTTTCATCGTTGATTTCTACGTCAAGAATACTGACGGCTTGTTGCTGTTGTTGTGCTTGTTGCTGTTGTTGTGCTTGTTGCATTTCTGCTCTCATTTTTTCATTTTCTGCGTAATCCATTATGGTCTTTGTTGATAAATTATATTTATATTATTATCCATATAATTTATTAAAGTGTTGTAAAAAGTGTGTTCATTTTTTCTAGTTTTGCTATGGTTTTCTCCAGGTTACCGCTAGTAAAAGAATTATTAAATAAATAATCTGTATCGGGTCTAATTTCATTTTGTTTTATTTGTATGTAAAGCGTGTCTATCTTTTTTTTGATATTTTCGAGCATTTTGGGATTGGTTACTATTTTAGTATTTAAATTATACATATCACATATAAGGGATACAGCAAAATACAATACGAATCTTCTTTTTCTTTTTACGCCTGGTGAAAATCTTGAACAATATATATTTCTCATAGATAATATTAACTTTTCAATATTTTTTTTAGAAAATTTGAAGATTGTTTCCCAAATCAGCCAGGCAACATCCATTTGATATTGACTTTCAACAGGGACATTACGTCTTTCACATACTATATTTACTTTCTTCTCTCGTTTACATTTAGTTTCATATTCGAAAATCCATTCTATCCAATAACATGCGTCATTAGTATTTTTTTGCTTCCTATATAAACAATAAGCAAATTCATTAATAGCAATGAATAAATCTTGTGGATCATCCGGTTTAAATACTTTTTGGGCATAACTAACATTTTTAGCTTTAAGGTTATCTTTTAAATTTGTCATATTAAAATCATCTTTGTCAATTTTTATTTTTGTAAAGTTTTGCCTTTTGGGTGATTGACATAATACAGCAATCATCTCTGCAAATAATTTCCGGGTTTTATCATTATTCCTTAATTTTAATTCATCTTCTAGAAAGCCATTTGATAATATGGTCTTAAAATGGTTGTATCTCATTTCAATGTAAAGAGGTAGTTTAGGATTCGATATATGAATATGCTTGCTATAAATTAAAAATATGATTTCCCATAATTCTGCAAATAAACCTGCACAAATAAATTCAATAGACCAATAGCAAGCAGCTTCAACTTTATTAGTTAATATATTTTTTATAAGTTCTTTTTTCACATCTGTTTTTTTATATTTAGAAAAAGTCATACCTTTGAACTCACCTAATAATCTTTTATCATTGATTTCATTTTTATTCATTATATTTTATTTTATATAAAAAAAATGACTATAATACATATAGAAATGAAAATTAGTGCTAAAAACATAATAAAGAAAATAAACAGTTTATTTAAAAAATCAACTATATGGTTTAAAATAGCCGTATTATTAATTTTAGTATTGGTTGTTTTTGTAGCTATAAATGTTAGTATGCCAAAACGTGAAGGATTCCAACAGTCAAAAAAATTTGTTTTAAAAAAGAATAATGAACTATATGATGATTTTTATTGCAGTTTATATGATGATTTAATGTATGATCCCATTAAGAATAGATACGAGTTAAATGAGATAAAAAGAACAACCAATCTCACAAATGATAGTGTTATATTGGATGTAGGTTCGGGTACTGGACATCATGCGATGTCATTTGCTAAAAATAACTATGATGTTTTAGGTTTGGATAAATCAGAAGCAATGGTTAGATATGCTAAAAATAAATACCCAAATGTAAAATTCGTTAGAGGTGATGCAACAAATCAAAATTTATTTCAAGGAAGTCAATTTTCGCATATAACTTGTTTATATTTCACCATATATTATATCAAAAATAAGATGGAGTTTTTCAAAAGCTGCATGCACTGGTTAAAGCCTGGTGGATATTTAGTTTTGCATTTAGTAGACAGAGATAATTTTAATCCAATCATTAATGCTGGTGACCCTCTTACTATGATTTCTGCACAAAAATATGCAAAAAAACGTATAACGAATAGTGTAGTTAAATTTAAAGATTTTCAATATAAGGCCAATTTTGATTTGAAAAAAGAAAAAGATATAGGCATTTTTGAAGAAATACTAAAGGATGATGAAACGAATAATGTAAGGCAAAATGAACATACACTTTATATGGGGAAACAAAAAGACATATTATCACTTGCAAAAAGCACTGGATTTGAATTAAAAGGTAATGTCAATATGGTTACTTGCAATTACGCTCATCAATTTATGTATGTATTACAAAAACCCAGTGTATAACTCGTATAAATTAACATTAAAAATTATATCATATTATTAATGTTAATAATTGTTTTGGGAATACTTATCATTCTATATTTATTATTTACGGTATATTTCAAAATAAAATATCGGTTTTGGTCAATTCAACCAGTCTTCCATTTTCATAATATTGGTTATTGGTTAAATCCACCTGGCGTAATAAATAAAAAAAAGTATGATAAACATAAAAAATTTTATAATCCATTGGTTACATTCAAGCGATACAATGAATTAAATAAAACCGAAAAAAATGAACTAACTGAATTAATAGAAAATAATTATTTTAAAACGTCTTTGGCAAAATATCAGCCAGGTGACAAGGGAATTCATACATATTTTAAAGGTCATAATGTTAATCCATATATATCATATCTTAATTATCACAATTTAGAAAAAGAAAAAATGATTGGTGTAATGACTTCACGACCATGTTTATTTTGGTTAAATGATGAAAATTTTAATTTATATTATGTTGATTTTTTATGTGTAGACAAAGCACATCGGAAAAAAAATGTAGCCCCACAAATCATTCATTCACATATATATCATCATAAAAATACAACATCAAATCAAGTAATATTGTTCAAACGTGAGGGACCACAAACTGCTATTGTACCCTTTACATTTTACCTATCATATTATTATGATATTTGTCACTGGATAACACCAAACAAAATAAATAATAATGTCAACATCTACCTGGTGAATTCTAAAAATTTTAAGAGTTATTATGATGTACATATTGATTTACATAAAAAATTCAGTTGTTTTTCATCTACCTACATCGGCAATATAAAGGAGCTCATAGAAGAAAAAGTTCTCTACATAGTAATGGTTGAAATTGATAATGAATTTAAAGGTGTGATTTATATGAAAAATGCTTTTACTAAACATATTGATCCGGTAACAGATAAAAAGATAAATATGCTGGAAGTAATGGGAAGTTATATTGAAAGTGATATAAGTGAAACAGAAATATATCATTTTCTAAAATATGCGGTTCAATTGACTAATAAAGAATATTATAATGGTTTGTTAATTGAAAACATTTCACATAATAATAAATTATTAAAGGTTATGTTTAAAAATGAACAATATAAAAAATCATTTCGTGTAGGTTGGTATTTATATAATTATGCTACATATCCTGTTCGGTCTAATAATATTTTAATGTTGCAATAATCCTTGTATTACCTGGTGTATTTACCGGCTCTTGCAAAAGAATCAACAACAAAAATCACAAAAACGCCTAAAAATAAGTATAAAACCAATTCTTCACTTGTTTTATTGTTTTTTATATCTTGCTGGTCTTCTAATATATTGATAACATAATTTACCTTTTCCATTAAAGAATCTTGTGGTCCGGATAGTTCACTTGTATTATTTGCTTGTGTGAAATAAGGTACGTGTTGTTTATAATATAAATTATTGGCTAAATCATTATTTAATCCCTGAAAATCTTGTAATTCTAAAGGTTTATCATTTTCATCTTTTTCTTCAGTTACTTTATCATCGCTTTCACTACCTTCTGGGACATAAGGATCCAATTTAGTAAGTTGAGGCATGGGAGGTGCAAAATTTGCTAAATCATCCCCCTCTTCGATGCTTTCAAAATTTTCTTTTTTATTATGTTGAATTGCATTTAGGAATTTCTGTACCTTTTCAGTATAATTTTTTGATTTGCTATTATTTTTTTTCATTGTTACTGCTCTTTTCTTTTTGTAATTATTGATATTTTTTTTCCCCCAATCTAATTCAGAATATTGTAATAATGACATTTATCTTCTTATAAAAAAAGCATATTATTTTTTATAAATTATACTTAAAAAATATAATACTAATGTATAAATGAAATATTTACTAGAAATGATTTTAGTAGCTGTATTGATAGTAGTTTTATATCAAACACCTTCATTTTTACATATGCATTTAAATACTATTCTAGGTAAATTATTATTAGTTTCGGCTGTAGCTTATCTAGCAATGAATCATGGATTAAATACTGGATTATTGGGTAGTTTTATTGTCATAGTTTTATTAAATAGTTCTGTTGAGGGTTTTAAGGAAGGTATGGACAATGAATGCGAAGATGATAGTTTAGATGATAGTGATTGGAATGACGATTCAAGCGACGATTCAAGCGACGATTCAAGCGACGATTCAAGCGACGATTCAAGCGACGATACAAGTGGTAATACAGGTACAAGCGACGATTCAAGCGACGATTCAAGCGACGATACAAGTGGTAATGCCAGTGGCTCCAGCGGGCAGTATCAAACAGAAAATTTCAGTAATATTAATCGTCCTATGATGGCCAGTGCAATAAATCTAGTTGATCAAGACCGAATGTTTAAGGTTAATGCTTTGAAAAATAATCAAAAATCTCGTGGCCTTACAAATGGTGTGGTAAATGATGTAAAAGGATTATTAAACAGAGTTTCGAGATTAGAATTATTACAAGAACACCTTGAAGATGAGATGATGCATCCGGACAATTTAGAAAGTTACTAAATTATATAATATAAAATAATATATATGAATGTTGTGTATATTAGTTTAATTTTAATAAGTTTCATAGCAATTAATATTTTTATAGGAAGTAAAATGTTTTCTAGTAAAGAAGGTATGAAATCACGTAAAGGTAGACGAGCTGGAAAGTCAAAAACATCATCATCGCCATCTTTTATGGGGTTAAATAAGAAGCAAAAAAAGGCCAAAACCAATCCATCAAAACATGATAATCCGTCATTTAATGGTATGAAATTACCAATGATGGCTGGCGCACAAAAAGAAAGCGCAAGAAAATTCTTTAATACAAATGCAAAAAAAGTAGAAGATACAATAAATATGCAATACGCATTGGCTTCTAAGAAAAGAAAAAATAAATATAATGAAGAACAATGGTGGAAAAATAGATGTTTGTATGATTTTTTTGATATAATATTTTGGATACGTGAAATACGTGATTTTTTATACATTAATCTATACGAAATTAAACTACATTGGTTGGTTGTTATTATGGAGGCATCTTTTTGGTTAGCGTGGACCATACTTTGGTTTGCATGGATTATTTTTAAATTTCTTGTTTTTCCCAATTGGTTTGTTGCAATATGTTATATTGTTTTTATCGGTATTTACATAGGTCAGCATATTTATTTCCATTTGGTACCACCTGAAAAATTGATTGAACTTATAGTGGTTGTAATATATTCCATTTTTTGTATAGTTTATGCTGCAATTCAACCAATTGAAATACCCACATTTTTAAAACCTATAACTGATTTTATACAAAGCATCGTAAAATTTTTATGGAATAAATTATTAAAATGTACTTGTTTCAATGGAAATTGTAGGCCAGAAGGAGAAGGTTATGAATTCTTTTTTGAGTATTTTATTTATGGCGGAAATTCACGGAATTGGAATCCTTTTCAATATTGGGGAAATCAATCTTATCATAAAATTTTTGAATAAAATAAATTTTTATCTAATGAAATATTATTATAATGAAAATTTTTTTCGATAGATTCAAAAACTTAAACAACAACAGTTTTTTTGCCGGTATGATGTTGATACTTTTAAATATCGGATCAAAATACATTACAGTAGAATTAAGTAAATCACAAGAACAATATTTGAAAAATTCGGTAGCCAGGCAATTATTAATTTTTGCAATTGCTTGGATGGGTTCTAGAGATATTATAGTAGCTTTAGTATTAACTGGTGTTTTTCATGTATTGACTATGTATTTATTTAATGAAAAAAGTAAATTCTGTATTATACCACACCAAATGCGGGTATATGAAGATATATTAGATTTAAATGGTGATGGTGTAGTCAGTGAAGAAGAAATCAATAAAGCGAGGGAAATATTGCAAAAAGCAATGAATAAAGACAAAGATAAGAAACAAATTCAAGCTGCTAATTTTTTTAAACAAACTGTTTAATTTAGTTTAATTTATTATAATTAATCTCTTGATAGATTATAATAAATGGAAGTTAAAAATTTAAAATATAACCCTCCTGAAAATTACCCCGGTCACAATACGAATTTAGATGACGATGACCTATTACCATATAAAGTTTTTATAAAATATTCTACAAATTTAACCGGGGATAAAGAATTTTATTTGACTCCAGATAATTTAAATGTAGATTTTTTAACTCCGGCAACTCAAGAATTAGCAATTGGTGAAAATGTTGTTTTATTAAAGGAAAAACTACCTGGAGAATTGATAGCATTGACAAATAGTGTAAGTGGATTGAAATTCAAATCATATAAAAATGAATATATGCCATTAATAAAAAAAATAAAAGACTCGGTGGAAAAACAAAAATTAAGTGAAAGTGAGCAAAAATTTAAAAATTATGTTCAGTCTAATCCTTATTTTGAGTATAATCAAATACAATGTGTAGTAGAAAATAAACAAAGTGGAAAAAGAAAGAAGGAAGGAACGGGAGAAGAAAATAAAGATGAAAAAAAATCATTATACAATTTAAAATCAACAAATGGTGATTTATTTAATATTACTAGTAAGTTAAATAGTGAAGGTAAAATGGTATTTGAAATCTTTAAACCTAATCAAGATAAAAATGACTCTGGATTTAAACCCATATATCATGAAAATAACCAAATAATATTAATAAATCTTACCAGTGAATTTAAAAAAAATATAGATTCGATTGATATGCCATCAGGAAAAAAAAATGTAAACTATTTGCTTATTTATGGTCCACCACCGTATGATGTAAATTATGATGCTACAGATTATGATAGAGCAGAAGGTAAACGTAAAAAAAAAACATATGATCTAAAAGATAATTGGTATGTTACGACAACTACAAAAAGAGTAAAAGTATTAGGAGTAAGAACAGAAGGATTTAAATTTGTGAAATCAAATACCCCCACTTATCCCAAATTTAACTATTGGGAAAATAAACCCACAGAAAAACAAAAAGTAAAAGATTTTGTTTATAGGATAAAACATACAATTGATAATCTTTTATATTTACCGTCTTATAATAAAAATAATACTAAATATTCAAAATTGCAAAATTTTGAAAAACAATCAAAAACTAATGATAAGGATATGTTTTTATTGAAAGAGAAAAAAAGAGAAAGAACAGAGGAAGAAAAACAAAAATTATTATACGGAATGGATGAAGAAAATTACTTTGATTGTAAGAAAGAAAATGTCAGTGCCAATGCAAGAAAATTACAAAGTAAATTAGAAAGAAAGAAAAAAGTTATTACTGTAAATAAAGAAGATTGGAATTCTAAATTGTATTTAAATCGTTTTATTTCATTGGATGATGAAGGCAAATCAATGTTACCTGAAAATTTAAGGAATGACCGTGTAATGGCATATAATTATTATTTTCAACCGTTTACAGGAGATGATAAAAAAAAGATGTTTGAAAGTGAAGGAAACTTATTAGAAAGTTTGAATTTGAATGATGATTATGCAAATTCATATACATTTAATAAAGCTATACGTAAAAGAGGGGGTCAGGAGAATCAAAAATGGAATTCCGACGCTTTAACAATTCATTTGCATTTCGATATTGCTTATTTTGAAAAACCGCCTTTATCATTAGGTGAATTTTTAGATGAAAAAAAAGAGGATTTTTTTAGTAATATTCGCTCTTATGGTAAAGAACAATGCGCTGATATATATACAAAAAGATGCAAGGCACAAGAATCATTCATTCTTGATATTTCAAATTTAAAAATAATGACATCCTTAGGACAAGCATTAGAAAATTTAAAAGAATTATTTGTTCCTAAAACATTGCAGAAGTTTATGGAAGAAAGGGAAAAAATGAATAGAGATGACCTGGTGAAATTAGAAACACAAAGAAAAGAAAAACAGAAAAGAGAATTAGAAAAAGCATTGGAATCAATCATAGTTGATTTTGATTCTTATAAAACATTCGTGAAAGATAAACATAGTAAAAAAATGATAGTGAGAGGAAAAGAAGAAGAAGTGATAAAGGAATTTTTAAAAGCTGCTAATTTAATGATGACTCACGGTTAATTAATCTATATTTTGTATATTATTACTTATATCATGTTTAAATTCAACATCTATGATTTTATTTTCCAGTGATTTCAATCTATCTTCAAGTAAACGTAATTCCTTAATTAATTTTTCTTGTTCCTGTATATCTTCACTTGGTATTTGATAATACCAGTTATAAATACCAGTTACGCTATTATAACCTATTTTACTGAGATTATAGGCCATTTCAACTGCTTCGTAGAGTAATATACCTAAAACCATATAATAATATTAATGAAAATATTATTATATTATAACTTAGTTTATTAAAATCATATACCTAAATTAACTACATTGCTAGGTGTGCGTTTACTTTTTTTTGACTTTTTTGGCATACTCAAATTTGTTGAATTAAGTTCTTTTAATTCTTCCAAACTGATTGTACTAGATGTATCTTTTACCTTAACATTTTTGGTTTTCAATCCTGATAAAATATCACTTATATCCTGAGGTCCCTTCATTTCTTTTCGTTTGCTTTTAGAACTCGGTACCGATTTATAGCTTGAATCCATGTTTTCTGCATCATTGAATTTTGCTTGTCCTCTTGTCATACCAACATCAATCCTAGATGATTTACTGGTTTTCATTGGTAATATTGGAGGAACAGCTCTCATATCTTGAGGTGGTCCCGGTGGAGAACCACGTGGTGGCATTGGTTGTTGTCTTGTATTATTCATAAAATTACCAAAACCCGGATTATCATTACTCATTGTGTTCACAGCAGCTTGTGTGAATTGATGCATAAGTTCGGGATTCTGTCTCATTATATCGTCCATACCTGGCATAGAAGACTTAAACATAGTATTTGTCATATGCAACATTGCTGCACTACCACCCAACATAAACAATAATTTAATTTCGGGTGCCATCTTTGCTTTGCTCGCATATTTTTCGTGTAATTCACTAAATACATCATCGTATTCATCAATGTTTTCATTTATTGCTTCGGCCCAACCGTCCAATTTAAGGTCAAACGGATCAAATTTATTGTTTAAAAATTCTAAACCTGTGATACAAGCCATAAGCATTTTACCCTGAAATTTTACACTATTTTTCTTTTCAATGTCTTTTTTTACCATTTCATATTCACCCTTCATTTCGTCTAAAGATGATTCCATACCATACTTTTTACTTAGTCGGATTCCTTTTTTTTCCAATGCTTCTAGTTTGCGAAGAATTTCAAATTTTTCGCGCAACTGCTCTTCTTTGGTTTGTACTTTCTTTTTTGGTACATTCAACATTGGATCAATAGGGATATTATTAAATGATGCCATATCAGGTGTTTCACATTTCATGCTTTCTCCAATTTTGGAAGTAGATGACATTGGTGTAGATTCAATATTTAATTTAACTTCTGGTGGAGATGATGAACCGATATTTATATTACCCAAATCTAAATCACTTTCTAAATTATTTATATCATCAACTGATATGTTACTTACTTCTTCTGCCTTACCTTTTTTCTTTTCATTCATTAACATTCCTATTCCGGGACCGAAATTAACACTTTTAGTACCCCCACCACTAGTACTATCTAAATTTATAGAAACACTGTCCATATCATTACTTTTTCCGATTTTTATGCTGTCCATTATGAATAATATAGAACTTATTATTTTAAGTAAGACGCGCTAAATATTATTTATTTTAATATTTGCTAAATTATTTTCTTTAAAATACCATAATCCTTGCAAAAAGCAATCTGCTAAATCATCTTTTTTTTTATGCTCATTAAAAAATTCCAACCATGAGAAGTTTTCATTGTTTACCTCTAAAATTTTTCTCGTATATTCGATGCTAAGTTTTTTCCGTTCATTATAATTTGTTTTCTTATTTATAAATAATTTTAGTTTATTGTGAGCAGATATTTCTTTAATATTGTGTACATCGTGTTCTATAAAATGTTGCATTATCATTCCTTGTAATGTTTTCATGCGTAATGCCAATGGACCTATTTGATTTTCAATGAGTAATAATCCGACATCAAAATCTTTAAATTCATTATAGATTTTTTCTTTAATGTTGATACCAAATTGCGTCATAGAAATATTTTTGGTCAATATACTTGTTATTTTATCAAAGAAATTAGTTTCAATATATTTTTCTATCAAGTCCAGATAATCTTGTTTTTTCATTTTTTTTGAACTTTCACTTAACAATCCATAATTATTGAAAATTGCCTTTATATCACTCAATTTCTTTTTTTTTATAATCTTTATATTATCTTTTGAACTTGGTACCAAATACGTCTTCTTTTTTGCGTGTGTTTTACAAAAATACTTACCATCTTTTGTAAATTTAGCATTTTTCGTACATTGCTTGTTTTTTTTCATTACTCCCATACATTTATGTTTTTCTTCATTACATAAATCGATGACACACCATTTACTTATTAAATATTCATTATTTTGTATTGTGAATAAACAACAAGCAAGATGTTTCATACCAACATCAATACTTAATATAAACATTTAATAATAATGTTATACGATATTTAAATTATTTATTTAATTATTATTTTATACACTATGATGTATTATAAAATAATATTAGTTTATAGTTCGTGTAACATTTGTTCCTGTGTTAAAATAGGGCCACGCATTTTACCTTGCAGTTCTTTTCTAGTAAGATACATTGTTTTTAGGTCTGAGCTTTCGTATCCAAATGGTTTATTATCATCTGTACAAGACTTATAGATATATTTTTCATTTTTATGCATATTAGGGATTAAATTTACTTTACATACGCAACATTCGTCACAAGCTGCTACTTTATTTTTTGCTATTATTGATTCTGCATTGTTGATAAGATAATTTCTGTAATCATAAGATGTTTGGATACTCAATGATTTTTTATGTTGAATATCTCTATCGGCTGCTGGATCATATTTTGTAAACAATCTACTATCACTCATCATTGGAGGAAAGTTTATGTTTAAATTATTTAATTTTCCGTGACATTTATTTAAATTCATAATATATATTACTGTATAAAAAAATTAACTACATTTATTTACTTACTAGTAACTCTACTAATTTGGTCTTTGTCAAACTTTTATATTTTTTTAATTTTCTTTCCTTTGCTAAACTTTTTAATTGTTTGGTAGTCATAGCTTTTAATTTTTTTATTTCAGCTTCTTTTTCAGCATTTTCTTCTGCATTTACTTCGTCTTCACTTTCACTTTCACTTTCACTTTCATCATCATCTAAACTATCATCTTCATCGTCTTCATCATCGGTCACCACATCATCTTCTTTTTTACTTATTTCACCCACAGTTTCATCTTCTACTTTTTCTAAACTTTTTATTACTTTAACATCGGGGTCTACCTGTAAATCTTCAACATCTTCAATACCGACATTTGACAATAATAATTCTTCCACCATTTGTTTAGTAACGTCTTCATTATCACCTTCTTCATTGTCGCCTTCTTCATTTTTTACCAACTGTACTTGTTCTTCGCCTTCGCCTTCACCTTCACCTTCTTCACTTGATTCACCATCGCTCTCACCCTCACGTTCACTATCACTATCACTTTCACTTTCACTTTCACTTTCACTATCATCTGATACTACAATTTTACCATCCGCTTGAATATGGGGTGTTTGAATTGATTCTTCATTTAAATCATATAAATTTATGGTGTTTTGTGTTGATTGACCTCTTCCACCCCCATTCATTAATGTACGACTAGCTATATCTTCTAAACGACCATGAAATAAATCCATAAATGTATTTACTTTATCATCCAATTGCTTAAACATTCTGTTAAAGTAAAAAAATAATATTGCTGAAAATAAAACGACTAATGCTAAACTTGTTAATAAGTTAGGTAATGACATATTAAATTTAATTAATATTAAAATATGCTAAAATAAACGCAAGAAACTGGAAATTATATTATAAATTATTAAGTACATTTTCAGCATTTTTAACAATATCGTTACTAAATTGTAATTCTCTAAGTACGGTTATACCTCCTCTTATTTTAGATATACCTTTTTCAATTTTATAATAATAATGTGGTTTATTATCTTTTATATTTGCTTTCATTCTCATATTAATAATTTTATCATTTTTGTTTAATAATTTACATAATTTATCGAAATGAGTTGTTAGTAAAAAACTAACATTTTCATTGTTAGTTAAGTATTTTAAATAGCTTGTACCACAACCAATTGCTTCGTATGGATTAGTACCTGAAAACAATTCGTCAAAAATACAGAAATGTCGTTTATCTTTGTTTTCATCAATAATATCAATGATATTTTTACATCTCCTGGCTTCAGCTTGAAATAAACTATCTCTATGTGATGTATCCGGTATGTTTATATAACAATGAATAAAATCGTATGGTTTAATTAATGTTTTGTTTGAATAGTATCCCAGGCCAAATTGTTGAGACAGAAGTAAATTTATAATGATGGATTTTAAAATGGTGGTTTTGCCGGCTGCGTTGGGTCCTGTGATAATTATATTTTTATTAAGGATTATGTTATTTTTAACTGCCTGGTCAAGTTCAATATTTGGATGATATAAATCTTTGAATTTTGTTAATTTTTTTGAAAATATACAAGGTGAAATTTTCTTTGTTTTTAAATTATCGGACATAGTTGATAAAACATCAATATATCCATTAAACCCTATAGAATATTGAATAATATTCTCAATATCATTATTTGTATGTAATAAATACAATTGTTTTAAAATATTCCCAATATTAAAAATCTTAGATCGTATTCCGGTATTTAATGGTAATTTTTTTAAATCCTCGTTAAAGTTATATAAATTTTTATAATTGTCGTTTAATTTATCATAAAATTCAGAATATGTTTTCATATGTTTGGTTTTCATTAATAATTTTTCCATGTTTTTCAATGTTTGTTCATTGTATGAAATGATGGTGTTGAAATTATTTGTAATTACAAATACATTTTTGTAGAATTTTTTGCAACTCAAAATATTGTTATAAATGTTGTATACATATACCCAAGCCATGAAAAGCAAATATATTTTTCTACTAAACGATACAGATGAGAATTCAAAAAATAATTGACCTATTGAGTGACGTCTAAGTTGTTGAAAAAATATTCGCTTGTAATTGTCAAAGTTTATAGGGGTATTAAAAATTTTAAGTATAAAAAATGGTATAATTAATATTAAAAATGGTGATAAGAGATTGATAACAGGTGAGAAGAGATGAAAAAAACTAACAAAGGTTAAGAATACTACAGAGTTATTTAACCAGGAGAACCGTTTCCATTCGATGAAATGGTTTTTACCAAGGAATGTTTTATCATTTTTTATAAAATTCCATATGTTACATATTTTGTTTACACCAGATGAGTCTATGATAAAATCATAAGATTCGTTGCACAATTTTTGTGTGTCTTTTAAAAAGCCAACATTTGTTGTGTAATATTGACTGACTGTGTTTAAAATTACTTCACCTGGCTGTGTTTTTGGTTGACAGATATTTTTATAAATTATATTTTTACTATTGTCATTTATTTCATCTTCTTTATCATTATTTGTTTCATCTAGAATTTTCGGAAGTTCACCAGGCGGTCCAGGCACACATTTATTATCATTTTTAATTACATCCGGTGATATTAATTCCAAATCAGTATTTAAATTTTCATAAATCTTTTTATGATCATGGTACTGTATAGGCAATTTAAACAATTCATATAATTCATTTTCTTTATACATTAAAAAAAAGATAGAAAATAACATTTTATATGAAACGAATCTTATAAAATATTATAATTAATTATGTTTGTAATAGACAACCTAATATCCTAAATGTTGCGTATAATTCATAGGCATCTCACTGATTATTGTGTTATAGTATTTTTCAAAATGACGCAATTTTACCAAATCATACCTTGTTAAAAAGTTAATAGCAATACCCTTTCTACCCCATCGCCCCGAACGTCCAATTCTATGCAAATATGTATGTTCATTTTTAGGTATATCAAAGTTAATCACGATACTTACTTGCTGTACATCAATACCCCTTGCAAATAAATCACTGCTTATCAATACCCTACAAGACCCTTTCTTGAAATCATGATATACTTCTTTGCGCTCCTTTTCATCCATTTTACCATGGATTTTCTTCACTGGGAAATTATCCTCAATCATCGCCTCTTCCAAATCATCTACTCGTTTAGTGCTATTACAATAAATAATTGCTTGACTAATAGAAAGGCTTGAAAATAAATCCTTTAATGTATTGTATTTCTGCTCATCATTTTCTATCTTAATATAATACTGAGCTATCCCCTGCAGTGTTAACATTTCATTTTTTACCAAAATCTTGTATGGATTCCTCAAAAACTTCTTTGAAAATATATGCAAATCCTTATCAAATGTAGCACTAAACAGGCATATTTGAACTTTCTCATCCATAAACTGAAATATCTTAAACATTTGGTCTTTAAATCCAAATGACAACATTTCATCTGCTTCATCTACTATAATAGTTGATATATCATCGGTCCTTAAAAACTTTCTTCGGATCATATCGTGTACTCTTCCCGGTGTTCCTACTACAATGTGGGCCGGACGTTCATCCAAATCGCGTTTATTTTGCTCTACAGATGTTCCTCCAACCAATAATTGTGTTTTTACATTTAAATATTTGCCTATACTTTTAACCACGTTTAAACTTTGCGTCGCTAATTCATGTGTAGGGGATAGAATCAATACTTGTGGTCTTTCATTCTTAATATTTATGATATTAAGTGCACTAATAGCAAATGCACCTGTTTTACCACTCCCTGATTGCGCTTGAGCAATAGTATCTCTTCTAAACCCATTTTCTTGCATTTTCGTTACAGGAATAATACTTTTTTGCTGAATAGGACTCGGTTGTTCAAAACCAAATGCGTATATACCTCTCAGTAAATGAGGATTTAAATCGATACATTCATCATCCCATTTTTGAAACATCATAGACGAATCATCCTTGTAATCTGTTTCATTAAATCCTCCACCTCCATTTCCTTCCCCACCTTCAGAATCTTTTAATTCTTGATTTTTATTATTATAATTTTGGTTTTCATTACTATTTATTGTATTCATTACTTAATATTGTCATTTGTTTTTAAATGCATTTAAGTTAATATATTAATTAATTTATATTAATATTTAAAAAAATGACACTACTAACAAACAATGTCGGTATTAGATACATCTATAGACTTATTTAATGATAATGATGATAAGAGAAATGTTTATGAAAATCCACTGTTGGAAGAATATAAAGATGTATTAAATATAAAATTGGAAGATATGATCAAAGTATAATGTGTGTAATAAATTAATTGATGTAATTATTTAAAGGGATTGTGATAATAATAAACAATGGCCTCGTTAATACAACAAAGAAATCAACCTTATACTTTACAATTTATTAATAGTTATTTAAATAATGTGACACTACCGGAATTGAGTGATGATATAATAAAAATTATTAATAATATATCAGAAGAAGTGGGCGCACCAACATATCAAAAAACACCTATATTTCAAAATAGAGAAAAAAAGAAAAAATCTAAATTAACACCGGAGGATTGGGAAGAATTGCGTAATTACAAGGCGACTGAATTAATGAAACATGAAGATGGTGAAGAGGCTGATATGGATTTTATTCGTTCTAATTTAAATAAATTAAGTAAGAAGACGTATGATGATTTATTGCCTTTGATTAAAGATAAAATATCAGTTATGCAAAAAAATAATGAAGATATATTAAAAAAGGTAGGAAAAATAGTCTTATCAATTGGTAGTGTAAATACATTTGTAGGTGATTTATTTTGTAATTTATATGAAAATTTGATAGACACATATGGAGAAGTTATGAAAGATGTGTTAATGGAATATTGGGGCGAATATATTGAATCATTTGATAACATTGAAGTAGTAGACCCAGATAAAAATTATGATTTGTTTTGCCAAAATAATAAGAAGAATGAAGATAGACGTTCAACAAGCAAGTTCTTTATTAATCTGGCAAAAAGAGGAAATCATTTTGACGTTTCTAAGATGAGTGATATAATTAAAGAATTTATTGAACTATTATCAACTACAATTGAAAAAGAAAATAAGTTATTTATGGTAGAAGAAGTAACTGAAAATTTATATATACTTATGTATGAAAATATAGATTTCCTAAAAGATGAAATAAATGATGAAGACTGGGATAAAATTAACAACATGTTTAGCACTATGACATATTTCAATGCGAAAGATTACCCAAGTTTATCACAGAAAGTGTTGTTTAGAATAATGGATATTTATGATGAAATGTAATTAAAATAATTTAAAAATATATTATTTATATTTTTAAATGAGTATAGAATTAAATACAAATGAGATAATTGAAAAAAAACAATCATTTAATTATGACAATTTGATAGATGATTTAAATATTGATTTATCATCAAGGGTGTCTAAAATGAATGATAATAATGAAAATAATAATTATATTTCATCGATGACAGCATTGGAATTAGAATATAATGAATATCTTAAAAAGGACCTGGTGAAAATATGTGAATATTATAAAATATCAACACGAAAAAAGAAGAAAGGTGATTTGATAGATGATATTATTGAATATGAATTAAATCCAGAAAATTTTTTATTTACAGAAAGAAGAAAGATGCTATGGGAATATATTTACGAATTAATTGAGGATGAATATTTAAATAAATATATAATATTTAATTAAATTATATGTTACAATCTAAAATAAACCAAACCATTTTATATAAAGAAGAGCGAACGATAGATAAATTTGACCATGATCACGAAACCTATCTTTACACTTATCCTGTAAAAAATCATCTGACGTACATAGTATTGGGTGGAATAGATTATGAATATCAAGAACAAAATGTGTTGTTTATGAGGGCATATTTATATGAAGATAAACGTATAACTGACCAGGTGGGTATATTTGAATTCTCTCAAGATAAAAAAGACTATATTTTAGATGAAAATGAAGATATAGATTTAACAAAGATAGATGATTTGTTAACCTTTAGTTTTGTAAATGAAAAATACCTAGGTGAAAAATACGAAAGTATATTGGATGTGGATGAAGAAGAATTTGAAAAATTAGATGAAGGTGTATCTGGTGAAGATGAAGATTTATATGAAGATATAGAAGAAGGGGATGAAGACGAAGATGAAGAACCTAATGTGGAAGATGTTGAGACTGAAAAAAAGGCACTTAGATTACCGGATGATGATATAATGAGTGATCAGGTATCACAGAATAAGGAACAGGCGATGAAAGAAAAAAAGTCATTTAAAATGGGTTCAAAGACGACATGGATAGAAAAATTTATGAAAAATAATAATTATGGTTTAATAGATAATGAAGGTGGTGGTGATTGTTTCTTCGCTGTTATACGCGATGGTTTATTGGGTATAAATATTAATATGACTGTGGATGAATTGCGTGGAGTGGTTGCTGAGAATGCTACAGAGGCACAATTTAAGTCGTATATAAAACTATATGAAATGTATACAAATGAGATAAATGAAACAACGTTGAAAATAAATGACAAGAAAAAGGTATTTAATAAACTAAAAGTAGATTTGAAAGCAGAGAAGGATAGAGTGCGACAAAAACAGATGGTTGATCAAGCTCAGAAAATCAAGCTAGAATATAAAACATTGGTAAAAGAGCGGAAAATGGCAATAGATAATATAGAAGAGGTAAAAATGATGCAAAATATAAAATCATTGGATGATTTCAGGGGTTTAATATTAAGTGCAGATTATTGGGCGGATACCTGGACAATATCGCTTTTAGAACGAGAATTGAACGTAAAAATAGTTATTATGTCAAGTGATAATTATGAGGAAAAGAATATGGAGAATATAATGATATGTGGAGATATGGTGGATGAAGATATTCGCATGGAAAAAAGAAAATTTAATCCAAAATATTATATTATGACAGATCATTCTGGTGATCATTATAAGCTTATAACATATAAGAATAAACGTATATTTAACTATGAAGAGTTGCCGTATGATATGAAGGATTTGATATTGACAAGATGTATGGAAAATAGTGGAAAAACTCTTTACAATTATATAACAAAATTCAAAAATTATTTTATTGAAAAGACGAAAACATTACCTGATTTGGAAGAAAATGTGGTAATAGAGGAAAATCCTGATAAATCAAAAGGAGCGAAAGAAAAGAAATCGGTTTGTATGGTGCAATTTGGAAACAAAGATTTATATAATGATAATATAGTGTTTCAATTTTACTCGAAATCGGCGGATAAAAAACCAGGAAAAAATAAGCCATCCGAGAAGATGGAACCAGGTAGAGAAAAAGATTTTATTGAATTATCGGAGATAAAAGATTGGCGGAAGGTATTATCAAACTTTTATGTAGGTAAATTTGAATTGGATGGTTATGAATGGAGTAGTGTTGAGCATTATTATCATGCGAACAAATTCAAGAAGAATAATTTTAGATTCTATGAAGCATATTCCTTGATGTATAAACCGCAACAAGATGATCCAGAATGGTTTCAAAGGATACCTAAAAACTTAAATATGGACCCAGCTGTTGCAAAGGCTTTGGGTGGTAAAACGGGAAAATATAAGAAGGTTCAAATAAGACCAAAAGATTTGAAAGCGGATGATGATTTCTTTGATGGAGATAATCATAAAAATGTGTTATTATTGGGACAAAGAGCGAAATATAACCAGGTACCGATAGCGAAGAAGGTGTTGTTAGCGACAAAAGACGCAAAGCTGCAACACTTTTCACGGGGATGTGCACCGATTGTATTTTATGATACAATGCAGATAAGGGAGGAGATGAAAATGAAATAATTAATATTATATAAAAGTATGTTATTATATAATATATTATGAGTTGTACAGAATGTTTAAAAAAGATAGCAAACATAAGTAAAAAAATGAAATCAAATAAGATAGATGATAAATTATTAAGAAAAATGTATAATGAGCAATTATTAATAATGGATAATATACGTAAATTAAAAATAAAAATAAATAAGACTATAATACCATATATAAAAGATAATGAAAGTGATTTGTTTCACCATATTCCGTTGAAAATAAAAAATAGTATCGAAATGGATACAACATATATTTTATTATATACTACAAGATTGAATAACTGTCTTGTGAAATTAAATTTTTATATTACGGACAAGGACTGTATAAATCTAAGTAAATTTGATGCGAAAAGCAATAAAATAATTAAATTGGTATATTTTTTGTTAAGTTATTCAAATTCAAAGCCAAATGAGATAAATCTGCATTTATATTTGACAGATCATGTAAAACAATATGGTGATAATATTTATTTAAACAAGATTAATTGCAATACAGCAATGACGTATTCGTGTCAAACAAATATCGAGGTAGTTATATATCGGAGCGAAGAATATTTTAAGGTTTTGATACATGAATTATTCCATGCTTTGTGTTTGGATTTTTCAAGTTTTCCTTGTGAATTTTTGAAGAAAAAGATAGCTGAATTATTTCCAATAAAACAAAAAAATTTACCATATGAAGCATATGCGGAATTCTGGGCAAATATCATAAATTGTTTGTTTTTTGCATATTCACATACAAAAAATTATAAAGATTTCAAAATGTTGATGAATAAATGTGTGCATAACGATGTTATATTCTCGGTATTTCAAATGACAAAGATATTGAATAATATGGGATTATCGTATGAGCAAATTATGGAGGAACCAAATACATATAATGAGTATACAAATGTATTTTCATACTATATATTAAAAACCATATTGTTATATAATGTAAATGAATTTATGAATTGGTGTAATATGAATAATTTAAATTTATTTGAATTTCGTAAAACGAATGACAAGATAAAAAAACTTGCTGATTTTATCGAAAACAAGTATAAGGAAAAAAAGTTTTTGAATTTTATACGTGAAATAAAAAATAAAAATATCGATGATGATGATGTACTAAGTAAAACACTTCGAATGACTATTCATGATTTTTAATTAAATAATTTACTAAAAGAATCAATTGTATAATGATAAATTAAAAATGAAAAAAGACCAATAACGACATCAATAAATAAAACCATATATGCTTTTTTATTTTTTCTAAATGCTAAATAAGCAAATAAGTAAAACATAAATGCGTGTAATGGTCTTAATATATTCCACCATACTGATTGATTAAACGTTTTTCCAGTTGTTCCTGTTCCATTTAAAAATATCATTAAAAATCCAGTTGCGGGTAATAATGCTATTAAACCTAAGTATGGTAAATAATCAATTGGTGTTTTTTTTGCAATCCACGCAATAAATAATCTTGCAGGAATACAAGCAAATAAAAATGCTAAAAATCGTTTTCGTATTGTTCTCATTAATATTAGATAAGGTAATAATGTTATAAATAATATATGGATAAATATATTATTTATTTAATTCTATAAGATAAATGTATGATTATGAATATATTTATTTGCTAACATCAGCAGAAGGAGGAGAACCACCTGTAGCAAAATGCGGCTTCATGTACTTTTGCAAGTTGAAGTATGTCAACTGGTCTTCCGTGTTCATACGCAATAGCTTTTGCAATTTCTTGTCGGCCAAAATATGACGTCCATTCTTAGGATCTTGAAGATTATGCTTCAAGATATATTGTTGAAGTTCCTTCGTTACATCCGTGCGAGCCATTTCAGTTCCTTGTGGCTTTCCTAGAAAACTAGCCAATTCTGCACTAATCTGAGTTGCTTTGGTGAAGCCAGATGGTTGCTTTGGACCACCCTTCTTTGAACGCTTACGACTTGCCTTTAGTGCGCCCTTCAATTCACGTTCGGAACGCTTTTGAAGTGCCCGTACTTGACTGGTAACACTGGTCAATTGAGTGCGCAATGCTACTAGTTGAGCCACCAACTTGGAGAATTCTTCATCCAATGCCGGAGGTTGTTGTACCGTCTCTTGTACTGGTGCTGGTGCCGCCACCACTTTAGTTTCTTGAACTACCTTTTTACTCGAAGATGCCTTTTTAGAGGCGCTGCTTTTACTTTTGACTTTCTTTGCCATTATAATATTCTTTACGAATTTCTTTTTAAGTTGTTTCTGATATAAATATTTTATTTATTTATTTCAAACCAAAATCAGTTTAAATAAAATAATTCATTGGACATTTTCACCATTTTGTATATAAAAAGACTCGTACAGCCATGGAAGGGCATCCGCAGCATTTTTATTTACCATTGTGATTGCCCCAAGGACATAAATTGCACCCAATTGTTTAAATTGTTCATTTATTCCACTATTTATTATATTCTCAAAAATAATTAATAATTTTTGTTTTAATCCTATTTCACTGAGTGTTCTAAAATAATTCCAATTCACATTATAAAATGGGTTGCCAGTTGTAGGAAAAATGTTTTTTTTGGTAGATTCTGTTAATTGTGCCCTGTATCGCCATATATCGATTAATTCTCTTAATAAATAAAGCAACTCACTTTTTTTTAAAGATAAAAACCAATTTATATTTGTAATATATCCATAATAATCTATCGTTTGAAAGAGTGTTAATGTTCGGTGTTCTATTTTTTTTGCATCTGATAAGTTTTCCATTTGAGTATTTATTTCTATATTGATTGCATTGCCAGTTACTATTTTTGTTAATCGTTTTATTTCTATTAATTTATTACGCATATTTTCAGGTATTAAATTTCGATTAAATGGATTCATTTTTTTTGATTGACGTTCATTTAATAAATTCCATAGTGAACATATATCAAAACCATATATAAAATTATCTTTATCAGTATAACTGACAAATTGATTATATTTTATACTTTTTAAATCGTTTAATAGTAAAAAATCCATTTGATTTACACATTTACTTCTTTTTAATAAACCATCACCTTTTAATTTATTTAATTTCCTAACGAAATACCCGCGTGCCAATTTTTGTATTTTAACGCAAAAATGTGAAAATTTTAAATAATTATACAATTGAAAAACTAATCCTGCCTTTGCTTGCGAGGTTTGTAATATTCTTGATTTTGATTTATTTTTACTATTACTACCTTTATAATGTTTAATCATGGCTTTCAACTGATTTGTATTATAATTATTCGTTTTCATTTTTTCATAATCTTTAATTTTCAAAATATTAAAATTCTCTTTACTTACCTTATGCTTTGCCTTAAATTCAATTGGTTGATATAGTTTTTTTAAAATATAGGTATTCGGCGTTGTTCTTTTCACTTTTTTACATTTAACATTTATTTTTTCGTTCATATATATAACAAGAAAAAAATTTTTTAATTTATTTCCGTATATCTTTTATAGTTTATAAAAAGTATTTAAAAAGTATTTTAAGTACATCATTAATGAAAGCAACGATTTTATTTTTTATATTATTAATAACAACATGTATAGCAAATATGCCTAATAATTGCAAAAAATTATGGGATATAAAAGAAAACAAACAAACGGTTATGATTTATATGTGTATAGAACAACCAAATATTGAATCATTAAACCCAACCATTTTTACTAATAATTCTACAAATACATCAAATAACAATAACACTATTACAAATATTACCAATGTAAATGATATTATTAGATCTACTACTACTACTACACAAGGACCTACTACAACTACACAAGGACCTACCGCACATGCAACTACTACCCAAGCGACAACTACACAAGGATCTGCTACGCTTGGAACTACCGCCATTGCGACAACTACACAAGGAACTACTACCCTTGGATCTGCTACAACTACACAAGGAACTACTGCCCTTGGATCTGCTACGCTTGGATCTGCTACGCTTGGATCTGCTACGCATGCTGTTACAACTACACAAAAACCCGTGCCCGTGATTGCTACTACGCGTGCACCAACTACACAAAAACCTGTATTTGTACCGGTTGCTGCTACTACACAAAAACCAGTGTCCGTACCCGTGATTGACCCAGTTGTATCTACTACCACAAAATTAAGAGGTCAAGGGAATATAAACAGTAATCTGAACAATAATATAGTCCAAAATAAAGAACCACCTAAAGAGGGATTATCACAAACTACACAAACATTGATAATTATTTTTTCAGGTATTACTATTATTTCGATTATTGGAGCAGTTACATACTCTTGTAAAAACAAAAAAGAACCAATTACACCAAATCAAAGCAATCAAAGAATGTTAGATAATAAGTATTCTCCTGGAAGAGGAACGAATCTAAATATTCAACAACAAACAAATACAATACATCCAAGAAGATTACAACATATGAATTCTTGGTACAATAGCAATAATGATATACGAAAATTATCAACACAAATGAAAAAAAAACGCAAAAACAAAAAAACAAATGATAAGGTAGAACATACCCAAACTCATCCTGGAGAAAATGGCAAAAATGATAAAACAATCCCAAGAGCACCAAGCAGTCAACCACCACCACTACCTAAAGCCACCTTACATGATAGAGAACAAGATTTGAGACAATTTTTAAAGAATGATATTTCCCTACAAAACCCCAGGGTGAAAACGGAAAAAAAAGAAACTAATTCACCTACAGACGATAAATCCAGACAAAATGAACAATAAATATTAAATTAATTGATTTAAAGAAATCTCGTATAATTAAATTATAATAAGAATGTCAGTATTTACTAAAGCAAAAAACTTCAACGTATCCAACGTATCTTACGGTACGCCTAAGGTTTCGGACAGAGGCAATAAGACTATCAGTCTACTATATAATGGTGCTCCATTGGTTCTTCAATTTCCACTTATGCTTACTTGGGGATTGAATGAGCGAGTAGATGATAACTCCGGTAGAGTATCATATGATTATGCCCTTCAATTTGATAGTGGTAAGAAGAATATTGATATTTTCCTTAATAAAATGAAAGAATTACAAGATAAGCTATATGATGATGCTGTTGCTAATAGCAAAGAATGGTTTGGAAAGACTAAGATGAGTCGCGAAGTAGCAGAAGCACAGTGTTGGCCAATTCTTAAGTACCCTAAAATTGAAAATAGTGATGAAAGTGATTATAGTCGCTCTCCAACACTAAAGGTTAAGGTACCATTTTGGAATGGCAAGTTCAATATTGAACTATTTGATATGAATGGTAATCCATTGTATTTGTCGCCAAGAGATGGTCAAGATGTTAGTGAGCTACCACAAGGAGATAAGACTCCAATGAACTTCATTCCAAAAGGTACACATATGTCTGGTTTGATTAAGAGTGGTGGTATTTGGTATGCAGGTGGAAGATGGGGTGTCACTTGGAAGTTGGCACAAGCTAAGTGCAGAGCTCCAGTGTATTTGGTAGGTAGTGGTAAATGCCAAATCGAAGATGATAGTGATGATGAAGAATATGAACAAGATCTTGATAGAAAAGATGAAGAAGAATTGAAAAAGAATGATGTGCCAGCATATGGTGGAGGAGATGATGATGAAGAAGAAGATGAAGAAAATGAAGAAGAAACTCATCAAAGTGATGATGAAGAAGAAACTCATCAAAGTGAAGATGAAGAAGAAACTCATCAAAGTGAAGATGAAGAAGAAACAACTAAGAATGATGAGTCAGAGGAAGAAGAACTACCACCACCAGTAGTAGAAGAAAAGCCTAAGAAGGTGCGTAAAAGAAGAGTCGTAAAAAAGAAAACTACCAAAGCATAGATGCTATGCAATAACAAATTAAACAATCAATAATAATTATACATTTTTTATATAATTATTATTATTTTAACTATTCACTATCACCATTACCTAATATACTTCCCAATTGCTTTCTAAGCCTATTGTATGCTTTTCCAATAAATTTCATATTACCAGCTTGTGCTACCATAAAAATATTAAAATAATTCAAAATTGATCGTAGCTCATGTTTTCTTGCACTGTAAACGTTACACATAACGTTATCACCTTTCGATAGTATTTCGTCTATCTCTTCTATATTTATCTTTTGCATCATATCCAATATAAATGACTTATCTTTTTCATCGTAAAAATACAACTTAGCCTCAGCTCCTATCTCATCTTTAGCCGCTTTTTCTTTTTCTTCTTTTTCTTTTTCTTCTTTTTTTTCTTTTTCTTTTTTTTCTATCATTACTCCTGGTGCATGCATAAAAAATTTTTCATTATTTGTTTGTGATATTCGTATAACTTGGTTTTCTAATCCTTCATAAAATATTTTTATACCTTCTACGCTAGAAGAAGTATATAAATCAGTAAAATATTTTGGTCCATTACTCTTATTCAAAATATATTTTTTATAAAAATAGTCATATAAAACCTTTTGATACACAGGATTCATTGGGCTTTCTTTAAATTTATCTATAAATGTCTTATCACTTTCATTAGACGTTTTAGTTTGAAGTACTCGTTGAATATTTTGGATATATAATTGCCGAATCGATTTATATACATCATTTATTGTAACTGTACTTCTTATTACTTTTATTCTAAAATCATTTACAAATTCATTTTCCTTTTCATATGTATTCCAATAAAAAGCATCCGTAAAAAACTGATCTAGTAATGTTTTTTCATCACCCTCATTTTTTAAGTTTTTTTCATTAAGACCATCAAATAATCCAGAAAAATCCACATTATCTTCTTTAAGCATTGCATCTCTGAGCTCATCAATAGTATATTTAACTACATGCCAAGGAATTACATTGAAAGTTAAGCAATTTTGAATTATTTTAATATAATTTCCTTCTTCTTCTACGATTAATTTTCCGATTAATTCTTTGATTAATTTCTCCCTTTTAGCTTTAGCTTCAGCTTCACCTTCACCTTCACCTTCACCTTCACCTTCACCTTCACCTTCACCTTCACCTTCACCTTCACCGACACCCGTGTCAATGAAATCATTAAAATATCTAAGTTCTTTCTTTTTTTCTTCGTCGCTAGTCTCTTCATTACTCTTCACAACATCCATTTTTTTACCTTGTTCTTTTGATCTATCATTTGCTAAAACCTTTGCTGCATTTTTTTCATCTTCCAAATTTTTTTCTGTTGTTAGTGTTTGTTTCTTTGCTTCTTTTTCTGTATTATCAGCTCGTGTTTTTGCTTCTTTTTGTGCCTGCTCTGCTTCTGCCTGCTTCTCTTTTTCTGCTTGTTTCAGCTTCCCTTCTTCTGCTTGTTTCAGCTTATTTTCTTCTACTTGTGCCTGCTTCGATTGTGCCATTACTGATTTTTTCAATAGTTCAAAATGGTTTTCAAATGTCACTCTTACTTGTTTTCTTACATCTCCATCTCCTTGACTCGCAAGATTAATCCTTTCAAGGTCGTCTGCAACTTTTTTGTGACCATTCAATCTCGCTATTCTAACATGATTATCAAGGGATTCTATTTCATACATTGCCATCATAATGCCCAAGTTTTTAATGATTATTTTTCGTTTTGCAATTTTTTCATCAAATATATTATATCCATATAAACAAACGAGATTCAGTCCAGCATATAAATTCATAAATGTATCTACCCTTTTTGAAGCTTCCACTTGTGTAAGTTTTTCTTCTATTTTTGTTTTTAATATTGTGGAGTTGATTATATCAGTGTCGTCAAGCCCATAGTCATCCACCTTAATATCTTCAATGAATTTTTGGAGGGAGGGAGTTTTACCACGAGTCGATTTTCTTACATTTTTTTTCGCTTCTTCTTCTTTTTCTTCTTCTTTTTCTGTTTTTATGTAATTTTCAACCTTTTCTAAATCTTTCTTTATTATTTCAATATTTTCATCTATATCCCGTAGGCCATTTATTCTCTCCCTTTCTTTTGATAATATATCATTTTCAAAAAAATTAGCAATTAGATTTATATTACCATAACTACTATTGTATAAAGATGGAGCAATACTGCCACTACTTTTTTCTGTACAAATATTTTTAACTATGTTTGTAGCAAATTTAGCCGTATCTTTGGTTGAATTATTAATTATATTATTCATAATATCACTATTTAATGTAAAATATTTCCCATAAATGTATTTTATAAAAGAATTATATTTATCATGTCTTCTGATAAAATTTTTAAGATGATCAATGTTAATTTCAGTTTCTCCATTTAATTCTTTAGCTATATTTTCAGCAGATAAAACGCATTTTTTTTTAGATATATTACAAAGATCTGCCTTTAAATTACAAGCTTTTTCAATCATTTTTTTGCTTACATTTAAGAATGGATTATTTTTTTCATCATTAAGATGTTTTATCGCATCTCCTCCTTTTGCATCTCCTCCACCAGTCACTACCACCACTTGTTTCTCTCCTTGTTGATCTTCTTTAGATTCTTTATCATTAGCTATTTTTAGCCTTTGTTCTTCTTCGAGTCGTTCTTTTTCTCCTTTTTCATCTATTGGTGCTACAATATTTTCATTCTGTGCATTCCCCAATTCATTATCGCGAATAAACTCTAAAAATGGACGAGGTTCTGTTAGTGCTGGCCCTGGTACTGGTACTTCTTTTTTTTGTACTGTGTCTGATGCTTGTTCTGTGTCTGATGTTTGTGCTGTTGCTTCTTCTACTGCTAGGCGTGCTGCTGCTTCTACTGCTGCTTTTTCTTCTGCTATGCGTGCTGCTTTTTCTGCTGCTGATGTTAGTGTTAGTGCTGTGTCTGATGTTGATGCTTGTGCTTCTGGTTTTTGATATTTTATTATATCTTTAATACATTCAACAGAATCGTTTGCAAATCCTTTTATATTTGCTAATTCATTAGTATTTGTTTTTAGGTCTATATCTATATCATATCTTTCTCGTAAATTCAATTTTTCACTGTTATATTTAAAAACATCCAAATTTCTATAAATCATACCATTTATTCCAACTTTATCATTTACAATTCTTGAAGGGTGACGGGATTTGGCAATAGATGCAGTTAATCTAAATTTTGGTATCGATTTTCGTTCTTTTAATATTGCCTTTTTTTTATCATCCAATCCATTCAAAAAATTTTGAAGTTGTGTTTTAACCTGTTCAGGTAGTTTTGATTCTTGTTGCTGCTCGATGATATACATTATTTGTTCATGACCAACATCACGATTATATAAAAATTCTTCATAAATATCTCGTAAACTTAATGTAATATTTGCATCCATTGTATATAATACTATTATATTTTATACAATACTAAATTATCTTAATTGATTGACTTGTTCTTGCGTCAAACAAGCACATCCATCTCTACTACTAATACCCGAATATTTACAACAATTCGGCGAATAAACATTATTAGCAAACATATGAATACTATTCATTTTACTTTTCTTTAACATATTCGCTTCATATCCATAACTTTTTAGACCAGGCAAATTATTTAACAATGATTGTTTTACTCCACGAATAGAATTGTCATTTATATTATGACCAACTACATGAGGATCCACATCAAAATTTTCCACTTTAAAACTATTTATTCTAGTATTTACCCAGGTAGATACAATCAAAATTGCAACCAATATTATCATTAACATCAAATTATACATTACTATAAATTATATTAAGATAATTGCCTAGCATATGCCATATGATCCAATATTTCCTCAATTCCACCATTGTAATCATAAAAATACAAACCATTGTAATAAAATTTACCTGTATCAGTAATAATACTATACAAATATCTAGGGCGTTTCATTAAAGATGTACCTTCTAAAAATAAAGTAGAAACCTTGCCTAAATTTTCATCATCCAACATCACATTTGGCCCACTGATAAATTCACACCCATTTATATCATATTTTTTCACATCAGTCAATGCACTTGCATCTATTTTTATCACTCCAACTACTCTTTCACCAAATTTCAATACATCATTAACCTTAATTTTATTAATATTTACTGAACCTCCATCATACATTTCCAATTTCACCGACTTATCAAAACCACCATCCAATTGTTTATGAATATCTTCATATGATTGACTAGAATTAAAGTAACCACACATACGTAAGCTATCTAAATCCGAATTAATTATTTCATCCCAATCCATAAATTCCACGCCATTTATGTAAATTCGCTTCGAAGATGTATTTAAACAATACAATGTGGGTTCCCTATAATCTTCAATCAATTCTGCACAAGGATGATCTTTTACAGATATCATTTCATCATCTACCATTACTTTATGTGATCCGGTTACTAATACATTGTTTAATCGATACATTTCTTTACTAAAAACACTAGAAACCTTAAATACTCCCGTGACAATACCACCTTTTTTTAATTTGTCACCAACCTTTATATTTTTTATTGCCTTGTTTCCTCTAATAGTTTCAATGATAGTATTTTTGTCAAAGCAAACTGATTGTACTGTACCCGGATCAGGAAGCATTGGTTCAATTAATCCTATATAAATTCCCATAAGTGCTGCCATAATTCCCATAGGAACAAATAACAAAATATAAATAATTTTAAATACATTGTATACTATCACCATAAATGGAAAAATCGGGTTGATCGCGAAAGGTAATAAAATAATTAATATAAGGGTTAATATAAGTAAAATATATAATATAGCCTTTAATGACCGTTTTAAAGATGAAAATATCCAAAATACAAAAGATATAAAAGCATATATTAAAGCTGAAAAATTTGCCAATACGCGTTTAATGGTATCTATGATTTTATGAAACATTACATTTGCAACAATCATTGCACCAGATAAATAAGATAATATGCTTTCTATCATTTTAAGTATTGCATCTTTCAATTTCCAAACAGCCACTCTTATATGTTGAATCGCACCCAATACACCTCCAAAAAAAGTATTAAATCCTCCAAATACAATTTTAAAAGGTGCTGTGAATACCTTGACAATATTGACTAGGACTTGAGATATACAAACCTTTAAATTATAAGATGTAAATTCGGCAGCAGTCATATTTGGGTCTGGATTAATCAAACCCGCAAATGGAATTACAGCTGGATTGCATTTATATTCTTCCCAATTATTTTTTATTTTATTCAACTGATTTTTCAGATAAAAAAATGATCCTACTGTAACAAAAACAAAAATAATTAAAATTACATAAAATAAATTAGTAACTCCTTCAGAGCCACTTTTAAATCTTAATTTATCATAAATCATTTTTAAAAAATCACTCATATATATATAAATTATTGATATATAATTATTCTATTTCCCAATCTGCAAAAACATGACATCCTATATTTATTATATGGTCATTTGTAATTAAACAGGCCAATTCATCATCTACGATATCTGTTTTTTCTGCATAAGGATACTCTTTAACATAAATATATTTATCATTATATCTTATTTTATGTTTTCCTGTGACATAAATATAATTAGATAAGTCGGAATCATATATTTTATAGTATGGTTCTCTATTCGCGTTTTTTAATTTAAGTACACCTAAAATTTCACTACCATTTAACATTACATCTCCTAAATTTGCTTTGTGCATAGATTTCCAACTTCCATCTCTTAATTGTATCAGTGTATCTTTTTTAAAACAAAAAGGTTCTGGAATATTGTCCCAAAAACTTTCTCCCCAGTACATTACACTTTTTAAAAGCAAGGCTACAGTATATAACATTGCAATAACTTTTTTTATTAAGTCTACAATCTTCATTATAGTGATTATTGCTATTTGTACCATACCCTTCATCAATCCTACAATATCGAATCCAAATTTTTCAGACATTTTTCTTAACCAATCGATAACCCCTCGTATTTGTTGCATATCTTTTAAAATTCCATCACCCAATTTTGCAAATAAATTAAATGTTTGATTCATAGGTGCCATGAAATATCCCATTAAATCTTTTTGACTATTTGCCAGGCAATATTGAAAATTTTCTTCTGCATTTTTTCCAAAGAAAGCAGCAAACGGCATTACGGTTGGTTTACACCTATATTCATCCCAATTATCTTGAATTTTTCTCATTTCACTAAACATCTTAACTAATAAAAAAGTAAGTAGTATTAATATTATTATAAATATTGTTCTTGAAAGTGATACAGCAAACATGTCTTAATAAAATATATAGTTATTTTAAATTTTAAATAGTATATATTTATATCATTTTTTATCGTCTTTTTTTCTCTTCAAATGCTTAATCTTTTATCTTTTATTAAACTGAGCGAAAAGGGAATGATTTTCCATTTAAATCTTTCAGAGTCTTAAAAAAATCTTCATCTTTATTTTTAAGATAAAAATTTATTATTTCAGTACCTCTAAGACTTGTAGGATTTTCTTTTTCAAGCAAATCAAGATAGAAATTTAATTCTTCCACTGTAAAATTCACCTTATTTTCTTTTTCATCATACTGTATATTGTCAAAAGCTTTTCCGCCCCCGACTTTACTCTTTTTTCTTGTTTGTTTCCTTCCTTTTGTTTTCCTTCCTTTTGTTTTCCTTTTAGGTTTCTTCTTCTTTTTGTTTTTGTTTTTGTTTTTGTTTTTTCGTTTCTTTTTCATTGTTTTTCGTCTTTTCCTTGTCTTCCTGGTGCGTTTACTTTTTTTTACCTTTTTACCCTTCTTATTTTTTCTTCTCGTCTTTCTTTTACCACCAATTAAACTAAAACCCAATGATGTACTTGCCGGCAAAGCCAATGTACTTACCGTCCCCCCTACATTACCTATAGACGCAAAATCTTCTTTCTTTTTACCACTAGCGTGTTTTGCAGATGCTTCTTGTTGATTAATCAATTCTTGTGTTTTTACTAGATTTTGTTTATCACTCTCCGATGATGCACTAGCAGCTTGAACAGATGTTTTTGAATTGCCACCACCCATTAATTCATATGCCGTATTAGCTACTCCATCACCACCCAATGATGCACCGACTGGAGCCACTGGACCACTTGCAAAACCATCTTTTTCTTCACTTTTTTTTATTCTATCTGTTAAAGATTCACCCGGTTTCACCATTATATATATTATATAAAGACTTTATAACATCCAAAAATTCTATCTAAATATGTCGATTATTAGTTAAAAAAATTTATACTTAAAAAAATTTATATTGTTACATTATTATGGACGATAAAGAAAGATTAAATCTAAAAAAGATGTTAAAAGAATATGATACCGAAGAAACGACTGATAAAATACGCGAATTGAAGCATAGTAAGCAAATTAGAAATGATATGAAGAATTTTGCAGAGCTACATCATAAATACGCCAGGTTATATAAAACTAATTTCAAACAATTCAAACTTATGGCGGAAAAACGATGTAGTTTCTTATACACAAATTACAGTAATATTTTCAACAAAATTCTAAAAAATTATCTAGATTTATCTATTTTAAATGAATTTATTAACATGCTTGAAAAAATAGAAAACAACCAAATGGATCAACATGAAGCATCATATAATGTTGGTCTTTTACTTAAAAAATTATATATTGATAGTGCCTTGCGTGAAGATAATGCCCGGGAAAAATCTAGAAAATCAAAAAAAACAGTTAAAACCCATGAAAAAAAAATCACCTGGTCAGAATACAAAAAGACCTTAGATGATGGTGAAAATAAATTGAAAATATAATATTATAGATTTTTGATATCATAATATTATGTATAAACTTGTAATCGTAGAATCTCCAGCTAAATGCAAAAAAATTGAAAATTACTTGGGAAAAGGATTTAAGTGTGTTGCCAGTTTTGGTCATATACGTGAATTAAGTGACGGTATTAAGTGTATAGATGTAAATAATAATTTTCATCCTACATTTAGAGTTTGCAGTGATAAAGCTAAATACATTAAAATCCTTAAAGCAAATATAAATAAAGCAACCGAGGTAATATTGGCGACAGATGATGACCGCGAAGGTGAAGCTATTGCGTGGCATATCTGTAAACAATTTAAATTACCTATTAAAACCACCAAAAGAATTATATTTCATGAAATTACTAAACCGGCATTAAAACGTGCTATAGAAAATCCAACGTTTATTGATTTAAATAAGGTTAATGCACAAATAGCACGACAAGTATTGGATAAACTAGTTGGTTTTACTGTATCACCTGTATTATGGAAACATATCAATCAAAAATCTAAAACAGGACTATCGGCAGGTAGATGTCAGACACCAGCATTGAATTTAGTGTATGAAAATCAAACTGAAATTGATAAATCACCAGGTGACAAGGTGTATGATACTATTGGACTATTCACCGAGAAATCACTACCATTTAAACTCGATAAACAATTCAAAGATGAAGATATTGTCGTTGATTTCCTGGACGCTAGTGTAGATCATGAACATAAATTTATAAAAATGAAATCCAGACAGTCTATAAAAAAACAACCTCAACCATTTACTACAAGTACATTACAACAAAAAGCCAGTAATGTTCTTAATTATTCCCCTAAACAAACCATGTCTATTGCACAAAAATTATATGAAAATGGTCATATTACATATATGAGAACCGATAGTAAAACATATAGTGCCGATTTTATTACAAATGCAAAACATTATATAAAAGACCATTATGGTAAAGAATTTATTCTTAAAAGTGTTGATAGTTTGGCATCAGGTGCGAAAAAGAGCACTAAAAAAAAGGACCTCGCACAGGAAGCACACGAAGCAATTAGACCGACAAACATCAATACAAAAGAGGTTACCAACTTAGGTTCATCTGGTGAAAGACTATATAAATTAATATGGGAAAACACTATTGAAAGTTTAATGGAACCAGCTGTATATGAATCAAAGACATTTAATATTACAGCACCAATGGAATCAGTATATAAGTATACGGTTGAACAAATAGATTTTGAAGGGTGGCAAAAAATATCGGGACCTCTTACCAGTGACCCTGAAACAATGCGTTATTTATGTAGCATTGCAACAAAACAAATAATGCCTTATAAAAAAATTAACTCCAATATGACACTGAAAAATCTAAAATCTCATTATACAGAAGCTAGATTGGTACAGTTACTGGAAAAAAAAGGTATAGGAAGACCAAGTACATTTTCAAGTTTGATATCAAAAATTCAAGATAGACATTATGTTAAAAAGGAAAGTGTACCAGGCAAGAAAATAGATGTAGTTAATTATGAACTAATTGATGATGAAATAACAGAAGAAAAAACCTCAAAGGTGTTTGGAAATGAAAATAATAAGCTGGTATTACAACCTACGGGTAGAATAGTAATTGAATTCTTAAATAAATATTTAGCTGAATTGTTCCGATATGAATTTACAAAGGAGATGGAAGATGATCTTGATAAGGTTTCAAATGGAAAAAAAATATGGCATAGTATTTGTGAAAAGTGCAATAATGAGATGAATAACCAGATAAAAAATATAGATGCATCACATAAAGAAATGTATAAAATTGATGATAAGCATACGTATTATATAGGACGATATGGACCAGTCATTAAATATGTGGAAAATGGACAAACAAAATATTTAAAAGTAAAAAAAGATATCAATCCAGATGACATTAAAAATAATAAGTTAACATTGGATGAAATTGTTTATAAAGGTCCTTCTGGAAGTGGAAAAAATTTAGGTAAGTATAAAGGGAGTGATGTAGTTATTAAAAATGGAAAGTTTGGTCATTATGCTAATCATGATGGGAAAAACTACTCAATTAAATCTGTATTGAATAGTGTATCGATAGATGATTTGACTTTAGATCATATTAAAGATATACTAGAAGGAAAAAAATCGTCAAATCCAAATGTATTATTTGAATTTAACAAAGACATGTCTATTAGAAAGGGGCAAAAAGGTGAATATATATTTTATAAAAAACAGTATATGACGAAACCATCGTTTCACAGTTTAAAAGGAATTGAATGGCGTGAATATACAGAAAGAGGTGAGGGTGGAGCAAAAGAATTGGAATCATTAATTAAAGATAAATTTGATTTGTCTTAATCTATCTAATCTAAGATGATGATTAGAGTTAATCTAATCTAAGATGATGATTGGATTGTTTAACCGAATAAAATACCAATGTAAAATGTATATCAGTATCTGCAAGATCTATTAATAATCCACTATGGTATCTAAATTTAAATTTCAATCTATCAATATTTTTTACTAATTGATTGTAAACTATTTTATTTGTTTTATTTGTATTATTTCTTGATGAACAGGGTTCATAGTCATCCAATACTATTTTAGCAAATGCTGTATTGACTTTTCCATTGTAACTATTATTGTATGATGATGATGTATTCATAGCAAAAGGAGTCAGTTCATTCATTGTATTGTATTTTTCAATTTCCAGGTAAACTACATTTTCACCTTTTATTTTTGCGGTACCAACATTATCTGTATTAATATACTGACCATTATTCGATAACCATTTTGTAGCACTAGTAGTCGTAGTATCATATGTGAAAGCATATTGTTTATCTGTTGGAATTGTACTACTTTCATAGTCTTTTTTTTCATATCCTAAGTAACTACCTAATCCCCAAAATTGTTTTTCATTAAACATCATTTTTTGATTATTGTTACAGTCATATGTTTCTTTATTAGAAAATAATAATGTAAATGAATTATTTGGATTTCCAAACCAGAATTTATTTTGAATATCATGATATTTACAAATGAAACCTGATTTTGATGTTGCTAAATTCATTTTATTTTTTATCTCATTTGCCAATTGTTCTCCAGTATATGTACCTGGGCTAATATTTATAGTATATGTATTATTATTATAATTAAATGATAATTTAGTATTTTGATTGTATTCTGAAAAAATATTCATTTGTTTTGGAATATAGATGTCTTTAATTTCAATACTATAAATATTAGTAATTGTATCTGGCATTTTTAATTCAAATTCATTTGTTTTTGGCCATTTATTAATATCTCTATCATTTGAATGAATAGTCATAACACGTTCTTCTATTTGTTTTGGTAAATTTCTATCAATTAACACTTTATCCATAATTATTATATACTATATATATATTAATAATTATGGATGATAACGAAAACAAAAATGACATAGCTAAAAATTTTTTTAATTCCGTGAAAATGAATGATCATTTATATGCTTCTTCGTGGGTATTTACAATGATTGGAATAATAGTATTTACTATTACTGTAGCATTAAATGTAAATACTAATAATGCAAAATCTATCCCATTATTTATTTTTATTTTTGCAGTCATAGCATTGATGATTGTTACCTTTTTTAAAACTATAAAATCTGTTACATCATCATCGAAAGATAATGATCGTAAAGGCAAACCACACATTAGAGTATTGTGGCAAACAATACAAAATTGGATCCCAGGATTACTCATTTTAACACAATTGGGATTATTAATAGAACTAAATGTTAACAATTATAAAAAAGTAAATTATAATAATATTTATGGACTGTTCGCAGTTATATTTATTATTATACAAATAACTATTTACATTAATTATGTGTATAATCAGTATATTATAGGTAATAATAATACCACATTACGTGAAAAATTTTTAATATATTATCCATGGTTTTTGTCTATATTTGTTGGTTTCTTTTTAACTTCTTGGTTCTATGCACATACAAAATCAAGAATCACAGATGATTATTAAAGTGATAGTATTATGATAACAATAACTTAAATGTTACCCCATACTGATTTTCTGTTTCCCATAAACCAGACATCTTTAATATCAATTTTTTATCTTCATATGTACCATTTTTAATATGATTATCATTGAATAATCTAATTTTATTGTTTCCAAAATAATCAGCAATCTTACTTACAAATACTTTTTTCATATATGGATAATATTTGTTTGCTATACCATTTTCTATATTTTTAATGGATTCGTAAATAAAATTATAATAATTATTTTGCATGAAAATGACAATTTTGTTAAAATCTTCTTGTATTACAATATTATCTAAATTATAATGTAAATAAATACCATTCATTGTAAAGTGTTGATTGGAATAATACATTCTGTGAAAATAACCATTATTCATTACTGCATTTGTATTCCTGTCTAATAATATAATATTATTCTTATTATATTGTTTATCATTTAATAAAACTAACATATCTAATATTATATAGTATTAATTCTTTAATATATTTTGCAGTAAAATTAATGTTATTATCGCTTCTCTTGGTAAATCATCCATTGTTTTCGTTTTTTCTAACATAGTTTCACATTCATATATCGTTTTGAGTAAATCTACATATTTTTTATTTATCATCGTTGTCCAAATAGAATATAAATTTGGATGAGAATCTTTTATCAGATTTAATTTATTATTTATATCGGTTATATTTTTTATTTCACCAGGCATACAAGGATAATCAACTATGAAATTAAATATTTAAATAATTAAACATTTAAATAGTGTAATGAAAATACTTTATGAAGTATCTAGAAACTAAATTTGAAGACTACCTGGCGAAAAATAAAAATTTAAACCTTCATCCTTATCTAGAAAAGAAATACAAAAATATTTATAAAAGTACCGATAGTAATAATATTATTTTTTATGGAGCACCAGGTATAGGTAAATATACTCAAGCACTGCGATATATATCAAAATATAGTAAATCAAAACTCAAATATGAACGAAAAATTAATATTATATCAAATAAAAAAGAATACAATTTTAAAATTAGTGATATACATTTTGAAATTGATATGAACTTATTAGGTTGTAACGCCAAATTACTTTGGAATGACTTTTATTATCATGTAATGGATATAATTTCCTCGCGACCTGGCCATACTGGAATAATTTTATGCAAAAACTTCCACAAAATTCATAGCGAATTACTCGATATTTTTTTTAGTTATATGCAATCATCGTCATGTAAAAAAATAAATCTTAAATATGTCATCATTACCGAATCACTAGGATTTATTCCAGAAAATATTACAACCAGAACCAATATTATACAATTGAAACGACCATCCAAAAATATGTATGGTAAAATTACAAAAACTAAAATAGACAAACATACAGATATTAATAATATTGTCAATATTAAAAATATAACTAATAATATTTATCAACTTCAAGAAAGTGAGAAAAAAATATGTCATAAATTAATAGATTTAATCGATAACTACAAAACATCTCAATTCATTGTATTTCGCGAAGTAATATATGAAATGTTTATTTATCAATTAAATGTATACCAATGTATTTGGTATATATTGTCTCACTATATTTTGACTAAAAACCTTAATAAAGAAAATATTAAATATATTACAAATAATTTATACACTATACTTAAGTTTTATAATAATAATTATAGACCCATTTATCATATAGAAACATTGGTGCATATGTTATGTAATATAATTCATGAATTATGATGGAGCTATGGAAATATTAGAAATAAAATCTACTGCGTGTAAAAAGGCATGTCTAGATAAAAATACAATAAAGCGACAGTATTATAAATTATCTTTGAAATTTCATCCAGATAAAAATAATCAGCCAGGAGCAAAGGGAAAGTTTCAAAAAATAAACGAAGCATATCAATTTTTAAAAAAATATGACCACAGCAACTTCAAACAAGTATGGCCAGAAGATGAAGATATAAGTAATTTAAATTTTAAAGATATATTAAAAAAAATCATCAAATACCTTGACAAAAACAATCAACTTAATGAAATATTTATAGACACAACCATACACAGTTTACTATCCCATTCCGAAAATATGTCATTATATGTATTTGAACAATTATCCGATGCAAAAATCAATATGATTTATAACTTTATCAATAAAAATAATCACATCTTTTCATTCACAGATGATTTTTTAACCAAAATAAATACTATTTATAATAAAAAAATCTCCACCAACAACGTTTATGTTTTAACCACCCCATTAGAAGATATCATCAACGGCAAAATATTCAAATTAGATATTTTTGATAAGGAATTTTATATACCCTTATGGCAACATGAATTACATTATGATATTGATAGCAGTAATAATCTCATCGTAAAAATATACTTAGACGATACCAAAGAATTGTCATATAAAAATATTTATATCAGTAAAAATAATGATCTTTATTTGGATGTTAATATTACTATGCAAGAATTATGGAATCATATAAAAGAAAAAGAAAATTTAAAAATCCGCCTGGGCAATAATACATACGAAATACCATTAAACGAACTTCAAATTAATCAAAAACAAATCTACAAATTTTTTAATGTCGGGATTTATAAAAACAATCGTGAAAATATATTCGATACCTCCTATAAAGCCGATATTATTGTAACCATTAATCTAATGGAAAATTAATTATCTGTGCATATTTTAATTTAAATACTTCACAAGGTAATTAATTAACTAATGGGCAATGCTATTTTTAAAGATAACACTAAATCCAAATGTAAGTGTTATAAATGTTCTGAAAAATTCTTCCCTTTTGAAAATAATACAAAATCTTATGGTTTATATTGTAATATGCATAATTTAAAAAAAACAAAACGAGGAACAATATGTCAAGACTGTGGACTTTTTAAAATACATAAAGACGACCATAAATTGTTAAAATGTTATCATGTTATAAATCAAAAAAAATATTATATTTTTTAATATATTGAATTATAAGTCAATATATTATTAAAATTAATTACAAATTAAATATACATTCCAAATGGAATCTTATTTTCATCGTTTTTCTTTATCAATTTTTCCACAACACTAGTTGTTACCGTAAAAGGAAACTCAAGTTTAAATGATTTTTCATTATCAAATAACTCTGTCTCACCATCCGTCAAACGAAACAAATTCAATTTCGAATAAATAATCTCCAAGCATCGTTTCAAGTTTCTAACACCCTTTTCTCCATTCGTCATATTATCACATAAGAATTTGATGGTTTCATCAGGTATAATTATATAATTATCTTCAAATTTCATCAAATCACGAATCTTAGGTATCAAATACTTCTGAGATATAGTTATTTTTTCTTTGCTATCGTATCCTTTCGTTGTAATCTTATACATCCTATCTCTCAAAATAGGATTTACTTTCTTTTCATCATTATATGAAAAGATAAACAGTGCCTTACTCAAATTAAAGTCCATATTTGAAAAGTATTTATCATGAAATTGTGTATTCTGTGTAGTATCTGTTAAATGAGTCAATATTCCTATGATTTCTTCACCCTTTGGTGTATCACTTACTTTATCCAATTCATCAAAGTATATTACCGGGTTCATACATTGACATTGTATTAATATATCAATGATTTTACCCCAACTACTACCTTCATACGTATACGAATGACCCTCTAGAAAACTACTATCTGTTGCACCACCCAATGCCAAGAATGCAAATGGTCTATTCAATATCTTACTTACACCTTCTTTCACTAACGTAGTCTTACCAGTACCCATTGGTCCTTTGATTGCAATCGCAGTACCAACCGAATCAGGATTTGCAATCCATTGACCTATCATCTGCAAAATTTGCATCTTTGCATCATCTAATCCATATACAGCTTCATCTAATGTTTTCTTTGCATTTGATATAAATTCACTACATTTCTCAGGGCCATCTTTAATACTCAATGGTAAATTCTTATGCTTATTAAATGGAATTCTCATAAAAGTATCTACCCACTGCTTTATTTTATAATATTCACCTGTTTCAGGACTCATATAGGAAAGCAAATTTACTTTTTTCAATGCATCCGCTTTAAATTCATGTGGTATATCCGTTTCCAAGAGCGTAATTCTATAAGGTTTTTCAATGTTCATAACCTTATTAATAGATTCTAATTCAGATATGATCTTTTTTTGCTTTTCAACATCCATCGTACTAAAATATTTAAAATCATTCATTACATCTTTTTCTCTAAGCAATTTTCTAAGTTTTGTAGTATTTTTTCTTTGGATAACTTGGTCTTTCTTTTTCTTCTTCTTTTTCTGTTCTTTTTCCCCTGCATTTATAAGTTTTTCTAATTTATTTACCATCTTATCTTTCCCACCCTTTTTATACTCTTCTAACATTGCTTTCATTTCATTCAATGCCTCCTCATCATCATTTTTTTCCTCTTTCCATGATAAATTCATTTCTTTAATATTATCCAATACCTTATTCTTTTTTTTATATTTAGAGTCCGTTATCTTCACCTTATATCGGTTTACCTTTTTCTTTGATTTTAACCGAACTAATTGTTTTTTCAATATCTTACAATCATATTTTTTATCATCCACAGTTACCAATACTTTATCCTCCTTGTTAAATTTTTTGGGTTTTTCTTTTTTACGACGTTTTTTATGTTGTTCTGGTTGCTCTTCATCTTCTTCATCAACTTCCTCTTCTTCAGTCCATTCATCCTCATAACCATTATCAATCATATATTGATATTCTTCGTCAAAATCATAATCTTCATCATATTCATCACCTGGCATTGGAAAACCACGACCATTCTTATCACCAACCGTAAATATTATATTGAATTTCATATTTTCTTTAGCATTTGCCAACATTTCTTGTAAAGCTTCCTCTTCTTCAAAATATTCATCATCTAAATATTCTTCTTCATCTTCACTTTCTTCTTCATCTTCACTTTCTTCTTCATCTTCACTTTCTTCTTCATCTTCACTTTCTTCTTCATCTTCACTTTCTTCTTCATCTTCACTTTCTTCTTCTGTCTCTTCCTCTTTTTCACGACTCTTTATCAGTTTTTTTTTCTCATTTATCAGTTTTTTTTTCTCATTTCTCAGATTTCTCAAATTATATTTTTTATTAAGCTTATTAGCGAGAGATTTCAATTTTTCATTTTCTTCTTCACTCTCACTTTCACAATCATCGTCAGATGATTCTTGTTTTTTCTTCTTCATCTTTATTTCTTTTCTTTTTTTTTCCTTTGCTGATTTTTTTGAAACCTTGCCTTGTTTAGCCTTTTTCATATCTTTCTTTTTTAATGTGTTATTTTTTGGTGTATCATTGTTTCGTTCGTTATCTTTTTTAGTCATCTTAAGTATATTTCTAATTTTTGTTTAAATTATTTTAATTCAATTAATATAAATTAAGTATTTAATCTAAATTAATTGATAAAAAACAATCTAAATATTATGTATTAAAATATTAAAATGAGTGTAAACAGAAATCCATCCAAAATTATAGGTATACAATTTAGTATTTTATCAGCTGAAGAAATCAGGAAAAATTCTGTGGCAGAAATAACTTCTCGGGATACATATGTAAATAATAAACCGGTTATCAACGGTATATTTGATCCAAGAATGGGTGTTATCGAACCCGGATTTATTTGTCCAACAGATGGAAAGAATTATATGGAAACACCAGGTTATTTTGGTCATATAGAATTAGCAAAACCAGTATTTTATATACAATATTTAAATACTATCGTTAAAATACTTAGATGCGTATGCATAAAATGTAGTAAATTATTAATTAATAAAGAAAAACATAAAAACTTATTAAAATTAGACAGCAAATCACGATGGGAACACGTATTTGCACTTTGTAATAAAATTAAACGTTGTGGTGAAGAAACAGAGTGTGGTTGTGGATGTATAAAACCAAAGAAAATCTATAAAGAAACATCTACTTTAGCAACTATTTATGCTACTTGGGATAATAACGAAAAAATAGCAAATGAAGAGGGTAATGTAGAGGATAAAATTAACCTCAGATTAACACCGCAATTTGTTCTTACCATATTTAAACGAATTTGTGACGAAGATATAAATTTTATGGGATTTAGTCATTTGTGGTCTAAACCTTCTTCTATGATATGCCAAGCTCTTCCTGTCCCACCTCCTGCTGTAAGACCATCTGTTAAACATGATGCACAACAGAGAAGTGAAGACGATATTTCCCACATCATTGTTTGTATTATCAAAGCTAATAAAGCCTTGCAAGAAAAAATACAGCAAAATGCAGCATCCAAAATAATAGATGATTGGCATACCGTTTTGCAATATTATATCGCAACGATGATTGATAATAACATACCCGGTGTAGCAGCAGTAGCTCAACGCTCTGGTAGAGAATTGAAAGCCATCAAACAACGATTAAATGGAAAGGGTGGGCGTGTAAGAGGGAATTTAATGGGCAAACGCGTTGACCAAAGCGCTAGAAGTGTTATTACTCCAGATGCTAAATTAGGTATTCGCCAATTAGGTGTGCCTAAGAAAATCGCCATGAATATCACATCACCTACTGTAGTCAATAGTAGAAATAAATCATATTTAACCAAGTTGGTGTTAAATGGTCCAGATGTTTGGCCCGGAGCTAATATTTTGGAAAAAAAGAATGGAGATAGTGTATCTCTTAAATATGTTGATCGTAATTCACTTAATTTGGAAAATGGTGATATCGTTCACAGACATCTATTTGATGGCGACCCAGTTCTATTCAATAGACAACCCACATTACATAGAATGTCGATGATGTGTCATATTGTAAAGGTAATGCGCGAAGGTAGTACATTTCGAATGAATGTTGCCGACACAAAACCTTACAATGCCGACTTTGATGGTGATGAAATGAACTTACACGGACCACAAGATATAGAAGCGGTCGCGGAATTAAGGAACCTTGCAGCAGTTGACAGACAAATTATTAGTCCAGCAAAAAATCAGTCTATTATTGGTATTTTCCAAGACTCCTGTTTAGGCTCTTACCGTTTAACACGTGAAAATATTAATTTCGATATTAGGAAAGCTATGAACCTTTTAATGGGTATTAAAACAGTTGACATCAACAAATTAAAAGATAAAGGAACAATAAATAGTTTTGAATTATTATCACATATATTACCACCACTCAGTTGTAAATTTGCAAATGGTGGATATAAAGCCGATGTGGATAACAATAAAACCACAAATAATATTATAGAAATCAGAAATGGTAAAATGATTCGCGGGCAATTTGATAAGAAAAGCCTTGGTACAACATCAAAAGGACTCATACAAACCATATTCAATGATTTTGGTTACAAAGCTTCTGCTGATTTTATAGATGATTTACAGGATATTGTTACTGAATATATGAAATTATCATCTTATAGTGTAGGGATTAGTGATTTAATAGCCAATGAAATCACAAATAATAAAATTAATGATACTTTGTACGAAATGAAAAAGAAAGTCAAAAATCTTATTGACCAAATGCATACAGGAGTATTTGAAAATAATGCGGGTAAGACAAATCAATTTGAATTTGAAACACAGGTATCTTCTATTTTAAACAATGCAGAAGAAACTGCTCGTAAGATAGGAAGAAATAATCTTGCAAAAGACAATAGATTTGTTACTATGGTAAATGCTGGTAGTAAGGGAAATAATATTAATATATCACAGATGATATCTTGTCTAGGTCAACAAAATGTTGATGGTAAAAGAATTCCTTACGGTTTTGAAGATAGAACTCTACCCCATTATACCAAATACAATGATACTCCAGAGGCAAGAGGATTTGTACAAAGTTCATTTATACAAGGTATGACACCAGAAGAAATGTTCTTTCATGCACAAGGTGGTCGTCTAGGATTAATTGATACTGCTGTAAAAACAAGTCAAACTGGTTATATTCAAAGAAGATTGATTAAAGCTTGTGAGGATCTTAAAGTTAATTATGATATGACGGTGCGAAATAATAAAAATAAGATTGTGCAATTTAGTTATGGAAGTGACAATTTTGAACCCACTCGTATTGAAAATCAAACACTACCATTAACAAATATGACTTTGGAAGAAATATTTGCACACTTTAAAATGCCATCAAATGAAGATACCGATGTGTTTAATATCAATTTTACAAAGGAAACCTTGTCGGCTATCCGAAACGAAAAGAAAGATTTGGTAGAAATAACTAAAACAGTTACCAATGAAATGATTAGTGTTAGAGAAGAACTTATTAAACACGTATTTAAATATAATAATAAAAACGTAATTCATATCCCAGTTCATTTCTTGCGATTAATTCAAAATATTAAACATCAATTTAATATTCAACGTGATTCCCTTGTTGATATTAGTCCATTCCAACTATATCAATTATTAAACAAAACCTTTTCCAATCTGGAAAAAATACATAGTGCTAAACCAACGTTATTATTTAAAACAGCATTCTATTATTATCTGACACCAAAGGAATTATTGTTAATAAATAAATTTAATATGAAGGCTTGTGTATATCTTTTGAAACAAGTAGAATATATGTATAAAAAAGCTATTGTACATCCTGGTGAGATGGTTGGTGTTATTGCAGCCCAGAGCTTAGGTGAGCCAACCACACAGATGACATTGAACACATTTCACTTTGCTGGTGTAGCATCTAAATCCAATGTTACACGTGGTGTACCAAGAATTGAAGAAATCTTATCACTTTCAAATAATCCAAAGAATCCATCTATTACTATATTCCTACCAAAAGATAAACAGGAAGATATAGAGAATGCTATGGGTATAAAGTACAAATTAGAATACACAAATCTGAGAGATATAACTGATACAGTATCCATTTGTTTTGACCCAGATAACATGAATTCATTGGTGGAAGCAGACCAATATTTAATGAATGAATACTATCAATTTCAACAGATGATGGAAGAATGTGGTATGGAAGAAGCTGAAGAAAACTTCTCAAAATGGATCATTCGCATCGAATTAAATAAAGAAGAAATGTTGGATAAAAATATTAATATGGATGATGTTCATTTTGCCATTAGGAATAGTTATAAAAATTGTATTAAATGTATATACAGCGATTTCAATGATGATAACCTTGTTATGAGATTAAGGCTTGATAGTGGTCTGAGTAAGAACAAACAAAAATCTCTTGATAAAACAGATGAAATATATGTATTAAAAAATATACAAGATAATTTACTCAATCTTACTGTATTGAAAGGAGTCAAAAGCATTCCAAAAGTATTAACCCGGACTATTAAAAATTATATTACTAAAAAAGAAGGTAATTATGTACCAACCGATATATGGGTTCTAGATACGGTAGGAACAAATTTAGTGGACATCTTAGGAAATGATGATATTGATTATAAAAGAACGGTGACCAATGATATTCAAGAAACGTTTCGCGTTTTAGGAATTGAAGCAGCCAGACAATGTATTTATAATGAGATTGAAGAGGCTATCTCTTTTGATGGTACTTATATTAATTGTAGACACATTGAAATGTTAGCTGACCGTATGTGTACAAATATAAATATGGTGTCTGTATTTAGACACGGTATTAATAATGATGATATTGGCCCTATTGCCAAAGCTTCTTTTGAAGAAACACCTGAAATGTTCTTACGAGCGGCTCGTCATGCCGAATTAGATTTAATGACTGGTGTATCTAGTAATATAATGTGTGGTCAAGAAGGTAATTTTGGTACAAAGGCATTTCAAATTATCTTGGATCATAGTAAAATTGCTAAGATGGCCGGAAAGAAATTAAAACAAGAAGAACAGTTAGATGATAAATTATTTGGCAACATTAAAAACGATTACTGTCAAAATATTAGTATCAATGATACAGCAGCATATATTCAAGAAAAAGATACTGGTGATATCGATGATGAATATGACCCAGGATTTTAAATAAAGATTTAGGTATTAATTACGTATTATGTTTATAATTAATTATTTTTATATTAAGAATAATTAACTATGTTGATATTTTTATATATTTTACATTTACAATTGAAAAATCATATCAATGAAAAAATCTATAAAGGATTTTTATTTGATGCTGTTTTATACAGAACACCTGTATCTTATTTTTATACATTAAATGTTATATATAAAGATCATCCAATTTTAAAGGAACTTACACCTATTTATATAAAAGCAAAGAAAACAGCAAATCATCTAAAAAAAATGATTTATAAATGGCGACAAAGAAAGTGCAAAGCATATGACTGCAATACAAATTTATCTTTGGATACTCAATTAGACGATATAAATGAAAAATACAAAATTACCTTGATACATAAGAAAACTGCATATAATTTCTATTTATTTGATTTACATAGAATGTGGTCACTTGCATTAAAAAATAGTGAAGAAATGATGATTAAACCATTATCATTTAAAAATCCATATAATAATATTGAATTTACCTATCTTAATCTTTTCCAGATATACAGTAAATTTATAGAAGCAAAAATGCAAGTTTCACTTTATATCCACCATTTTTTTAAATCTTGTAATTTTGATATTGAAATATTTAAAATAGCTTGTTTTCCATTATTAAAAGACAACGCTATTAATCAATTCATAAACTCCAAAAATTATGATTTGTTTTATAGTTATCTCATCAATTTAAACGAAGACTTTTCTATCAAAATGAATTATCTAGTATTGGAGGATTTATATTATTTAAAAAACAAAGTAAAAATATATATTTTATTAAAAGATGAACTTACTTATTATTTAAGATATAAATTTTCTAGTAATATTATTAGTAAGCAATATCACTACACATTGTTATGTCAATCATTAACAAGTTTTGATGGTGTAAGTTCATTGATTAAGCAAATAATGGAGATGGACAAAAAACAGTATATTGAAAATAATAGGGAACGGTTATTGGCACCTGCTGCGTCTTCTGTTTATGCGCGGCATTCGGATGAAGAAATGGATGTAGAAACAGAATATATACCACCTTTCTCTACTAATTATGAGCTTCCTAGAACACCGCGACGTCCTATTCGTTTGCCCCCCATTCCACCGACTACAACTACAACTACAACTACAACTACAAGTACAACCACCATACCCACTGTAACCGTTAATCTAAATGATTTATCACCTCCACCATCACCTCCACCATTAACTTTTCCACCTGATTCAGACGATGATTTTTAAATTAATTGAAACTATTTTCTATGATATTCAATGTATAAACATCAATATGCAAACAACAGAATATAAAGTAACACTGCTAGGAGAAAAAAAATAGGAAAAACTAGTTTGGTAAAGAAGTTGTATGGGAATTATAAGGAAAATGCAACATATATACCAACTATTGGTGTGGAAGTTACACCAATTGATATACATGGAAATCAAGGAAAAATAAGAGTTAATATATGGGATAATGCTGGAGACACAAGATATAGAGGATTGAAAGAAAAATATCATATTGATTCAGTGCTAATAATCATATTAACAAATAATAGTGATAATCATAAAGTATTCGAAGATGATGTACCCGCACATACACCAGTAATTTATTTAAATACTCTTGAAAGTAAGAGCGTTGAAGAATACAAAAATATAATTTATAATGCTTTAATTAATAATTAATTATATCTATCTTAATTATTAACTTATTCTAATGGACTTAATGAATCTATTGACAAACTTTTTTTAGAGCTAGATTTGGACCTACTTTGCTTGGACCTACTTTTAAGCTTGGACATATCCTTCAACTCTACAAAATTATGTTTATTCACATCATGTTTCTCCACATTATTCTCTTTATTAATATAACTATTTTTCTCTTTCAATTTCGTATTTTCAAAATAATTATCCGTCAATATAATCTCAAGCAACACCAACTCATTTCCCGTCAACTGATATTCTACATTCTGAAATGATAAAAACTTATTTTCACTGAATATAAAACTCCTTATCCTACTATAACGCAATATCTCATCACTTAATTTCCTATAATATAACTTATCATTTCTTTCATTTGACATCAAATTATATTTTGATATCTTAAATTTACATTTATTGTCTTTTGAATAAAAACACACACTAGCTTCTTTGCATTTTTTCTTATCCAATTCAAAACAATAATAAATATTATTAATATCTTCCATATCAATTAATTTATATTTTGAAAACTCAATATATCCATGCATTAATTTCTTTATTTCTTCCTTTATTTTTGTTAATTTTGATACGTATGATTTTGACTTATCATTTATTAACCTGATTAATGCTGTCTTTTTTTGCTTATTGCTATATTTATTTATAACTATACGAAATAAAGATCTAAAAATATTATAAAAATTACTTTCAATTTTTATCTTTTTTATAATCGTTTTTCTTTTTTCATCTTCTGTATCTTCCATGATTATTTCATTGTCTATCAACAATTGATTACTTTCTTTACTATAATTATTTATATTGTATATCATCAAATCATCATCATCCTTTTTTCCACTCTCTTCTTCTCCCTGGTGAATCACGGGAACTATCGGTATTTGCTGATTGGTTTCCGTTATTATACCCACTGTCATATTGTCTTTTACTATCTTCATTCTCGGCTCACATAATATATTTGGTTCTATGCGCTTTAACTCTCTTAAATTATCCACCATTTTCACCAGGTTAAACATCTTATCACTATTTTCTAATTCGAATAAATTGTTTGTGTAAATAAATGGTATATCAATTTTAATCATTGAAGGAGCACATGGAATATAATATTCTTTTTTATTCAATTCAAATAATATACCCACTACATTTGTATTTAAATTCGCTATTTGTTTTTTTAATTTAAACCCATCTTTATCTTTCAATAATTCAATTATCTTATCCAATGAAATATTATTTACAAAATTATACTTGTTCGTTGGCTTTCTAGATAATGATGTACACTTATTCATCAATGTTTTTATCTTCGGTAAATGCTGGCTTATTTCATCATGGTCAAATTGCTTCTTGACTTTATACTTTTTAGTTCCCAATTTTTCAATCATACATATAGGCTCATAATAATCATTCTTAGTATATAAAATAACCGATTTCTTTCTACTATCATAATTCACTTCATTGGCCAAACATATTAATTCAATTTTATTACTATCATCATCTTCGGGACTATTAAATAATATTAAATTAACACCATCATTGAAAAGTCCACCCTTATTACGAGGTCTCGTTATTATTTCCCATAAATATTTATAATTTATTTTCGCATTACTATCATTTATGTAGTCTAAGAAATTTTCATAGGCACTAGCAACCCTTTCAAAATATTTTCCCTTCATTTCTTTACTAATTTTACTTTTATTCAGCCCCTTTTTAAATTTTGTGTTTGAATAGTTTTTTTTTGATTTTTTATCTTTATTATAAAATAAATCCACCAGGTTACCATTCTCATAAGTGATAAAATTATCAATGGTTACAATATCACATATTTTCTTTTTCAGAGCCTTCATCGTTAATTCAACTTCACTATGATTTCGTACACTGTTTACATCTATTTTTTTATATTCATCATTGTATATATAAAGAATTGCTTCTAAAAATGATTGTGATGCATTGTTTTCCACGCCCTTCCTCATAACACAGGTTACGTTTGTTTTTAGGTTTGTATCATTTTTACTTATAAAACATTTATCTAAATTACTATAACCAAATAATTTTTCCATTTGAACAGAAATATATCCTAGTTGACTTTTTCCCAAAGGAAATAAAGTTAATAATGGATTTTCACGACCAATCTTAGTATTTTTTATCTCCTCAATTTCATTTCCTTCACCCATATCACATTTTGCAAATGCATTACGACGCTCTATAGATGGTTTAGGTCTTTTTCGCGTCTTTCCCCTTACTGTTTCAAATTTAACATTTCCCTTTTCATCCTCTTCATATTCCGGTACTGGACTGGCTTCGTAAAAATCAGTGAGGATATTAATATTATTTTTTACTTCTTCTGTTTTTTTATTTTTAAATTTTATTTGATTACCAACTACTTTGACTTTCCAATCTTCCGAATCTATTTCCCTTGGCATTGTATAACAACAGGGGACACACAATCCTTTTGGGTGTTTATCCACCTGATAATTTGGATAATGTTGTCTATATACCAATTTATGGTTGTTTCGCAGATTCATACGATGCTCACGTGCATCTGTAAATTCAAATATGCGTTTGCCTTTTGGAATAGTTTTAGATTTTTCCGGTATTATTGCATCCCAACCACCACATTTACCTTCATTTATTTCTTTCATCGAAATACTTCGTTGCTTTCCTTCTTCATCCCTTAAACACCAAAAACGAGGACAAATATAATGATGTTTTTTTGTTTCTGTACTTCCATATGTTATATGTTCATCAAATGATTTTGTACCGTTTTCTGCATCTTTTTGTTTAATATAAGCCAGTTCTTCATCTGTTAATGATACTGGTTGTTTTTTTACATTCCATGGACACGTTTTTACATAACTTGCAAATCTACCTGTATCTTTGATAAATAATTCACCATCTCTATCTTTTAATCTTTTTGTAAATATACCCTTCACACCAGATAATGGTTTCCCTTCATATGTTGCCTCAATCTTACTATTTTTTTTATCAGGAGTAACCACCTTTTCAATCACTACATCCGCCATATTTTCATCTACGTCATATAGGTCTGTTAACTTTTCACTAGTGGTACTTTTTGTGTCATCTTCCTCTTCATTTCCTTCTTCACCTTCACCTTCACCTTCACCTTCACCTTCACCTTCACCTTCACCTTCACTATCCGATATGTCATCATCGTCATCAAAAAGTAAATCATCATCAAGATCACTATCTAAGTCGCTTATTTCTAATTCATTTGCATCAAATACAACCTTATCGTCTTGCACACCAACAATATCTTTTTTTTCTTTAAATACTTTTTCCGTCTCTCCCACAATATCTACAACCTCAATTTCCTTTATCTTATCATTTTTTTTCAATTTATCAAGTAAAGGTTTATTATCACCTGGTGAAATAAAAATAGATAGAATCGCATTCAAATATTTTTTCAAAAATCCTATATAACGAAAATTGTTAATATTTTCTATACGTATATGATTTCCAGATAATAAAACACCTTTTTCCAACATTGCCACCGATGATATAGTTATTGGAAATCCCGGATTCTCCTTTAATATTTTACGGTTTTGAAAAACATTCAATTGTGTTTGTACTTCACCTACCCATTTAATATACTCATCTTTTGCTTGGTCCTTTGTCAACTGAAAATTAAGCTCCAATAACATCAATATTTCATGTTCCTTTTTATTCAAATTATATTGTTGTGTAATAAATGCCGACATTAGGGACATTTTATTATAATTACTAACTCTTTTGTATTTCAATGTTATATTATCCCCGCGTTTTTCAATTTTACTATTATCAATTTCAAATAATGTTGCAATACTATTACTATATTTATCAAATACTATCGGTTTGTCATTTTTTAATTTAATATTATATACTATATTATTAACTTGTAAATTTGGATCATCCATGTTTTCAAAAATATTAAACGTAAAACCACTTTGACGTATATAGTTGGAAATAGGTTTTAAAATATAATTATTTACTTTTTCCTTTAAAATATGTTCAATAAAATTAATATCGCGTTCTTTTTTAAATTGCATATGTACTTCCAATTCCCCATTTTGATTTAATTCACAAAATATGTTTAATTTTTCTTTATCTATTTCAGTATAAATATGATAACATATACATTTCTTCTGACCCATCACCTTTGCCAATTTTAAAATATAATTTCGCTTGTTTGTTGATTTTGAATTAAAGTATAACGATGGTATTTTCTTTCCTTCGGTATTTTTTTTGTCTGAATAAAACCGATAAATATTTTCTATTTTTTTCCCCGGATTGTATTTAATCATCGATAACTCATCGTTTGTTTTTATTAATTTGAAAATGATTTCCAATGGCATTTTTATGGCGTTTTTTTGATATAATGTAAGCATTGCCTTTGTAATTCCTTCATCCGTATAATCTATTTTATTTGATGCCTGGTGAAGTAAATTCAAATTATCAATTGTTTTATTATATTTTTCGAATCTCTCCGTATAATCTTCTGCTTCTTTTTTGAATTCTTGTATTCTATGATCAGTCAATTGTTTTGATTCGCGTATATTTTTTCTATGTAAAATCGGAAAATACATCATAAGATATTCTTCATCGGTCAATATTTTATCTTTTTGATTTAAAACTTCTTCCGCAGTGGTAAAATACATTATATTATCCGTTATATCACCATATTCAAATAATACTTTGTTATTTTCCTGTGAAAAATTAATTCTTATATTTTTTTTAATTAAATCATCCAAATAAATTGCATTGAACGGGTCAATAGGATAATTTAATACATTTTTCAATTGAAACTTATTTCCCAATGACATTAACGTTGAATATGTTTTAGACCAGTCAATTATATTTAAATTCATGAATTCATCATAATTATACATTTCTTCAGGTGATTTAATTATCTCATCGCATTTCGAATCATTTAAACCATCAATATTCATTAAAAATTGACATAATCTTGGAAATGTTAATGGTACAGAATTATTTTGTGTTAAAGTTTTAAATGTTTCTATACTATCCATTTGTCTTTTTATACTTGTAAATAAATACAATTCGTCAATCAAAATATTTAAATCTAAATAATTGATAATTTTTTCCTTTATGCGGCGAACAGTATCATCTTCATAAATTAATTTATTCACATAGTCAATTTTAATCTTATCATTTTTTATTTTTGATTGTTCTTCCTTTGAAAATATATCACTTTTTTTTGCCTTCTCTTCATCATTAGTAAAGACATAAATTTTTTCTATTTTTTTTGATTGATTTAATCTATATAATTTATATATTTTCAACATCTATATAAATAAATAATAGATTAAATTATTAAATGATAAATTTAATTGTAGCTATTAATAAAAACAATGGTATAGGAATGTTAAATAAGATTCCTTGGTATTTATCCAGTGATTTAAGATATTTTAAGGAAAAAACAAATTCCCTAGGTAGCAATTCCGTTATAATGGGTAGGAAGACATGGGATAGCTTACCGTTTAAACCTCTACCTGGAAGACAAAACATTGTGTTAACTACAAATCCTACTACAATTGAAAAGAGAATAGATACTACAGTTGCGACTTCCTTTGAAGATTTAGAAGATAAGATAAAAGAAATAGATTGTACTAATAATTGGGTTATTGGAGGGGAAGATATATATAAATATTTTATAAATAAACCAGTAAGAAATTTATATATTACGAGAGTACATAATGATCGTGAATGTGATGCGTTTTTTCCTGATATACCATCGCATTTTGAATTGAAATCAAGAAGTAAAATAAAAAAGGAAAATGGAGAATATTTTCATTATGAAGTTTTACAAGATCCGAATTATTTTTTTAAGGTTATGAAATAATATTATTAATTAAAATATATGAGCGGAAACGGAATACCATGGAGTTACGGACACTTTAGGAACTGGACGACTCACGCCGATATCGACCTTGATCCCAATGTTCCCGACAACGACAACAACGGCAACAACGACGACAACGGCAACAACGACAACAACGGCAACAACAACCGAGATGGTAGTAAAAGTAAGAGACGTAGAAAGACGAAGTTGCGTAGAAAGACGAAGTTGCGTAGAAAGACGAAGTTGCGTAGAAAGACGAAGTTGCGTAGAAAGACGAAGTTGCGTAGAAAGACGAAGTTGCGTAGAAAGACGAAGTTGCGTAGAAAGACGAAAAGACGTAGAAGAAAATAATTAATTAACATTAATCGCCTATTAAGAACGTATACATATTATATACTTTCTTAATTAAACATCATAATACGGATTATCTGTAATTGTCATACCACAATAAGGTTGGGGTTTGTTTTTATAATCTACCGGATGATATACATCTATTTTTTCCGCATTCTGCAATAAAAATTTAAAATTTTGCCAAAATTCATCTGTGTGCCCAACCGATTTTGTCATTATGTGACTTAATTCATGTATAGCCACAAATGTCAATGTATTTTCATCGATAAGTTTATTGCCATTCTTTTTTGTTGTTGTACAGAAAGCTAGTTTTTCACCCTTATTTTCCGAATAAGCCGTAAATTTACTAGTCGGCAACGTCTCGTTTATTTTTTGTGGATTAAAATTATCAACCAATCGTTTTACATTTTCTCTATCTGGAAATTTCTCACCCATATATTTCACCAATTTCTTCATTTTTACCGTTGCCCTTGCTAATAAGTCTGCAACCAATTGTAGCTTCGGAGTTTCCCTTACACAATATGTATTACCATCTTCATTGGATATAATACATTTTAAATTAAAAGCATCGGATTCAAAGTAAATTTTTATTGAGAATACTAATACAAAAACAACTAAAATATAGGCAAATATGTTACTACTACGCATTAATATATAATATGAAAATGTTATTTAAAAAATATTATATTTATTTATTTGATTAATTATAATATTTAAAATACTTTGGCACTGTTATTGGAGCAATGATCAATAGTGCTTTGGTTCCATGGACCAGTGTGTCTTTTTGGGATATTAGGGTCGCCGCGCAATTGTAAGTTAGGATTACGGTTGCATTGTCCTACACTGTTAATACCAATTTGTTCTTGGGGAGTTAATAAAGAAAGACCCTTCAAATGTCCCATACCAGATGGATTGCTTTTTGCAAACTCGGTGTTACTGTCTTTTGGCAAAAGTTCTGCTGGGTCTTGCATACTTGCCTTCATTTGGCCCCCCGATTGGGATGTGGATAAACCATTGGCGGAAGCTGGAGATGATTCTTCATTTTCAACAGATGGACCAACTTGGTTAATTTCCGCTGGTTTAAGTGCTTGCATGTTATCCAAAATCATACCTTTTCCACTTGAGTAATTATAAAAGGCATAAATTAAAGCTACAGCAGCTACAATCATTAAAACATGACTTAGGTTTACTTTGCTCAACATTTTCTTTAAACTCATTATATAATTTTAATATATAAAATATTTTTGTATTAATTATAATTGTTTTCCTAAAATTAAACTATCATCTATGTCACTGTGATTACTTAATTCACTTTCAGAATCTGAACTATCAATTTCATCGAGAAAATATATTTGTTTTATTCTCTTAGCTTCTAAATAGGCTTCTATTGCTGTTTTTTTTGCTCGTTTTGCTTTTGCCCTGGCTTCTTTATAAATATTTATGTAAACTTCTCTTGGATTTTTAAGTTGAACGGAATCCTTTGAATCGAAATTTAGTTTACCAATATCTACTTCAGTTAATTCGTTAACAATATTTTTTTCTAAATTGGATGGTTCATTAAGATTGATTTTGTTGTTTTTGCTGTTCCCTAAAAATTTCCTAAATGTCGATTGAATTTTTTTTGCTTGGTTGTTTTTTGTTAGGTTATCTATTTTATCTAAATTATTTGATTTGATTTCTTCAATTTCATTTGATACTTCCGTTTTAATAGATTTTTTCTCGCTAGTGATTTTTTGTTCTTCTTTGTTGGCTGATTTTGTTTTGTCTACGACATCAACTTTGTCTACGACATCAACTTTGCATGTAGCTTCAACTTTGTCTACGACATCAACTTTGCATGTAGCTTCAACTTTGCTTGTAGCTTCAACTTTGTCTACGACATCAACTTTGCATGTAGCTTCAACTTTGTCTACGACATCAACTTCGCCTACAGCATCAACTTCGCCTACATTTCCCTTCTTGTTTAACTTTATCAAACAATTGTTAAAATAATTTTCTGGTTTCACGACCATAACTTGTCTTAATTTTATTATTAAATTAAAACTTTGTGCTGTAAATTTAATACCAGCAACTTCAATTATATTTACCAATTCACTATTACTCGTAACTTCGTTCAGTAATAATTGATTTTGCTCCTCATCCCATATTGAAAATTCATTTACACTATTTATTTTATCTTTATCTACAACAGTTCTAAGCAAAAAATTATTACGCTTATATGTTCTTATTGAATCATTCCAGTTAAAATCTATTTCTTCCCTATCAGGATCGTTATGAAACCATATTTCTCGTTTTTCATAAATTAAATCTTTTAGTTTTTCTTCTAAATCTTGCACCCATAATATAAAATCCTCATTTTCATTCATAAATAAAAGATCACAGTAAACTCTTTTACCACTTATATGAATACCATTCTTACTTTTACATCTTGGTGTTTGCATTACCAGGCGTCCCTTGCTAAATAAAATTTTAGAAAAATAAGCCCCACCGTGCATGCTTTTTGGATTTGCTAAAGTAATATTATCAAATGGATAATTTTTATCGGCTTTGTGTTCTATGCTCATTAAAAAATGTTTAGAACTAATAATGCAAATTAGTACGCAAAATAAAAATAAAATATAATTGATGAATATGAAAAATATAAAAGATTTTATTTTAAAGGAATGTATTTCCGTGTTAGATAGGGAAGATATAAAAGAACAAATAAAAAATACAATGAAACCAATTATAAATTTATTAATATCTCAATTGTATCCATATATTTTTGTTTCCATTGTCTTAGTATTAATTAGTTTCTTATTAATTTTAGCAACTTTCATAATGGTACTACAAATAAAATTCTTAACTCGTGTAAAAAAAAATATACTTTAAATATATAATGAATGGAGGTTATCGTTTAAATAGTAAAACCCGGAGTCGTAGAAGAAAAAGTAAAGTTAAAGGACGTGGAAGAGGCAAAGGCAGAATAACACGACGACGAAGAACTCGCAAACAAAGTGGTGGGGGTGTAGGTATTTTAGCAAGTTTAAAATCATTGCTAGCACCAGGATTATTGATTTTTGCACAAAAGAAAATGCAAAATCGTAAAACAGCGCGTAAATCACGAAATTAAGGAAAAAATAAAATATATAATTATATTATAATGGCATTAGAACCAGCCCAATTTGGAGGAAAACGCCGAAGAGCACCTAAAACAAAACGCAGAGGTAGCAAGAAAGCACGTCCCACCGCAAAGGTCGGAGCAAAAAGTAACCCTTACTCTAGTAAATCCAAAGCCATGAAAGGACGTCGCTCTGGAGTATGCTACTACAAAAAGAAGGGTCGCACCTTGAAACTTAAGAAATAAATAATTTTTAAACTTTGATACATTATTATATCATAATATGTATAATAATGCCGTCTATAACACCATTTGATTTAATTAAAATACAAAAGCTTGCAGGAGATTCGCAAAAGGCTATTGATGATTTTATGGATTTACAAGATATTATGATGGATTTCGATATGAATGAATTAGAAAAATTAAAAGATGATGCATTTAAAAATGCTTTTAATAAAACAATTTCTGATAGTGATAAAGTTACGCTTGCTTACAAGATTAAAACTTTAACAGATGTGCTAGACAAAATTATAGAAAAATTAGACAGTGAAGGTATAAAAAAGGCCGAAAGACTATGTAAAGTTGGAATCACCAATGTTTTAACACAACCAATATTTGTACGTGTTATAACTCCTTTTTTTGAAAGTAAAATGCCTAATTTATTTGAAAAACTTAAATTACTATTATCATTTGTTTTAGACCATGAAATATTACAGTGGAAGCAATTAGATAAATATAAGAGATTTGAAGGTGGTGGTGAAAATAGTCAGCCCGACAAAGCACAAATATTTAAATTAAGAACAGGATTAAAGCAAATTAACAATGCCTTCAAAGAATTAGGTAAAGCATTGGTTAAAAAAAGACCTTTATTGTCATTTCCCAGTAACAAAACAGATTTGCAAACATTAGTAAACACACAAAAAGACAAATTTAAAGAAATAATAAAAGAATCACAAGTAGAACAAATAATAGCAAAATTAGATGAATTGTTTAAAAAAGCTAGTGAAAGTTCGGGTGATCAAGATGAAGAAATGCTTACATTAGAAATATGTAGAATAGATGGTTCAAACTTACCACAATGCGTCGCTCTTGTCAAAAACTTAGAGCTGCGTTATAAAGAATTAGACTATAAAAATAAGATACCAAATTTAGAAAAAGACCTGAAAGCTAAAAAGGCTAGAAAGGAAGTCGAAGACAAAAATAAAGATAAACTAACTAAAGAGGACCTCACATATAAAGGACAAGATTATCTAACTCAACTAAACATCCTGGCGGATATAAAAGATGCCGCTGAAAGAAAAGTAGAGAAACGGGTACAAAATTCAGACGGACATGGAGGAAAACGACGAAAAAAACGAAAAACAAATAAACGAAAATCACGAAAAAGAAAAAAGAAAACTATTAGGAAAAAGCGTAATAAAACTAAAAAAAGCAATAAAAAACGCACACGTAAAAGACGAAAACGACATAAATAAACTATATAGGTAAATAGTTTAAATATAATTTAAAATTTTATATTATATGAACTTTCAAGATAATATAAAAGAATGGGTATCCATCGACAACCAAGAAAAAAAATACAAAAGTGAAGTAAAACTATTGCGTGAAAAAAAAAACTATCTTTCAGATAAAATATTTTCATATGCCGAAAATAATAATCTTAATCATGCCGTTATTGAAATATCCGATGGTAGATTAAAATTTCAAAACACCAAAGTATCTACACCACTCACTTTTAAATTTGTAGAAAAATGTCTTATTGAAAAACTAAATAATGAAGAACAAGCAAAAGATATTATAAAATATATTAAGGAAAGTAGAGAAGCAAAATATGTTTCTGAGATAAGAAGAACATATAATAAATAAAAAAATAATTTAAAAGCATAATAAGTAATAATTTAGCAATGAGTCGTTATGAATATACATACGAGAGTAGAAATAATGAATTCCGTAAATGGTTAACAGAGCCATATGATGGTATTTCAGTTTATAGAGATGAACCACTTTATAGAAGCAATATAGATTTTATAAATTATCTATCCACCAAACTAATTGATAAATTAAAAACCTATAACTTGAAAATAACAGATGAAAAACAATTTAAAGATGAAATAGCTACATATGTATACAGAAATTCAAATTAATGTCACGTAAACTTGTTACAGAAGAAAACTATAATGAAAATGAAGATTTTACACTAGAGACATTTGTAAAAGAAAATTATAGTGAAGAAGAATTATTAAATAATCAATTGGTTAAAAATTTTTTAGAAGGAGAGTTTCTTGAAAATTATCGAAAAAACGTTTCTAGTGGTATTGAGTATTTATTAGGTAACTTATTATACGATTTACATATGGATAATTCGTCATTATTAGGACAGCAAGATATTGATGATTCAATATCTGGTATAGAAGACATTATATTGGCATATTTGGTAAGAGATAATGACTTAAATAAATTATTCGAAGATGAATCCATGTTAAAATATTTAGTAGATTCCGATATGACATTGATGAATACCGATAAAATAATGAAACCAAAAAAAGAAAAAATTATAATAAAGAAAAAAACATTTGATTGGGCTACAAAAACATATAAAAATAACAGTTAATTATATATGAATACTAATTTTAGTGATGGTGATTATGTTATAGTAAAAAAGGGAAATAAGATTACGGCAATGGGATTTAATATTAGTAAAGTAACAAATAAAAAAGGAAGCATTGTACCAGCAGGATTGCTTTCACAATTAATAAAAAAACATGATAAAGATAAAGAAGATGTAGACGCAGGTGATATTAATTTACTGGAAAAAAATGTAGTAGATGAAAGTGGTGAAAATGTAGTGTCTGACGATTTGTGGGAAAATTTATTAAAATTGGCATCAAAAGTAGAAAAAAGCAAAGAAAAAGAAACAAAAATGATGGAAGAACAAGAACCAGAATCTGAAAAGGAACCAAAAAAGAAAAAAAGACGCACTAAAAAAAAGGCACTATATTCAACTAGAAAACGCACCACTAGACGATCAAAATCTAAATAAATATTATTGACAGTAATACAGTTAATAATATTTAAATTAATCAATTTTTACTCCATAATTCATTGTTAAATGGAGAAATCAAAATCTTTTCAATGTTATTTTTGAAATATTTCACTCTTTTTTCCAATAATAATTCTTCTTTTGTTTTTGGTATTGTACTAGTAGAATTCATTAAACTTAATTCACTACTAGTTGGATTCGGTTTCACACCAAAACAATTTACACCAAATTTAACCATTTTGTTATCGATAAATCCACCATTTACACCAGGACGCCCACAATCATTTTCATGACCTTTCTTTTTTTGTAATAAATCCCACGTTTTTTGCTGGGTTGGGTACAATGCCATTTGATTGTCTGACCATCCATACGAACACCATTCTCCACCTTTTTTATATGCTTCTTCTAATTGTTTGTAAGATGCTAGCTTACCATTATATGCTTTACACAATGCTTTGGCATCATTGTATGTATACTTGTTGTCTCCTATGTGATACACTTCTGATTTTTTTGGTATTGGTTTTTTTTCGTCCATGATATCGTCACCACTTATTTCTAAATCTATTTCAGGTGTTTCTGTAAAAAGATTTTTGATAGCTGCACGAATATTAATATTAAAAAAATATTGTAATCCATTTGCCATAATTAAAAACAAGAATACACCCCATAACAATATTTCTAGCATGTTTATTCCTCTGCTTGGCTGAACTGAACTAGGTACCGATTTACCAGAAATACCTAAATAATGTAAAAGAACAAAGAAAACCAACAATATCAGGGTTAGTACAAACAATACTGCAGGTTTCACCTTGTATATTTTTTCATTTAAAGGATCAAATAAATTCGGTAGCGCTGTATTTTTTGATATAGTTACTGTATTTAAATCCATTGTATATATACATTATTGTATTTTTTTTTTACGATAGAAAAAACAATAAGCTTTGGGGGTTTTTAATTTACTATTATCTTTTACTTCCATAACATTTGTGTCATTAAAGAAATACCATTTACCGTTTGCATTTTTCACAAACGCGGTATAGTGTCCTCCTAAACAACTTCCCTGGTGATTACATATTCCATATAATTCATATTTATACGATTTATTATCATATCCTAGAACATATTCAGATAAATCTAAATCATCTAGATTGAAATCCACGTATTTTTGATTTTTTCGACTGTTATTTGAAAATCGTTTCAACGTACAGATTAATATTTTTGGAAGGTTCCAAAATAACAATTGTCTTGTCGCATTTTCTTTCTGTTTCGTTTTTTCAATATATATCGCATTATCTCCTTCCAATTTTTCTTTTTTCGTATACAAATTGAAACAATCTAATATACTTGGTTTTGCTATATTTGGAATAGGTAATGATACTATACAAAATGGTTCAGGAGTTATATTTTGATAGCTATTTGATACGGTTGATAGTTTAGACACATGAATACCATAAAACAAGTCTATTATTTCAGAATATTCTGTTTTATATATTGTTTTAATCATATCATAACATTTTACCGCCAATTTATCTTGTTTTGTTTTAATATCTCCTAATATATTCATTTCAAATTCTCTAAATAATGCATTATGAAAACATTCTATAAGAAAAGTTAAAAATTCTTCTAGATCATTTTGAGCATATCCTGTAAAAACAACCCGGTCTTTTACTTTTGCCACTTCTTGAACTTTTTTTACAAATCCGGATGGTCTAATTACACAATTTTCACTCCACATTAATTTCCGGAGTTTATCCCATTCTATTAATATCAATGTATCAATTTCTTTACGAATATGATCCATATACTTTTTTTTATCCAGGAATTCACTAAACTCATAAGTATGAGATAAGCACTGGATACACGAATTTAAAAAACAAGTATTTCCGAGATTAGCTAAACCAGTTAATCCCATATTTTCATATTTTTCATTTTGACGCTTGTTTTGAGGCATATAACTTATATTTCAAGTTTATATTTATATTGTTTATTTACATTTAAACATTTTATATTTAAAAGTATATATATAATGAGCGAAAGACAAAATACAATGTTAATACGCACATATATGGATTTGGTTGATTCGCAGACAAGTGTTTTCAATAATATGATTAATGCTATTAATAGACAAAATACAAATCTAAGAGATTTAATTAATAATAGCATTTCGTATGATTTAAGTAGTTTGAATGATGATATTAATGACGGTACATTTTTTAGATCAACTTCCACTTCCACTACGAATAATCCAAATAGAAATAGAGAACATCGTCTAGATAATAATAATAGACCAATTTATCGTCGCCCTCGCAGAATTGTAAGAAGGCATCTTCCATCTACCGGAACAAATACCGCGTTAAATACGCATTTTCCAAGACAACCAACAAGTTTATTTAATAATGTAATGTTAAATCGCCAACCGTTTACATTCACTAACTTACAATCCATTCCTATTCCAAATAGGTTATCACCCATTCCTACAATAAATGATGTTTATAATTCTACAAGTACATATACTTATAGGGCGAGTGAAAACACCTCAAATACTGATGCGTCTGATAATATATGTCCAATTGATAGACAACCTTATGTAGATGGGGATGAAATTATTAAAATAAACCATTGTGGTCATACTTTTAGAAGGCGGAATTTATTAAACTGGTTTACACGACGATCAACATGTCCTATATGCAGATATGATATTAGAAGTCACTCAAATACTACAGCAACAACAGCAAATACAACCGCCAATACAACTGCCAGTTTTATTAATGAATTATCTAATATTATTAGTAATACTATGCAAGATGTATTAGAAAATAGTGATACGTCTAATAATATTGTAACCGCAGAAGTTGAATTTAATAGTGCAGTACCTTTTGAATTTACTACCAATGTCAATAATAATAATAGTAATACCAACAATACCAATATAAATCAAACCGATTCTTCAAATAATTTAGTACCTGGTGATGATTTTGACGATATTGTTTGATTGTATATATCCAATGTCCTCGCACTCGCATCAGTTGCGTTTACAAATCGTGGCATCCAGAAAAAGGGTATAGTATGTGACCGCGCACTAAAATGTTTTTCAAAAACAGTACGATAATATAATTGTTCTAATGTTCTTGGTCTATTATTAAAAAATTTAAATCTATTTACATTTTCATCGATAAACTTATTTATCCCATCTTCTTTAACATCAGGATAAATATTCTTTTTTACATATTCTTGGACAACTTCAAACCATGATTTTTGACCACTGACTCCATCTGAAAAAGCTTCTTTCCTCCTCCATAATACCTCTTCCGGTAACAAATTTAAATCACTCATCGATTCACGTAACAAATGTTTTTCACATTGATTATTACCCTTATGATATCTCATATCTATTGGTGCACTCAAATACGTATTCACAAAATCACGATCCAAAAATGGTGTCCTCGCTTCCAAGCCATTTGAACTTATACTTCTATCTGAACGCAATACATCATGATAAGATATATTCTCCAATAAACGACGACATTCCTTGTCAAAACTGTATTTATCCGGTGCGTAGTGAAAATACATATACCCACCAGTCACTTCATCACTTCCATCACCATTAAATATTACCTTACAATCCGTGTTCTCGTGAATATATTTAGAAATCAAATAATTCCCTACACTCGCCCTGACCGTAGTCGTATCGTAACTCTCTATATTATATATAACTGTTTCAATTGCATCCAAAAATTCCCTTTCCTTCATTATTACCGAAGTATGGTCTGATTTTATATAATTTGCCACCTTTTCGGCCATGCGTATATCTTCACTACCTTCAAATCCTATACTAAATGTTTTTACATTTTTTCCATATTTCATACATACAGCTTTAGAAACAAGGGCGCTTATTAAACTGCTATCCAATCCTCCCGATAACAAACAAGCAATGGGTCTTTCTGTATTATCTACTCTTTTTTCAACCGCTCTGATTAGAGAATTTTTTATCATTTTTTTGTACATATCATTTTCCACAAAACCATTAAATGGAATCATATTCGGTTGTGCAAACATACTATACCTAGTCATATGTCCATTAACATCATATACAGCATACATACCCGGTTTAAATGTTGATACATTTAATTTTATAGATCTCTGCAGCTTTGTTCCAGTTATTTCAGGGAACATTTTCATTTCACTTGAAAATATAACTAAATTATTTCTTTCGGCAACAAATAGTGGTCTTACGCCATATAAATCTCTTGCCACATAAGTTCTTTCACTTTTTTTATCATATAATACAAATGCAAATACTCCATCCAACATTTGGACCGTGGTTTTAAACCCATATTTAATATACAAATGAATTATTATCTCACAATCACTATTGGTTTGTTTATTTTGTTCTCCTATTTCTTGATATAATTCTTTCCAATTATATATTTCTCCATTACAAATTAAAATACAATCATCAGTTTCCAATGGTTGTAACGATGATTTGTCATTATATCCATTAATAGCTAGATGATGAAATCCATAAATATTATTTTTGTATTTTTTAATTACACTGTTTTCAGGACCTCTTCCAGCTCCCTTTTTAAAATTCTTCCAAATATGATCATCATCAAATGTATTATTTATTATTGAAAATATTCCACACATTATTTATATTTTTATTTTTGTTTTTAGGTGATTTTATTATATTATTTATTATTATATGAGTTTGCATAATTACGGAGTAGTCCCTTTAAAAAATATAAATAGAGTAAATGAATTAAGCACGAAAATGGCGGCTCGGAATATTCCATCCAATTCATTGGAAACTAGGTTTCAACCCAGGAGTGTCCCTACTAAACGCGTGTTAATGCCCGTTTGTGAAGAACATCAACCAACTAGCGTTCCACTTAAACAATATCCTGCATATGAACAACGATATACTTTTAATCCGGGGTCCAATGCTCCATTTTCTGGATACATTAACAAAGTTGACCATGAATCAAGTTTGAAAAATATGTTTTTCCCATTGCAAAAAGCCGGTCAAAGTAAGTTTATACCCGATTCACATTCGGATTTATATGATAATCATTATTTAACACATACATCAAAGCCAGTGCTTATCGAAAACTCTAGATTATTCGAAAAACAACGACATTCAAATACAATAGTTCCAAATGAAAAAATTGGAAACTTTTTATTTCATAATCACACACGTCAACAGCGGTGTGATTGCTAAGTTACAATGATTAATTTAATTTATAATCATATTTATAATGAATACAAATATGATTGATTTAGAATTTTTAGGTAATAGTCGCCATATTAAGAAAGACAATTCTATTGCCAACGACCATACAAAACAAACAAAAAAGGATGTTAAGTTTTATAGAAAGCGTATATTAGAAACAACCAAAAATTTATTAAGAAATAAGGAAACAAGTCTAGAAATAAAAGGTATTTTTGATAAATATGTTGATGAATGTATAAAACATTTCAAACATGAAGATACTTTATCTTTTTATAAAAACACGCCTGGTGAAAATAAAGATATAAGTAGTGAAGATAAAAAAAAATTTGAGGATAAAAAGAAAGCTATGAAAAAAGTCACCAGGCAAGATATTAATAATTTAACACAGGATATATTAAATAAGGGTTTTTACAATGAAAATAAAATAGAAGACTTCATCACAATAACTAAAAAAACGAAAAAACAAATAATTTTCCCGCAAAAGAAAAATATAAATTTGAAAGACCCAAAATTTAAGAAAACAATCAAAGGTAAAGACAAAGACAAAGACAAAGACAAAGACAAAGGCAAAGACAAAAAGAAAAAAGATAAAAAAACTGATAAAAAATAAATATCATTATTTATTATTATGACACTTTCAACATTATCAAAAAAACGTAGAAAAAATAAAAACTATAAATCCGCGCGTAGGAAAAAGACAAAGAGAATAAAGAAAAAAAACTCCAGGAAAGGTAAGAAAAGTAAAAAAGTACGATTTTTAAAGGAAAATTGTGCTCCAAAACATAAAAACGAAGTCTTACCATTTACTTGTTATTCAAAATCATCTATTCAAAAACTTAAAGATAAATGGAACCTACGTCATCCTGATAGACAAATTACCAGTGATGATGAGAAAACTATATGGCAAAATTTAAAAGCTGCTATGAGTAATACATGTAATAAAGAATCTTGTTGGTTAAAACAAATTATTACAGATACCAACGTAGATAGAAAAATGATAGATAGTTTTAGTCCTAAGGCACCGGATGAATGGAAGAGTCAGCCAAATACATGGTTAAGGAGTAGTGATATTACGAAAGTTATGAAACAATATGAAAATAAATATCCTAATTTTCAATTTATAGGACCATCTCCCATAGATTACGATACTCGGGTAGATGACAGTAATAAGTGTGTTTGGAATGAATTATGTCACTTCAATCTATTAGATTTTTTAAATCAAAGTATAAATAAAATAGGTATTGTTTTTAATTTGGACCCACATTATAAGGGTGGATCACATTGGGTAGCATTATTTATTGATACAAAGAAAAAATCTATTTATTATTTCGATAGTTATAGTAATAAATACGAAGCAGTGCCAAATCAAATAAAGAAATTTGTAAAAACCATACAAAAACAAGCTGAAAGTTTAAATTTGAATTATGAATTTTATTATAATTGTAAAAAACACCAGTATAGTAATAGTGAGTGTGGTATGTATTGTTTATATATTATAGTTAAACTTCTTAAAGGCAGAAACTTTCATAAATTAATGGAAAATCGAATAGAAGATAGCATTGTTTTCAATCTTCGTCAGAAATATTTTAATCATTAAATATTTATAATTTACAAATATTAAATAAAAGGTGTTTAATATTTATAATATGAATGATTTTACAAATCAGGAAAATACAAATTTAATATGGCAATTAATAAATGAATTTGTTCAAACCAACCATAAGGTTAATATTAATGAGGATAATCTACCTGGCTTAAGTCAATTTTTTGTAAATACTGTAAACGATATTAATTCTAAGCGATTTGAATATGATAATAATATCATGATTTTAAATAAAGAAGTCCTAAGTCGCACTGCAATATATATTAATCAAAATATAAGAACTAATCAAGTACCTCAACAACAACAGCAACAGTTTAATAACAATAATATTAAATTGGAATATGAACGTAAAAAAGATATGTCCGATGGAATAAATAAATCACTACAATCCCATAAAGATAATTTTCAATCCTACCAGGTAAAACAACCAACTAATATTGATTTTTCAGACAAATCTCAAGAATTTGAAACAAATCGCAATTTCAACGATACTTTAGCTCAACGTGAAGCGGAGTTAAAACGAATAACCGGAGAATACAATGCAAATGATGCAAAAAAATGGATAGAAAATAGTAATGGGCAGCCGGGTGAAAAGGATAAAGAGTCAAACAAAAGAAAGGTATCATTTAATATACGAGAAATAACGGAAAATAGTAAAGTTAATAGGACGAGTCAAATAAACAATATAAGTACCAATAATGATGAAAATAAAAACACAAAGGAAAATAAAGCTATAGACAGCATATTAAAAAATAGCAGTACTAATAGTAATACCAATGTGCCTGGTGAAAAAACATATATAAACCCTACAAATTTTTTTAACAAACTAAAAATGAAAAAGGCTGAAGATGAAGAGAATAATATTGATTCACTAACATCACAAGTAAATACATTAAAAAGTTTGGTGGAAACATTAAAGAATAATCAAAATGTAATTATGCAGAAGCTAGATAAATTAAAATTAAATATGAATGGAAATAGTATAAGTGTAGATAATCAAGATGAAGCTACTGCTCTTGCATGAACAAACCTTTCATTGAAGTTATAATACTTGTTGAAATTATTACTATATAAGATATATAATAAGTTGAAATATGAAATTGTATATAATTTATCATTTGACACATCGGATTTCCCAAGTACAATGTGTGTTTAATTATTCCTATCACGCCGTGTGAAATACACATTGAAATGTATAATTTAATCAACATATAATGCAAACAAATAGTAAATAATACCGTTATTATTGCTATACCTATAGGATTTTGTGTTATGCGTTTAAAACCTTGTTTAATGTCCATATTGTATTTACTTGTTTCAAATAAATATAATATTATTCAATTAATCCTTAGTCAAAGACTATTTTCATCTTCATCTTATCCGATTTTTTATCTTTATATTTTACTAATTTTCCTACTTTTACAGGTTTATTTAATTTTACACTTTCACCATCATATACTTCCATTGTTTTTTCCTTTCTAACAAATTTAGTTCCTTTTATTGGAATTGCTTTCCACTTCTTTGTTCTTACATTTAATTTTCTGGCTGCATCCTTTTCATCATCTTCAACCGCAACCTTGTAACTAAATTTATCATTTGTTGTCGTACCAACATGATAACACCGCAATTCTTCATCATTCGACATTAATGTATGTAATTGACAATCTATAGACGATTCCTTAATACATTTTAATAAATGTCTGTTAATGTTTTCTTTTCTAAGGGATATTTCAAACAATGAGTAATCGCTACTGATTGGTTTACCTTTATTTTCACCATACTTGGAAATATCTTTTTCACGCAATTGTTTTGCATAATCACTTTTCAATTGAGATTCTTTAAAAACCATTAAATACATAAATACTTTAATATTTCTCATATCTTTTGGTAAGTTTTGGTGACTACAGATTCTGCGACCACGACCGATAACCTGATCAATTCTTACAGGATGCCAGTATGGTTCTACAATATGAATGAACCGACAATTCATCAAATTTATACCTTCCGCACCACTACTGGTAATCATCAATACCTTTATTATATCACCTATCTCATTATTTTCAGCGTATGTTGCAAGTTTAGTAGATAAGCTAGATGGTATTTCACCCCATTGACCATTGTATATTAATCGCATGTATTCTCTTTCTTCTTCTGTTTCACTTCCAGTATACAATGCAAAACTAGGTTTAGCCATCTCTTCGTCGGTCATATCCAATATCCATTCACCATCTTCTTTTTTGATTTTAAATCTACTAAATCCATTCTGCTCCAATATTAAGGTTAGAATTTCAATTCCTTCACACTTTCTAAATTGCGTATATATCAAATGAAGACCTTTATTGTCTGGATTTTCCAAATTCTCCAATATCCTTAAAAATTTTGGACTGTATTGTTGTAATTTATCCTTTCTTAAATATGTTACTGCATTGTCTTTCAATGTTTTTAATGCATTGTCCAATTCCAGTTTATAGCGCTCACTATTTAATAATCTATTTTTTGATAATTTATCGACATCATCCATGTCATATCTACCATCGATATTAGTTAAACGTTCATTTATTGAGATCCCATCCAAAGCATCTTCATCCATTTCACCATTATCTAATACCGTCTTCACATCCGATTTTTCACCAGGTATAGGTCTAGCTAGTCCTTCTGGGAAAACAAAATTGCAAAAGGCTCGCGAAAACATACGATATGATGAAGTCGTATTTACATAGTCTACACCCTGTGCAACTAATTTCTGCTTTTTAGCATTGTTAAATTCTTTAGTACGCTCATTCCTTCTTATATTTTCATATACCTTAAACTGGTAATCACTCATTTCAATATTATCTATTATCACATCTGTCGCCTTGTCAAATTTTGGCATTAGCTCTTCACTTGGACTTCTAAAATATGATGTTAATCCTAATATCCGACGCTTCAATTTGTTTGAATTTTTTACTGTATCATCATCATTTATAAATTCACTTTTAAATGTATCTAATCTAGATGGTAATAATTCATAGTTTTTAATATTATATGATTCTATTTCAATATTTTTATCTTTTAATAAAAATTTAACACGATTAAACCATTTTACATAACTCTCCATGTCCATCTTATTTAATTTTTTTACACCTGAATAATTATTCAAAGTATAGTTATTTATAAACCCGTGTGGATTTTTCGTTATTTTTAATATTTTTAAATTCGGTATATACTCAATATAATCAATTGTACTAAAACGTTCATCAAGAAACAACTTTTCAAAATATTTTTGGTCTACTTTATCTTTACTCTTTACATTCAATTTGATTTCATACGTTTTAATGTTCCCTCGTAAAATATTATACAACACGCCCAATTCATTAGGATAATTAATAATTGGAGTACCCGTTAAAAATATAATTCGCGCATTTTCTGCTTTCTTTAATTTATCATATAAAACCATCGATAATGAATCCGGTTTTTTTATTTTATTTACTATTCTACTTACAAAATTATGTGCTTCATCAATGATAACCACCTTATTATCAAATACATTCTCCTTTTTACCTTTTTTATCTTCTGTTTCACCAAATGATGTATATAAATCCTTTTTCTGCAAACCGTTGTAATTTATAAATTTATATTTATGTTGTATCATCATATTTATTTGACTATTTAATGATTCCATTTCATCTTGTGATAATTTATCGATATTACTTTTCTTGTTTATATCTACTAGCCAGGCACCTTTATTTTGTTTAATATAATCAACCGATAAATTTAATATACTACTTAACGATTGTTCCAAATCTTCTTTACCACGTGTTTCTATAAATTCCCAATATTGATTTAATTTATACAATGTTTCACCGCATTTTTTCAATTCTTTTATATAATTCGCACGCAATGATGCTGGTGTCATTACTATCACTTGTTGCGATGTTTTCAAACCTTCGGCTATACCAATCGAACCACACGTCTTACCTGCACCCAAACCATGAAACAACAATAGTCCTCTATAAGGGGTATATAAATTTAAATAATCCCGAATTATCTGCTGATGAAGCATCAAGGAAAATTCACCTTCACGTCTTTCACAAGATGGTATTTCAGTTTGTGATAAAATTTGTTGTCTATATGGTTTGAAAAGTGTATTTATGAAATTGATAAAAATATCCCTATTATTCATGTAGTAAAATGAATTCACCAAATTGACATTGGGTTGATCTTTTGGTAGTCTTTCTAATAATGCTTTACCATCTATTTTTACCTGTTTTGGGTCAACTTCAACAAATTGATTCAATACATTTCTTACCTTTACTTTCTTTTTCTTATCAGTTTTAATAAATTCGGTATCTGTAATAGTAGATTTTATATTCGTCTTCTTTTTTGACTTTCTAGGTTTCTTGGGAATTTCTTCTATCTCATCTGATATTGTATCTTCTTCTTCTTCTTCCTTTTCTTCTACCTTTTCTTCTTCTTCTTCTGGCTCTACAAATTCTACTAAATCTTTTTCTCTTGCAGGCGGTTTAAAAATAATAGGATTATTTACATCCAATAATTTACGCCTTATATTCTGTTGGAACTCTTCGACATCCATTTCATCTTCATCTGCTTCACTATATAAAACATTTGCTATTCCTACCCTGGCCTTTACTCTCGCCTTAAATGATTGTTTTTTCTTTAATATTGGTTTTTTCTCAAGAATAGATAGATAGTTTTCCATATAATTAAAATACATATTATAATGTCAAATTAATAATTAATTAACTAATATATCAATCGCTATACGACACGCTTCTTGTTCTGCCTTTTTCTTTATCTTATGCTTTGAATCTCCTAAAAATATCATATATGACTCTAAATGGTTACCTTCTTCATCTTTATCCGTTTTATCCCACCAATATTTAATACTATTCAATAATGTATCACTTGACAATAATACATTGTTTTTTTGTTTATCCTTAAAATCATTTAATGTATAAGGTTCTACGCCGTATATACTTCCTGTGACATCTATATGCTTATTTACCCAATTCAAACATAGAAACACACCCATATGATATCCTTCATTCTCATCCACCTCTGATAATTCCGCGTATATCGGTGTAGTCTTAAACGCCTTTTGCAATAACACTTGCAATATATTCTTATAATTATCATCTTTAGCTATTAAATCCATCCAATTTACATGTTTTTCAAATACCTTTTCAATAAATATTTGTGCAATTTGAAAACCCGGACCTGTTGTAAATAAACCATCAAACCATTTATCTTCATCTTTTATCGAAATTTTGTTAAAATCTAAGAATAATGCACCAATAAACGCTTCAAACAAACAACCCAATTTCTTTAGATTTGTTCTCGTCTTTTTCTCTTCTGCATTTGCAGATATAATATACCAATTATTCAATCCCATATCGTAAACCATTTTTCCTATTGATTCATTTTTTACCAAAGCTATCTTTTTTTCTGTCATAAATCCTTCATTGGCTTTTGGAAAACGTTTGTATAAATAATATTTTGTAATCGCTTCTAATATACCATCTCCAAGGAACTCTAAGCGCTCATTGGATTTTGTTCGGAGTTTCATACAATTTGCTGGTTTATCCGCTATTATCACCTCATTCATCTCATTCTCTAACATTGGTCGTTTTACATAAGATTGATGAACAAATGCTCGCTTATAAAGATTTATGTTAAATATCTTATCGGGTACACCATATGTTCTTAAAATATGTTGTACCTGTTGTTCAGTAATTTCTTTGTTTCTCTCATTATACGGATTAAATATTAACTGTTCGTCACTTTTATTAATATCACCATCTTGTAATAAGACCTTTTCTGTTTGTTGTTTTAACATTTGTATATTATAATTGTTACCATACCTTTAAATCGTTTCAATTTATCATTTAATTATTTAGTTAAATTACTTAAGTGGTTGTTATCATATAAAGGTTATATGAAGTTGCAGCTTATAATTGATGAAAGGGAGCGAAAAGTAATTCCACTACTGAAAGCGATGATTAATGATTTTAACATGGGTGCGGATATTGATGTTATTGTTGATACAATTCCATTGGGAGATTTTATTATTAAATGTGATGATAAAGAAGTACTAATTATTGAACGAAAATGTTTATCTGATTTGGCAAGCTCTATCAAAGATGGTCGTTATGCAGAACAATCATTTAGATTAAATAACTATCCAATCCACAATCATAACATTATATATCTGGTGGAAGGCAATATTAAATATTATAATCCTAAGTATACTCGTGTTTCAAGTAAAACATTATATTCAACAATGACGTCTCTTTTATTATACAAGGGTTTTTCAGTTGTCAGAACTATTGATATGAGTGAAACTTGTGAATATATTATTTACCTGATTGATAAATTAAAAAAAAATGAGAATCGTACATTTTATTTTAAAAATGAGCCAGGCGCCAAGGAATCACCTGTGCCTGGCGTCAAATCCCCGAAATCATATACTCATGTTATTAAAAAAACAAAGAAATCAAATGTAACACCTGACAATATTGCCGAAATTATATTAACACAGATACCTGGCGTAAGTTCCACTACAGCGATCGAAATTATGCGAAATTTTAAAAGCTTGCATCATTTATTGGTTTCACTTAGTGCAGATAATAAGTGTCTTAATAATATAACTTATAAAACTAAAAGTGGTCAAGATAGACGAATAAGTAAAAAAAGTCAAGACAATATCATTCAATATCTATTATTTCAGGAATCAAATATAATTAAAATTGATATATAGTTTATTTCGCTAATATTTATCTTTGTAATCTATATATAATGTTTGATAATAGCGAAGAAGTTTTTGCAATACTTAAAATTATTGTAGTTGTGCTACTAGTAATGACTGTTACCATTACTGTTTTAGATGTGAATAATAGTATTTTAGGATCTTTAAATTTTAGAAATAAAATCCCAATCATTGAAGGTATGACAAGTGAAGAAAAGGATAGAAAAACCGTCGAAGATGCTATTGCTATTATGAATGAAGAAGTTATACGATTAGAATCAAAGGGAGGGAAAATCAATGGAAATAATATTGAAAATTTCAAAGAATTTTCCGAATTATACAAAGAATATTATGCTAAACGATTGGCCCTCGATATCAAGAATTCAATAAAAAAGAATAATGAAAAGGATGGTGAATTAAACAGTGATTTGGGAAATTTAGCTATACAAGTTGGACTTTATAACCAGGTGGTACAAGGATTTGAAAATTTTGAAAAAGAATTGGATACTGGTCGTTTTGATAGATAAATATAATTAAACATTACATAATTATATTTATTTGTTGTTATATTTACTCTTCCTCGTCTTCTGACGAATTCTCTTCCTCGCCACTTTCCGATGTTTGGTCATTATATCGTGTTTGATCATTATATCGTGTTTGATCATAATAGCTATTATAAGAACCAAACTGCATTGTATCTTGTGATGCAACTGATTTACCAGGTTCATTGCGTCTCCAAGCAAAATTTACATCTTCCTGTCTATAAGCTTCATCACGTATTGATTTTTTCTTCATCCTATGATATTCTTTTTCACGTGTTGTCATTTTATTAAAATCACTCATGCCACCAGTTAATGTACGAGTACGATGTTTATATTTACCGCTATCTACGGATCGACGTGAATGTTTTACACCACCCCAGTTCGTATCCATCGCGTTATCACTCGTTTTCAATCCCCCATCTACATGAACACCATCTAATGGGGTATTCACACCCACTCTCTGGTCATCCTGGTCAAATCCAGCATATTGATGATTATTGTATGGCAAATCATTTCTATTTGAATCGAGTAAAAATCGCATTTCTCGCTGTGTATTTGCTGGTAAATGCGATGATATGCCGGGTTGTTTATTTAATGGATCCGGAAGCATTCGATAACCGTTATTTCCTTGAGTATCGATTGTTTTTTGAAAATAAAGTATTGGGCATTTAATACCCATTTTTCGCTGCCAATTTACAAATTCCACATATTCTTCTAAATTGTTAAAAACCATTGGATTTATTCCCGGCACTTTAGCTTTCTCCGTATTTAACAAATGCAATTGATTTCCTTTTTGAATTAATAAATTTGGACAGTTATTTGTAGTAAATCCTTCGTATAATTTTTTTGTTGTTACTGTACTACAAAATACCAATCCAATGATAAATGCTATAATTATTAGTACAAGCTTCATATAATAATTAACAATATAATTTTATCTGCGTTAAATATATATGTATAAATACCTAGAAATTGAAGAAACACCCGGAGATGAAAGTAAAGTTTATTTGCTAAATAAAATAATCAAAAAAAATGACACTATTATACTTTATCATGCTAGCTGGTGCGGTCACTGTAAAACACTTATGCCTACCTGGAATGCGGCTACAAAGACCCCGATGAAATTAAAAGATTTAAACGAAAGTAATTTAAATGATAATTTTATTATTAAAATTGAAAATTCATACAAAAATATTCTTAGTGGTATTGAAGTTGGAAATAGTTTTCCTACAATTTATATGTATAAAAAGGGTGTAAAAGTAGATGAATTTAATAAAGCTAGAACCGTTTCCAATTTAAAAGCTTATTTTAAAAAGCTATTGGCAAAGAAAAAACGCGGTAAAAGCTTAAAAAAGAGCACCAAGCAGCGCAAATCAGTTAAAAGAAAAACGAAACGTATACGCGGAAAAACGAAACGTCGTATACGCGGAAAAAAGAAAAATTAAGTTAAGTTTTATATTACAATATAATATATGCATCATAATGTTTTTTTAATTTTTATTTTATTGAATGCTGTTTTAGGAACTACTATATTAACGTGTAGAAAAATACTGCTTAAACGCTTTACTGTAATAGAAAACTTAATGTTTGACTTAATTTTTGTATCGTCTATTTTATTATTAATTGTATTTTTTACGTTAGATAAGAAAGCATTTTTTAAGAAGGTCCAGGATGGTGTATTTAAAAAATCACTACCATTAATAGTTTGCATGTCTTTGCTTATTGGTATTAGTATTTTTCTAGGATTTTTTTTAATTAAAACCACTGATGTTAGTTATTTTTATTCTTTAAGAACAGGTACTAGAATCGTTTTGATTACGTTGGTTGGATATTTCTTATTTTCTGAAAAAATAACATTTCAAAAAATTATCGGTATCGCCCTAATATTAGCGGGTATAATTATGGTACATTCCGGTTCAGCAAAAAATATAACAAAATGAATTGAAGTTATTTATTAATATTTAATTAAAATTAATAAATAATGAGTAAAGTTAAAGAATATTCATGCAAATTGCTTAGCTTCGACGTGAAGGACGAAGGAAAATATGACGATAGAAATTTCGTTATTTATGCGTTTGGAATCGATGAAAAACGCAATGTTTATACATTAAGGATCGCCGATTTTAAACCTTTCATTTACATTAAAGTAGAAGGAGGTAAATTAACGTGGGATAAAAATACCTTAAATTCATTCAAAGAGGCTTTGATTAATGATTTAGCCGAAAGAGATGTTATTATCGATGACAAACAAATTGAAAAACTATCTCATCATAGGCATCAAAAACTATACGGATTTGACTGTAATAAAGAATACGATTTTGTTAAAATTGAATTTAGCAATACAAGAATGTATAATGTTATTAAAAACATATGGTATACCGAAGGCAAATTTACTCATAGAAAATTAATCAAAACTAGAGGCAAATTTGGAAAATATTTAAATATGGCTTGCAAAAAAGGTGAAATTGAAATCCATACTCAATTATATGAAGGTAAATTACCTCCTCTATTAAGTGCCTTTCATATACAAAAAATAAGCCCTACTGGTTGGGTGCGTTTTAACGGAAAAAAAATAAAGAATAAGCCTGTTAATGATAATATACTATATTTTGACCTTAAATTAAAATATCTTACTCCACAACCAGAAAAAGAGGCATCAGTTCCTTACAAGATTTGTAGTTTTGATATAGAAGCCCTCTCTAGTCACGGTGATTTTCCTATGGCAAAGAAACAATACAGAAAATTAGCAACAGATATTGTTGAGTTTTGGAGAGTAAACGAAATAAAAAAGAAGCCATTGCCAGAACAACCTCCTATCATGAAAAGAATATTTGAAACCGCATTCCGAATAAAGGGTGAACCTAGACCCAGTAGCAAATACGGTAAAATAAACAAAATTTACGCTAAAGACAAAAAAAAAGTTAAAGAAGATAAAACACTAATTAATCGTATTGTAACATTCTTTGATAGACCTATTAAAGATTTACTTGCCAAATCTAGTGTGTATGAAAAATATTTAAATGAATTGCGCGAAGATGACTATAGTAAGTATTGTGAATTACTAAAAGATTGGCATCCTAAACTGCCAAGTACTCTAAAAGGTAAATCTACTGTTTATCATCTTCTTTGCAGTCAAATGAATCCTGTAGATAAAGCACAAATATTGGCTAGATGTATGGATTTCAGCAAGTTTGAAAGCAACTGGGGAAAAATGGAACCCACTAAGAAAATTAAAAGAAAAGAGTCGCCTTTTCCAGCAGTAGCTGGTGATAAAGTATCAATGATTGGTTCCACATTCCTTAACTACGGCGATGAACAACCTGACTTGAATCACTGTGTTGTATTAAAAGGATGCGAGCCTTTTGAAGATTACGAACTAGAACCAGTTGAAACTGAACGAGAATTGCTATTACGATGGACAGAATTGATCCAGGAAGAAGACCCGGATATCATTATTGGATATAATATATTTGGTTTTGATTGGGACTACATGATACAACGAGCCGACGAATGCGGCTGTTTGGAAGAATTTAGAAAATTATCACGCTTCACCGATCAATCATGCAGCATTGTAAAAAGTACTACAAAAGTCGCTAGTGGTACACACAAATTAACTTATATGCAAATTCCAGGTAGAATACAAATTGATTTATATAATCATTTCCGAAAAGAGTTTAACTTGTCGAGCTATAAATTAGATGCAGTTGGTTCGCATTTCATAGGTGATAAAGTTAAAAAATACGTTATTGAAGGTGATAAAACTAAAATTACCTGCAAAAATATAATGGGTTTGCAAAACAGTAATTATATCAACTTTGAAATCATTGCGCATAGCAGTGATCCTTTCCGTGGAGGGCATAAATTCATAGTTAGTGACGTAAATAAAGATGAAAATTCCTTTTATATCGATGAGGCTGTTGACTTTAATACTGATAATACCATACGATGGGGATTGGCGAAAGATGACGTCTCACCACAAGATATATTTAAACTTAGTAAAGGAAGTGATGCAGATAGAACCATTGTAGCGAAATATTGTGTTCAGGATTGCAACTTAGTGCATCACCTTCTTAGAAAATTAGATGTTATCACTGGTTTTGTAGAAATTGGTGCTCTATGTAGTGTTCCCCTAGACTTTATCATTTTAAGAGGTCAAGGTATTAAGCTTTTAAGTTTTATTGCAAATAAATGCAAAGATAACAACACATTAATGCCTGTTATTGAGTCTATGACTAATGATGGGTCATACGAGGGTGCTGTAGTATTACCTCCTAAATGTGGGTTTTATATGGATAATCCTATTGCATGTAATGACTATTCATCGCTATATCCTAGTTCGATGATTAGTGAAAATATATCACACGACACCAAAGTATGGACTAAAGAATATGATTTGGATGGTGTATTGACAAAAGAAACGGGAGATGAAAAATATGATGAACTAGATGACTACAAATATGTTGATATTACTTATGATACATACAGATGGATACGACCTGAAGCCGGCAAAAAAGAAGTAAAAACAAAAGTTGGACATAAAATATGTCGGTATGCAGAACCATTGTCGGGGGAAAAAGGAATCATGCCATCTGTTCTTATTGAGTTGTTAAGTGAAAGAAAAAGAGTTAGATCTTTTATTAAATTCAAAACCGTAACCACTAAGGATGGCAGTGAATATTCCGGATTAGTTAGTAAAAGTGATGATACAACTACTATTAAATTGGCTACGGGTAAAAAACAATGTGTAAATAATGATGACATCGTCAGCGTTGAAGATACTTATGACGACTTCATGAAAAATGTATTCGATAAAAGACAACTTAGTTGTAAAGTCACTGCTAATTCATTATATGGTCAATGTGGCGCTAGAACTAGCAGCTTTTACGATAAGGATATAGCTGCGTCTACTACCGCAACTGGACGGAAATTATTACTTTATGCCAAACACGTAGTTGAAACTACATATGCTGATGCTATATGTGATACTAAACACGGTAAGGTAAGAACAAATGCTGAATATATTTATGGTGATACGGACTCGGTATTCTTCACCTTTAATTTAAAAGACCTTAATGGTAAGAAAATCAGAGGTAAAAAAGCGCTGGAAATCACTATTGAATTGGCTAAGGAGGCAGAAGAATTGGCTACTGCACAATTGAAGAGGCCGCATACATTGGAATATGAAAAGACATTAATGCCGTTTCTACTGTTGTCTAAGAAACGTTATGTTGGTATGTTGTATGAGGAAAATCCAAACAAATGTTATCGTAAAGATATGGGTATTGTACTTAAAAGAAGAGATAATGCACCGATAGTTAAAGATATATATGGTGGTATTATTGAGAAATTAATGGGTGGTGATAGTGTTGATAGTGTTATTAATTACACTAAGCAGTTCTTAAAAGACATTATTAATGGTAAATTTCCTTTGGAAAAACTGATTATTACAAAGAAATTGAATGCTGAATATAAGAATCCAGATTCTATTGCGCACAAAGTACTTGCAGATAGAATGGGGAGAAGAGATGCTGGTAATAAACCAGCTACTGGTTCACGCATTCCATTTGTCTTTATAGAAACTGATGGTAAAAGCAAATTACAAGGTGATAAAATAGAACATCCGACGTATATACGTGAAAATAATATTAAACCGGATTACGCACATTATATTACTAACCAAATCATGAAACCAGTACAACAAGTATTTGGATTGTTATTGGAGCAAATGTCTGGATTTAATACTCGCTTGGCAAGATTTCAATTGCAAATGGAACAAATAAAGAAATGTAATGATGGTGATTTGGAAATATACCGTTTAGAAAGAGAAAAAATAACAAATAAATATGTTAAAGAACTAGTGTTTAATGAATCATTGAAAATATGCAATCAACGGAAAATTAGAAATCATGGTATTAGAAAATTTGGATGGAGCTAGTTAAAGAATAAATTAATTGAAAATAAGTAATTCTATTTTTATTTTTATTAAAAGTAAAAATGGAAACTCTTATTATCACTACATCTACTCTTACAAATGAAGCTACGCTTTCGTCAGATGCTACGCTTTCGTCAGACATATGCGAAGATCCATATGCACAATATAAAATGGCATTTATAGCCCATTTACTCACATATAAAGTTGCCCTGTTTTATTTAATATTATTCGTTAATTTGAGATGGTTTGCTCGTGGTGTCTTCAAGGGACATATGGGATGCATTTTCATCTTATACACCCTTGTAAATACTATATTCACTTTATCTAGATCTGACATGTTGGTCACTATGATGATTCTACTGAGGGAAATTGTAATAATGACTACAGATGAAGATTATCAATTTGATGATAGTGATTATGAAGATTAATTAATAATCGTGACCATCACCATCACTTCTATCGCTAACTGTCATATCTCCTGTTTCTGTACCTGTTTCTTAATCTTAGGGATCTGTCATCCCTGGCATTTTCATTCTTTCAATTGTACTTAAATGTACCTCTGGATTGATTATGCGGGTTAAAGCTACCCATTTTTCCATTGTGTATGAATATTTACCACCTCTATTAAAATTCGGGTAAGCAAATAAATGGGGTATAGCTGTTCCCAATATTTTATCAGCTGTTGAAGCACAATTAAACATACTAAATAAATATGATGTCATTTTATTTGATACCATAGAGTATTTTAAATCTGTTATAAACCCTCCCGACGATTTTTTTGTTACCTTTTTTGCCATGTTCTCCAAATTTTTTATTATATCTTTATCTATAAACCCCCAATTATTTATCATTAATGGAAATAACCAATGATTATCGTAATCACACACTGGATCTGGACTATAAAATGTTAATTTATATTCTCGCGAATTATTATACCCACCTCCAATTGAAAAAAACTTTCTATTTATGTAAAATAGAATCCAAGTATGATTGCCCGGTATTGTTAAATTAAACCATAAACCCGTATATGGTTTCTCAGCGTGGATCAATCTTTCTATTGCTAACTTTATAAAGTTCTTTTTTAATATTATTTTATTTATTACTTCTTGCTTTTTCTCGACGTCAGTCTTTTTCTGTCCGGCTTCAATTTCCAAAGCACCTATATTCTCTTCAGAAATTTCAGGTTCATCCAGAGCCAATTGTGTTTCTTTTAAAAATTCCATTGTTTCTTTAAAAATATTATATTCAGCCATTTGTGCTTCACTACTTGCCAATGAGTTTAAATCATCATTAATCATTTCCAACAAATCATTTGAACTGGTTTTTTTTAGAAATTCTTCAATAGTTTCTTCTTCGTCTATTTTCATTTTTTCTTCTATTACTCCGTCTTCTTTGTTTACACCTAAACTTGTGAATTCAGGTTTTAACATAACCTCATCATCATCATGCTTATCATCAGTATTTGCGGTGAAAACACTCAATTTATCAATTTGTCCCAATGTTTTCTTCTCTTTAGGATCCAGCATTTTTTTAAAAAATTCTTGAATGGATTGAATTATATACCCTCTCTCCCCCGGATTAAATTGCATCCCTATAAAAACATCATCTAAATATTTTACCTTAGAAAAATTTTTAAAAATTTCTATGGACTTGTTAAACTGTTCCTTCTCTTCTTCTGATAGTGTGCTTTTAAATTCATCGATTCTTTCCTTCTTCCTGAAAATGCTTCTATCTTTTATTTCATGTTCGAGAATATTATTTCTAAAAACAAGATTAGTAATACGAGGAATTCTACTTGTTCTACCGAACCAAGATGTAGTATTAAATTGTGGATATTTAAAATTTTTTTTTTTTTTTTTTTTCGGCGTTTAGCCAAACCTTAAGCGCAGCTTGATTTAATTTATAAATATGTTTTGTACCTAATATAGAATATTTAAAACCTTTGGATTTTTGTGATCTAATAACAGCCTGTTTTTCCGAATCTATCTCGAAACACTTTGTTGGGAAACGAACTGCTACATTATGTTCTGTTTCTGGTTTTGTTGGGTCGGTGTTATTAATTCTAGTTAAAGTAAGTGTGACAGTACTCTTTTCTTTAATATCGCTGTTAAGCAATATTCGTCTGTATTCAAGTGCATATAATGCCATAATCTGGATTTTATCTACTTGATCCTCGCCTTCTTGTTCCTTTCCACCACCAACATCCGTATCCATTTTTTCGGTTACCTCTCCCAAAATTCGTTCGTATATAGGTTTCATAATATCTGTTTTATACTTTTCCACTTTGGCTTCTAAATCACTTTCGTCCGTGGGAAGATATAAATAATATTCTTTTATCATTTTCATAATTGTTTCTATTCTTTTATTTGTATTTTCCGCTCGGGGAATATATCGTTCTTCAAATTCATCTTCTTCTATTGACATTTTTTCATCTTTAGCTGGCATTTTTTCATCTTTAGCTGGCATTTTTTCATATACTTGCTGTTTAAAAAGTTCAGGTTTTAGTCCGACACCCTTAGTCAATTTGTCATTATGAGGGTTTTTCCTGAGCGTTCTTGCCCTCTCTAAGGGGTTTCCTAGTTTTAGGTTTTTTAGGTATTTTAGGTATTTTAGGTTTTCTTTTTGGTCTTGTGTTGGTTTTGGTTTTGGTGTTGATGGTGGTGTTGATGGTGGATCAAAAACTTTGGATGTCATTATGTATATGATAAGATTAGATGTTTTTATATCGTAAATAGTCGTAAAAAAGTTTTGAAAATGCAATTGGACTAAAACATACAGTTGATATAGATACATGATCAGCCCCAGCATTCTCATATTCTTTTATATCATCTAACGTCCGTATACCACCCCCACCAATGACAACTGTATCTTTATAATAAGTTTTTATATATCGCACTATTTCAAGAGAGATTGGTTTTAATATGGGTCCCGATAATCCACCTTCTTTCATCGGATAGGTATTGCAACTGTGAAATTGCCTAAATCCTAATCTATAATATCGGTCAATCTCTTGTTTTTCTACAATAGGTGATAATTTAATAATACACCATTCTCGCTTTGGATTTAAAAAACATTCAATACCTTTGTTAATCGGTATCTTTTCTGTATTTGGACAGCTAATATTTATTTCTATATTCATATCGTCTGGAATTTTCTTCTTCATTTTTTCAATGTCACCAGGCTCCAGTATAGCAATGCTAACTATTTTATTGCTATTTACTGTATTTTGAGTGTTTGGGTAATATTGATTTATTGCATAATCAATGCCTCTGTTGCGAAGACCTATTTTATTTATCCAACCACCGTAATAGTTAGAATATCTTAATGTTTTAAATATTTGAGATATAAGGCCTGGGCGAAAATGCAACGTAAAACTGCCCTTTATTTGCATAGTGTTTGGAAGATTCAGGTAATTGCCGAATGGGGGATTAATAAATAACATACTTGTTCTAGATTAACAAGTCTATATACGTTTAAATAATTATCTAAACTAGATTAATTGAAATACAGAAATTTTTGCATAATTAAACTATTAGTAAAATGAAATACGACGTGAAAAATGCAACAATTAAAAAGTTTCAAGAAGCGAGACACAAAGATAATACAGCTAATACATTTACACACGAAGTTACAGACAATATGGAGCATGGTCATCATACTAAGTATGTTTGTATTAGAAAAGGTAATGTAGTAATACATTGCTATGATAATCTTGTCACAGATACACAAGTAGAAAAAATGCTTACGATAGAGAATCATTCAGAAAATCATATTAATGATACATCTATATCATCTCACGGCGAAGGATTAAAAATGGTCTTATTTCAGAGTAGTGAAGCTGTCATATTATCTTATAAACAAGATAATTCGATTTACGCAGCTTTTGAATACCTTGATAATACATTTGAAAGCCTAACCGATAATGTAGACTCAGATAAAACTATCGAAAACTGTCATTATCTCAAAATTAAACCAAATAACTATGATAAGCAGATGAAAATATTGCCACGAGGAATTACCGATGAAATTGATTTTGCAAAACTGCAAGAAAATTTAAAACAATATAATGATAACAAGCCATTTGGATTGTTTATTGCGTATCAAATTTGTGATCTTCCTCACTTGACTTTTAGCTTAGAAGAGCATTCTAAAAGCATTACAACTCGTTATTCAGAATCATCCAATAAATTTTATGTAGCCGAATATGAAGATATCGTTGAAGGCAATACGATTGCACCTATTCAACCTTTGTTATTTATTCCTAAAGACAATGATCATGTTAGTGAGAAAATGGAATTTACGGTTTATGATGGTAATGATGGATATATATATTTTAATTTTAAATTAACAGAGGGGAAATGCGTTAGATGTAAAATAACTAATTCTAATAATATATCTCATAGTATGAATATTACATTGTATGATCTACCTGAAAAAAGTAAATGGATTTGTGATATTTGCATTGCCAATGTAGACAATAATGAATATAAAAAGGGTGTTATGTTATATTTAAAAAATATACAAGTAAATAAAGATCCTATTGACAAATGTTCTAATAAAATGATCAATGATGCATTTGACTATGGTGGGAAATATTTTAAACATTTGCGTATTAAGATTGACACTACAAAAACATATATAAAAACAGATGCTCAAAAAATTAATTCAACAATGACTACAATATTAAAAGATATAATCGCACGAGTTCTTAAAATTTGGAAAAATAATGAAGAAGGAATAAAAATTTTATCTTTAATTAAAAAAGCATACGGTAAGAAAAAAACTAAAAAAGTTAAAAAAGTTAAAGTAGTTGAAGTTGAAGTTGAAGTCGAAGATGAAGATGAAGTTGAAGATGAAGTTGAAGTTGAAGATGATGTTGAAGATGAAGTTGAAGATGATGTTGAAGATGATGCCGAAGTTGAAGCTGATGTCGAAGATGAAGATGATGTCGAAGATGAAGATGATGTCGAACAAGTAGTTCAGACTGATGATGAAGAACAAGATGAAAATAACCAAGAGGGTTACATTTATGCCCTGCTAGATCCCTCTAGAAAAAATACAAAGAAGTTTGGACTGGCAAAAGATGATTTTGCCATTAACGAAAGAGCACTCAAAAATAATTATCCACGGCGACATTATCCGTATGGCGTACGATTAATTAAAACCATAAAGGTTGCAAATATGCGATTAGCAGAACGATGGTTGTTTAATAAATTACAAGATTTGAGAATTGGATCTTCGGAATGGTTTAAGGATGCTGATAAGATAAACATAAATGAATTGTTTGATGAAATGGTAGCGACGGTTACACCAATTTCAAATTAATAAAATACTATTAAATAATATATTATTAATAACTAACTTTTTTTACCAAGTATCGTGTGATGATATACTTGGATGACCAGCATAACGATATTTACTATAAACTTTTGTTATTAATTCTTCATCTTTCTTGGGAGCAGCCGGGTCATTGTCACAGGGTTTTTGCGAAGATGATGGGAAAGGTGATGTAGGGTTTTCTTCTTCCATCAACATTAGCGCCATTGCGGAATAATTATGCAGATCAATAAGTGTATCTTTCAATGATTCATCATCTACGATTGTAATACCCGTTTTATCGATATTAGACGCCCTACTAATTTTATCACCCATTCTTACTATGATTCCTACTGGACCGTAATTAGCAAAGGCATCTCCATAATCCGCATTCTTTTTTTTAAATAGCTCTAGACCTTGCTTTTGTACTCTCATGAATTGTTTGATTCTTGACATATACATTTATCTATTGATCATTTTTTAATATATTTAATTTATATATATGTGGAATCATTTATTAATACAAGGGGTTAAACCGTTTGATGTCTGGACTTTAATACATATGATTTTAGGTATTATCGTATTCATCATATTGAAATATTTCAAATTATCTTTTTGGTCTATTTTTATTATAGGAAATATTATGCATTTTATATATGAAATAAAGGACTGTATCCTACATTATTATATTTTTAAAAATAATATACCTTACATGAAGGCGATCCGTAATAAAATAAAGAATAAATACAACTTACCGTTTATACAAGTGATTATTGGAGAAATTCCTCCAAATAATTTCATAAACTCTGTTTTTGATCAAATTGGTTTTTCCATAGGAATCATTATTGCGAATTTATTTATCAAAAATATACCAAGATATGTATCATTGTTTTTTATTGGTTTGTTTTTGTGTGTTTATTCTATAAAATTTATAAATATGTATTTTTTGTATAAGAATAATTACTTTAACGTGTTGCAAGATTAGGCGAAGACTCATTAATTAATTAATTATTTAACGAATGAACTTAAAGAAATAACGCATATATAATCATAAATGAGTGAAAGTGCACATACAGAAACATCATGGTCAACTGAGACCCAATATAATGGCCGCGTAAAGTGGTTCAACAGTAAGGCTGGATTCGGATTCGTAACAGCATTAGACAATGACAGAGTTGAGGAAGATATTTTTGTCCATCATAGTGGTATTAAAGTGGACGGTCAACTATACAAATATCTGGTACAAGGTGAATATGTAAATTTCCATCTTCGTACATCAGATAATGATAAATATCCATATCAAGCCGGTGAAATTACTGGTGTTCTTGGTGGTAAATTGCTTTGTGAAACACGATGGGAAAACTTGAAGGAAAAAACCGCTAATGGTAAAGCTCCCACAAAACGACCTCGTAAGAAGCAACAACGTTATCGCGGTGGTGGCCCACGTGATAATGGTGACGATAGCACCAGCACTGAAAATTAATTGAATATATATATAAAAATGAATATAAAGACTAAATTAGTAAATAGGATATAATGTCAACAGAAAACGATAAAGAAACAACTCCAAAAAAAACCAATACGGTAAAATCAAACAACTCGGTAAAATCAAATGAAGAAATTGTAAAGGGTTTTAGCACTCTTTTAACTGGTCTTTCCACTTTAAAAACACAGATTACGATATTTCAAAACCAACTTAAAGGTCTAGAAAAGGATGTGAAGCGTAAGATGAAACAACATGAGAGGGAGATGAAGAAGACAAAGAGTAATAAAAATAAGAAACCGTCTGGTTTTGCATCACCTGCAAAAATATCTGTTGAATTATGTAATTTTATGAATAAACCTAGTGGTAGTGAAGTTGCTCGTACCGAGGTAACTCAATATCTAATTCAATATATAAAAGATCAAAAACTACAACATAAAGAAAATAAAAAGGTTATTAAACCTGACAATAAATTAAAAAAACTATTAAATCCTCCGCAAAATACGGATGTAACATATTTTAATCTACAAAAACTCATGAATAAACATTTTATTAAAAAAGATACATTTATTACCTCTTCTGCAGGTAAGATATAATTAAATTAATATTATAACTAGATATTCGTGTTGTGTTGTGTTGTCTATAAAATTGTAGATTATCTAGTCAATTTGCCCGAGTGGTCCAAGGGGTCCGACTTAAGATCGGATGTGTTCGCACGCGTGGGTTCGAACCCCACAATTGACATTCTTATGATTAAATATATATAATAATATTATATATGTTTAACGCTAATACTTTTGGGTTCATTAATGGTGTCGTAGAACTATTGGGTTTATCCGTCGGTTTATATGTTGCAAAAGCTTCCCGTGTTGTTTTTATCAGTGCAATATTAGCTGTCATTATTGCAGATCCTTTACTTGATGCCTATGCTATTTTTACTGCTGAAAAAGAAAAATATTCACTCGAAGTTGCAAGTAAAACCGCTGTGCAAGCCTTTTTATCCAATTTTATCGTGAAGTTTTCCATATTGATGATGTATGTTATTATACCCAATTTGAAAATGGCAATTTACACTGTATGTACTTTAGGATTTATATCCGTTTTTTTATTTGGTTTATGGAAGAATATGCCTCTAAAGGAAAATCTCATTAACTTGGCTATCATAGTTATTCTCATATTTATCACCTGGTCCGCTGAACATCTCGTTCAAAGATTTTTCAAAAAATAATTCTTAATTATAAATGAATAATACTCAAATTATATTATTTTCTATTATAGGTTTTTATGCTTGTTATTGCTCTATTTTTGTTATCAGTTTGTGTAAAGAATATGATATTCCACAGTCTACCATTCAAAAATTAAAATACTTATATGGGACGTGCTACCGTTCTTGTTGTCGCAAAAAACGTATCCATTATTCCATTGTTGATGAAGATGAAGATGAAGATGAAGCCGAAGTTGAATATGAAGATAGAAATCATAATGATAACGAAATTACCGGTGACCAGGCAGAATGTCACATTAGAACACCGTCAATAACCCTAACCAAAACACATATGCAACCCGCCAATCTCATCAATAACGTAAAAAAAGACACTGTGTCATCAAATTCCGATTACACTCCTATTATTTTCCGTTCTGAATATGATATTTTACATGATAGCATAGCTTCGCATGATAGTATAGCTTCGCATGATAGTATAGCTTCACATTCGCATACACATACTTACCGACGTAACAATTTAGATACTATTTACGAATATAGTGATGATGATGACCATGATGCCCTCGATAACGCAGGTGATTTTGTACCTGGTGAAAGTTTCAATACACCCATATAAATTAATAATAATTATTAACTATATATAATTTACAATATTTGGTATAATTTTTCTTGTCCATCAGCGATAACTTTTTTTTCATATTCATCGTCTTCTTCTGTTTTAAATGTTTTCTCTTTTAATAAAAGATGTATTGTAGGTATTGATGCTATTTCTTGAAAAATAGCTGATATAATAGCAATATCAATTTGAACAATAGCCAATTGGATTTCTAACGCCCATCGTATAGCATTTAAAGTATACATTATATTTGCTTGTATTTGTAATTCATTTTTTGTAAAACCAGTAATTACTTTTTGATTAGGATTATATATATTAAAACTCAATACCGGCATACCCAATTCTTGAACAAATGCTTTACATACACGAAATATAAAAATATATAATAATAATATTCCATATTTAAAATTAGTATTTATTTTTATAGATATTAACATCAATTCTTCATTCGGACCAAAACGATAGTAAGAACTGTTTTTATTTGCAAATAAAATTGTTGGTATTAAAACAGAAATAAGTAACAAGAATTGTCCAACTATACATATTTTTAAACGTTGTTGTGGTGTTAATTTCATAATAATATATCTATCTAATTAAAAACGTTTTAAATAGATTATAAATTTATTTCTTGAAATCAATTAAAAACAAATCGTTTTATATCTTATATCAATATGCAAAACGAACTCACAGAAATAACGCTCAGTGATTTAGATAAAAAAAGAAATCAAGAAACTGCCGATAAACTTATGAAAGCAAATCAAAACATTATCCTTCTCAAAAATAAACTCATAGATCTTACCAAATCTTTTGCACTTGATATTCACGAAAACAATAAGAAAATTTACGCACTATGTAATCACAACTGGGAAAAAGATACCAGTGGTTTTGATGACCTCTGTAATATTCACTGCGCCATATGTGGCCTATGTAAAGACTATGAAAGATGGAATCGTAAATTAGATAAAAAATTATAGTTGTCATTTAATTTGATAATTCATCATCACTATCATCCATAATTAAACATTTCCCTGTAAATTTAAACTCTTTATCCAAATCTCCCATTGTATATTTTTTAGATAATTCATTATTATAATTTATAAAACATTTTTTACACAATAATCTTCTATTAAATCCTAGATCTTTGAACCCCGGATAAAAAATTCCATTTGGGTTCCAATCACATTCTGCAGTACACCATACATAACAATTGCATTTAATACATTGTCCTGCGACACCATCTTCTTCGCAAGGTATATTCTTTAACCACTGCGATTTTTTTATTAAATCTTTAAACATGGTGTTACAATTAGGGTTAGTGTAATTATAAATTAAATTATCACATTTAAATTTTTCACCTTCTTTATATTCTTTATAAAAATTACACGGTACTACTGCTCTTTGGAAGCCTAAATCCAATTCATCTACTATATATTCGTATAATTCGTCCCAAATATTTTTTCGCGAACAACGCCAATATACTTTATCTTTGTATTCCATAATATCAGCTGGTATTTTACAATTGCAAAATGGTCTGTTAAACTCTTCTTCTTCGCCGGGATTATCGCGTGGTCTATATCCACTGTGGTATTTTCCACCATAAACACTTTTCCATTTTGGACCCATCGCTTGCATATACATTTCTGTTATTGTATTTTCTAATTTTCTTGTATCATTTTTATTTTCATCCAAATAACCAGTTTTATACATATCATGAGTAATCGGGTCACCCTCTAATAGTAAAAAATCGTTTGAAGCTCTATATAACCCTATTAATCTATTGGGATAAAATTCACTTGTAGTGCAAGAACCTACTCTTCTTTTTGTATGTTCTTTTAATCTTCTAAATAGTCTGGTCGTTTCACCAACATAAATTTTATCATTATGTCTCTTACTTGTGTTTTCACAAGCTTCTCCCGTACATCTTAAAATATAAATCCAATGAACCATTATACATTTTATATAAAAATAATATTTAAGTTTTAACTATATTAGTTTTCTTCACTATCCGGCATTATCAATTCCAAACGGATCTTTTGCTTTAATCTATTCTCGTCTATAAACACGTATATTTTAAATTTATGCACCGACATATTTTTTAAATCATGTCTAGACGTAATTCTATTCACCATTTTCAAACTTTTGATATATATCATATATTGAAACAAGCCATCATTTCTAGTTATCTTGTCAAATACATAACCATCCCATTTCCTATTCAATATACTACTATCTGTTGAACACATATGCAATAACGAACAATCATTTTGCACCTTACGAATTGATCTCATCGTAGTATTTATATACTCGAATTTATCATTTGACGTCCAATACTCGTAAAATTTATTTATTTTTTCATTCTTTATCACCAAACAAAGCTTATGTTGAATCTCTATCAAATTCAACATATCCACCAATCTTCTTATAGGACTCGTTATATGCACATACGCATCAAAATCCAACAAATCGTGCCCCTTTATATTATCATATTTCACATAATTACTGCCAAAACTATTCCACATCTTCAAGAATATCTTTATGTCATCCGATATATCTTCTGGTATGTTTTTTTCATTGTTTACCTCCACCGAACGATAAATACCTATCTCGCTCTCTTTCATAAATTGCGCCGTTTTATAATTCATTAATATCATCAAATACGCTATCACATCATGCGAACTATTTATATTGCTCACATAAGAATACGTTTTATTCATTTCCCTTATCACACCCTTCAACAACAAATAATCCTTATTCGTTTCTTGCTCCTCTGTATCATACCTGAAATTACGATTCACCCTAATCATCGTATTTTTAAAATTCCATTTAATTATGTTTCCTTTATTCACATCATAGTATAAATCCAACGTAAATGCGAATCTACGCTCATTTTCACATAAACTACATATGGTATCCGATAAAACAGTCGGTAACATCGGTCTTTTTCTATCCGGTAGGTATATCGTAGCAATACGCTCTGAGAAAGAATTCCATAAATCCATTATGTCTAACCATAGTGTGGTATTTGCTATATAAATACTTATCAAGAATTGATCTCTACCTACTTCCATTATACTAAATGCATCATCAAAATCCTTACTATTTACCGGATCTATTGTGTAAACGTCCCAGTTTGTACGATCCTCTGGGTCATACTTATTAATTATATCTTCTATGAATATTTTTGATGATTTATGTTTCAATTTATGAACGGTTGCTTTGTTGAAGTTTTGAATTGACGCGTACAGTGATTTGCAATATAGCTGGTATTCATAGAAATTTTCCAGTTTTGTCACGCAACCCAAAACATTTACCAATGTACCAACCGGAAACTTTTGGTCCCATGCATGAAATTGAAATACCACGTATTTGTTTGGTAGCTTTTTATTGAATCCTATCGGTTTTTTATACGGAACCAAGAATGGTGGTAAGCGTTTATCATCTGGCACGCATTTGTAATAAAATCTATTGTTATCTTTTCTCCCATATTCCTTATTGTCTGTTAAAACAAGAACGCCCGGAATCATTTTTAAACATCGTATAGATGAATGTGCTATAGTTAGTTTTTTTGTTTCTTTGTCATAGTCGAATATATCGCCATTAAATAGTTTATTTGATACTAAATTATTTAATGTAAGATTAGTTTCGGTTAATTTTAATGAATCATATACTTTGTATGATTTGTAAGTGCGGTCATCAATTTGAATTTTGTACATATCTTAACTGTAAATATGAACGTTGTAATATATTTGTTCAATTAATTTAAATATAAGGTATTTTTTAATGTAAATGTCCCTTATTAAGAATTTATTTTTTATTTTATGCTTTTTTTTATTTATTTCACCAGGCTGTCAAGGTAAATATTACCCAAATGATAGGATTAGGGTCTGGGAAACGATCCCTAAATTTAAAGTATTTGAATTTGTTAGAGGATTCCTCCAAATACACGGTATCCATAACTGCTACTATTTTTTAGAAACCGCCGATGAATTGAGATTCAAATGTTTTCGCAATGGTAAAGTCGTTGAAATGGTGACGCATATCATGGATGACCCAACGAAATATGTTCCAACGGTAACTACTGTGACCTGGATTTAATTAATACAATATAGTCAATGCCATCAAGCCTCCAATTATTGCTAAATTTTTGTCAAACAGCAATTTCATAATTCCTTCTTTACTATGATACAACAATGTTGCTAAAATAGTAAAAATCAACAACGAATATATCGCTACGCGGGCTGCACCAAACATCATCGGGATAAAATACGACAATATCAAGACCAATGGGGCACCTATTTCTACTCCTATCGCACCCATGATTGCCAACTTATAAAACATCTCCGGCATCTTTTTCACCGGGAACACACCCTTAAATCCCTTCACCGTTGACCCAAAATTATTTATTTTATTGATTCCCGCCTTTACAAAAATCAAACTCATCAATATTGTTGATATTAATAACCACATATAGTATATAGATGGAATTAATTTTCAGATTTTTTGATAAAGAAGAGTGGAGCACTTACGGTACTCTAAACGTTATTATCCCCCTGGTGATTTTTATTTTATTTAGACAAAAACTAACCGCATCTTTATTGATTTTCATGTCTTTACTAGGAATGATGCATGGTGACCTTTTAGCAAAAATATTATTCACTGGCTTTCTAAACTTTTTAGTATTTGAAAATAGCATAGCTTGGATTGGTAGAAGTATTCTTTTAGTGGTTTCAGTTGTACTTATGCATATGGTACCATACAAAAATCCAGTTCATATGACCGTCTATAATAATGAATTAGCGATGAATATGACACGCGCGGCCATTATTATGTGGATTAGTTATATTCTTTATTTAATTTTAAAACCATTGTATAAAAAGTATGTCGCAGCTTAATAATGATAAGTTCATAAAGAAAATCAACGAAAAAATTGATTCAATTGACCAAAAATTGGCAAGCATTGAAGATAATATTAGTAAGTTATTAGACATGCAAAAAAATGTAAATAAAAATGCTGAGAAAATGGGTGAACATATTGATTTCGTTGAAAACGTATACGATAATGTCAAAAATCCCCTTGGTTATATTTGTAACAAGGTTAGTTACCTGGTGGGTAGTGATAATTATTCCCTTGAAGATGTAAATGTAAATGAAAAAGATAATAGTAATAAAAAAGATGTTAGTGTTAGTAAAGGTGAGAGAAGAGTGAAAGAAGAGGTAGAAGAAGATAAACTTACCAATGATTACAATAGTGATTTTGAAGAGGTAGAAGAAGATAAACTTACCAATGATTACAATAGTGATTTTGAAGAATTTTAAACATTTTCACATTTTGAAAATGACGAAGTTGATGCGAGTATATACAATTAACACATTCATTGAATTGTGTAGGTGTAGGTCCTTTGCAGCATATGAGCAGGAAAACTAAACCCATCTTCAACATCATCGTCATCATCGTCATCATTTAACACTTCTGCTACACAACGTGTTAGTCCCTTTGGTGGTGCTAACTCGCTGATATCATCTAATACTTGAGCATTTGCGCGTCTCAACATTGGCAACCTACCGAATTGTGTCATTGGAGGATACGATGTATTATCAAGATTGCCCTCCATTCTATGAGGGGCTGAACTATGTCGCTGTAAATGTGTAAAAGCCGGCAACGTATTTGCATCATTTTCCTCCATTTGTGTTAGATTTTGACTGACACATCGCATAGCACTTAATACAGGCATAGGCAGATCTGGATCATAGCCTGCTTCGCCACCGAATGTAAGTGATTGGTCCGTATTGAAACCAAATCTCGCACCAGTTTTGATTGCGTCTTGATTTGCTCCCAAGAATATACACTGGATGTTGTGCTTACTCTTTGCTATTTCAATTGCTTCATGCAGCTTTCTCACCGGTTGATGTGACATGTTATCATCGCCATCGGTCAACAAGAAGAACCACGCTCTTATATCGCATTCGCAGTCGTCGTTTTCTTTTTCGATCTGTTTTTTCCTTTCGATCAACAGATTGATTTCGTACAATGCTGTGTCTACCAAGCGAGTTGCGCCATCTGCTTGAAGATCAATTGCATTTGAATCCACGTCGGAAATGTTCATGAAATCCGTTCCATAAACTACTTTCTCGTCGTCTATTTTTGGCAATATTTGTTTCGCAACACTGTCAAATGTAGCTAGACGGAATGATGTTTCTATATTCTTGTCTGTCGCTTGTTTTTGACGGTCTTGTATTAATTCTTTTAATCCGGTTACCAAGCCGTTTAATATACCGATCATTGAACCCGAAGTATCAACTAGGGCAGTTCCTACTGAAATTTGTTTTGTCATAAGTGAAGTCATAATGGATGTTAGGGTATATATCATTCATTAATAAATAATTAATTCAATTTATTTATTAATGTAATTAAAGTTGTGTATTGTTTGCTGCCACGGGAATAGGGGGAGGGTTAAATGTTGCAGTTGGATGTGTAACTGTGGATTCACCCTTGATTATTTCATTGCTACTTGGTGTTATTTTATTTCCAGGGTGGTTTTTGTTTTCCACGTTATTTTTTGTATCTTCAACTTCATTATTGCTTTTCACTACATTCACCATATTCCTTTTTATATTTTGATTTTGCAATAAGTACAAACATAAATGGGGTAATATAGCCACATTATTCATAAATGTACGATACTTAAAAACGCATATAGAGGATAGTTTATTGTATTTGATAGAATATAACCAATAGGGTGGTATAACCAACATGTGTCCCTTGTCAATTTCAATATCAAGGACCTTTACCTTGCCAAAATCATTTTTATATTGAGATTGTATATTCCAAGGATTGATTAGGGAACGAAACTCAAAGTTATCATAATCTTTTTGAATGTACAGGTATTTATGACTCTTGGGTGGTATCAATTTCACTGTTATCTTACCTGATGTTACAAAGTAAAAATTTCTGAAATTCATATTGTATCGTAATGGTGTTTCCGCGTTTATTGTCCCTGACTGAAAATCATATAAACAATTTGAAACTAATGGTGGTCTTAAAAATGCATCATTATATTGAAACTTCTTTACTACCCCAGTTTCTTGTAGGAAATCACCGTTGTTTTCTGTTATATATTTTCCATCTTTTTTTTGAAACAATTGGATACTTTCGTTTAAAATAAATGGGAGATACATTTCACTGTTATCATCAATTACACCAGGTTCGCGCATTTTTACATCAAAAGCACCATAATTATCGACCAAATTCGTTAAATTACATTCTTTCAACAAAAGTTCATTATCAAAATTAAATAAAACAGGTTGTCTTAAATTGCATACCTCTTCCAATTTATCCTTTGATGGTTCTTCTATAGTATATAATTCTAAATCATTGCTAGTTTTCAAATGATAGTAAATATGTAAATAAAAAAATAATACTAATAAAAATATTAGAAATTGAAAGAATAATTTCATTAATAAATTTTTAGATATTATTATCTATTATTTTCCGTATTGTATAAATTAAAAGTCATCGGTATTTTCATCTTCCTTTGGTGCCAACGCCATTCGTATACAACTAAAGTTTTTTATTTGAAGTAGGTCTTCTTCTTCCGTTGATTTAAAATCAATTTCATCAATTATGTAATTAATTATTATCGGTTTATTATTGGAACATGATATATGCAAATAAGGTGCAATTTTATCTAAATTCACTATATCGTGCAAGTATTTTGTGTCAAATCGCACATTTAAATTCGTATTTTCCAATACGCCAAAATATTTTACATTTTCATCCTTTATTTTTACAGTCATTTTCCCAGTTAAAACTCCTGTACCTGTTAATTCTAAATGGTCATCGTCTGAATTACAGACAAAATCCACGTTATCGCTAAACAATGTCATCTCACTTATCAATCGTTTAAATTCCGATGTTTCTATTAAAAGGTCCAATTCCGCTTCTTCTATCGGAACTTCTAGATTATTTGGGTCCATATCCAGAAGACGAATCTCAAATGACTTATCCATATCATTACTATTAACAAAGTTGACAAACATATAATCCGGTTTATCTGGTTTTAATACTATTTCTAATTGCTGCCCATCACGAATACACGAAAACAACTTAAATATCAATTCGCAGGATAATCCCAAATTAAAATATTCAGGGTCATTTTTATCAAATTCAAATTTATCAAACCATTCGGGTTTAATATTTATATCATATAAGCAAATATTTGCTGTATCTAATCCTTGTGTATATAAACCATCGCTTTTTACAGTGAGTAATACATCTTTTGAGATATTATTGATATATTTAAATATATTTGTAAATTTGGTTACTTTTTTCTTGTTGGACAATACTAGTTTCATTATATTATTTATTTAATAATATAATCATTAAATACTTTCAATTAATTTATTGTTCCCTAATTTCGAGCCGGACATTGTTTGATTTCATTCCATCAATATCTTTTCTTAATTTATCAACTACGCTTTTTAGTTTTCTTACCGTTTTAACAACACTTCTTGAAAGATCTTCGCCAGGCTCCAAGGATTCTTCAACCGTGTTTGTCGATACCTTTTTCATTTCTTCATCCATTTTAAAAATCCTCACATTGGTTTCGTCACGAAACAATTCAAATTGTTGTTGTACTGTTTTCAATAGTTCCTTCATAGTTGTATTTTCACTTAACAAAGCTTTGTTTTTCAAATCCAATTCATTTACAAAAGTTTCTAAATCTTTTCGCTTATTTTCAGATTTTTCTATTTTATCAAACATTTGCTTTTCTACTAGATTTAAATTATTTGTACAAGCATTGATTAGTTGCTCATTGCGAGCATTCACTTTGTTATTTTCAGACATCATTTGTTTAACTTCATCCGTTGTTTTAAGGATTTTTTCATTATCTGCTTTCAAATTAATTAATCTCTTTTCATGCCATTCCAATACTTGATTGGAATTAACATTATTTTGAACTGTGTTTGCTACTTGTTGTCTGGTTTGTGTTTTTTGTTGAATTTGTTGTCTTAATTGGGCACTATTTGGGTCAACAACCCGATTTCTTCTTACATTCATACGCCACGACATATAATAAATTATTGTGATTTTTTTTCCTAAAATATCACGAATTATTACTAATTAAGCCTTCATATCCATTGAAATTTTTTCGTGATATTTGTAATTCTTTATTTTAATATCCTTCATTGTATAATCATCAATATCCGTATATTTATTTGCTATTTCTATTGTAGGAAAATTATATGGCCTACGTAACATTTGTTTATTTAATGTTGAAATATGTTCTTCATAAATATGTGCATTACCTATATGATAATGGAATTTTGTCGGTTTTAATCCGGTCATTTTACCTATTATATGTGTAAGGAAACTATATGATGCGATATTAAAAGGTACTCCTAAACCAACATCACCGCTGCGTTGATACATAGAACAATGCAATTCATCTTCCAAGACATTAAATTGTGTTAATACGTGACAAGGGGGTAGCGCCATTTCATTAATTTGCATTGGATTCCAAGCTGACATGATTAACCGGCGTGAATATCGCGTATGAGGGCTATTTAATGAATCTATTATATATTGCAATTGATCTGCTCCCTTTCCCGAATAATCTGCTTCGCTATCTGTATATGGTGCATTGAAATAACGCCATTGATGACCATATACTGGCCCCAAATCATCTTCTTTTAAATGATATAATCCTCTTGAATCTAAAAACTCCCTTGAGGCATTATCGTTCCATATCTTTACATTTTGGTTTTTTAATAATGTATTGCTTGTGTTTCCGTTGATAAACCAAAATAACTCTTTTAAACAAGTTCGCCAGGCAACCTTTTTTGTCGTTAATATAGGCATAGTAGAGTTATCCAGGTCAAAATTCATATTAGCGCCTATAATACATTTGGTTTTACCATTTCTAGTATTTACAGTTTTACCTTGTTTTATGATACGAGATAGTAAATTAATATATTGATATTCTTGGTGATTTATCATTGTGCGAATCATTGTCTTCTATATATTTATTTAATCTTATTTTAATTTCTTTTTATAAAACATATGGAAGCAATCGATAATAATGTACAGAAATTAACCAAAAAAGATTTCGTTAAGCACGTCTTTAATTTTGATAGTGATACTAAATCAGAATTAATGAATATTGTACAATATACTGCTTTAGCATTAATTCCTGTTACTATTCTAAATAATGTTGTGAAACACGTCATTCCAGAAGCCGATCAAACCAAAACAACTTTAGAAATAGTTATTGAAGTTTTAGGGCAAATAGTTATTGTTTTACTAGGTTTGTTCTTTAGTCATCGTTTAGTTACTTATTTACCTACTTATAGCGGTAAAGAGTATGTAGATGTTAACTTAATACCTATTATTTTGATTACCCTTGTACTTATGTATGATATTCAAGGTAAATTAGGAATGAAAATCAACTTTTTATCACAACGTGCAAGTGATATGTGGAATGGACGACAAGAAAATATGGCCAATAATTCAGAAGAAAAGAAAAAGAAGGCAAGTAATAAAGTAACCGTATCACAACCAATTTCAGAGGGTATGCGCAGTGGTCGCTCAATGCCCCCTTTACCTGTTAGTAACCCTAGTCGTGCTCCTACACATAATGGTGGTAGCAATCCAAATATTCAAGAAGAAATAGATCATCATGAAGCCTCTCAAACTGGACAGGGTAATTATCATCAAGATGGTGGATATCCGGGTTTGGTTGGTGCAGCTGAGCCAATGGCCGCAAATGAAATCCTCGGTGGTGGTTTCTCTAGTTGGTAAATAAAAATTAAATATATATATAAATAATTTTTATTCTTTGTCTTTCAATAGATTTGGTGTAATCGCACTCTCTGTTCCAAGATTCTTTTTTATTATTTTTTTATTATTCACACCATCCTGTCCACCACTAGCACACATAATATTTTGAACCAATGCATGCCACTCCTGGCGAAGTTTCTCATTTTCAAGATAATTCGGGTTTTCTTGTTCCCACAATCTCAAACCTTGTATTTGTTTCATACTTATATCATGAATACTTTTATCTATTTTTTCATGTTCGTCATCTTCATTCCACATATCTTCATCTTTTACGTAAAACTGTAATTTCTTTGTGTCACTGCAATGAATTGGTCTCTCTGTTGGTGTCATCTGCTGTAAGTGTTTTATAAATATATTACTTAACCCTTTTGCATAACCATTGTCTTTTGTATAAATCAAATCTTCTATATTAATTTGTATTTGATTCATAAAATCGGTTAAATTAATGGCATCTTTACACTCCTCATTTAAAAATACATTAATTGTCATTTGTTTATTACCACAGTTTTTATATATTGTCTGGTTATATTGTTTTTCCTTTGATAATTCAAGTAATTGTTCATACATCATTTTATTTTGTTGTACTACACCCAATATCATATCTTTAATATTTGGATCATTGAAATTTTCTTCCGTAATATTGCTATTTTTTATATTAATAACATTATTTTCTTCATCATCTTCTATTATGTAATTTTTCTTTAATTTTTTATAGGTAATGTGTCCTTTACACTTATTTCTATGTCTCGATAGTCCACTCATATATTTATAACTCTTATTGCATTGAAAACATATATATGGTCGGGATAAATTATCATTTTCACCTATTGGATTTTTGGGGTTTTTTTTGTTATCATTGTTATCATTTTTCCATTTTTTATGTTTACGGGTTGATAAGTGTCTATCATAATCCTTTTTATTAGACGTTAAGAAGTCACATTTTATACATATATATTTTTTGGGGTTTTTTGGGGTTTTTTTTGTTACCATCGTTATCATAGTAAAGGATAATAAAAAACCCCTAAATTGTTTTTGATTTAATTAACCAAAAAACACGGGGGATGCTAAAATGAAGCTCTTTAAATTAAAAACACATTAAATAGTTCGCAATTTAAAGACTAGTGTTCGCTGTACCCTCCAGATGAAAAACTGAAAAAAAGGCTCTATGAATTTTTTTGAAATTTTCTTTAAGTGTTTTGGCGCATTAACTCAATAAATTGGATTTTTTACTTAAATAAGGTGAAATCCACATCCTCTAGTCGCCTCCATGATGACGAAAAAAAACCCCAGACTGAAATGGAATTTATTGAATTGTTTATTAGCATAATGTGTAATATTTATCGATGGTAGTTGAGTGGTCCAGTCATTATCATTTTTGGTCAAAAAAATGCTATCCTCTTATTTTGAAAAAGTTGCAAAAATTAATGACATTGTTAATAATAATAAATAATGCATAAAAATATTTTTGGGGTTTTTTTGTTATCATTAAAAATGCTACAACTTTTTGAGTTTTGACTCGGGGGTTTGGGTTTCAGGGGTTTTTAAGTATGTGTTTTGAGGTTTTTTGACATTTATTTTTTTGCTATTTAGAGGTCTTTAAGTATTTTGATATATTATATTAGTTTTTAATATAAAAGAAACAAATCGCTCATCCTCGTTTTTTGAATTCATTTCGTAACTTTTTTTAGAAAAATATTTTGAAATTTTGGATTTTTTGAAAATGGATTACGAAAATCGAGGATAAACTTTTCGTTTTGAAAAAACACTTTAAGTATCTATGAAAAAATATTATTTATTGGGTTTCGGATATAAAGATCTTTAAGTGAAATAATAAGTATTTTATTTTTCAAGTATAAAGAAGCGTAAATGTGTATCCCCCCGGTTTTTTTCTTTAAACCGAATAGAAAATAAGTTATTTAATAGACTATAATACTTAAAGAAATCAATTAAGAATAAAATATTGTAAGATTATATGAATAATATAGAATTACTTGATGCCCTAGAGAATGAGACAAATGCTTCAATTATGAAATTAACCAATAACAAAATAAAAGAAATCAAGAATAATATATTGCAAAAATTACAATTGCCCAGGGAGAAATTAAAAGAGTACCATAAAAAATTGAAAGATTACCGATACTGTAGTGATATGAATGATCTACAAGATGGGTTTTTTATTAGGTGGATATCATTAAAAAATCCAGAAAAAATTAAATTGACTAATGGGACTCATGTGTGTGACATATTATTTGAAAATAAAATGTTACAAGTATTATGTAGAGGTATAAATGGTCGTATATTTAAAATAAGATTTGATGAATGTATCATTTTTCAAAAATTATCTGACCAGGAGAAGGTTATTTTATCTGTTTTGGATTATTTGGATAAGTGAAATACGTTACCTGAACCGTAAACTAAATACCCAAGTATAATAAAGTATATAATTACTGGTATTTCTTTTCCATCAAATCGTTTAAGTATTTTTGCGCTACCAGGTGCCATATTCGATAAAACAATCATCAACAACAATAAAAAAGTTAAAACAGCAATGATAACATATTTTACCGGTGGATTTTGTATTGGCAACCTAAATTCTTTATTTTTAATATTTCGGTTATTTTTGATATAACGATAAATATTCATTCCGATTTTACGTATAGACCATAATATCCCCCAGGATAAACCACCAATTAAAGCTATGTTTACCGTATCGTATTTTTTATATAAACCATTTCTAATAAAAAATACTGCAATAATCCATCCAAAACCTCCTATTAAAGCTTCGGCAAATTCCGTATCATTTAATATAATCATCTTATATTATAATTATATTAAATTAATTTTGTGGGATTTCATATACATATACATTTTTATTAGGCATATCTCGTGCATGTCCATGCGTGTAACAAAAAGACTGGTCTGCTTCACCATAATTACAAATAAAATCTTCCGGTTGAATATAATATTGACCTCCATCATAACTATCTATAACAGTTATGAAACCAGCATATTCATCATAATTATCTAATTTAACTTCGCTTTTATCTACATCACCATTATTATACCTATATCTATTAAGTATAATATTTTCAGGCACCTGTCTCAATTCATTAAAATTTAAACCTTTATTTTCTTTTACAGTTCTTGATTATCATCAACATTAATAGTAATATCATTGCCATCATCAGAAAAAGTAGGAAATTCTATGGCATTTTGTGTCACTGGTTGCAATGATGTATCTTCGGGTGTTGGTTCAGGTGTTTCTAAATCATCCATGTTGTCAATATCTCCAATATCTATTTCATCAACCGGTTTAGTTGGCATTCTCTTTGCACTTCTTTTTCTTTTTCTTTTTCTTTTTGATGGTATATATATTAACAGTAGAAATAAAAACTTATAGAATTTTTTTACGCGTCTTTCTTAAAGCTCGTCCTCGTTTATTTTGTATCAATTTTACTCGTTTTTTACAAGTAAACCGATATAACTTCAACCCTTTTCGTTTCAATACACTGTTAATACATATCCCTATACTAGCCTTTTCTTCCAATTTTACTTTTTTAATACATGAACACAGTTTTTTACCAATTAGTCTTTCTACCTTGGCCTTCCTGGCTGATTTTAATTTTGGAACCGTTTTTCTGTAAAATTTTAATATTTCACGATAATCATTTGATGTGAGATCCATTAATATATATATTAAACATATTTAATTACTTTCGCACATATAATTATATATGAAACATATTATATTTGACTTAGATGAAACTATTGGAACATTTTATGAATGTTCATTATTATACGAAGCTTTGGGACATACGTTAAAGAAAAAAGTAAAGAATATTGATTTTTTTAAAGTTATCGATACCTTTCCAGAATTTTTTAGGCCAGGTATATTTGATATTTTTAACTATATTAAAGATATCAAAGACATAGAAATAAATTTATACACTAATAATCCGTATAAGCTTTGGGTTTACATGATCAAATCATATATTGAAAATAAAATAGGAAAAAAGATTTTTAAACACGTCATTTATGGATGGAAAAAGTTTGATGGAACAAATGCAGATACAAGAAGAACAACAAATGCTAAAACATTAACAGAATATAATAGGATAATTGATAATAAAAAACATTTAAAAATGCTGTTTTTAGATGATACTTTGCACGCACGAATGGTAGGTGTAAACATGGCATACCTTCATTTAAACCCATATAAAATAGGCAAACCAATAAATCATTTTATAACCAAATATTTAAAATCTTCCGTGAATGAAATTGAACAAAAAAATAAAGTTGAGTTTATAAGCTATATTCTTAATAGATATCAACCTGAAGAAGAACCAACGGAAGCAAATTCATTTATGAAAGGAACGTTAGAATCAAAAGATATTCTACCCAATGTCAAGATATTTTTAAACGATTCAACTTTATCTTAAACGCCCACTCACCAGGTTGGCAAAAATATTTATAATATCTAAAAATACATTAATGGCCTCATTTACGTAATCTGGTATTTTACAATTCTTAGCATTTATTTGCAATTTCTTAGTATCGTATAGTAAAATGAACGTAAATAAACCAACAATACCATATGATAGTATACGTTGCAAAGAATTCAAACTAACAGTAGGATTCATGAAAAAACTCATAGATATTCGCATTACAATTGCAATAATTAACAATGATAACAAAATAGGACCCCACGTTAATGATATCCATTCCGGCTTATAGAATGCTATACCAGATATAAGCGCTACCATTGCAAAAGTACTGAATAAAGTCGATAGAAATATTCCACTATTTTTTGCAGCTAAATATATAGGCAGCATATTTAAACTTAATCCAAGTACAAGAACAAGCCAACCGAAATGTTTTTGAATAAAGTTACGTGGATCAGTTTTCAATGTGAATAGTAATATACCAATCAATAAAGCTATTCTAATAATAAATTTTCCAAAGCCACCCCCGTAAATAAAATATAGGGAAGGTGGTAAATGATTGGACAACAACATAACAAAAATCACCATCAAAAGAATAGTGAGTAAAATATAAAGGTACGAATTTAAAATGTAGTGATTACACGTTAGTTTATTATTGGAATATGCTTTCTTATGTATAAGATAAGCAGTAATAGCAAATGTTAAAAGCAAACTTAATATCGTTGTAGTATTCATTTATATTAAAACGATATAATAATTAAATAAGGTTGTTTATTCTACGGTTAAAAAACGCTTTTTGAACAAGTAGTGTACAAAATACTAATAAATATAAATAAAATACTAGTGTCATAATAACACTATGTGCCGCATATAAATTTTCCCCAGTTGATATATTATAGTTGTGTATTTGATTATTATCATCATATATATCATATCCACTGTTATCGGTGTCCATTAAATAAAAAGACGATATACCTTTAAATTAATTGATTTAAATAATACCTTGTTAAAAACAATTAATAAATCATGAAGCTTTGTAACGAAATATACGAAAATACAAAATATAATAATGTATTTGCAGAATTCCCATTTGAATTGTCCGATTTTCAAAAATACTCGATAGAGGCGATTTTGCACGGATACAACGCGTTAGTGACAGCACCAACCGGTTGCGGTAAAACGTTACCCGCTAATTTTGCAATAAATCATTTCACTAAAAATAAAAAAAAAGTAATTTACACATCACCAATCAAGGCATTGAGCAATGAAAAAATGATGACGCTTGCTGAGAAAAATCCTGGCGTATCATTTGGACTATTAACCGGTGATAAAAAATTCAATCCAGATGCCGATGTTTTGGTAATTACCACCGAAATACTAACCAATACCTTGTTTAAAATGAAGAGCAAAGAAAAAACTGTATTGGATTTTGATATGGATATTGAAAATGACCTTGGGATGGTGATATTCGATGAAATTCACTACATTAACGATAAATATCGTGGTGGTGTATGGGAAATGGCGATTATGATGTTACCAGAGTCAGTAAGAATATTAGGGTTATCAGCGACAATTGACAAAGCAAATGAGTTTTGCGAGTGGATTGAAACGTTACGCGGTGAGACGTGGCTATGTCCTGCGACAACACGCATTGTTCCATTGGAACATAACTCATTAACATTCTATCCAGATTCCTTAATTAAAAAATTAAAACCAAAGGATCAAGACACGATTTTAAGTATAAACGGGACACCGGTAACCATGAAAAGTGAAGTTATAGCCTTCGATGAGAAAGACTATCATGATAGGTGTAAAAAAATGAAGATAATGGAAAATAAAAATGTGAGCGAAACATTTGTCATGAATAAAGCGGTTGAATATTTAAAAAATAACGACAAGTTACCAGCATTGTGTTATGTATTTTCAAGAAAGAAAACACACGACCTGGCTAGTAAAATAACGATCCCTTTATTTGAAACAGGGAGTAGTATACCACATACAATCGCAAAAGAATGTAAGCAAATAATTATAAAAAAAATACCGAATCACAAAGAGTTTACAAATACAAAAGAATATAGGAATATGGTGAAACTACTTGAAAAGGGTATAGCTGTTCATCATAGTGGAGTGATATCTATATTCAGAGAAGTAATTGAAATACTTATCGGAAAAGGATATATAAAGTTATTATTTGCTACGGAATCTTGTGCTATTGGATTAAATATGCCAACACGCTCTATATTATTTCCTTCCCTGAGAAAGTATGACGGTAAGTCGTTTCGACTAATAAAATCACACGAATATGCACAGATGGCAGGTAGGGCTGGACGTCGTGGTATCGATACTAGAGGATATATATATCATCTAATGAATATCGTGAATAAAGATTTTCAAATCAATGCTGTGGAATATAGGTCTATGTTGTCTGGAAAACCAGAGACATTAACATCAAAGTTGAAAATATCATTCGGTCTTCTTTTGAAATTGACAGCAATGGAATATAATGTGAATGAATTTATGGAAAAGAGTTTATTATCGGTTCATTCAAAAAAACGATTTGTTGAGTTGCGTTCTAAAAAAGAATTGATGATAAAAGAACTGGAAACATTATCAGAATCCGTTAATTTTGATAAAAGAGTTGAATTAGATAAAATAATCATGCAGGAAGAAATGAAATGGTCGAATGTGACAATTATTCGTAAAGGAACGTTAACTGATGAAGAAATTAAAAATTATAAAAATTGGTTGATAAAAAAGGATGGGTTATCAATATTGGAAGACAATATTAAAAATCTGGATGAAATAATAATGTCATCGGTGACCCGTTCAAGACAATTACTTTTGGATCAGGAATTCATTAATAAAGTTGAAGATAAGCTTACACTTACCGGCAAAGGACGATTGGCGTTTAATTTACATGAAATTCATCCATTGGCAATGGCCGAATTTATGAATAGTAAGCAAATAGAATCATTGACAGCGAATCAAATAGCTAGTGTACTTAGTATATTCACAGATGTAAGGATCAGCGATGATTGTAAGATATTTCAAGTGAATATGGTACATTGTAGTCAAAATGTAAAGAATGCAGTGAATTCAATAAAATATTGGTATGATAAGTATTATGATTTAGAGACGAGATATCATACGGAATTTGTAGATGACTACGATATACATTATGATATGATGGAATTGATTGAAAAATGGACATATGCCAAAGATGAAGTAGAATGTAAGGAAATATTAGACGAAGCATCATACTGGGGAATATATGGTGGTACATTTATTAAAGCAATATTTAAAATAAATAATATAGCGATGGAATTGGAAAAAGTATATGAAGAGAATGAAAATTTAGCAATGAAGGAGAAAATGAAAGGCATTCAATATCTTATTTTGAAATCAATCGCTGTAAATCAATCACTATATATTTAGGTATTTGTACAAATTATAAAATAATTATATTTTTAATAGTTATAAACGATGGCAAAAACCAAGTTCGACGACGCCAACGTTGGAGTTACACTCGTACAGCTGGATGGTAGTGGAAACATTGAAGTTACACTAGACACTGCCATCGTTGAAAAACAAACTCACAATGTAAATGATGTTACATTATTAATCAATGGAAATAATAATGTAGTTACAGAATTGAAATATCCCGCAAGTAATAAAATTACATTAGTTCCATCTATGTTGAATTCAGGTGCAAATGAGAATTTATCCACGGATGCACAGGCAAGCGTAGTAGATAGTGGTGGAAATAAATATATTTTTAATGGTTTAACAAGCTATGATAGTAATCGTAAGTTTCATCTACCGACTGGAAGTTATATCATTAGAAATGTACCAGAAGCACATCCTATAGCAATATTGAACAATGGAAATAGTAATATAAGTTATCAACCGGAGAACACAACACCAATTACGATCAAAGTGAGTGGAGGTGCGTTTTCACCGACGAATGGGGATTATTATACGTTTACGGATGCAAATGATAATCCTATTCAGGTAGGTGATGGAACATTTCTTTTCATGCGAGGTAAGAAATATCGTTTTCAAGGAAACGGTGTGAGTTCAAGTCACCCATTTAAGATTTTTTCGGGGGGCGCATTTTCTGCGGCGATAGTAGATAATGAAGTAGTAGAAGTAATTATACCCTTGAATCAAAGTACTACTGCTGGAGATTTATACTATCAATGTGACAATCATAGTGCAATGAAAGCAAATATGTCTTTGATGCAGAAAGCAGTGACGGGAAGTACAAATGATGCGACTTATGATTTCTTTTATGGTGACGTAACATTAAATGTAACAGGAGATTTCGGTACAATGAGTGTTTATTGTTATTATCACGGATACATGGGTGGTGAAAATTTGTTTGTATATGGACCAGCGGGTCAACAAGTGCAAGCAAGTGATTTATCAAATGTTTATTTTAGTTATACGAAACATAGTGATACAGCGAGAAACTGGGACAATGGAAGTGGTTTGGTATTTTCATCATTCCATTATGATGTGAATGTACCGAAGTTGCTTAGCAAATCATATACAGTAGAAGAAACATACGCTCCATTATCAATTCCAATAACAGGTACAGATTTTATATCTTCGGTAGGTTCTTTTACAGCAACAAATGGTCTCAGCGCACAAAGGTCACATTATAAAAATAGAGTTATTGTAACACAACAGCCTCCAAATGCTTCTGGTACTGTTTCAATAAAAGAATATAATGAATCATCTGGAAGTTGGGATAATATTATGGATTTATATACTGGAAAAACCCAATACCACGCAATGAATGATAAGTATGCGGTAATGCAGATAGAGTGGTCGCAAAATGGTGATAATGGAACAATAAAATTAAGAAAAATGAATATAGAAAATGATACAGTAAGCGATGTACAAGATTTAATTATAGGACCTGATGTGGCGGCAAATGATAATGCAAATATCGAAAAGATGACTAATGGTAAATTATCTGGAAAATTTTATTTTTTCTCAGTAGAAACTGATTGGAATAAAAGACCATTTTACGTTTGGAATTTAGAAACGAATGTACTTAGTGCAATGATGTCATATAGTGATTCTCCCGGAAATTTATATAATCAGGGCGGAAGTTATGAATTCGGTACTGTATTTGACGTTAATGGTAATACATTAATAGCACAAGATAAATACGGTAAATATTACATATATGAAAATATTAATGATACGTGGACATATCAACAGACACTTGATTTATCTACTGAAATGAGTGGATTAAGTAGTAAAAATTGGTCAGAAATAATGCAATATACAAAAATAAAGATAGATGGTGATAGGGCAATAATTGGGTATTCTAGAGCGAATAGCAACGAAGGTAAAATTTTTGTTATAGAAAAAAGTGGTGGCACTTGGAGTAAAACAGCGACATTAACAATAGGTGGAAGTTATCATTTCGCCAAATATATATATCTTGAAGGTGATGTAATATTAGCTACAGCTGAATATAGTTCGTATAGAAACAAATTATATACATTTACATATTCCAATGGTTCATGGTCTGGAGGACCGAATACATTTTTTAACTTATCATCATCGAATTATCGTTTATTTCACGAAAATATACATAATACTTCTAATAGTGGTATTTATAGTTTCCCGGAGAAATTTGTTAATATAGGGTCATATGTATACATAAACGTAGTAAATGTAAATGTATCAAATGCGTACTTAGCTAATGCATCCGATTATAAGATAATGAGAATACCGAAAAGTTTATTATCTTCTGTTAAAAAATTAGATTTATCTTTATCCGAAGAAGTTCAAAATAAAACATACAATAAAGAAAATTTCACGGTTAAAGATACATCAGGCAATAAAAATATTGTGAAGAATATTTCAACTAGTGGTAGTACATTATCATTAGAAATAACGGATGTAATAACAGATATGAACAATGTAGAATTAATTTATGTTCAAGATTCTTCTTCTGCATTACACGTAACTGATTTATGTGGTAATAAAATGGTTGGATTTATTGATAATAATGTGGTTGGCCCTCTACCATTGAATTATAATGTAGTCGGAACCACAGTAGAAATAGAATTCGATGAAGATTTGAGTGCAAATACACCAGTATTAACATTATCTTCATATGATGTATCTATACCAGTAGTTTCAACACAGATTAGTGGTAATAAAGTTACATTAACAACGGCTAGTGTTTTGGCTACAAATATAGATATTGATGTGGTCTATTCATATGACAGCAATAATAATAGTAATAATTTGATTGATGGTAGTAATAATGCATTGATTTCTAATATAAATCACACTATTACAAATGGTCCGGCAATACCATTATCAGCGGTTCATGGATATTTGGATGAACCAGTCTATAGATTTGATGCAACGGCATATACAAATAAAAAAACGATTAGTAGGGGAAGCGCAACTTATCAATATAATCAGACGGCTATAAATGATACGTGGGCATTTGTAAAATCAGAATTTAATTCAACAAGTATTAATGTATATAAAAAAGATGAGAACGATAATTGGAATTATTTTCAAAATATAAACGGATATGCATGGGCGCCACCTGGTTCATTCGGAGATCCACCTTATTATACGGCAAGTAATTCAACAAATTATGCCGGTACAGAGTATTGGCTTTTTCAAAGTATGGGACATTATATAAAAGAAGTAACAGAAAATTATTTTATATTTGATGCTCCAATATATAATAGTGGTGGATGGAATCTTCACACTATGTTAATACTCTATACATTTAATGGTACGAATTGGGTATTCCACAGTTTATTTAAACCTTTTGAGCAAACATCCTCTAGCGCCACACCACTGTTACAGTCACCTGTCACGGACACAATTAAAGAAAAAGGTGGTGAATTATATATATATAAGAATGAAAATATAGCGAGTAATTATGATGCCGGTGGAATAAAAATTGTAAAATATTCCGTTGAAAATAATAGTTGGAGTACATCAAGTGTAATAGTTAAACCTAGGTCAAGTAGTAGTATTCCAACAAATTTTGGAAGAAGTTTCGAATTTTGTCGCGATTTTTTAATAATTGGATGGAGAGAGAATGGTGACCCAACAGGTGGAACAAATCATTCTTCTGTACAATGGTCGGGTAAAGTTGAAGTATGGAAACACAATGGTGCAAGTTATGAAAAAGTACAAGATATTTATCCAAATACACCAGTAAATAGTGGTTATTTCGGAGAAAGAATATCCGCATATGATGATATGTTTATTGTTGGAAAAAAGACCAATCATCCAATACAAATATATAAATTAAATAATGATAAAACAAGCTTCATAGAACATTCTACTATTTCACCACCTGGAAGCAGTAATTTTGGATATCATTGTGTTATATTAAATGCAAATTATGCTTATATCGATGACAATGGGGGCGCAATATTAGAATATAAATATGAAAATGATGTATGGAGCGCAACTGGACAAAGTTTCACTACAGACATACCAAATCAAACAAAAAAATTAAAAATTATTAATGATAAAATGATAATACAGTACAATTCTAATCAAACAGATCATATTTTAACAGGTACGCAAGATGGTACATTTCCAGTATTATCTAAAAAGATATCGGAAATTACAATGCGTTCAAATATAAATGATTTGTCATTAAATGCGCAAAATTTTGCAGTGCGAGATTCAAGTGGAACTATAAATACTGTACAATCAGCCACTATTAAAAGTGGAAAAATAAATCTATTTACAGAAAATAATACAATATTGGCTTCAACGCAAATTGATTACATTAAAGATAAAGATGTAAGTTTCAATATGGTGGATTCAAATGGTTTAACAGTCAATAGTTTTGTAGTGAATAATATTTTGGCTCCTATTCATATTGATCAAGAAGCATCAGGAAACCAATTAACGTTGATTTTTAATGAAATAGTTGAAGATTTATCATCTACATCCGTATTTTCCATGGTAACAGATAATGTGTCAAATCAAATAACAAATGTAAGTAGCAATGGTCGTAATATTGTTTTAACTGGTGCAAATACATTTGAAGAAGTGGATTCGCTTCTAATCTATACAAAAGATGCTAGTAGCGCGCATTTCAATATTAGAGATTCGGATAGCAATGTAACAGAGTCATTTACAAAGAATATTTATTTCAGGCCTCCTAGAGTAAATTCCTTGGCTCGTGTTGAAATGAAGAAGATAAAAATGGTAATGGATAAAGAAATGACAAATCAATTTGATTTGAGTAGTGTATTGTTGACAACCAATAATGTAAATAATGTTATAACAACAATAGATGTGAGTGGAAATAACGTGTTTTTCACAGTCACAGATGATATCGTGGGTGTTGGATTAAATAAATTTTCATATACGAAGGCGGATAACAAAGACAAAGATTTTATGGATATTCATAAAAATTTCATGAAAGACCTTTCCAATTCCACGGTTTTATTACCATTGGAAAAAACAGCAATAGAATTTTCAACAGCTGATTATAGAACTGTAACTGTAACTATGAGTGAAGATGTGAATCCTACATACGATAAAGCATTAATAGAATTTTCAATGACAAGTGATGGAAGTGATAATGCAATAGCGAATATAGGATTATCAGGTAATATAATAACAGTAACAACAGCGAATTCATTTGAAGATAAGTATAATGTATTGTCATATGCGGCAGATAATGTTACATTGGTTAATAATTTGAGGACAAATGGAGAACAGATTTTGGCTGATTTTTCGGAGATAAAAGATTTCAAACCACCAGGCATAGAAACATTTTCATACGGACAAGTTCCAGAATATACTGGATTTTTTACATCAACGAGTATATCAAATAAAGTAACTGTTGATTTTGACAAGGATGAACAACCTTATGGAGGTGCATATTTATCATTAGTAGATGATGTATTGGTGCAATTTGATGGTGTTGCTCCAATAGCTGCATATATTTATACAAAAACAAATGGGGTATGGGGAACAACACCTACACAAACATTAACAAATATTGCAGATGGATTAACACACAATAATGTAATTCCCGAAGTGTATGTTGGAGAAACCAAAAATATATGGTTTATTTGGCAACATTATAATTATGCAATATTGATGTTTAAATATAATGGGACAAATTGGGATACAACGTCGGTAGCGCCTTTGACAGATTTTAGTGGTCATTTATCTTCTAAAGAAGGAATATTAGAATATGAAAATGAATTATTCCTCGATAATTATGTATATCAAAAAGATGAAAATGGAAATTATATAAATAAAAGTCGTATAGGTGGTATTGCATCAAGTATGGTCGTATATAAAGACACACTTATTTGGGGAAATTATGTGACAGAGAGAAATGTTGACGGAACATGGCCCGATAATCAAAGTCAAACATTTACAATGAATGGTCAAATAAAGAAAACCGCATACGATGGTGAAATGTTATTTATATATGTAACAGGTGCATGGGGAGGAAACGGAATTTGGGTAGCACAAAAAAATTCGAGTGGAAATTGGCCAAATTTTGCGAATACAAGTTCTTTTGATTATTATCAAGATTACGGATGGGTAAGTGCCCCGAATATAGATAAAGATTATCCTCATGATATTTTTGTAGCTAGAAAAAATAAATTGTATTATATTGAAGGTGATAAATTTATAGAAGATGAATTTAATTTTGGCACAGATAGAAAATTAACACGAACAAAAACAGAATTAATTACCATAGCAAATAAAAACTGGGTAAATTATTTGTTTAAAAATACATTATTTATAAGAGATGATACGACAAAAACATTTGACATTTATGATGCTGAGTTATCACAAACAGGTACTCAAGATTCAAAAATTAAATTAAATGTGAAGTTTGATAAAAATATTGTGGATGTTAGTTTGAATGCGAGTGATTACTTTTTGAAAGGCCCGACAAACACGGAAATTGCCATTACCGATGCAATAGTGAAAGATAGTTCAAATATTGAGTTAACACTAGCTAGTGAATTATCAAGTGCAACAGTATTGGAATTCCACTATACACGTAATTCGGATATAAGTCACAATATAAAAGATACTCTTGGAAATTTCACGAAAGATATTATTCATGATTCTATTCCACCAATTTTAAATGAGCCAACGTTTCCAAAGATCGAAGGTAATAAAATAGTAATGATGTTTGATGGTAAATTGGAACAAAATAGTGCATTTGCTGGATTTTCAGCAACAACTGACGGGGAGAACAATGAAATTATTGCCAAAGAAATTGTATTTTCAAAATTGATATTGACGTTTAAGAAATTGGTAAGAGGTACAACAGTATTGTCGTATAGTAAGCCAGCACAGAATAAAGTAAAGGATTTTTATGGAAATGAATTGGCTAATTTCTCGAAAACATTTGTGAATGATGTCACTGAATCAACCGGTGTGTTACAGGGACCAGAATCAAATGTATTAAAGATATCAACAACAAAGGGAATTAAAGATATTAGCTTTAATAAAGCCGATTTCACTGTTACAGACGCTTCTGGAGAACGTGTAATTACTTCTGTATCAGCTGCGTTAAATAATGATTTGATTATCGATGTTAGTGGCGTAGTAGATCCGTCAAATGTAACAGTACGTTATAAGAAACCATTAGTATTTAATAATCAAATAGAGGATGTATCCGGTGGAAAATTGGATGATTTTGAGTTTATAGTAAGAAAATCTTTAACACGCGTTTCATCAGACGTTTCAAATAACATAATGACAGTTACGTTTAGTGAAGATGTAAAATTAATGAATTATGAAGACGTTAATTTAACATTGACAACAAACGGGGTTAGTAATAATTTTTCAGTAAAGCGAACTCGTCAAAATAAAAATCAATTGATAATTACACCATTGACAAATACTGAAATAGACAATCAAGACAATGTGTTGACATATACCAAAAATGGTAGTGATAATACAAAGAATATTAGAAATCTTAGTGATATTGCGATGGAATCGGTTACTATTTCAGATTTGAAACGACCCGCAAGTTATGTAGATAGTTCTATCGCTCATAGGCAAAGTAAATTACCAGGCACAACCTTAAGTTTTATTTCTACTACAACGCCTAGTGATGTATCGGCAAATGAAAAATTTGGCGAATCCGTAGCGGCTGGAACAACACATATTGCGGTAGGTGCTCCTGGAGATGATGGAACAGGTTCGGTCCATATGTATAAATTGATTGATACAGATACTATATCAGATAGTGATAAACAAGTGTTGAAGGGAAGTGATATATCGAATAATAGCGAATTTGGTAAAAAGGTTTTAATGGGTGGTGATAAAATGATAGCTACTACGGCAGATAATAAAATATATTATTTTGAGAAAAATTCAGATGGAACATGGCCGACAACCGAAACAATGAAAATTGTTCCTATGAATCCAGCGGATGATGTATCATCGAATAGATTTGGAGAATCATTAGCAATGGATAGTTCTAGTATTGTAATAGGTGCTCCGGGAATGGATGGGTCTGGTGGAGTATTTGTTTATAATATAGATGATATTTCAAATAATAATTTGACGATAGAATATGAATTACATCCACAAGATGCATCGGGAATCACTGAATTTGGTAAAAATGTAGCGATCGATAATGGAAATATTATAGTGTTGTGTGATGGACAACTTACACTAAAAACAATATATAGTTTTACACAAAATTTAGATAATTCTTGGCCAACGGTAGAAACCAAAAAGTCAAACTATTATATTGACGTGAGTTCTTCCAAATTTGGCGAATCATTGGATGCAGATAATGGTGTTTTGGCGATAGGTGATCCAAGTTTTGATAATAATAAAGGTATAATTCATATCTTGGATTTGAGTGGAAATGAATATGTTGAAAAAGCGAAATTACAAGGAAGTGATACAACTACGGATAGCGAGTTTGGTAAAAAACTTACAATGAACAATGGTGAATTATTTGCAATGAGTACTAGTGGAGAAACTTATAAATTTACTCAAAATGGAGATGGTAGTTGGCCAGTAACCGAAACAGTGATAATAAATAATATAGGTAATAGCGTAGATTTCGACAATAATCTTTTGGTGATAGGTGACAATAGTGAAAATAAAGTGCATTTACATTCGAAATTTGAAATGCAAGATGATCCAAAGAAATTGCAATTGACCTTTTCACGAAATTTAAAAGATGTATCATTTAATAACGCAAATTTCGTAGTTAGTCATGATGGTGAAGGTAAAGAGGTTATTTCTTCGGTGAGATCATCTGAAAATAATGCAAAACTGGATTTGGATTTACAAACCGGATTATCAAGTACAACCGATATTTCAAATATCATATTAAAATATTCAGCTTCAAGTGATACTAAATTGACTGACACAGATGATTTAATTATTGATGATTTCGCAATAGGTACAATACCCACTTTTGATGTATCTGGTAATTTCACAATAAATTCACAAGGAAATATTGACATTTTGGCAACCAGTACATTTGGTTCAGAAACAATAAACACGGCATTATTTACGGTGATAATTGATTCGGCAAATGCGTCAATTAGCAGTACATCTACAAATGGAAATACATTAACATTAATTATGGCTACTGCAATAACAAGTGGTAACATTGTATTAACATATACATATACAGCGACATCAACAGATAGAGTGAAAGATGTATTTAATAATTTATTACCAGATGTAAATCAAACATTGGATTATAATAATCCAACAATCAATAAACAATATTTGAATGCATCAGGTAATATTGTATTGGAATTTACAAGCAATTTGAAATCGGATACTTACGATGTATTGGACTTTGATTTAGAATTAGATAATGCTGATCAAACAATTAATAGTGTTACACTTGATAATAATAAATTAGTAATAGAACCAGCACCGGCATTAGGATACGGTGCAATAGAGTTAGACTATGATAAAGGTCTAGCAAGTAAAAAATTGGTAGGTGTAAATGGTCAAGAAGTTTCTAATTTTGAAGTAGACATTGATTGGAAAGCACCGGTATTAGATAGTGTGGTAGTATCTGGAGCAAGTGAATTGATATTAACTTATAATCAAACCCTATTGGATGTTGCTGTTATAAAATCGGATTTTGCAGTGGAATTGGATAATTCACCTGTAAGTATTAATTCAGTAACAGTATCGGGTTCTACATTAGTCATGCAGATAAATAATAGTTTAGTTAACACGATAATTAAATTAAATTATACGCAAAATGGTACTCCTGCAAATAGAGTAAAATCATTGAACAACGTAGATATACCTGCAATAACAAACAATATTACGGATAATACAGCGAATGATCTATCTGCTGTAACTATTGAAGGTAAATATATTGTAGTTGATTACACAACTGGATTGGCAGGAAGTCAAAGTATAAATTTAAATAATTTTGTTTTGAAAGTTAATACAGAAGTTCAAATTAATCCGTTTTTGTTTGGTAAAATAGAAGATGCAAAAATCAAGCTATATATGAAGGTTGCCAGAAATTCGTTATTTGGTATAGAATTATCTTATTCGCCAGGAAATTTAAAAGATACAAATAATAACTTGGTTCCTGGATTTAATTTTTCGGGTGGTGAAACATTGCAAACATTGGGTGTAGAACCAAATAAGATAAAATCAAGCGTTGAAGCACTAATACCGAGTGATATTAGTAAAAACAATGGAGATTATAAATTAGATAATTTGGAACATAGTATTTCAGCAACATCATCAACAATAACGGATACGGATGAGTTAAAGAATAATAGAACTATAGAGTTTATCCGTCAAATTGAAGAAAGACTAAAGAGCATTGACAATACATTTGATTTGACAAATGGAAATTTGGTATTAAATAAGTATTTATTGGCCATTCCACAATCACATTTTTCAAAGGTTAATATGGACATAAGAGTATATAGTTCAAAAACAAAAAATATAAATTCATTGACTATTGCAAGTGATGAAAGTATATTAATTCCTTTAAAACCGAATAAATCAGTCGTGGTAGAAACAGAAACAACAAGTTCAACAAAAGATATAAGCAATGTATTATTTTCTATTATAACGCGTGGTACAACAAGTTATACATTATCACCAGCGATTAATGGAACTTCATCTGTAAATAGCAACACATTATTAACCGGTATAAATAGCGAGTTTATCTTTTCACCATTAATAATCAATAAGATTGATACAATGCCTCCTATTGCCAAAGAAATTTCGGTGAATCAAAGCAATATATTGTCTGTGAAGTATGATGAAGCTTTAAAAGATGTTAGTTTTAACAAAACTGATTTTACATTGGTGTCAGATGGAGTAACAAATCTTATTACTGCATTGGATGTAAGTGGTGATGTATTTAAGGTAACTGCTACAAATAACATGACTGATATAAGTTATGTTAAATTGACTTATACACCAAATACTGATAAAATACAAGATGCTGTTGGAAATTTCGCAAGTAATTTGGATTGGTCTGCAAATGATTTCACTGCTTCTCCACAAACATATGAAATAAGTAATAATAAATTAAATATAACATTTGATAATGAAATAGGATTGAATGGTTTGACAGATACATTTACAGGATTTACGTTAAGTAAAAATAACCTAGCAATGGATTTATCAAGTGTAGAAGTTAGTGGTAATGTTTTAACATTAACACCATTAACAGAAACTATACAATCAACAGATGTGCAATTTTTATATATAGATTCAAGTGGTGTTTTGGTTAGTCGTGCAGGACAAACGGTAGCAACAATTAATAAATTTGTAGAAACCATCTATCCAAATATTTCAACGGTAACAATAAATAATGACAATGTTTTTATAAATATGTCGAAAACTATGGATAATACTACTTTGCTTGTTAAAGATATGTTTGATGTATATTTTAATGGTGATAAACAGTTTATTGTGGATATGGTGGTAGCAGATAGAATAATAAGTTTGAAAATGGAAAAAACAATGAATAATGGTATATTATTGGTAGAATATAAACAACCAGATACTGTTAATGCAAGGATATCAAGAAATGGTTTATATACACCCAATTTTGTAGAAATGCTTGATACGCGTCCTACTATATTGGATAATGATATGGGTACGAATGGATGTATTTTGAAGAGTAAAACAGAAATAGAATTATACTTTACTAGAAATCTTAAACCATCCACATCATATAATAAAGATAATTTTACAGTTTTGGTAGATAGCAGCAATATTAATGTATCGGCGTTTACGTTAGTGGATAATAAAATCACATTAACTGTATCCAGTGATATTAATTCATTGGAGATGATGGAAATAAGATATAAAGCATCTATAGCTGATGATCAAAATTTGGTCGATGTCGATAACAATGTAGTCTCAAATTTAACTTATTACGGAGATATTAATACAACTGATTTAAGTAATGCAAATCATGCAATAGGAAATGTTATCGAACAATCATCATCAACCGCTGTGAATGAAATTCTATATAAATTTACAGATTCTAGCAATAATTATGTTGATATTTCTGGTACTACACAAGAAGTAGGAAAGCAATACAAAGATAATTTGAGAGCGGTGAACAGTGTTTTGCAAAGTAAATTGTTATCATCATATCCAACAATTAATTTACAAAAATCGGCAATTCACATGGTAAAATCAAATACACCGTTTAAATCCGATGATCGAGTAAATAATGATGTTATAATAGTGCTTCCTAATAAATTGAGCAATCAAGAGATAAATAGTGATGCAATAACACAGGAAGCAAATAAAAAATTATATTATAACTCTAAGAATTTGGTGGAAAAAATCAATATATATGAATATTCTAATTTGACATATGATGCTGATTTGTTGCAGTTGGATGAAAACAAAGATAAAACCATTTGTATACCAATGGAAGTGGGTAATACAGTTACGTTAATAACAACTAATAGTATTACCAAGAGTAAAATAAAGAGGAAAGTAACCATGAATGATGGTACAATGAATATTGAACCCCCATTGATAGGTACAAATCAAATATATTCAGATATCAGTTTCAACACTGAAGTAAAGATAGATAATATGAGTTATATATTTGGACCGCTTATGATTAAATATTTTAATACGAGTCAGCCAAAAGTAACATCAACAACGGTGAATAATGATAAAATAACATTAACATTTTCAAAACAATTGAAAGCAAAGAATATTTTGGATTATTCATCCAATGATTTTAAGGTTTCATTTGATAAAAATAATTTGTCTATAACGGATTTGGATGTAAGTGGTGTTGAAGTAGTACTTACAGTAGGAACGAGTTTATCTGGAACGCCAGGTTTGGAAGTATCTTATTTTAAGAATCAGAACACGGATGTTCAATTGATAGACCAGAATGATATAGTATTGAAAGACTTTTATTATTCAGGTGGTGTATCGGCAGCGACAGCAGGAATATCACAAGCGGAGTTGACAAGTAAAGTAGATGCTGTTACAGTACCAACCGTAGCAGAAGGAGAAGATATTGTTTTGGATTTGACTGGTGCAAGTGTTGCAGCATCGAGTGGAACGGATTCAGATGAGAAGAAGCGTAATCGTACAAGTACATTTGTAAATAGTATCATGGAAAAGGTTGGTGCATCAGGTGGTAGTGGTAAAGTAGTATTGGATGCAAGTGCTTTGGCATTTCCAACTGCAGTATCTGGAGCAATTAAAGACAAGGTACGATTGTTTAAACCAGACCAAGTAATTGCCGCGGAAAATTTTTCGGCGGATGAAACATTTTATATTCCAATGAAATTGGGAGAAGAAACAAAAATAACTTTGGATGGGGTATTATATACATTTACACAAGGAGAAACAAATGTAAATGTAGATCCACCATTTGGTCCATCGGGAGAGACAGTATTGCCTCCAAATTACATTATAAATGACGGAGATTATACAATAGCAATAGGTTCTGCTTCAACAACTATGAATGATAATACGCCACCAATATTAGTTGAATTTCCATATGGTTCCAACTCGCACAAGGGATATATATCCTTTACATTTAAATTCAATGAAAAATTAGACATATCAGAAAATGCGATGATTGAAAATAACCCTACAACCTTTGAAAATAATTTAAACACATATTTAAGTTCGGAGAGTAGTGCCGCGACGTGTCCTTTTTATTTTTCTAATATTACAATGTATTATAATTCATCTAATATACCAAATATGATGTGGGGTTTTACAGAAAGATATAAATATTATTTGGAAAAACACGAATACACTGTAAGAGGATATTTACCCCCTAATTCATATTATGTTGCTGTTGTAAATAAAAATCGCTATTATTATAATAACCTTCTTCATGATGATAATAACCATATTCAAATCTCATTACAAGATATAAATCAATGGTTATTGAATGACTTAAATTCGAGTGGCTATAATGGAAACAAATCATTAATTGACATGGCGGGCAATAGTACTAAAAGCATTAGTATAGTATACTTTATCTATCCGCAAACGAAAAGAGCAGGTTCAAATGAATTGATAATAGCTTATAATAATGATACAAATACAGTATATTTTCAATTTAGCGATGGGAAAGAATGTATAAGTGATGCCAACGAGACAAATAGAAAAAGTGCATTTGAAATCATAGTTGTTGGCGATGAGAATAACGCACCAAATTTTACTGTAAATAATGATATGAGTTTAACATTTGCTGATAAAAGTATTGTAGGTAAAGACATAAAAATAAAATACGATCCAAGTAAATTAGGAGGAAACAAATTTAGAAACAAATACATTAACAGAGACGGGATAGAGAAAGTGAAATTTTCTGAAATATATAATTCCCCATATAATGATTATTATTGGTTTAAGATAAAAATTCCGGTTATACGTACCATTAGTGTTGTAGATGATAAAAACATAATTATTGAATTTACAGATGAATATTCAGAAATTCATTTGAATTCGGATAGTTATACCGATAAAACGAGCTATCAAAATAAATTAAAAGAAAAATTTATAGTTTTAGCAAAAAATAATGCTACAGAAGAATTTGACGATGAAAAACATAAAATAAATATAGATAGTGTTGAAATTGAAGTATCAAACTACCAACCCAACTTACCAAGATATTTTAATGAAATTAAGATTAAAATGGGTCAAAGTTTATTAAATAAAATTATAAGATTAAATTATATGGATGATCCTATTGAACAATTAATATGCAATGAAGTTAGAACACAAGTCAGATATTCTAATACAATGAAAGTATCTTCTAGAATAGGAATGACAAACCAATCCATAGAAAAATCATTAATGAAATCGGATATAATAGGTTTTGAATTGATTAATTCTAAAAAAATTAAAATTACGTTTGATCAAGAAATATATTCTACACTTGGGCCGCAAATTAACATTATATATGTGAATGGTATTCTTGTAACCCATCCTTTAAAACAAGGAAATACTATGATTAATATCAATGCGGTTTATTTTGAGGGTTTCGGTGACAAAGGAAGTATACTATTTATAGAAACAAACGATGATATAAATAGTGAATTTGATATAACATTGAATTTGACCAATACAAATATGTTTGATGGGTTGGGGAATTTAGATAAAGTATATTATTCGGGTGTAGATATGGTCAGCGCAAATATAACTGAAGAAGCATTGAGTAACAAAATTTATAATAATATTTTTGAATTGCAATCTGATAACACATATATTGTAGATGAAAATAATTCATCTATATCAACAATCACGGGAGATACAGATAATAAGAAAGAAGTTCGAACAAAACGATTTATATTTAAATTATTAAAAAATCTTAGTGACAAATTAGAGAATAAAGGTAGTAATTATGATGTTGGTAGTCTTTTAGTAAAAAGAGATTTATTAGCCCTATCAAAAACGGTATTGGATAATACAAAAGACAATTATCGCGTATTTAATATAAACGATACTATAAATTCATCTCATTTCGCCGAAGATGAAACGGTTTATGTCCCATTAAAATCAGGAGAAAAAATTAGTATAAATAGAGGAAGTAAAACATATACATTGTCAAGGACTAATACAGGTGCTGTTATAGACCCACAAATACATGGCAAATCTGAGTTTTCAGAAGATGAAACGATAAGAATAGGATCAATGTTATACAAATTGGGTAGTGTTTATGGAAATACAGCAACAGAATTAACAGTTGAAGAAATAAAGTTAGGAACGAGTAATAGTATTCAAGTAATTTTTACTATGGATTTATCTTTAAATGTGAATCCAGTATTTGAAGGTTTTACAGCGTATGAAAAGGGAGTAGCAGTAAATATTTCTAGTATAGTGGCTAGTACGGATGAAGATGATACATTGATTTTTAATTTGACAAGTTCAATATCCAATATTAATCACATTAAAATAACATATTTTGAGCCAACAAATGCATCTAATCGAATCAAGGCACAAGTAAATTCAGAAACAAGTATTATTTATTTGCCGTATGGTGATTATGCAAACCCAGGTTATGATATTACACCACCAAAATTTGTAAGTTTGGAAGCACATAATACAAACCACATCAAATTAGTATTTGATTCACCTTTATCAACACTTTCAATTGATCAATTAAATAAAGACCAGTTTACAATAAGAAAATCTGGAAGTACTGTAGGCAAAGTTATAGAAAATTTTGTTATTAGTGGAACCGGTTTGCAAATTACATTATTAAATGAAACACTGGCAACTGATATAAACAACATTGAAGTTATATACGAACCGATAGTAGATACTACCACTGAAAGAACAAGATTAAGAGATGAAAATGGTAATTTTGTTGAATATTTCAAATATGATACATTATCACCACAATTTTTGAATACCGATAGTATTTATGATATTGACAACAAAGAAATAAAATTAGTTTTTAGTGAAAATTTAACATCTGTAGCAGATCCAGTTGTTGGTAATTTTGGTTTTACTTTGCAAGCGGGTGTCAATATAAAAGATATTTCATTTAATGCCGATAGTGTAACATTGAAAATTGATAAAGAAATTACGAGTGGAACAATTGTTTATAATAAGGCTGGTAGTGCAACGAAAATAGCCGATTTGTGTGGAAACGAAGTTGATAATTTTACATTTACACCGATTCTTCCAACTGCATTTTCAAGCATTGCTCATGGTGCGAATAACACGATATTGGTAATTACAATGAATAAAAATTTAACCAGTTCTGCCCAATTAACTACAAATTTTTCTGTAAGAACGAGTAGTGGCCTGGTGAATATAAATAGTGTTGTTGTTAGTGGAGATGATAAAATTACGCTTAATATGGAAAGTTCAGTTCCAGATCCAAATACAGGTGCAATAGAAGTAAAATTCTTAGATCAAACTGAAATACGCGATGAGGATTCAATGAAGATAGGCGCGTTTACATATGACACATTGGGACCACAAGTAATAGATCATAGCTACAATTTGGTGGATAAGAAAATAATGTTGAATTTCCACGAAAATGTGTCCGTTGTGAATGCAGGTAATGTAAATATTACGGCATCAACAGACGGCACTGGTAACGCTATTGCAACTACAGATATTTGCAATAATCAAATTACGTTAACCGTAACTGATAGTATAGAGGAGAAGGAAACCGTGATAACATATACAAAACATGGTTCTATAAATGATAATAATTTGAAGGACGCGGATGATAATTACATAGACGGTTTTACAAGGACAATAGACACAATTACACCAGATATTTCAAGCGTTGATTTCGATGGTGTAAATAAAGATAAGTTGTTATTGACCATGAATCGCGATATAGAAAATAAGTCATACAACAAAGATGATTTCTTATTGAAAGACGCAGTAGAAACATTTGATATTTCATCTGTTACCCAACCAGTCGCCAATAAAATTCTTTTATCTACGACAAAGGATTTGAGCGATAATAGAGTATATATTAAATATACCCAAGATACGGCAAAACCAGAAGAAAATGTAATTAGTACTGGTGGCATTAAGATGCCAGATACTATTTTCGATACCACACCAATTGTAAGTAGTTTAAATGAAATAGATGGAACTTCATTGAAAATCACATTAAACAAAGAATTACAAGATGCTACATTTACTGATATTAGTATGACTGTGGTTGTAGATAGCACTAGTTATGATATTTCCCAGGCGACAGTAACCGATGGAAAATTAGTCATCACACAACCTGTGCAGATGATTGATAAGATATCTACTATTTCATATGACAAACAAAATGATCCAGCGAAAGATATTTTCCGTTCAGATACGCAAAATTATTTGGATAGTTTTACTACTTCCATTGATATTTTACCATCGTTGGTCACCAATATTTCACATGTGGATGCGAAAACAATCGAAATTACGATAGATGAAAGTGTCAAAGATTTACCTTACAATAAAGCAGATTTTAAGGTTTATGATTCTAGTGCAAATAACGCATCATTACTTGACATATCATCAATATCGGTAAATACAGATAATACAAAGTTAATTTTAAAATTGACAAATGACAATACAAATCAGTATTTAAATGTTCATTATGTCAAGGATTTAGACAATTCACAGAATAATGTTCGTGATTTGCAAAATAATCCATTGGAAGATTTCATCTGGAACGATATTACTCCAGCAGTAAAAGATCGTATTGTAGATGAAAATAACAATTTGATCGTTGAATTTAATAAATCGATCAAGAATGTTTCCGCTATCGCATCGGATAAATTACAGTTGTTTACGGATAGTGTTTTGAATCCTATAGTACTAAAACGTGATATAGGTCCAAAATTGTTTATTCAACCCACTAATCCGGTGGATAACAAAGTAAATGAAATTCAATATACGAAAACGGGAACATTGGCAAATGATTTACAAGATTTGCCTGGCGTAGCAATAGAAACATTTACATCTTTATTCAATTTAAAACCACCTGTATTTTTGTCTGTTACACAGGGACCTTCAAACAATAAGATTCATGTTAACTTAGACAATCAAATTCAAAATATCACATACAAAGCAAGTAATTTCACGTATGTTGATATGAGTGGAGTAAAGACAGTTACAAATGCTGAATATGTAGCACCAACAGCCGATGGTTCTGGTGTAATACAGTTAACCTTGAGTGCGGATGTGGCTGATATTGCAAAGGTGGATGTGCGATATGTTCAAGATGTTAGTTCTGAATTCCACGTTCGTACTAAATTTGATAAAAAATTGGCGAATTTCATTCATGATACATTACCTTTGAAATTAAAGGAAATAGTATCAAATAGTGAAGGACATATAATTTTGTCTATTGAAGAGCATACAGCACCAATATTGCCAAATGAAGCATCCATATTTACAAATATAGTGGTGAAGACAGCTGGACAGCCGAATACGACTCAGTTTGAATTGAGTGGTAATTCGGTGATAGTGATGAAACCGACTGATGCTATTGCAGGAAAAGTAACTGAAATATCCTATGATGCAAGTTCCAATTCGGCAGTGAATATCCGGGATGAAAACAATGTATCTATGGAAAGCTTCAGTAAAATCATTGATTTGAAGCCACCGGTGTTTTTAAATCAAACTAGTTTTGGCGCCAATAATAAAGAATTGGTATTGTATTTTGATGAGGCATTGAAAACAAATACCTTGGCTGTAAGTGATTTTGCGGTGAATGATGAGAATGGAGCTAAAACAGTAACTACTGCTGTAGTAGATAATTCATCTGTTAAAGTGACAGTGAGTGCAGATATCCAAGATGCTACGAAAGTGGTTGCAGAATATAAAAAGAAAAGTGACGCTACAAATCACATTCAAGATATTTATGGAAATATTATGAATCCTTTTTCATTTGATAGTTTACCTTTGAATTTTGTTTCGTTTAAACGAGAAGGGCGTGTATTGAATTTAAAATTCAATAAAAATTTATCAAGTGATTTGACGAACGAGATAGCTTTGAATATTGTAACGGATGGTTCCGCAAACTCGATAAAGACTTTAGCAGTAGCATCCGATGTTTTACAAATTACACCAACCACAAATTTGACGGGATCAATTACAACCATAACATATACAGATACAAATGAAGCTGGAAAGGCGATCTTAGATATATTTGGTACGAAATGTGATAATTTTACAGTGACAATAGATGTGAAGCCACCGAAATTTCAAACAATTCAGTTTCCTACAGTGGAAATATCAACGGATACTTATAGTGAATTGCAAGAATTGACACCAAGTGGCGCGGATGATATTTCTACAAATCAATTTGGTACAGTGGTCGGTATGGTGGATAAAACCATGGCAATTGGTGCTCCTGGCTTAGATAATTCTGGTGGAGCAGTATTTATATTTGAAAAAACTGGCGGTACATTTGAGCAAACAGCAAAGTTACAGGGAAATGCATATACAACGAGTGATGCAATGATAGGCAAACAATTGGCAATGTATAATGATGGAATAGTAACGAATAGTAGAATAAATTATGAATCATCTATCATTAACACAGTCAATTACTACAAGCGAAATGAAAATGATACATGGCAAACTACAGAAACGCAACAATTGTTGCCAGATGGCATACAAGAAGATTTTTCTTTGGCCATCGATGCATCCTCTATTGTGGTAGGAGCACCAGGTGTGGATTCTGGAAAGGGAGCAGTATTTATCTACGAAATGAGCGGAAATGAATATGCACAGAAATATAAATTGCAGGGAAATGCAACAAGTGATGCAATGATAGGCAAAGAGGTGGCATTGTACGAAGATAACATTGTTACCAATGGTAAAAAACCCGGGAATCAAAACACAGTTAATTATTATAAGCGAAACACCGATGGTACTTGGCCAACCACAGAAACGGTTACACAACAATTGTTGCCCGGTGGGGCAGATGATAATGCTACCAGTAAATTTGGAAATGCGTTGGCCATCGATGCATCTTCTATTGTGGTAGGAGCACCTGGATTGAACAATGGAAAGGGGGCAGTATTCGTTTATGAAATGAGCGGAAATGAATATGCACAGAAAGCAAAATTGGAAGGGAATGACTTAAATGAAGATGAAAGTGATATTAGTGGAAGTAACATGGGAGCACAGATAGCAATGAATAATGGTGAAATATTTGCTACTGTTCAAAAATCAAAACGTATTGCAAAAGATCCGGTGACTGAAACTTTTACATGGAATCAATTATCTCCAACTGGTACTATTCCTGGTGGGCGTAAAGAATCAATGACTATTAGAATTGAAGATAAATGGTATATAATAAATGGGGGTAATAATAGCGCTAGATTTGAAGATGTTCAAGTATATGATTTTACTCAAAATAGTTGGACTGCGTTATCAACAACAAATTATGTATTACATAGCATCGGTGCAATAGTAAGTTATAATGGTGATATTTATACCTATGGTGGATTTAATAGCAGTTGGACTATTACAGGAGATTTAAGAAAATTAAATTTAACAACAAATACTTGGAGTGTAATATCTTCAAATGGTACAACACCGGGGCCTCGAAATTACCAGACAGCAATCATTTATAATGGTAAAATGATTATGTATGGTGGTCAAAATGCGTCCTGGGAACACAAAAACGATACGTGGGAATATGATTTTGATAATAATAGTTGGCAGCCATTGGTTACAGAAGGGGATTTACCAGTAAAGCAAGAAGGAATAAGGTCAGGCATTTATAATGATAAACTATATGTAATGCACGGGTACAATTCTGGAACATTAGATCATACAGCTATATGGACATTGGAATTAATACCCAATGCTAGTGGAAAATATATTTGGACAAAAATATGGCACGGTGCACCACCTCTAGGGTACCTGAATTATTTACAAAACACATCGCATATCACAATTACTCATGGAAAAATATATGTCCCTCCGGGACAAAGAATTATCCCTGGCACCACCCAGGACACTTTCCCTAATGATACTGATGTATTTGATATATCGTCAAATACGTGGTCTACTATAAGTACATATAGTGATGCAAGTAGACCAGCATCAAGATATAAACATATGATAGTAGACTATAAAGGGAGTATATTTATCTATGGAGGGTTTTTTGGCACGAACACTTATCGTACCGATATATGGAAAATAGATGTAACAAAGGTAGTTTCTAAACATGAAATATATCATTTTAAGAAGGACCTAAGTACAAATACATGGCCATCTACTGAAACGACAGTGTTCGAACCTAGTGGAAATGCATATGACAATAAATTATTGACCGGTGATTTGGCTTTGGCACCATATCGTGCGATATTTGGCGGTGATAGCAAAGCATATTATTATACTAGGTATGAATTGCAAGATGTGAAAGATAAGTTGGGTGCAGTATATGATGAGAAAATTAAGGATGTGGCATATCCAAAAGAAGCTTTTACAGTGAGAGATGCAAGCGGCTCGATAGAAGTCACTAGTGTTTCGGTAGACGGAAAGCAGGTCATACTTGATTTGCCTAGAGTCACACAAGATATAAATGATTTGGAAGTAACCTATGTGCGTAACGAGAATACACAGTTGCAAATAAGAGACAGTGAAGGAAATGCATCAACAGGATTTAAGTATGATACATTGGAACCAAAATTGATATCGGTGAAATTGAATGATGCAAAAGATGAGATAGTTATCACAGCAGATGAAGATTTCCAAGAAGGTATGGACTTTTCGGTCATTGATTTGTCATTGAACACTGCTGGTGCAGCAAATACTATAGAAAGTGTCGCAACATCAGGTACAACATTAACATTGACACCAACAACACCATTATTGGGATCTGTTTCAACATTAACATATACAAAACATGGTAGTGATGATACAAAGAGTATTCGTGATGTGGAGGGTAATCCGATGGATAGTTTTCCGGAAGTTCGTTTTGATTTGAAGCCACCTGAATTTACGGGTACATTGTCATATGCAGAAGCTGAAGTATTGACGGATACTTTTGTGGAAAGACAAACTATAGCGGCGAGCGGAGCTGATAATGTTGCAGATAATCGGTTCGGTGAATCAGTAGCTGTGGATGCATCTTCTATTGTGGTAGGAGCACCGGGATTAGATACCGACAAGGGAGCAGTATTCGTATATGAAATGAGCGGAAATGAATATGCACAGAAATATAAATTACAGGGAGGTGCAAATACAGCAGAAAATGCAATGATAGGCAAACAACTAGCATTGTACGAAGATAATATTGTTACCAATAGTAAAAAAACCGCGAATCAAAACACAGTTAATTATTATAAGCGAGGCGCCGATGGTACTTGGCCAACCACAGAAACGCAACAATTGTTGCCAGATGGCATACAAGAAGATTTTTCTTTGGCCATCGATGCATCCTCTATTGTGGTAGGTGCTCCGGGTGTAGAGACAGATAAAGGGGCAGTATTCGTTTATGAAATGAGCGGAAATGAATATGTAGAGAAAGCGAAATTGCAAGGGACACCAAATGCACCTGAAGGTGATTTTACGGGGGTAAAATTAGGCAAAGAGATAGCATTATATGAAAATGAGATTGTTGCACACGGACAAGCACCAGTAAAAGTACCAAAAACTATAACAGATTTGGAAAATAGCTCATTTGTAACAGGTGCTACCGGACCAGTCAGACGACACAATCATTCGGCAGTAATATATGATGGAAAAATGATAATATTTGGTGGACAAGATGTGACAAATGCAAACGATAATTCAAATTTAAAAAATGATACATGGGAATATGATATAACTGGGGATAGTTGGGAACAATTATCAACAATTAATGGTCCACCGACTGCTCGTCATAGTCATTCAGCAATAGAGTATGGGGGAAAAATGTATATATTTGGTGGAAGATCATCAAGCTCTCGGTTTAATGATGTTTGGGAATTAAATTTAACAAATAATACATGGACTGAATTAACTACTGCAGGGACAAAACCAGATACTCGGTTGGGGCACTCATCATTTTTATATAATGGTAAAATGTATGTATATGGGGGACATTGGTGGTCTACTGATTACAAAAATGATTTATGGACATTAGATTTAACACCAAATAATAATACTTATACATGGACTAATTTAACACTTACTAATAACGCATCGGGTTTTGGTGGATTAAGGCATCACGCATCGGTATTATATGGTAATACAGTATATTTGTATGGTGGACGGCGGTTGCAAGGCGGTCAGGAAATAATGAGCGATTTCTTATATAAAATTCAACTTGATGCAACACCAAATCCAACAATAACACATCATGGCGGAGGAACAACTATAAGGCATTATCTGTCAGCAGCAATTTACAATGGTTATATGTTTATGTTTGGAGGATATTCGGGTTCTAGTAGTTTAACAGATACATTGGATATAATGAATATTTATTCGAATCAATTTACAAGAATTGATGTAGGAAATCGCTTAAGCGAGAGAGCAGCTCATTCAACTGTAATATATGATGGGAAATTAGTATTGGCTTTTGGTGGAAAAATTAGAGGTAGCAGTTTTAGTAGAATTGCATACAATGACGTTAGGGTTTTAGATTTAACTAAGTTGGTTGGAAGGGAAAGAGTATATCATTTTAAACGACCTGTAAACGGTACTTGGCCAACTACGGAAACGCGGTTATTGTTGCCCAGTGGCGCAGATGATATTTCTGGTAATAAATATGGTGATGCTTTGGCCATCGATGCTTCCTCCATTGCCGTAGGAGCACCGGGAGTGGATTCTAATAAAGGAGCAGTATTCGTGTATGAAATGAGCGGAAATGAATATGCTCAGAAAGCGAAATTACAAGGAAGTGATTTGGAATCACCCGTGGATGATTTTACAGGAAGTAAAATGGGAACCGACATAGTATTGAAAAATAATAGTTTATTTACTACTATACAAAAATCAGCTATAGCACCTAGAAATCCGGTAACTGATACATTTCCATGGAATGAAATTGCAACCACTGGCACAAAACCCAGTGTGCGACGGACTCACACGTCCATTCTTTACAATGGGAAGATGGTTGTGTTTGGTGGGTATTCTGGTAGTAGTTATAAAAACGACGTGTGGGCCCTGGATTTAACAACCGATGCCTGGGCAGAAATAACTACGACTGGTACAGCACCTACTGCGCGTGAAGCTCACTCGTCCATTCTTTACAATGGGAAGATGGTTATCTTTGGTGGTGGTGGATCTAAAAACGACACGTGGACCTTAGATTTAACAACCCTTGCATGGACAGAAATAACTACCACAGGAACAAAACCCAGTGCGCGTTTTGATCACGCATCCATTCTTTACAACGGACAGATGGTTGTGTTTGGGGGGGAAGATGGTAGTTATAAAAACGACGTGTGGGCCCTGGATTTAACAACCGATGCCTGGGCAGAAATAACTACGACTGGTACAGCACCTAGTGGACGACGCGCTCCTTCGTCCATTCTTTACAACGGACAGATGGTTGTGTTTGGTGGGTATGATGGGAATGGTTATAAAAACGACGTATGGATCCTGAATTTAATAACCCACGGATGGACAGAAATAACTATCACAGGAACAAAACCTAGTGCGCGTTTTCATCCCAAGTCCATTCTCTACAACGAGCAGATGGTGATCTTTGGAGGGCATAGTGGTAGTAATTACAATGACGCTTGGACTCTGGATTTGACTCAATCTCCTCCGGTGTGGACGGAACTGACAACAACGGGTACGAAACCCGGAACACGTCAGAAACACTCATCCATTCTTTACAATGGACAGATGGTTATATTTGGGGGGGATGGTGGTGGTTATAAAAACGACACCTGGACTCTGGATTTAAAAAAACTTATAGACGGAAAAAAACAAGTTTATCGTTTTGAAAAGGATTTGGGCACAGGTGAATGGGGAACAACAGAAACTACTGTTATGGAACCAAATGGTAATAGTGCAGAAAATACGATCGAAAGCATAGGAGGTTCAACAACGGATTTAATAATGGGTGGAAAAGACAAAGCATATCGGTTTTCTAAATATCAAATGTTACCAGTGAAAGATAAAGTAAATTTGATCATGGATGAACCAGTTGCAGCCGAAAATTACAGTAGTAGTGCAAGCGCATTTTTATATGAAGATTTCTCTGGAAATAAAACGGTTACAAATGTTACCGTTGATGGTTCAAATGTACAATTGAAATTAAGTGAGGAAACGGTTGATCTAAGCAATGTACATATAGCTTACACTAAACCAACTACCGGCACATTAATACGAGATTTGTGTGATAATTTTATGGAATCTTTTGTTCATAAAACAGAAGAAGTAGCACCATTAAAACAAGGTTCATTTGAATTGGATGGAAGTGGTGGTATTTTGATAAAATACGATGAAATACTGAGAGATGAAGTGAATGTTTCTAATTATTCTATCAAACGAAATGACGTTACAATTGATATATCATCGATAACGTTTATAGATGATAATAAGACAGTTAAAATTACACCAACAGTAGGTATAACGGATGGAATGATACGAGTACAATATAGTAAAACAACTTCACCGTTTTTAAGAGATAGATTAAGTAACGAAGTTTCACCATTTGTAGAAAAATTAGACTTGACTCCGGCAGAATTGTTATCCCAATCATTCGATATATCCGGTAAAATGATATTAATCTTTACAAAGGATATTTCGGATATAGCTTATAATGTAGCAGATATTTCATTGAATATTGATGGTACAGTTCAAACTGTGACTAATATTTCGGTGAGTAATGAAGATATAACAATTACTACAGAAAATCCTATTCAAGATGGTAGTATAAATGTAATTTACATAGGAGATAGTGCGAATACAAAGATATTAACGGGTGTGAATGATTTACCAATTTTGGATTTTTCATTTAATGTTATTAGAACAAAAGTATCGCTAAGTGAAATTGTTGTTAATAATGATGGTGAAGAAGGAAAACTAAACTTAAATTTTACAGATTCTATTGTTGAAAATGAAAATTTATCCAAAAATGATTTTACAATAAAATTAGATGGGGCAAGTAAGACAATTAAATCACTGGCATTTGAAAGTATAACAAGTAGTGTAGTATTATCTGTTAGTGGTGAATACATTATTAACCGAAATATTGAGGTAACATACACTAAAAATGCGAATCAAAGTAATCGGTTATTGGGAGCAAATTTATTAGAAATTGATGCGTTTACAGCTACAAAAGATGATAAAAAGCCAGAATTTGTAGAAGGATTTTTGGAAAATAATAAATTGGCATTAGTGTTTACAGAAGATTTACAAGATTTGTCTTATAACTCAAGTGATTTTAATATTACTCTTCCTAAAGCATCGGTAGATAGTGTGGGTCAAATAAGTGTAGTAAAGATATCAATTCATGATGGTAGTGCGAATAAATTAATTATAGAAGGTAATAAAGATATTACAACGTTAGACAGTATAAATGTTAGTTATCCAGCGACAACAACAGTTAATACACCGGTTGTAGATCTGTGCGGTAATGAAGCGGTAGGATTTTCATTTACTGGTGCTATATCATCAAGTAGTATTGGTATGTCTAGAGATGATTTCTTGGCAGATATATCAAATGCAGTACCATCATCTAAGACCGGAGATGTATATAAAATTAATGAAACATCATCATCGGTAAAAACAATTGATGGAGATGATAATGCAATATTGCAATCAAAACGTACTATTGAATTTTTGAAGGGTGTTATGACTAAGATAAAAGAAGTAGATAATGATTTTGATGCGGCAAATGGAGAATTGGAAATAAATAAGACCATGATACCTATACCAGAAGATGCAAATGCATTTATTAGTGATGAAATTCAAGTATTTAATAAAAAGGTTGATAGTGGAAAATATAATGTTACAAACAAATTAACTGAGAATAAGAGCGTAATGATATTGTTGGATAATAGTGAAGTTATTGAATTACAAGTAGAAACATCAGAAACAACAAATACTGTAAAAGAAACCGAAACAGTTAAAATAACTCGAAGTAATGATGTATTTATATTGGAACCGCCAATAAATGATGTTGCTACGGCAAATGTTGGTCAAACAATAGTGGGAAATAATGTGAGAATTACATTTGCACCATTAATAATGACATTCTTTGATACGGTTCGTCCTCTGTTTGTAGAACCACCTATCGTAAATGGTACAAACAAAATAGAATTGGTATTTGATGAACAATTAAAAGATTGTAGCTTTAATATTGGTGATTTTAATTTGGTAACAAAAGGAATAGATAATGAAATATCCAATATAGATGTATCTGGAAGTAAATTAATTATGACTGTTGCTAATATTGTATCTGATATTAGTAATATTGATTTTACTTACACAGCGGGTAGAACATCATCAACGGCAAGTGATAAATTTATTCGTGATCAAACCGATAATTCATGTAATTCATTTACGTATAAACCAATTACTAGAACACCAACAGTTGTAAGTGGTAATGTAACAAGTGATAATTCAGGAATCAGATTGGTACTGAGTGAAAATGTGAATTTGAAGACAACGAGTGTGGATGATTTTGAATTGTTTTTAACTACTGTAAAAACAACAATTGATAGTGTTGAAGTAGATGCAAGTTCTGTAATAGTAAAACCATCAAAAACATTGTTAGATACAGATATTGATTTGACATATACCAATCGGGATAATCAAATAGTAAATTATAGTAATGATGCAGCTGGAAATATAGTTTTCAAATTGGATAATGCTCCACCTGAAGTAGAGACGCAAGTGATTAATTCCCGTGGTCATTTAGAAATTAAATTTAGTGAGGCCTTAGCAAATAGTGAAAATTATACAAAAGATTTCTTTAGAATGGATGATAATAATACAGGTGTATTTCAGTTGGGAAATAATTTTGAAAAAATTAGAGAAATAAGTGTAAATAATAGAACATTAACCATAGTTCCTGAAAATGTTATTGAAAATAATACATTGTTTGTGAAATATGTGCAACCAGTACAATCTATCAATAGAATTAAAGATGATACAGGAAATGAAACATATGATTTTGAATTTAGCGTAGACTATAATCCAGCTCATTTAGATAGAGAATATGGTGAAAACGGTGTAAAGAAAATAAATGATGAAATAACATTAAAATTTACCAAAAATTTGAAATCCAGTGTATATAATATGGGTAATTTTACAGTTACAAGGGATTACAGTAATGTTGATTTATCTGGTATTACAGTAGGACAGATAAATGGCGATGCAGTAACAAATGCGAATATCTTATACTTGAAATTAAAGAATGATATTCAGGATATATCAGGTTTAATTTTAGAATATAAATTAAATGTAGATAACCCAGAAAACAATATAAAAGATACGGGCGATTTATTTGTAAAGAAATTTACATATATTGGTCCTCCTACTGTAGCAGTTCACGGTATGACTGATGGCCAAAAGCGTGTGAAAACAGATGAAATTGTCGCAAGTAATAAAACAGAAGTGATAAGTGGAATATCAAGAGGTAAAAAGGTAGTAATAGATGCGTCTTCAACAATAATTGATGATGTTGAAGTTAGTGGAAATACTATAGCAGCAATTAGAACACGTACTAACCAGGGTTTCATGATGATTTCGTCGATTGTTGAAAAAATACAAGAAAGTGATAGTGAGTTTAATGTATTAAAGGATACTATTCAATTGTCTGGTAAATTGATCGGTTCGGCGAAATATCCAGATAAAGATATTATAGTATTATTACCCTCATTAACAGAAGAAAGTCAAAATCAAAATTTAGAACAGACAAATACAGTAAATGAAAATACCGAAACATATAAACAATCGACGGGAAATGAAGATACAGATACAACTGGTACCGCCGAACAAGAAGACTCAAAGAAAGCAGCTGATAATATTTCAGCATTTGTAGATGCAACATTGTTAAATGATTTTGCTAATCAAGAAAAGGTTGTTAATATACCAGTAACTGTAAATCAAACAATAGAAATTAACATGGTTGATACAGATAAAACAAATGAAACCATTAAACGTAATGTAACCAATGATGGTGAAAAAATGACAGTATCACCGCCAATTAATGGTATATCTGAATTTAATTTGGGTGAAACGATTGTAGCTGATAATTTATCTATTACATTTGGTGATGGTGGTGGTATATCGATGATATACAGTGATACGAAGGAACCGGAAATTCAAAGTGTGGCAATAGATTCAAATGATGATAAAAAGATTGTGTTGTCATTGGATAAATTGATATCACCGGACAATTTAAATGATTTGAGTGCTAATGATTTTACAATAACAATTGATGGATCTTCCAAAACATTGACTAATTTGGAGCTTAGTGGAAATCAATTAATATTAACTTCTCAAGATTCTATAACGACAACCGATGGTTTGGATATTAAATATGTGCAACCGACAGATATTACTAAACAAATATCGGGTAACAATGGAATTCAAGTAAGTAGTTTAAGTTTTACAGCTGGTGTAAGTGAAATTGGTGCAGGGATATCTGAAAGTAATTTGCAGACCAAACTGACAGCATTAATGAATACAAAAGTGGAGAATACGGGAACATTGGCCGAGGGCGAAACAAGATATAGTTTTACTGCTGATCCAGCACAAGTATCAATTATTCAAGGTACGGGTACAGATCCAAATGAATCAGATAAAAAGATTAAACGTACTAAGCGATATGTGAAACAAGTGATTAGTAAGATTAAAGAAGAAAATCAATATGTGAAGAGTGGTGAAATAAGTATTAAAAAGGGTATTTTGGCTGAATTTCCAGATGATGATGTAATTGTCATAGTTGGTGGTAAAGATGAAGTAGTAAGCAATTTAGTATGGTATTATGATAAAATTGCTTATTGGCCGGGTGAATATGGTGATGTTTTGAAATTAAATGTTAATAATGTCATATATACAATTACAATGGATGCTATTCCAATTGTAGGTACTCCATATGCACATATATCTCCAGCTTATGGTGGTAAAACACAAATAGGTGTAGGCGAAGAAGTGAATGAAGGTGATTTTACATTAACAGTGGGATCGATTAAATTGCAGAAGAAAGATATGACAAAACCGGAATATCAAACCATGCAATTTAAAGTATCAACGGCTTCAATTACTACCAATTGGGGTCAACAGGGAAGTGGAACAAATGAAACGATAAGAGATATTAATTCATCATTGGCTGTAAAGGATTTTAAACGTTCAAATTCTCCTTCATCAAAAATAGGAGATAGTATACATAATAAATGGTTTGGAGATGGTTTTTCATTGGCGGGTGATAGAATATTTTTGGCGGGATATCAAAAATATAACAACGATAAACCTTATTTATTTTATATGGACTATAAAAATGATAGTTGGGATACACAGAATATTGAAAGACTATATAATCCAGAATCAGATTTTAATAATTTTAGATTTGGTATCGATAGTGCAAACGGCGTTTCTACATATGGTGATTATGTTGCAGTATCTTGTAATCAGGGAACACTACCAAGTGGTTTATCAAGTTCAACACCAATAGTATTAATATTTAAGAAAGATGCAAATAATGATATTAGCTATAATTTCCACCAAAACCTGAGTGTTCGGAGTACTTATGGTGGTTGGAATGGAATTCATATGCATGGAGATTATTTGATTACAAATCCATATTATTCCAAAGGTAGTATTGATTTATATAAAAAAAATAGTTCAGATCAGTTTGAAGAAGATACCTCTGTACCAACTTTTAAAGATATTGAAGGGGGTACGGTGAAAATAAAAAATCATTATTTTTATTCAAGAATATATCATTCAAATACAAGTGAAGAAAATATTGTCACAGTTTGTTATTATGTTCACAATAAAGGATGTCAGATTTTGACAAAAGATTTGAATGCAACTACACATTCATGGGTTAGTAAAGAAATCCAATTTACTGATATATTAAGACATTCATTTAGTTATGCTAGAAATAATTCTTTGCTTTCCATTTATAAAAATTATTTAGTTTTATACAATAAAGGAACAGATAAATTTGAACTATATAAGAGAAATATTGGCGAAACGAATTGGGAAAAGGAATCTTTTATACTTAATATATCATCATCTTCGTTATTTTTAGAATATTTGAAATTCAATGTGGTACTGCATGAAAAAACAGTAGCCATTTCAAGTGTAAGTGAAAATAGTAAGCATTATATTTATATATATAATTTTACAGACGATGGCGATACAATTTCGGGATTGGATGCACCTATTAATAAAGTAAAAGTGGATCAGCACCCTGGAAAACTTTTATTAAATGATGAACATATAGTATTTATTCAAAGATCTGGATGGGATGTAACCGACCGTACTATATATACAATTAAAAAAGAGACAATATCATCAGAAAGTAAATCAATTCAATTGAAATTTGATGAACCAATAGCATCGAGTTCGGATTATTCAAAAGAGGATTTTATATTATATTACGATGGTCAAATACAAACGATAAGTGATATAAATATTGACAATGATTCAATAAATGTAATACCTACAACGCCGGGTGAATGGGAAATAGAAAAAGTATCTGTATCATATATTGATCCAAGTAATAATGAAAGTAGAAGATTGAAAGATTTGTGTGGAAATACAGTTGATTCATTTACTGCCGAACTAGTTAAACCAGAATTTCAAAGTATGGAAATAGATGCGTCTCAAAATTTAGTGGTTACATTCAATGAGGCGATCAAATGTAAATCTATCGATTTAAATTCTTTTATATTGGCTAGAAATAATGATGATGCGGATGGAGAAGTAGTAAATTCAATCAGAGAAATACAATTATCTGGTAATAAAATGACTATTTTTCCAACCGATACACCTCTTTATAATAAACGTTTGAAATTTGATTATATTGTTCCAACAGACATATCAAATCAATTATTGGATTTGGCTAACAATCAATTGCCTGCATTTGAATCAGAAATCTCTACATTATCTCCTATTCCAGGAACACCAACAAAAAAGACAGGTACTACAACAACAATTGAATTACTTTTAAACGAGAATGTAAAAGGAAATGAAAATGGAAATTCTAAATTGCATTTTTCAATTAAAACAGAAGGTTCAGGAAATAATGTTACAACTTTTAATCTTTCAAATGATTTAATAGCATTTGTTGTAGAGGATGAAATAGATGAAAAAACAACAGAAATTATATATACTGATCCTGGTGAAGGAGTTGATGGTAGATTAATAAGTTTGAATAATGTACCTGTAAGTACTTTTTCAGTTACACTTGATTTGGTTTCACCGGCAATTTCTACAGTAACGGTTGATGAAAGTGGAAATGTAGTATTAACATTCACAAAAGATTTGACAACTGTTCAAGATATTTTAGATTATGAGAGTTTTTCATTAAAAAAAAATTCAGAGGTTGTAACAATAAATACTGGAAGAATTGTTGGAAATACAATTATATTAGAACCACCTACAGGTGAAAAAATTACTGGAGATAAGGGAATAGACATTGTGTATAAAGAAAAGACAACCAAAAGAGTTGTAGATTCATTTGGAAATACATTTGATAATATCGATTTTTTTACCGGTGCAGATGAAGCATCCGTTGGTATAAGTGAAAGCGATTTGAATAACAGCATAGATTCGGTAAAAATTGAAGATATTTCATCAGTAAATACTGGTAATGTAAATATACCTATAAGTTATGAATTAACAACTGAACACGCACCATCATTAATTACTGTTAGTGATGTAAATGATAATCCGAGAAAAAAACGAAAACGTCGGCAAGAATATATAAAACGTATTCGCAGAAAAATTAAAATATCTGACAAAACATTTGTGGGTTCATTGGGAGCATTATCATTTGACAAGGCTTTATTGCCATTTTCTATTAATGTTGATAAGTATATTAGAAATAAGGTTAAGACATTCGGTAGGGGTATAGATATTAACGCATCACAATTAAATAGAACAGAAACATTTCATAGTGACATAGAAACGAATGATTCATTTACATATACACATTATAATGGACAAGTTTATACGTTTACACAATTAGATGATAAAGTAACTATTAATCCAGCTTTACCCAGTGTTACAGATGATAGTGGTAATATATTAGAAAATGTAGAAGAGGCTGCTACGGGTGATATTATTTATTTGGATACTATTGTAAATGGTAAAAAGAGACGCACGCAATTTATTTTTGGCAGTGTAATTATTAATGATGTAGATGTAGAAAAACCATCATTCGTTACTGGTTCTATGGAAAAAACATATCAAATAGGTAAAGTAGTTTCGGGTACAAAAACATCGGTTGGTATTCAACCCGATAAAACAGTATATGCTTGGGGTGCAAATGACATCGTGAATAATATACCATCATCATTAAGTAATATAGAAAATGTTTTCATGAATGATGATGTTGCGATATTTTTGAAAAGTGATAAAACGATAGTAGGACACGGAAATTCGGCAAGTGATATATTAGGACAAAACTTGGCCAATTATGGTTCAAGTATTACAGATGTAAGCGATGTTTATTTAAATTCGCAAGGTATTGCGGTATTGGATACTAGTAAAAATATTAAAATATGGGGTGCTGATGTGATATCATCTACGTTGGTTGATATAAGTAATATAGAACAAGTAGGTGTGAATAAACTAGCTTTTCTTTTAAAGAAAAGTGATGGTACATTGGTACAGGTAAATAATACTGGCATGACAAGTGTTCCCATAGATTTGTCAAATGTTAAAAATATTTATTCGGGTGAAAATGATTTTGTAGTGACTTTAAATGATGATACAGTTAAATATTGGAGTACAACAAATCAATCATCTTACGATAATATTAAATCACAATTAGTAAATGTAACTGATATAGTTTCAAATACTAAAGGATTTGTTGCTTTGACAAGTGATAATAAAGCTATTTCTTGGGGAGAAAGTGATTATGTTTTGGGTACAATTGAAAATGTTACGAATATTGTTTCAACTGATAATGCATTTGCAGCATTAAAAAGCGATGGAACTGTGATTACATGGGGTAAAAAAATTGATGGGTTAACTGATCTGTCTGGTTCTTCAAGTGATATAAGTAATGTTAGTAAAATTTATGCTAATAGAGGTGCTTTTGCGGGGTTATTAAATGATGGAACAGTAAAAGTATGGGGGGATGAAACGGTCGGTGGTATTAGTGGCGATGTAGTTGATTTGTCAAATGTAAGTGAAATTTATGCGATAAGTGATGCATTTATGGCATTGAAGACAAATAATACAGTGGTTCCTTGGGGTTCATCTACTGGAGGAGGTGAAAATACTAATATAACTGGTGTTGTAATTGATCCAACTACTATACAACCATCAACGTCAAAATATAACTGGAATTTACGCCCAGAATCATTTAATGTGTTGACTACTTTTGGTACTGTTTATAGTTGGGGTGCTAATGGAGATAAAGTGTTGAAAAATGAATTATTGACAAGTACTCTTACGTTCCTTGTAGATGAAGAAATTAAAGACAATAACTATTCAGCATCAACAACAAGCATTGTAGTGGAAGATGAAACAATTGATCCTGTACCAGTAATAACAAACATAACAATTGATGTGTCGAAAGTTATATTAGAAATAGATAGAGGTTTATCATCTTTGAATAATATTAGCTTGACATATACATCTGAAACAGGTACTAATCCATTTGTAGATTTGGGTGATAATTCCATGAATAATATTAATATTGTTGGAGACTTTATGTTACCGGGTAATCTTTTAACTGCTACAACTATAAGCAACGAAATATTTGTTACAGCAAGTAAACCAGTTAAAGATATTACCTATTCTGGATTAAATTTAACTTTGAAAACAGATGGTGTTATTAATCCTATTACTGCGGTGGATGTAAGTGATGGTAAATTGCATCTAACAGCTACTAATAATGTAGATACATCATATAACATCCTTTATTATTTTGAAGATACAAATAAGATTATGGATATTTATGATGTTGCATTTAATTCAAGTACTGTAATTGTAGATAGTGAAAAACCAGAACTTATTACATTGGATTATAACAAATCGGTTGTAACAGAACAATATGGTGTTACTACAGCGACTACAAATAAATATTCACCTAGCGATACTATGATAGCAAGTCATTCAACACCTGAAATAGGTAGAACTATGTCTAGTAATGAAAAATGGTTAGCAATAGGATCTAGATTAGAAAATAGTTCCAATGGTACTGTGTTTTTATATGAATTAAGTGGAAATACTTGGGAAAGTAAGAGTCAGTTACAGAAATCAGTAAGTAGAGAATTTGGACGGTCGTTAGCAATGAGTGGTTCATCGTTATATATAGTTGATTGTTCGGGTTCAACAGATAAATATTCTTTTTATGTTTATGATCTAGTAAATAATGTATGGACAGATAAAGAAAGAATAGTGTTACCAAACCCGTCTACTACATCAGTGGTTATAAATTTGGATGTTCATGAAGACAAAATAGTTGTTGGACAATATTATAGTGATAATGGTGCTAAGATTAATGTTTGGTTTTATGTTAGGGAGTTAGATAATATAAAACTAAAACAATCATTTGTTGTTGATGTAAATACCAGCGGTGGACTGCAAGAATTTACAGTAAAAGTAAATAATAATTATTTGGCATTCACTAGTAAAAATGATAATAAGGTGTTTCTTTATAAATTTAATTTAAATAACACTTTGGAATTAATAGAAACGCTTACGGGGTCAAATGGATTTGGTACAGATATTGCTTTACATAATAACTTGCTATTAGTTAGTAATTCACCACAATCATCAAGTGATGCTGTAAAACTTTATGAAATTTTTTCGAATGATGTTGTTAGTGAAAAACAATCATTGGAGTGGGATACAGGAAAAATAAGTGACCATACTGGATTTGGTTCACAATTATACATTGATGAAGATATAATTTTAATAGGTTCAAACCAAAATTATGATAATCAAGGTGGGGTAATACATACATATAATTATAATAGTTCAAATGGAAATTATGAGTTATCATCAGATTTATTGGTAGGTTCTTCTGCGATGACACCATTAGATATATTGTATAATAAAAATAACAAAGAAATTATAGTTAGTAGTATTCAAAAAAATATAGAACAATATAATTATTCGTCTACTACAACTGATATATCAAATCAATTGTTATTAGAGTTTACTGAACCAATAAGTGCTCCGGCGGATGTAAGTAATAACATTAGGGTAATGTACGGTAATACACCATATACACTAACATCAACTGTTGTAAAAGATAATACATTAATTGTAGAAACTGTTGAAGATATAAGTAGTTCTAGTGTGATTTTTGTTAATTATCCAAAATATCCATCAGAAAGTAAGATTACTGATTTGTATGGTAACGAAGTCGTTCCGTTTACTTTTGGAAGTACTCAAACTGATTTCACGGGACCTATATTTGCTAGTAAAACAGTTGATGATAATGTATTAAAATTAAGATTCGATGAAAAATTGAATGATATTTCGTATAATGTAAGTGATTTGTCATTTAATTTGCGTGATGATCTGGGTTCATTGTCTATTGTAGATATTAGTGTGGTTTCAATAGGAAATGACATGAATGAAATGCATTTAACAATGAATAGAACAATAACTGATGTCAGTGATATTGACTTATCATATAACAGATATAGTGAAGATGTATCTAAAAATATTTGTGATATTTACAATAATTTTGCAGATACATTTGATATTGTTAGAACAAATCCAATTATTTTGCCACAATTTCAATCATTTACATTGGATACAAACAAATTATTATTGAATTTGAATAAAGAAATAATAGGAACCAAGGTTGACCACTCTTATAATAATTTAGATTATGAAATGAAGGTTAATGGCCTTGATTATAGTTTTAATAGTATTGAAATATCTGGAAATCAAATTGTATTGGGTGATGTGAATGATATTGAGAATAAAAACATAGAATTTCATTATAAAAAGACGGGTGATATAGCTCGTGATTTCATTGATGGTTATGGCAATATATTGGATGATGTATCTGGTACATTTTTAAATCGACCACCTTTTGTATTGACTAGTGAATTACATGAAACAGAAGTTACAAAGTTTAATATCGTATTTAATGAACCGATTAGTCAACCAGTTTATAGTACAGACACATTCCTACTTAGATATAGTGATAATCCTGTTGATGTTTCATCGATAGAAATATCTGGAAATACAGTGATAATAGAAAGTTCTGGTGTGCAATTAGAATTGTTAAATAGAATTAAGTTGTCTTATCAGTTACAAAGTGGTGTGGATATTAGTAAGAATATTTTCAATCAAAATAATATACCATTACAATCAGGAGTATTAAAAGAAGCTATTTTAGGTGATCAAGTCGCACCGGATGTCTCGTTGAATGTAGTATCGTTAGTAGCTGGTAAATTACATATACCATTTAGTGAATCTTTGATGGAGAAATCTACATTACGTAAAGAGAATTATACTATTACCTTATTTAAAGAATCATCTAGTATTACAAGTATTGATATTAGTGGTATAAGCAATGAGATATTGGTATTGGGATCCGCCGAAACAATTATTGATTTAAGGTCGGTAGTGTTAACTTATACTCCATCTTATGTTTTATCACAAGACTTAACAGATATGAATTACAATCGTGTTCCTGGTTATACATATGTTGGAAGTACAGATGTAACTGCTCCGACGGTATCGTCACAATCATTAGATCAAAGTGGTAATTTGGTGATAACATTTGATGAAGACATGCGTTCATTGTCATTGGTAGGTGATCAAATAAGCAAAAATGAGTTTGCATTGAAGATATCGCAACAAGAAGTATCTTTAAGTAAGATTACGATAAATAATACGACGATGACAGTAGAAACTCCTGCAAATATAACAGATTTGAGTTCTGTTTGGTTTGAATATACTAGAAATACATCATTAAAACGCATAAGAAATATGACTGGTATTGCATCATCATCATTTGACGTTCGTCCATATTGGGAAGAGCCTGCGGTACCACCAACAATATCAGATTATGCTTTGGATGCATCTGGTAATTTGGAGATGATAACAAGTGAAAAGATAATAGTATTTAATGAGATTAATAAAACATTATTTGGATTGAAAATTTATGGTATTACCAGGGCAATAGATGATGTGGTAGTAACAGATAGTAAAATAACATTAAAACCACAAACACCTATTTTGGATTTAAGTTCTGTGAGTGTATCATATATACCACCTCCACAGAATGTTATTAATGGTGCAATAGCAGATATCATGGGTAATAAGATGGTAGCAATTGATAATTATCAGTTATATGTGGATAATACATCGCCAGAATATGATAATAGAATATCATTGGATGCTAGTAAAAATATTGTATTAGGTTTTACAGAAGATATAGCCCCAATAGATACATATAGTACTGGTAATTTTACATTGACACGTTCAACATTTGCGGTAGATGTATCATCTATAGATGTATCTGGTTCAGATGTTATATTAACGCCAGCAACTCAAATAGATGATATAAGTTCTGTATTTATTAGTTATGAAAATATTGGGGGTAGTGTGGCTTTGGTAGATAAAGGGTCCAATACTGTTAGTACATTTGAAGTTCAAGTTCATGATATGAATCCACCATCATTTGTTAATTATTCACTTGATAACGGAAATGTTGTTATTAACTTGGACCAAACAATTATACCATCAAATGATCATAGTAAATTGGATTTTGTATTGCGATTATCGAAGGATCCCGTTGTAATTAATGATATATCCTTAAATGGAAATAAAATTACATTATACAATGATTCTACTGTTGTGGATTTAAGTGCTGTGTCTGTTAAATATACTAAATTTACAACAGTAGACTCTAATGATCCTGAAGCACATAAAAGAAGAAGCTTCATGAATATTGTTGGTGAAACTTTGAATAGTTTTGATGTTGCACATAGTACAGATACAACGCCACCACAATTTTTATCTCTTCAGTTGGCTATAAATGGTGATTTAATCTTGTCTTTTAATAAAAATTTGGCAGTGAAATCCACATATGTAACTACAGCATTTTCATTGAATGTTGCTGGTGAAGATTTTGATGTTGATAGTTTAACCGTATCTGGAAGTACTATATTATTAAAACCAGAAAAGACAATTTTAGATATTAGTAGTGTATTTATAGAATATAATAATGATTTGTTGCAATCTAATCAAAAGATAACCGATATCATAGGTAATAAATTGGTGATGACATCATATCGTGTGTTTGTAGATGTTGATGGAAATCCAAAATTGACATCTCAACCATTTTCTTTAGATACAAGTGGTAATTTACTTGTTGAATTCAGTGAAAACTTGTTAGAAAAACCAACATACAATAAAGCAGATTATATTGTTAAAACAGCGGGTGAACAACAAGATATATCCAGTGTATCTGTGACAGATAATGTTTTAAAATTGACAATGCAGTCACCTATTATAGACATAAGCTCTGTGGCATTTAAGTATAATCAACATTTGACCAATGATAGACAAATTACAGATATAGTTGGTAATAGATTCCCTACTACAAGTGAGTTATCTGTTTATACTTCAGATGTGACATTTGCATCTGTTCAATTAGATAAACCTGGTGATAATATCATTGTTGAGATGAATGAAAATATATTTATTAAAGATACATATTCAAAGGACCATTTTGAATTGCGGGCATTTAGAAATGTTGTCGAGATCGAAAGCGTTACCTTTTCTGGTAACTTAATATCCATTGAGCCAAAGGTAACTATTGAAAGTATTAATTCTGTTATAGTAAAATATAATTCACCGTCGGACAATAATGCAAAATTGAAAAATATTGCAGGAAATTTGATACTGGATGATTTTACTTTAATTGGGGCTGTAGATAATACTGTACCCACATTTACATCAGGTGAAATAATAAGTGCAGGTAATGATGCAGGAAAAATAAGATTAACATTCAGTGAGGCAATGGGAAAGAAACCAAATTATATTGGAACAGATTTTAGATTAAAATTATCCGGTGTTTTACATGATATTTCAAATATTAGTGTAGATGGTGCTGGTAGATTAATTTTACAAGCATTTTCTAGCGGATCACCAGTTAATATACCATCGGCAAATATCAACTCAGTGCATTTAACTTATATTAAGAACGATGACCCATCGACCAACTTGACGGATGTTGTTGGTAATTCAGTAGAATCATTTATTTATCGTCCGGGAGCAGGTGATAATGTGAATCCAGAATTCCAGAGTGGTGAATTAGATGCTAGTAAAAATTTAATACTAACATTTTCAGAGGTTTTAGGTGATGTAAATTATTCATTGAGTAATTTTGAATTGCGTATTTTAGGTTATAATAAACAAATTACAGATATCGATGTTAATGTTGATAAATTAATAATTAAATCACTAGACCAAAATAATGATAGCAATATTCTTGATATTAGTTCGGTTTACATAAAATATGAAAAGAATGATGCTGAGAATATAATTAATGTTGTTGATATAGTTGGTAATGAATTGTTATCTTTTACTCACTTGTTTTATGATGATGGTGTAAAACCGACATTTATTTCACCCATTACAATAGATGCTTCAAATAATATTACATTGACATTTGATGATGTTATTGCCGAACAAACAAATGTATATAAAGTGGCCGATTTTGAACTAAGGGTATATGATGATGGTACACAAACTATTTCACAAAGGTCTTTGACACAAGTTACTGTAGATAATGTTGATCCAAAGAAGATTAATGTTAAGTATTCTGGTACTGTGATATCCGATATTAGTAATATTGAAATTAAATATACAAAATCTGATACAGCTGTGCAAAACTTAGTTGATTATGGTAATAATGCGGTGGATACATTCATATTTAGTGGTGATAAATTTAGTGTTACTGATGCACCAGAGTTTGTAACGGCAAGATTAAATAATAATAATTATTTTGAGATTGTATTAGATAAATACGTTAAAGACCAAGATTATTCTGGTACTCTATTTGATTTTAAATCGGCTGGTATTCAGCAAACAATTAATAGTGTAACAGTATCTCAATCGGGAAGTCAAGGAATAGTTACATTCAATACAGCAACTACAATATCTGATATTAGCAGTGTAAACTTTTTATACACTCCAAGTAATGATACCAATAGAGATATTAGAGATTTGCAAGATAGGTCATTGGCATCATTTAGATACAGAGGGGTGGTTGATGATGCGGCGCCAATTGCCCAGTCGTTTGATGTTGTAAATGGAAAATTAGAAATATTATTTGATGAGAATTTGGCGTCTGGAACAGTATTCCAAAATACATTCTTTACATTAACAGAATATGGTATAGAACGTACAATATCTAATGTAGATACATCGAATAATAAATTGATAATCACGACAACTCCTACTTTGACATTAAAAGTCGGTATATTTGTTGATTATAATATTAAAGATACAAATATTAACTTTCAAATTAGAGATTTACAAGGAAATGAAGTTGGTAACTTTAGTTTACGTGGAACACCACTTGCAAATGATACAACAATTCCAGATTTATCTGGTTCGGGTGTATCTGTAGATAATAATGATATCAATTTGATATTCGATGAAGATATCGCTGATATGGTATATGATTTATCTAATTTGATGCAGATCAAAATATCTGGTGTACCAAAAACTGTAGTAACTCAAGACGTATCAGCAAATAAATTAATTATTGATGTCGGTGAAGATGTAACTGATGTAAGTTCTATTAAATTAGTATACAATAAGGATATATCTGGTGTAAGCAATGATGATAAATTGCGAGATGTTGTTGGTAAATTGGTTGATTCATTTATTATTGACCCTAGTGATAATAGTGTTCCTACTGTTGTAAGTAATGATTGTGATATATCAAATGGAAACTTCAGATTATCGTTTGATAAAAACATTGTAGATAAAAATTCTTATGATATCAGTAATTTCAGCATGACATTGTACAAAATTCCAATAACTGTAAATAGTTTAGAAATTAGCTTAAATAAGGTTATATTGGTTACAAGTGAAGCTATATTGCATAAAGAATCTGTAGCAGTAACATATACACCAAAAGAAACTGTAAATAATGTGGCAAATTTTGCAAAGAACCTTAGTGATATACCGGGTAATTTTGTAAATACATTTGTATTTGAAGGTTCAAACGATTTAACACGTCCAACAGTTAATACAATGGCATTGGTGAATGGTAATATGGAATTTACAATGAGTGAAAACATGATATCAAGAGATTTGAGATTGTCTGATTATGATTTGAAAATTTACAAGGATAGTGTTGATATTTCATCAATACTTATATCAAATCAAAAAGTAACAGTTATACCAAATGATGCTGTAGTTGATTATTCATCAGTTATATTTAAATATACAACGAATGATGATCATAAGGATAAACAATTGATTGATATCGCTGGTAATTATGCAGATATAGATTTTATAGCTTCTAATGATACATCAGTTCCATTGCAAACAGGATATACTGTGGATGCATCTAAGAATTTGCGAATTCAATATAGTAAAAGCTTGGCTGATAGGTCAACGTATGATAAAGATAATTTTGAAATTAAATTATTTCAAGAAACGGTTGATATTAATAGTATTGATATATCTGATAATACAATAATATTTGATTTGTCTGAAGATATTTTGGATATTAGTTCGGTATTGATTAATTATACTAAGAACATAACATCAAATAAAAATATTAGTGATAAAATTGGAAATCGCTTGCCAAATTATAATTTCCCTGCTTCAATTGATTTAACTTTACCAAAAGAAGATAAAGACACAATCCGGTTGGATAATGGTTCTGTGTTAATTGATTTTGATAAGGAATTATTTTTACGTCCAACATTTGATATTACTACGATTAAACTAAGTATTTCACAATCATTGGTTGACTTGAGTGCGGTTGAAATAAGTGGTGTCACATTAAAAATCATTTCAGTTGTGCCAGTATTGGATATTAGCCAGGTAGAATTGAATTATCAACAAAATGCTATATCAAATAAAAATTTAATGGATGTATTTGGTAATAAAGTTGCTACATTTGGAGAACCTATAGTAGTTTATACTGAAGACCCAGTTGTAAAACCGTCATTATTGGATCAACAAATTACTTTGGATGGCAATAGAAAAATTAATATTAAATTTAGTGAAAAATTAGCCGATAGGCCATTATCCACTAGTGATTTTGTATTACAAGTTCATGGATTTGTAAGAACAATCGCTTCTTTGGATATATCCAATGATATGGTGATTATAGAGTCATCTGTTGATATCGTTGAATTAAACGCAATAGCTTTATCTTATATGCCTGGAGAAGATGATAAACGTATAGTGGATATACCCGGTCATGCTGCAAATAGATTTAATTATTCTGCTTCAAGTGATACAACAAGTTTAGATATTTCATCGGCGACTTTAGATCAAAGTGGTAATTTATTACTAACTGCTAATAAAAATATATTTATTCATGAAGATTATGATAATAGCAATCTTGCATTAAAGGTTTTTGGATTATCTAGAGATATTAGTTCAGTAACTACATCAACAAATGTGATTACTATCGTTCCAGTGGTTCCGATAGATGATATTGATTCATTTGAAATTACCGTGACAGATAAGGCTGATAAGAAACAAAATATTGTAGATGTAGCTGGTAACAAGATGCAACCGGGTACATTTAGAATTAATACAAATTTGAATCCTCCTTTGGCGTCATCAATATCAGTTGCGAATAATAATGCTGAAGTTGTATTTAATCAAAAGATAGCACCTTTGACAACATATAAAAAGGACGATTTTACTTTGAAATTATCTGGTACAGAAGTAGCAATAGCATCTATAAATATTAGCAATAATAAAATAATTGTTACGCCAAGCAATGAACAAATAACCGATGTCAGTGCGGTTCAAGTAACGTATAGTAGAAATATTGGTATTGTTTCACAAAGAGTTGTAAGTATTATAGGTGTAGAATTGGGTAGTTTTACAAAGAAAGGAGATGAAGAAGATGAAACAGCGTCACAATTTGTATCTGCATCTTTGGTTGGTAATGTCTTTATTTTAGCGATGAATGAAAAAATGGCAGACAAAGATTATGATAAGGCAAACTTTGATTTGAAGAAGTCGGGTGTTAGATTGGGTATTACAAGTATTGTTGTAGATAACAATTTAATTAAAATTACTCCTTCTGGTGAAACGATTAGTGATTTGAGTTCGGTTAAATTTGATTATACTCCTGGTGGGGATTATAATAAGAACCTGGTTGATATTGTAGGAAATTCTATGGCTTCGTTTACATATTTGGGAGATCCTAATCCAAACGCTCCGGCTATGCAAACAATAGCATTGGATGATGGAAATATCAAGATTACATTTGATAAAATGGTGGTCAATAAAACTACATACAATAATAATAATTTTACTATAATTAGTAATGGTAAGAATTTATCTGTAATTGATATTGTTTCTAATGGATTGGAAGTTGTATTGGATATTTCAGGTACAATAAGTAATATTAATACAGCTACAATTATTTATGAGCCTACTGATATAGTTGCGGATAATTTGGTAGATTTAATAGGTAATGAGGTTGTTGAATTCTCAAAAGAAGCTGTAGCAAGTATTGAAACCATGGGTGTATCACCGTCACAAATTAACAGCAAAGTATCAAAACTTTTTGCCGACATACCAAAACAAGAATCTTATGTATTAACAGATGCAGCACAAGGAGTGAAAGAAGTATCATCTGGTGAAGAAGATACAAATGAAAAGAAAAGCAAGCGTACAAAGAATTTTATTAAATCTATATTAAACAAGGTTACAAGTGTAGATGTTGAATATGATCCAAATGGTGGTAAATTGGTAGTAAGTAAAGAATTGTTGGCATTCCCTGCTGAGATAGAGCAATATGTAGAGAAAACAGTAAGAATTTATGGAGAAGGTTCAGATATTAATACAGAATCTATAGAATATGAAGAAACTATATATGTTCCTTTGGAATTGAATGAACAAGTTGCATTTAGATTTTTTCAAGTGGATTATACATTTACACAAAAAGCAACAACTGTAAAAGTAGACCCGCCATTAAATGGTAAATCAGTTTATAATATAGGTGATAGTGTATTAATAAAAGAAACCGCGTTTATATTCTCATCCATCGGTGTTACAAGGGTACCTGATTATTTAGTGGTTCATATTCCAACATTATTTGATATATCTGGGGGAACTAAAGTATTGAAAATAAGTGAAGATGTTTTAAGTGATACCGCTTTTTATAATTTCAGGCATCAATTTACAGCCGGTTCTGTTTCTACAGGTCACGTGTCGGCAAAATTATTATCAGAAAATTTATTCTATAAGGATGAAATAGATGTATATAATGTAGAATTGAGTGGTAATAAGGTTTATTTAAATGATCTTGAACAACCAACAATTCAATTGGATTCAAATTCAAGATATAAATTCGATGTAAGCGATGATAGTATGACAGGAAAAGAATTGTTATTTACAACAGTAAGCGATGGGAAACATACAAATAATGCTATTGATGATATATCTAAAAATGTATTTGCACGCGGATTGGCAGGGGATGATAATGCGAATATAATGTTAATAACAAACGATCATTTGCCAAATAGATTCCATTACTATGTTAAAGACATATCAAATGCAGGTGGTGATATCGATATGTTTAATGAAAGACCATTATTCTTACGTTCAAGTGATGCATCAAAGAATAGTTTAATTACGGCGTTGCATAATGATTTGTGTGTTGAAGGTCAATCTCAAGTAAAACATGATGCAATTCATTCAAAGGTTAAAAAGTTAGGTGGTGAATACAATGGTGCAATTACAGCTGATACAGGTCATAGTTTAGGTGAAGTATTTTTACGATATATATCTACACATTTAACTGGTCATCCGTTGGGACAGATTATAATAAAGAATGATTTGTCATTTAAAGAAAAGATAGATGGACAAGGCGTAGGAACATCAAATGTGGCTGAAACATTAATTAATCAATTGGTGTTGAATTTAGATCCTAGTGGAATAACTGCTAAGAGAAGTGATATACTACATACATTATTTGAGCAAATGATATTTAAACGTATTGAGCGTTTTGGTACAAATGATAGTGAAAAGGTTGGATTACCTTTTGTAAAGAATGATAAGATAGTATTGTATATAGATATGAAGGCATCATTATTACCTGACACGGTATCAAATAATCAAATGCAGGCAATTGTTTCACAGATATTCCCAGTTGAAAAATACAATTATATGGATTATCAAAATGGCGCTGTATTCGATGGAGGTGTTTGGAAAATAGAATTAGTGCTATCATAATTTTAAAATAATAAATGTTATAAATATTTATTATTATTAACTTGGTAAATTTAGTAAATAAATAATATTTTTATTATGTATATGTCGGTACAAGAACAAGTATTTCAATCAAATGGCACGTTACATACATTAGCATTAACATTTGATACAACTTTAAATAATAATGATTTATCTGTGGATGATTTCATGATAAAAGAGGGTAGTCAAGTAATTGATATATCTAATATAGACATTTCAAATACTAAATTAACATTTACTTTGAAATCAACACTAGATACGGTCAATTCTGTAGTAATTTATAGTAAAAATATTCGTGAGCCAACAAAATTATTAAAAGCAATTGGAAATGTTGAAATAGAAAATTTTTCGTTTCCTAATAATAAATTTCAATTATCCGCCAGGCAACCTTTGGCGTTATCTCATTTGGATACTTCGGGTACAGATTATAGATTTATTCTTAATTTCAATGGAAAACTTAAAGGTGGTGTTGATCTATCCAATAATGATTTTAAGGTATTTTCTAACAAGGTAGAAAAAACAATCAGCCTGGTGGAAATTTCAAATAATAACCTAATGATTACTTCACAAACTGGAACTAATGATGTCGGCACATTGGATATTAGATATCGGTTAAATACAGATATATCGTATAACATGATAGATTTAAACGATAAATCAATAGGTGCTTTCAGTTTTCCGTTTGATTCTGTTGTGTCTGGGTTTTACTTAATCGATGGAGAATTAAAAATAGTTTATGAGCATCAATTGGATAATTCTGTAATCCCGGATAAGAATGATTTTGTTTTGAAGCAAGTAAACTCTGTAATAGATATAAGTAGTGTTTCCATTGATAATGGAGATTTGAAAATCATTCCGAGTACTACAATTGAAAATGTATTATCTTTAAAATTGGAATATACAAGAGATAATTCAAATATATTGATAGATACTAAAGGTATATTTGTACAGCCTGGTGACAAAACTTCTCCATTGAATGAAATTAATGAAAAAATTATAAATTTGGATATTATTCCAAAAGTAGGAGGCTCTAATAATATATTACAATTTAAATTACAATCAAAGTTAAAGGATCCTCAAACATTAAATAAAAATCATTATAGTTTAAATGTTGATAATAGTAATGTTGATATATCATTTGTAGAAGTTTATAATGGAGATTTGTATGTGACTCCCGTTGTGGATATATCACAGAATAGTAAAATTTTTTTCAAATATTCACCTCCTAGAGAAAAGTCAGCACAATTAACTACAACTATGAATAAACGTTTTAAACAGTTTCAATATCCTGATAATTTGGGGTCATCTTTATCATTAGATGGTAGTTATAATGTAGTTCTTACATTTAATAATGATTTGCAGACAAATGCAAATTTAAATAAGTCTGATTTTACTTTAAAAATAAATAATACAGATGCTGATATTTCAAGTATTTCGATAAATAATAATAATAAAATTACGGCTGTTTCTGCGGTGGGTATAGAAAGTGTAAATGATATTGATTTGATTTATAAATTGCATCCAAATAAATCAAGACACGCAAAGGATGTACGTGGCCTGGTGATAAAATCTTTTGGAAGATCTGGATACATAAATAAAATCTTATCGAACGCAAGCCAATATAATCATGGAATTACAAATGAAGATATGAATTCTAGGGTCAACCTGGCGATACCAGAATATATTAGTAAAAATGCAAACAATAAATATGTTATATCGAATATTGAACACGGTGTCAATAATACCGAAGTTTTGATTAATGATGCTGGTAGTTTAAAGAGACGTAGAACCAATTTATATGTGAAAAAGGTATTGAAGAAATTAAAACAAGTTAAAGGTGAATTCTCAACAAAAAGTGGTGATTTAACTATAAAAAAGGGCCTATTAAGTTTTCCATTAAATTTTAAGAAATATGTAAATAATGATGTTACTATTTTTGATAGTGGTTCTCTTGTAAATACTGATAATTTAGCTAGAGATGAAAGTTATTATACACCACTTGATAATGATGAATCTGTAACATACAAAATTAATAGTAAAAATTATACATTTACTAAAAAACCAGGTAAAACTTTGATAATACCGTCACTACAAAACATTTCTGAAATGGCTGACGGAGAAATACTAACATTAGCGACTGTAAAATTAATGTTTGGTTCTTTAATAGTATCAAATAATCCAGATTCAGTAACAGTGCATCTTCCATTTGTGTTTGATGTATGTGGTAATATTACAATATTTGGTGAATTGGCAAAAACAGGAGATTTATATAATTATCAACATGAATTTACTGCTGGTGGTATAGGTGCTAATTTAACTGCATCTAAATTAGCAAATGCTTTATTTTATCAAGATGAAGTCCAGCGAATTGTTGTTAGTCATGGAACAAATTTAGAAATGAATGGTTCTTCAGCTAGAATTTTAGAATTATCGAGGGGTGTTAAATATAGATTTGATGTATCAGATACCACAATGAATGGTTCATATTTGGCATTTAGTAGTACACCAAATGGATTTCATAATAATGGCGTGGATTTATCAGGATTAGAATATCATGGTACACCTGGTGACGCGGGCGCATATGTATTAGTTACAATTGCTAATAATACACCGTCATTAATATATTCTTACAATAGAAATGCTGTGGGTAGCGGTCAATTTGGTAAAGGAAATAAAATTAATGTAATTGATAAAGTACCAATGTTTTATAGAGGTAGTCAATCAAATGTAGATATTTTAAAAGAATCATTACACAAAGATTTATGTGTTGATGGTGAAGCAGCTGTAAAACATGTTATAGATCCGTCGTCATCAAAGGTAATGATGAGAGAAGAGGTTAAATATAATTATGAAATAACAGAAGCGAATGGAAATTCCTTGGGTGAAACATTATTGCGTTATGTATCAACTCATCTATCAGGTCATCCATTGGGACAAGCAATAATAAAAAATGATGTATCATTTAAAAATAATGTAAATGGAAAATTAAACGAAGGTGGGGCTGATATTGCAAATGTTTTGATTAATACGATTATTGGTAATATGGTTGAAAATGCTGATCATGCCATATCAAATAATGTTTTACAATCATTGTTTGAGCAAATGACTGCTAGTGATATAACGAGATTTGGGGGTATAGATAATATAAAAAGATCATTACCATTTGAACCAAATGACAAATTAATTTTATATATCACAATGAAGGCGAATTTATTTTCAGACGAAAATATTGTGATAAGCAATGTGCCAAATAATGCAGCAAAAATGAAAATAAGAGATGTGTTTACCCCGGATTTATATTCTTATTTGAATTATGTTGGGGATAGCGCCTTGTTAAATGCTGGGACATGGAAGATTGTCTTTACTTTATCATAAATAAATAATTTTACAATTATAAACTTATTTATTTAGTTTAGCATGCAAAAAATAATATATTAATTATGTATAATGAGTTCTGTGCATGATATTTCAAACATTATTGTAAATAACAATAATATTACGGTAGAATTTAAAAAAGGTTTAAAACAGGGACAAATAAAAAAACAGGATTTTATTGTACATAAAAATGATATTGGTGTTGATATTAGCCAGGTTGCTATTAGTAGTGGTAAATTATCGATTGATATTAGTGGTACAATTTCATTGGGTGAATTAAAATTTATGTATAATAAAGATGCAAATGATCCCATAAAGTGTTTGAGAGATATTTCTGGATTACCTTTGACGTCTTTTGGATATCCACCTAGTCAATTTAAACCGATAATAACGGAAGTTTCTACTATGGTATTAAATGGACAAGATGACAAACAATTAATTGTAACTTTGGATACTAATATAAAAGATAATGTAAATCTAGTTGAAAATGATTTTACTGTCCATCAAAAAAATGTACAAAATACTGTTCTAGTTGCAGAAGCATCCAATAATAAATTATTAATAAATTTACAGAATTCAGTAACAGATATAGATGCTATATTAGTAAAATATGATTTAAATAATGATTTGTCTGGTAGTATTTTGACTGATAATGATAAATATGTTTCTAGTTTTATTCACCCAAAAGATCTAAAATTGACAAACATGAAATCAGTTCGTGGTAATATACATATTGAGTTTTCAAATAAATTAAAAAACAACGCGAATATAAAAAAAGAAGATTTCAAAATAAAAATTGATGGTGTTAATAAAAATATAGATAATGTAAAGATTGAAAATGGTAGGTTGGTTCTCCAGGGTAATGAAAGGATAGATTCGTTAGATAAAGTAGAGATAGAATATGTTCAAGATATATCGGAAAATACGTTGATTAAAAATGAAAGTGAATTGGTTATGAATAGTTTTACGAAAGATTCGGTAGAATTCAAGAAAAGTACAGCAAAGGCAACGAAAGCGGAAATTATAAATAGTAATTCAGTTTTATTAACATTTAATAAATTCTTGAAGAGTAGTGGTCAATTGCATATTGGTGATTTTGAAGTAAAATATGATAATAGTGGTACAACTATAACTAGTGTTGATTTATCAAATGGTAAAGTTCGTATAGTAACCGATACAACATTAACGGAGTTAGCTAAGATAATGGTTAAATATAATACCAACAATAGAGATGCGAAACGATTAAAAGATATGCAAAATGGTATTGTGGGTGATGTATCATTTCCAGATCGATTAAGTATAGAACAAATGACAATAGATGAAACACAAGTGAAAAAGTTGAAATTAAAAATGAACAAGAAATTGGCAAATATGACAATAAGTAATTTCAGTGATTATAAATTGGTAGTTGATGGTTCTGTAAATACGATTCAATCAATGACTGTATCGGTTGATGGTGATTTGCATGTTATTGGTGATATATCGATGAATGATGTGGATAAAGTTTCTTTTGAATATATTGAAAGTAATGATCCTTTAAAGCAAATAAAATCACGTGATGGAGTATTTTTAAATAGTTTTTTGAGATCAGGGTATCATTTTAAAACAAATATAGAAAAAGCAGATATAGACAATGCTGGAATGGACGAAGATGAGTTGGAAGATAGATTGAATATTATTTTACCAAATGTAAAAAAAGATGTGTATAATTTAACGGATATAAATAATGGTATAAAGGCCGTTACAAATGATACAGAAGAAAAGAGAGCAAAAAGAAATAAATTATTTGCAAAGAAAGTTATGCAACGAGTTAAATCTATTGATACATCACATGATTTAAGTGGGGGTAAAATTAGGGTTTTGAAGACATTGATGGCTTTCCCAAATGCGATAAACAATAGAATAAAAGATACAGTTGTACTTTATGATGCTTCTTCAAATATTAAAATTACAGATATAAGCCAGGGAGAAACAGTTTATGTTCCATTGATGATTGGCGAATCATGTATTTTTGATTTATCTGGAACGGAATATACTTTTAAACAAATAAGTGAAGATAGTGTAAATATTTCACCACCTTTGCAAGGTAATGTAGATGTAAGTGTAAATAAAATAATTGAATCAACAGATTATACGGTAATGATAGGTTCTGTTGCTGTTAATGCGCCCGATGCTTATGCTTTGATTCATATTCCTGTGTTATTTAATATTGAATGTAATACTACAGTAGTTGGCGAAAAGTTTACAGAAACGGGATTTTATTCATATAGACATATATTTACTGCTGGTGGAAGTGGCTCTCCATTGACAGCCCAGCTTATGCGTGATAATTACTTTTATAAAGATGAAGTACAACGGTTTGAAGTAGGTTTAAATGGTAATGATTTTACTATAAATGGTGTAACTAAACCAATACTTCAATTAGGAAAATTAACTAGATATATATTTGATTTGAGTGATCCATCGTTAAATGGTGTTGGATTTGGTATATCTACAACAGAACAGGGTATTAGTGGAGAAGATGTATCTGGTCAAACGCTTATCAGTATTCCCGGTAATTCTGGATCAAAATTAGAATTCTTTGTTCCAAATGATATATCAAATGTGTATTATTATGCGAAAGATGATAATCAAAATTATAATGGAAATAAAATAGAAGCAGCAGGAACAATACCTTTGTTTGCAAGAGGACCAAGTAATAATAACATTAATGTGGAAAATGCATTACATAATATATTGTGCCAAGAAGGAATTGCAAATGTAAAACAGGTGGCCAATTCAGTAGATTCAAACTCTCAAAAGTTAAAAGTGGCAGGTAATATTGACTATGATGATATTATAACTGGGGATACTGGTCACTCAATTGGTGAAGTATTATTGCGTTATGTTGCAACGCATTTAACTGGTCATCCATTAGGTCAGGCAATTATAAGAAATGACCAGGATTTTAAACAACAGGTTGATAATCAAACGCAAAATTCAAAAATAGCCAATACATTGTTAACAAACTTGAATGCCGATATGGTTCAGAATGGTAATACAGCAATGCGTAATGAGGTACTTCAATCTATATTTGAACAAATGGTTGCGTTAGATGTAACTAGATTTCAAAATATAGATGATAGTTCATTTAACTCTTTACCATTTAGACCGAATGATGATTTATTGATATACATAAAATTAAGAGCTAATTTGTTTGTAGATAGTGATGTAAATTCAGTTGTGGGGGGTAATGCAGCAAAATCACTATTGAACCAAGTATTCCCATCATCAGCATATCCTTACATGAATACAGATGGATTGCTGGATGCGGGTGTATGGCAAATAAGATTGAGATTGAGTTAATGAAATTCCATCCTTGAATAAATGGATAAGTAAATTAACATAGAGTATGAAGAAAAAACACTTTTTTTAATAAAAAAAGTGTTTTTTCCTTCACAGAATTACATAAATAAATTGAATATATATGTGTGGTGTGTGGTGTGGTGTGGTGTAGTGTAAAATAAAATGTTATCAAAAAAAGAAATATTAAAAATGATTGATATGCGTATTGTAGAATTAGGAT